GGCAGCAGGGCGGTGGGCCTTCGCATTAGGGCTTGATCTTTGAATGTGATATAACGACGGAGCAGGCTGATAGAAGACGTGAATCTGAGACGCTGCGGTTTGTGAAGAGTTCATTTTTATTGCATCCTCGGTATTGCGCAGAAAGTGTGGGGTGTCTTGAGAATAATGTATGATTGCATTATTCTCGGAAACAAAAAAATAAGCTTCGCGCAACCAGGGGTTACCCGGTTGCGCGAAGCGCTGACTTACGTCAGCAGAACCGAAAGTTCGGCAAGGAGATGTTCGAGCGCATCGAGCTGGCGCGTAAGTGGGGTGTTTCCGAGCTTGCCGATCATGGCATTAGCCACGTCATAGGGATGATCCCATAACCCGGCTCGATGCGCCTTGCGGTGCGTTTCCACCAACTCCATATACTCCAAGAATTCTTCTTGGAGTTCCTCGAATCGACTCTCACGCGTGATGAGATCTTCTTGCAAAGCAATCTCTTTGGCAATCTTTGCCAGCTCTTCTTCGATTTGTTCTTTGGCTTCGGTCAAATCTTTCAGGTTCTTTGCCATGGTGATTTCCCTTTCTCGGGAGTGGTTGCGGGCAGTGATCAAAGACGGTATGTCTTCGATTCATGGAGAGGATATATGACTATAAAAAAATGGAATAAGAAAACTTACTGCACTACAGCCATTTGAATGGCTGTAGTGCAGTATTGAGGATTGACGCGTTTAATCCGGAAAAACAGAAAGTCCAGAAGTCAGATGAACAATGTCAATACCTTCACGGGTACCGATCTTGGCTTTGTAATTCAAGCAGTATCCGTGTACTTTCAGAGCCTCAATCAAAGGCTCACGATTTTCCTCGGATACTTGTTTTACCAGAACCACCAAGCACAGGTAGCTTTCAGCACCGACGAGGTCGTCTTCTTTTTCAAAATCATCGTGACGATGGAGCAAATTCAAAACATTTGCGATGCGGGATGCAATGGAAGCAGTGAGTTCAGTGTTTGTACGGGTAGTCATGATGGTAGCCAGGTAGCGTATCTTTGAAAATCAATCGATTTTCGGATACTGAATGGGAGAAGGAAAGATGGAGGTTCAGCAGGAAGATGATGTATGCTCCTGCTGAACTGCATTCAGGCGACGAGTCTAGGTCTTACCCGATGCGCGGACGATAATCCCACGCAATGACCGTCTGCCATTCCGGTCGGCTGGTCTCCGAGTGGTACTTCATCAAACCACGGAATCGCATGGTATCGAGTCCGTTTTTGTAGACATCTTCAGCCATCTCCAGTGTATCACAGAGGACCCTCCCCCAGAGCTGATCGCCGTCCAGTTGGAACTTTTCAATGTAAAGAACGGCTTCATTGAAAGGGGTCAACAGAAATTCAGCGTTCTTCTGTTCTTGAGTTTGCGCCGCATCCACGCGGGCCCGAACCTTTGAAGAAACTCCTCCGACGAGAGGCTCTTTTCTCTGCAGGAGATGCATTGCGGAACTTTGCAGGAGAAGCGTGGGTTGTTTCTTTTCCAGCACTTGCATGGACCAATCGCGATCGTTCTCACTAAGCGCTTCCCAGGAGTCGTTGTCCGCCACCACCGAGTCCGGAATGACCTTGCCCAATTGCACCCAGACTTTCCGGCGCTTGATGTTTTCTTCTTTGACCGATTGGAGATCCCACGTCAGAAGTTCCTGGCTTCGGGGACGTGATCGATCGGCATCGATCGTGAGAAAGCTGCGAGAGCACAGTGCCCGAATAGGATCTTCGAGATAGTGGTCGTACCACTCTTGACTGAAACAGACCAGATCTCCGATTAGGAAATCTCCCTCACGGCGGAAGTTGTGGATAACGTGAGTGACCGACTCGATCGGGGTCGTGTAAACCACGTTCGGGTAATAACCACCAGTTACAGGACGGTAGAGCTGTCTGAGCTTGCGCTGATCCATTCCTGCGGTGATCTTGTACGACTTCAGGAACTTTTCCGCCGCCTCTTCAGTGATCGGGGAATGTCCCACCTTCATGTCACTTGGGGCATGCGTGTTGTGGATCGATTTACGCAGATAGTCCCAAACCGCCGGATCGCTATGTTTCGTGTAAATCTGACCCAGAATGATTCCGTCGACACGCCACGTCTTCTCTGTTGCATTCAGATAGGCTTCCCAATCCGGACCTTTCGGAGGGGCAGTTTCCGCCCAGGTCGTCAGCTCTTGTATTTCGGGTACTGCGCCCACTTCGATGACGACAGGCTCTTCCTGGTCTCGGGCATCGATTTCGTAGACGGTGGGTTTTTCGTGGGGATTGTAGTGAAGGTCTTCGACCCTCGTGATGAACGGACCTTCTTGAGAAATTTCCTCGAGAAATTTGGCCGACGCGACCGGATCGAATTTCGGATAGTTTGCCGAGATGGCTGTTTTGGCAAAGACTTCCTCGAGAGCCGATCCTTGAGTAACTTCCGTCTTATTGCCCCAATCAACGCTCCAGGCTTTTTCCACCTCCACTGGTTGGGTTTGGTTCTCCGGAACATCCAACTTGATGATGGAGGTGGGCTCATTGCGGCATTTGACCACCAGTTGATCCGAGGGAGAGGTCGCCGTAAGGCTTCCAGACGGATCCAGATCGATGACGTACCCGAAATTTCCCGAATGAAGCGGTTGGTTTTCTTCCGGGGTTTCGTTTTGGATGTCTTGCTGTGTCATGGCTGATTCCTCGGTAGATTGAGTGGGTTGGGTGTTCTTTACCCCTACTACTGTTTCACCGTCCGGTAGTAGGGTCCAGCGCGTCGTCAGGTCTGGGATTTTGATCGAATCCATCTCTTCTTGAGTCAGAGTTGCAGGTCGGAGATAAGGATCGCGCTGTACAGCATACAGCGCATCTCTAGAATTCGGTACGATCTCTTTGAGTCGTCCAACGAACGTTGTCAGTTCGGATTCCAAACCCTCTATGATCTTTATCGCTCTTTGTGCAAAAGGACTGGCTTCTGTCGAATCCGATATGGGAAGAGCGGGTTCTTCGGGACCTGTCTTTTCCAGATCGGAAATGCCTCGTGTTATCGTAGTGCTCGAATAAGCTCTTTGGATGGACTGATCCCCTGACTCTTGAGGTGTTTCTACGCGAGGGGTATTCTCTTCGGACTCTATCGATACTTGTACTGGAACTGAGTGTGACCACCCTAGTCGTGCTTCTTCAGGAGTGAGAATGCTTGTGGAGACCCCTTGAGCCTGAGGGTGAAGAACAAGACCTCCGACGGGATTACCGTCTTTGTCCAACGGGTTACGGACAATAAGAGATGGGCGGTAGTCCGACGCCCATATGTTTCGAAAGTCGGCTGCTTCCGTGGCTTCCAACGTTTGTCCCACCAACTTTGCCGCTTCGTAATCGGCCTGGCCAATGATGGGTGTATAGTCGAAACTAACTTCCATGTTCACAGGAGATCCCGACGACGGCATCAGACTTGGATCGCTAACTGGGTAAAACTCAGGAAAGGGGACCGGAGAAGACTCAGCCATCTTCTTCAAGACGCCACGAAAAAACTCTACCTTGTCTTCAGGAACGCTGAGAATCGGCAAGGAAGTAGTCTCGACGACATCTGCGTAGGGGCTCTCGAGGTTCTCTTGTAGATGGCCCGAATTTTTGATCTCATCAGCTTGGAATGGTGCTCTAGGTTGACCATCATCGTGGAGACAATTCGTGAGTGGACTAACCCTAACGGCATTGGGTGTTGTGACATAGTCCCACTTCACTCCGCCTTCCCCATCTGTAGAAGTCATCTCCGTCTTTTGTAAATCGGTAGGTGAAGAATAGGCGACTTCGATACCCCGGTCTGTTCTCTTCACGCCAGTCAGAATCAACTGAGAATTCGTGTACTGAGGGAGTGTTGAGATTTCCTCAGCATTGAGGGTGGGAAGTTCTATCTTCTCGAAGTCTGGTGCCTGAGTGATAAACCGAACACTGTGTATCGGCTCACTGACCGCATTCAGTCGATCTTGCAGAGATGGTTGTTCTGCAGATGGAGTGGTTGATTGGAATGCAGCATCATCAATTGCAGTGAAGTAACGAGTCAGACCGCGAGCGGTAGAATTGGTATCAGACATAAGGACAGGCTCCTGGGGTAGGGGGTGAGAGACACTGTATTCAACCACGTCATAAAAAATAAGGGAGCCCGAAGGCCCCCTTATTTCTTTGTTTACCCCACGAATAGGGTACCTGGCAATTACACAGCCTTCGTCCAGACCGGGTTCTTGGCAGCGATGATCTTCTCGATGCCGGAGACCTTGATCTTGGCCAGAACCGGCAGGTTCGGCACGTGCAGGTACGACGGCGTGACCATCAGTTCGTGCGTGGTGGCGTTGCCACGGGTGATCGGCATCGCGACCGGCACTTCCGCGCGCCAGACGAAGTTGCCGAAGTGCCACGGGCACTGCACGCCGGACGAGAACGCTTCTTCCAGACCGAAGGTGATGAACAGGTGACCGCTCATCTTTTCGTTCCAGGAATCGACCACGCGGTGGCCGAAGAACTCGCCCATCATGCGGTTGTCACCGAACTCGGTCAGCCAGCGCTTGTACAGCGGGTCGCAGCCGATGATGACCACGGGCTTCGGGCAGGTGCCGTAGGCGGCTTCCAGGGCCAGTTGCAGACCCGACTCCGTCCACATGCGGTAGGCGAAGTCACGCACGCCGTTCAGGAACGCGTCCATCGTGTTGTTCGCACGATCCGAAGAGTTCAGGGAGTCGACCATCTCGTCGATCTTCCATTCGTCTTCCAGATACGTCGGCTCGATCAGGTAGCTGACCACGCCCAGCATCTGCGCTTGCGATTCCACGCCGCGATTGGCGGTGTAGGTCTTCAGCGTGTCGGCGATTTCGAACAGGCGGTCGACCGCGTGGTTCGAGGCGTTGACGTAGGTCGTCTGGCACAGCGTGTCCATCAGGGCACCGTCGTCCGAGCCGTCTTGCAGCACCGGGCGTTGAGCCGTGATCGGAGCCAGCGTCGGAACGTAGTACACGTTCACTTCGGTCTGCGTGTCGATACGCTGACCGTTTTCACGCAGGTTCGAGTTCGTGCGACGGATGTTCACACGGTAGCTGTCGCCCTTGGTGCCTTCCAGCAGCGTCACGATCGTGGCGCCTTGCGAGGACTTCAGGTCCAGCTTCTCGCCATCGGCCGTACGGATTTCTTCGACGACCAGCTTGCCGGCGTTGATGTCCGTGGTGCCCTTGTCCTGCAGGATCGTGCCGTACACGCTCATGCTGACGCGCACTTGGTTCGTGCCCAGACCATTCAGGCCAGGGATGGCGGCGCCCAGGTGATCCAGCATGTCCTTCTTCAGCCACAGATCGTAGATCTTGCTTTGGATGGACAGCGTGCGGGTGTTGCCTTGCAGGCTGTAGGTGAAGTGCGTGCCACGCAGGTCCTTCACCGGGAAGCGCAGAACCTTGCCGCCGGCGTTGGCGCCCAGTTCGATGAAGATTTCTTCGAAGTAGGCGGCCGAGTCCAGCGAGTCACTGTGCGTGAACACGCCTTGCTGGATCAGCGCGTCGTTCTGGCTCAGGCCCAGCAGGTTGAACTCGCCGACGCCGAAGGCCAGCGGTGCGGTCGGGACGGGATGGTTTTCGTACATCACGTTGACCGGCGCGACCTTGGACGAGAACAGGTGCGTGGTGTCCGATTCGCCACCACCGGTGCGCAGGACCGGGATGACCTTCGTGACTTCGCTGCGCAGGATGTCGGACTTGCGCAGGGCCTTCAGCAGCGAGACGCGATGGAAGTCAGCGACGGCGCCGTTGACGGCATGCTTGACCGGCTCGAAGACATACTGGACTTGGATCGACGTCGACCAGGCGGCTTGACCCGGAGCGATTGCCACCGGCGGGAAGAACGTGGCGGCGAATTCGTTCTGACGCGGACCCTTCAGGTTGTACGTGACAGCGCGTTCGATGATGGTGTTGTTCACACGGTTGTCGAAGGCTTCGGCGCCGACCACGGGACGCTTGCCGCGCACGCCGGTCGAGTTCATGGCGACGTAGGTCGCCTTTTCTTGCTCGGCAGCCGAGCGAACGCCGGTCGGATCGAAGTTGCCGCGAGCAGCCAGCGCGCGCGGGTTCGAAGCGGCCATCATGGCGTAGGTGGCGGCTTCCAGGGAAGCAGCGCCGAACTCCATCGTGCCGCGGCCCTCATTCTTGAGCTGCAGATTGGTGGCGGCGATGGCCTTGGTCAGATTCTCTTGAATTCGACCAGCCGACTCGTCCGCACGGCCAGCGACTTCCACCGACATCGACTCGATGCCCAGGATGCCCTTGGTCGTGCCCGCGTCCACGTGATGGCCAGAGTTCTGTTCCTTCAGGTTCGACACGGCGCCCATCAGGGCTTCGGTCGGCGTCTGAGCCTGCTGCGGACGGATGCCGAGCGTGTCACGGTTGGAAAACTTGATCATGGGAAATGACTCCGTAGAGAAAAGAAACGGCTCACGCCGCCGATTGAATCGATTGATTGGAGAAGTGCTCGCGCCAGCAAGCGTGTTGAACTAACCGATCGAAACCTTCAAAATCGTGAATGATCTTGAAAATATCTTTCGTCAGACTCTGTGCATCTTGCATCCTGGTGTCGCCAATGAAGCAAGACGGGTAAATAACCACGAAAACAATCTCTTGGTCGGACACGTACGCGTGATGCGTTTTGCGTTTCCCTTCCTCGAAATGGCCCTCTGCTTCAAAGAGTCGGTCCATCAGGACCTGCTCCACCATGGGGCGTAGCGGCGCCACATGATGGATATAAATTTTTATGCCTTCCCCTGCAACACCCAGTCCAGTGTCGTTGGTTCCGCAGTCGGAGTTGTCAAATCCGAGCAAACGTTTGGCATTTTCATTCAGATAGTCCACACAAGCAAGGTCCATCCAGGACAGGTACTCGTTGGCTTTGGACAGATCTTGAAGGACGGTGGGGCTTTGACCTTGCCTTTGGAGGAGGATCTCCACCCACCTTGGAAGGAAAATAAATTTTCGGTGCGCACTAGGACCCATGGGTCCTCCTATTCTAAGTGGTTGAAGATCACCTACAAGATTAGTTAATTTATAGGATCAGCATATCAATCACACTAATAAGAATGGTAAAAAACAAACCAGGACAACCATCGTGTGTCAGACTGCGGGGACCACCAACCAAAGCAGTCACCCTACACCAACCATATCGAATATCCCCCATGGATAACTACGTCATTCTCGCTCAATGTTTGGCTCTTCTTTACTGGGAGTCGCATTTTGCAGAACCCCAAAGAAGTGAGGAGCTTGTCCGAGGATGGCTCGAAAAAGTGAAGGTTCCGGAGTCTAGCCTGAACGGAATGCGAGACCGGGAAGAACTTAATCAACTCAAGCAAATCTGCATCGGGCTACTGGATGCGCCTTTGGGCGAGAAGATCGATGCGAATGATTTCAAATCCAAACTTCGGATTATCCTCAGGGATAATCCCCTCATATTTGAGTCGATTTCGGATTACGTGAACGAAGAGGTCGATCACGTCAGTATTTTGAAGAATACGAGGCTCCTTCAGTCGTTCTTGAGGGCCAGTGATCGAGAAGACAAACTTACAAAAGTCATTCGAGACGCCTCGACAAAAGTCTGCTTTCACCGAGCACAAATCCCGGACCTGAGAAAATTTACGGCAGAATTGATTGCCTCGCTGGATCCCTTCCAGCAGATGGATGCCAAGATTGACACGCGCATGGTGTCGAGTTTGGACGTGGACAATTTGGACTCGGTGGAAACTGTGTTCAGAGAAGCCGCCACGATGAGTTCAAACGAAGGCATGATTCAGTTTGGATGGCAGGACCTCAACGTAGCAACCCAGGGTGGCGCGCGGCGGGGAGAGGAAATCGTCATCAACGCGCTTCAGCACAACTACAAGACGGGTTTCAGTCTGACGTTGTTCAAGCAGATGTGCGAGTACAACACGCCGTACTTGATTGATAAAACGAAAAAGCCTTTGATGGTTCGAATCTCGTTTGAGGACGAGCTTCCGAACAACGTTCGTTTCCTTTACGAAAACATCAGCATCAACGAGCATGGCGTCATGCCTGTGTTTGGAAAGCTGCATGAAAGAGACATGGCGAAGTATGTCGTTGATCGCATGAAGGTCAACGGCTACCACGTCAAGATGTATCGGTACAACCCTTCCGATTTCGCGCTTGCGGATCTGAAGAACCTTATTCTTGACCTGGAATCTCAAGGCTACGAGATCCATGTCTGCATGATTGACTACTTGCGCCAGATGAATCTGAGTGGCTGCGATACCGACGGAGCCACCGGAACTAATTTGCGTGATCTATTCCGCAAGGCTCGCAACTTCTTTAGTGCCAAGAGAATCACCCTGATTACCCCACACCAGTTGTCGGTGGACGCCACGATGCTTGTGCGTGAAGGCTATCGTGACTTTGTCAAACACCTGCCCGGTAAGAATTACTACGAAGGATCTAAGCAGCTCGGCCAAGAAATGGATCTGGAACTCTACATCCACATTGAGGTGTCGGATGGGAGATCATACCTAACCGTGATGCGCGGTAAGCATCGCGGCGTGCCGGCTATTCCTGAGTCCAAGAAATACTTTGTGTTGCCATTCCCTGAAACTGGACCCATTCCAGATGACTTAAACAAACCCCGAATCAGTCAAAAGAAGGTTGGGGTGTTCCAAGAAGCTGAAGAGGACGAATATGCATACTGAATCTGAATTTACCGAAGCCCGCGATAAAGCCATCAACAAGCGGTTCTCAGATCTTTCTCTCGATGAGTTGAAAAAGATCTGTCAGAAACACCCACGCTGGGCGTTCAATCTCAATCCGCACGCGATGATCATTCACAACCCCGAATGGGCCTGTCGGTTTGCCCCGGAGTGGGTTCTGGCTCAATACCCGGGGATTGTGTGTGAGTTGCGTCCGGATTGGGCGAGCTTCAAACACCCTAAGATCATGGCGCTCATGAACTTCAATGGGTTGGTTCTCCACAATCCGGAATGGGCCATCGCCTACGCCCCGAGAAAGATCGAAGCAGTTTGTCCGCAGTTGATCAGTGATTTTGATCCGGATCTGAGGGATGACGATATCGAGTACAGCGAAAAAGGAGGACTACGGAAGAAGTCCACTTTCATGAGTTGGTTGGCTCGTGTGTACTCGTACCTGAAGAACGCGAGACACACTGATCCGGTTATTCCTGGCAGCTATCTGGACTGAACATCCCCAAACATTGAGAGGCATGGATCCCTTGCGGGATCCATGCCTCCTTTGTATGCTCTCTATAGTGGGCATCTTTTGACCTGAGCGCGCTTATCTTTAAGCTTTTTAATGACCCACTGAGAGGAATCCTTCCCATGTCCAGCGAAATCATTCTGACCACCCTTCGACCCAAGGTTGGTTATTACAACATCGAGCGCCTTTATATCAACGGCGTAGAAATTCAGGAATTCTTGGCTGACTTTGTCGTAGACACGGCAACGAATGTGATCCAAAAGGCCATAGCCGACGGAGTGATTCCCAGCACCGGCACCACGACTGGAACGACCTCCGGTTCTGGAACCACCACAGCTTCTTCCGTCTTGATGCTCGAGCAGAACTTCGTAGCCAAACAGGACGGGATCGGCTTCAACGCCGGAGACCTTCTGCGCCGCTACGAAGTTACCGATCTGGGCAAAACCCCGGTCGTCACGGTGGTGGTTTGGTACAACCAATCCAGGGAGCCGGCACAAAAACTCACAGGTAGTCCGGTCAATGGGGCTTGGGCTGCGGACCACGCCTATTCCCTGGGGACGCCAGCAGATATTCGAATGGCCGAAGATGGCACGGGCAATGCTACGGTCATTGCTGCTTTGAAGGCGATGGTTGTTCATTTGAACAGCACGCGCAACAGCCTGACCAGCCTACAGCAAAAGCTCGCACCTTCGGGGTCCACGGATCCTCTGCTTGTGAAGGTCGCAACGGATCCCGTCGTTCCGGCACCGGTGACTTTGGTGGAGGAGTATGATGCTATCCGATCGTCTTCTGAACAAGACGTGTTTGACATCCTGTCCAAAACCACAACGACCACGGGTACTGTGGTGTCAGAGCTGTGGAGAAACACAACCAAAAACAAGGTTCTCGCCAATCCCCCAACGCTGATTTCTATTCAGCGGCGTGGAATGAAAATTGGTCTTCCTCGAACTGGAAGCAAGACTCTTGCCACCGGTCAATTCTTCTCTGGTCGTAAAGAAGAGATCCGGGAAGGTATTTTGATCACCGGGGTTTGCTTCCTTCAAAAAGAAGGCAGCGGAACCGTTAGTCTGACCGACTCCAGCACGATTGCCCTCGAAGAAGGAGACTCCGCTGAGATTGTCGGAGACGCTACCCCGATGTGCTCCGACTTTGTGATCACCTGCCTCAATGGGAAGATCGTGGTAACGTACACGTATTACATCACTGAGTTTGCAGCCAGCGTGCGTAAGAGCGCGGCAGTTTCCACGTCGGGTCTGGTGGCTACCGACGCTTCTGGAAGCTATCTGGTTTAATGAATAAATTCAGGAGTTAGGAAATGATCAAATTGAAAATTGCTCAGAAGTTGAGAAACTTCGTGGGCTCGACTACTTTGCTTGCCGGTAAAGCTGGTCTCGTGCCAGCACCATCGGCTGGTAGTGATACCCGGTATCTTTCCGCCACTGGCTGGAAAGAGATGCCAGCCACGGGAGGTGCGTCCGCCTCCAATTACGTCGCACCTACCAGCACTTCGACTGGTACCGCAGGTCTCGTAGTACCTCCGAGTTTTGCCAACATAGATGGCTTCTTCTGTGCCGACGGGACCTGGAAGAAAATCTTCATCCCTGCACCGACGACTTACTCTGTTTTTGGAGCGAACACGGCAACTGCTGCTGGTACTGACGGACTCGTTCCAGGACCAGCAATTGGTGCAGACAATCGGTATCTGTCGCCAAAGGGATGGACGGACTTCCCGTCCATTTCCGGAGTGTCTGCAGGCAACTACGTTGCCCCTACCAGTACGTCGGCGTCGGCTGCTGGATTGGTTCCACCTGCCGTCTATGCCGATCTGGATGCGTTTTTATCCGCTTCCGGACTGTGGAAGAAAATCTCCATTCCGACCTACAGCGTATTCAAAGCTGGAACGGCGCTGGCAGCAGGTGAGGTTGGTCTGGTGCCGGCACCAGCGGCAGGAATTGCGGTAAAGGTTCTGACCACTGGTGGCTGGTCGGACTTCCCGGCACAAGCCAGCTATTCTGATTTCACCCCACCCACCAGCACTGCAGCAGGAACAGCAGGATTGGTTCCGTCGGCGAGTGCGGGTACCCTGACTCGGTATCTCAGTCTGACAGGCTGGAAAGAACTCCCTGCCTTTCCGACGATTCCAACCTATTCGGCCTTCGCAGGTTCGAGTTCGACGACGGCTGGGTCTTCTGGTTTGGTCCCAGCTCCTCAGGCTGGAGATGAAGGAAAATTCCTGAGTGGTGCGGGGGTTTGGACGACCATCAACACCACGACGGGAGCGACATACACCGTCTTCGGTAAGTCTAAAGAAGGCTTGGTGCCTGCCTTTGAAACCGCAGACGCTGGGAAGATTCTCTCGACGAGCGGCTGGATTACCGCCCCCACTGGTACTGGTGGTGGCTCAACGCCGGTCTATGTCGGTGCTACGGCGTCTGCTGACGGGGTTGCTGGATCGGTTCCTGCCGCCACCATGGCACAGCGCTCCATGGCTCTGTTTGGTGACGGATCTTGGAAAAACATTTCGTTCAACGTCGCCAACCACACCGTCGGTGCGGCATACGCCATCAACGATTTGGTGTTTGCGCCGGATGGGAGTCTGTGTTTTGCGATCAATGCAGTTCCGATTGGAACTCAATGGCCGGCAAGCCTGGTCGGAAGTCCTTGGAGAAGTTTGCTGTCTAACGTCTCGACTCTGGTAGGTTTGGACATTGCAGCAAAGGCACAGATCGCGGTTGCTGACACCTACGTGGTGGCTTTGGGTAAGCTCCAAGGCCAACTCAATAGCCTCGGGGAAGTGGGCCGGACTTACAGCAAGAAGCAGGTCTACTCCAGCACGACTGAATTCCCCATCGAAGTTAAGAACGCAACGGAGGTTGCCACGTTCGTCGCAGCGGCACCGACGACGATGGTGAACTATGAAATCTCTGAGCAGTCGGTCTTGTATTTCACTGTCAACACCATCAGCAACTTCACGATCAATTTCCGGTTCAGCTCCACGGTTCCCTTGGTCCAGGCACTGGAGGTGGGTAAATCCGTGACGGTGACGTTGGTGGCTCAACACGGGGCATACGCTTATATCCCGACGATCTTCCAAATTGACGGCACTGCGGTAACTCCGAAGTGGCTCAGTGGGGAAACTCCGACGACGGCAAACACCAACTCGACGGAGACGTACACCTTCACGATCATTCGGGATACCGTTACTTCGTTCCGAATTCTGGCTTCGACCAGCTATTACAAGTAAACCGGAGTAAGAGATGCCCATCATTAACTCGATGGGCTCATTGACCGCAAGGGCAATGGGCCACGTCGCAACAAAAAAGAAAAAGAACATCATCCCGGATTTGAATGCGGAGTTTGCTGTCTTTAACTACGGCAACTCCAACGTCAAGCTCAAGAGCACCCTGAGAGATGTTCACTTTGTAGCGTCGAATACAGCCATTGAAGCGAAAGGATTGCTCAATGGCTGTTCGTATCAGACGGCAGTCGGTAAGCGCGATCGTCAAATGGTGTCTTGTGGCTACGCAGGAAGTGAGACCGATGTTCGTGAGTGTTTCCTACACGCCACGAACGCCGTTCAGATCACGACCAAAGCTTCTTCCAGAGGCTTCTACGGGGCCTCCGTGGGAAACGACGTTCAGGCACTTATTCATATTGGTTACCTGATCACGTATCTGAATCTTCGAGACAAGTACACCTATGCGGATGAGGCTTGTGTCCCCAGCGTAACCTCGGGTGTGAATTCGTGTAGTGGTGCCGCCTTCGGAAACATGACGGATGCCTACTTCGTGTATGGTGCTACGGCTGCCGGCAATGTTACAACCATTGAGAAAGTGAATTACGCCACCTACACCAAAACTGTTGCTAAGCCGCTGACGCTGGCTTTCAACTTGGGAGCGGCTACTGGAAATGGGCAACTGGCCGTAATCGCCACAGGTGGAACTAAGACCAATACGAACAAATACACCTACGCAACAGATACCTGCGTTTCTTCTTCGGTTCTCACTTCGGCACTGAGTCAAGGCAGTGCTGGCGGTGGGGCCACACAAGGGATCTTCAATCTCGGATCCACCACCGTTAGTCGAAGAAATAGACACGTTTACGCTTCTGGAGCGGTGACGGCGGCATATGCCCCTACCAGCACCAGTTCGTTAGGTTCTGCCAGTGGATGCTCAATCACTGGCGTCAATGCTTGAGGAATAAAGAAAATGTCTGGCGATATCCCACACCCGTACCGACTCAACAGTAATTTTCAGATCAAACACTTCATTGCAGGATCCCGACACACCCCCGATGGGAAATACGTCGAGTTGATGCAGATGAAGGAAGCATTGGAGCACCGCCTCACGCACAACAAAGCTGCCGGGATGCGTCACATTGCTCGGCTGCAGGAAATCGAAAACCATCTCAGTGATCTCGACCAGAGCAAGCGTGACCAGCTCAAGAAACAGCTTCTTGAAGCGGATAAGGTCGAGCATGAGGGAGATCAGAGGCAGTGGCTCTTGGCTTCTGAAGCCCTCAAGAGTGAGTACGAATATGTTTGTCGCTTGATCCAGGAGATTCTCCCGTCCTGTCAATACGCACAGTCGATGCCTTTTCTGGAAGTTTGCGAGAAGATTCAGGAAGAAGAATGGGCGCTGGAGCTTAAGACGAGAGCTGAGGAGTTCATTGCTTCTCAAGGACTCATCCCTCACGACCATTTGAGAGCTATGAGGCAACACCCGAGATACAAAGAGTTGATCTTCCCCCGAATTGTTGAACTCACGAATCAAGCCGGTGCATGTCCTGACATTTACTACTACATCGAAGGAATGAAACCCGTGGAAAAGTTGGGGCTGAGCGAAAAAAATAAGCTCACCTTCCGAATTGCTGGATCACCCTCGACGTAATAAAGCACGCACTACCTACTCGCCGGTAAAGCGAGTAGGTAGTGCATATGCTTATTTTCAGGACTGAAGAAATCCGAGGGGGTAGTTCACTCCCACTCGTGCCGTGATCTGACTCTCCGCGATTTCCACGACGCGCTTTGGATCCTCCACCGGATAGCAAACGTAGCATGGCGTGGGATTTTTTGATTGCTTTTGAAGATCACTCCACTTCAGTGATTTAACCACGTAGTGTTTGGATTTACCGACCTTGACGACATCAGATTCCGCGTACTGGTGTCCAGTGAAAACCTTGATCGCTCGAGGCTTGATGATGCTAGGCTCTTCCAGCATCGCCAACTCCCCTAAGTCGGTCTCCGTGTCGTTATAGCCATCAGCCCAACGGATCTCAACCCCTACGCGTATCCGATAGTCACCAGCCGGAACTCTCCAGCGCTCCATTTCTTTTTCTGTAATGATTCTTTTTGTTTTAATTACAAAACGAGAGACGACACCAACCATTCCCGCAGGCAGGCGACCGTGCCACTTATAGTAAGCCACGCGCATCCCAAGATCTAGCTCGTGCCAATTTAAAGGGCGTATAAGCCTGGGAATCTTTTTATCCCAGGCCATTTCAATGATCCCTGAGAAAATCTCTTCATGGACCTCCTGAGGGCCTTGCAGGGGGTATTCCTTAAGGAAATATCTCGGCGATGTGTTGTTGACAATTTTCCAAGGTGTTAACAAGTACAGATAGATCTTCTCATCGACGCTACTGTAGCGTAATTCAAACTGATCTCTCAGATATTGAGGCTGGTCAGGGCGATGCATGCAGCGAGCAATAGCGGCTTGTACTTCGTGGAGTTCAATAGTCATGATGGTGGTTCGCGATTAGCGGGTAAGCATTCTAACTGGTAATGTGTGATCATAAAGAACTACGAATGAATAAAATACAGCATAAAGCCCGGGAGCGAACCCCCGGGCTTTATGTGATTGACATCAAGGGTAGGCCGCAAGGCCCAACCAAGGAACTTCGCCTACCCTAGATCTCTATCCCCCGTGAGGGGGTAGTGATCAGTTGATGTCGATCAGCAGCTTCACGTTGAAGCCTTGGCCCGACGCGGGGGCTTCGGCCCACACGAAGTAGCCGGCGTGGTTCGTCGACTCGACCACGTTGCCAGCCGGCACGACGGCGTAGGCGTCTTCCGGGTTGACGTTCGGGAAGGTCGTGACGTCGAGCGCCATGCCAGCGGCCGAGATCTGCGCGGTGTTCGCGGGGAACAGACCGGTGGCCATCGTGGTGATGGTGCCGTCGGTCGAACGCTTCTGGACCTTGAAGGGGATCGGGAAGGCCGACTGGAGGTCGGTCGAGCCCGGGCCGATCTTCACGGTGCCGGAGACGCCGAAGTTGTCCCACACGGTGGCGACGCGGTGGCCGCTGTGCGGGCCGGTCCAGCCGGAGATCAGACCTTGCGTGTCGACCGTTTGGCCGGTTTCGTCGATGTAGACGATGGGGGTCAGTGCCATGAAAAGCTCCTGTTGAGGATGATGAAAAACTCTTTCACGTTAAGTCCCACGATTTATGGGTACCCTTCGTGCATACAATAGATATTTATTTACAGGGTAACAAAAAAGAAAAGGATCTCAAGCAGAGCCATTACGGCCCTGCTTGAATCATGGCATTTCGTACAACTGGAAGACGAGCTTTTGGGCGCTAACCACCCCCGGATCCATCAGGGTGAGATTTCGATCACTCCCCAATTGACTCCTATAGCCATTGATTTTCTTACGGTGATTCTTCAAAACCAGCAGTTGCTCTTTGGTGGCTGATCGATTTTTCCGATGCTCTCGAATCAGATCGTTGATGCGAATCAGCCGCTTCCCCCACGAATCGTAGAGGGCTTTGACTTCTGGATTGTTGATCACTTGAATTCTTTCAGAGCTGCGGTTTGTCGGCGATTGAGGTAATTCGAAGGCCAGCAGCACAGCCACCAAAAACCACGGAGAAGTTGCCAGGTCAAATACAACGGCACACCGATCACCGTGCCGATAACCACGGCACAAGCACCTACGAGAACTCCCAAAACGCCCAAAACTACAGTCACTGCAAAGAGCATGTAGATCAAGGAAATAAGAGCGGGTATAGCGTTCATTTCGATTGTCCTGGTGAAGCCCTCCAGCCCACACAAATGGGTCTGGAGGGCTGTTGTGATTCTTACACCTTCAGCAGAGTGGGATAGTGGCCCGTCAGATGGCTGGAGGTCTTCCAGTCCACCGTGAAGCCCAGACGTTCCAGCAGTCGGCAACGGCTGAGGATCTGGACGTGGTTCGTGTGGATGGTCCCGTCCTTCTTGAGGGCCTGATCCCACAGGAGGTTTTGACGCTTCTTGGGATCGGGAGTCATTCCTTCGATTGCCAGCTTGCGCAGCATTTCGGCGCAGTTGGATTCACCCACGATCGTCATCGTGGCCAGGGGCCATTCTTCACACGGATGGATCCGGATGACGAACTTCTTCTTTTCCGGATCAACGGACTTCTTGGCCGGGGTGACGACTTTGGGAAGGTCGGCCTTCTTGGTGGAAACGATCTTCTTTGCGGGGGCTGTTTTGGTGGCCATGGTGGGCTCCTGTCGTGGTGGAAGATGGGGCTTTAGCCCCGATGGAAAACTTTGGTGGGTTTACAGTCGCGGGATGACCACACCTGTCTGACCCTGGTATTTCCCACCGCGGTCGCGGTAGGAGGTTTCGCACGGCTCGGAGCCTTGAAGGAAAAGCACTTGAGCGCATCCCTCCCCCGCGTAGATCTTCGCCGGAAGCGGGGTGGTGTTCGAGAACTCCAGCGTAACGTAACCCTCCCACTCCGGCTCGAAGGGGGTGACGTTGACAATGATGCCGCAGTTCTTGGTGATCACACCGGAATCAGCCAAGATGAAGTTGCCGTGCACGGGAGACGTGAGACAGAAGACGTCGTGAAGACCCTCGCATTCGACGACGGATTCGACCATTTCGATCGATTCTGCTCGAAACTCTCTGGACGCGGATTCGGCCCCGATGGAGGCACGCTTTTCATAGACCCAGGGGATCATGAGCGAGTCGCCCGGCTTAAGCTGGTCGGATCGAACAGTTTTCGACACCGAGACGAAATGCTCGTGATCCGGCGTGCTTCTGAACGACGACCGATGAGTGTCGGTCTGAAGCCCGATGTTCGTGAAGACCTCGACCACCTTCTCCCGCCCAACGAGCCGTGGGTTCTCGTAGTAGGACACCACGATTTCCCCGGTTTCGTTCATGCAATAGATCGGGTAAGTGACGCCGCTCTTCCACGCATCTACCAGCTCGAGGAAGGTTCTGCCGACGTTGTCGGCACACAAAACCTTCGTGTCTCCGGTGAAGCACCTGGCATACGTGCTCTTACCAAGACAGATGGTCAGCACGTCTCTGGGGATCTTGAACTTTTCCACCGTTCGCGCCAGAGCAAAGCTGTTCGGTGGAATGATACAGACATCGCCGACCATATCCACAAAACACTTCTCATCGAAATTCTTGGGATCCACCACAGTCGAGTGGACGTTGGTGAAGACCTTGAATTCGTTGGCCACTCGAACATCGTAGCCATAGCTGGAGGTTCCGTAACTGATCAGCCTTTTTCCATCGGCTGCGTGTCGGATCTGACCGGGTTCGAACGGTTCGATCATGCCGTGGTTTTCAGCCAGATGTCGAATTTGTCGATCGCTGAGAATGCTCATCTTGTTCCTTCAGTGGACGTTGGTTTTGGGCAGCAGGATGATCTGCCCGTGGGGATTGCGCGTGATGTAGTCGCCGACTTTGGCGCCATTTTCTTTCAGGAACTCTTCCGGGATGATTTCGACCTTTCCGCTTCCCAGAAGCGTGGCTGTGGCTGGGATGGTTAGTCCAAAAGCCTTGATCACGTCGGGAGGATCTCGCAGGTAGGGAAGAGGGTCTTCTTCTTTTCCTTTGGATTTCTTTTTCTCGACCTTTTGGGCCAAAGGCCCTCCCGATAGAGCGATCAGTTCTTCTTGAATGTTGAGGAAATCTCCGAAGAACTTTCCATAGGAGGCAGTCTTGGAGATGTCGTCGAAATCGTGGCGGTTGTCGTATGTCCAATCGATCCGCTTGAGCATCTTCTCTTCGATACAGTCGTGGATTTCCATGAAGACCACCGTCTTCGATTGCTCCTCCACTCCTCCGATCAGTAGCGTGTATCTCGTTTGAGTTTGCTTTTGATTCAGTGGATAGTAGTAGCCGATGTACGAGATTCCGTCTTCGCCTCCGTTGGATTGGAGAACCAGGAATTTATTTTTTCGACGAAGTATGTTCAGCAGTAATGCACAGTACGCCAGGTTTCGATCGGCATCTTCGCAAGACCGTCGAACATACTCTTCCATTTGCTGTTCTTGATCAGGCGTATTTGAATTGCTTGGTGAAATCATCGATGCTTACCACGTTGAGTTTGAGTTTGATGGCCTTGGCTTTTTTCTCACCCGATCCATCACCATACACGAAATGCGTCACAGCTCGACTGACACTGCTGACCGATTTTGCCCCCTTCGATTGAACAAACTCGATTAGATCGGCCTTGGAATGTGGACTCATCGACCCAGAGAAGCAGAAGGTATGGCCCGTCAAAGGACCTTCCTCGATTTCTTCCCTGAACTCCATCCCTAATAGCTGAGCGATGAAGAGCTGAAGCTGAGTCTCTGGATCGGCCAGGTAACTTCTAAGTAGCGAGGCTTCCAGATTGGTAAGTTCCGGCACAACGTCGAGCAGCGCAGGATCCTCGATTGCCTTACAGAACCTACTCAGGGTTTTGAAGTGACTTGCCAGAACTTTACTGGTGCTTTCACCAATTCTCGGAACTCCCAGCGCGGCCAAGAAGTTGCTCAGCGGCCGCGCCAGCGATTGCCCAAGGTGGTAAAGAATCTTGCGCTGTTTCTTTTCGCCCAGATGCTTCAACCAAGCCTTGGAGGCCAGGGCTTGGATTCGAGCAGCGCCTAGCTCGTTGAACGCCTCCAGCATTTGTCGAAGAGTGGCGGGATGGCCATACTTCTCTTCAACGTACTTTCTCAGACCCAGGCAATACAGGTCGATCCAGTCCTCTACCTCGGAAGAGTCCAGCAGATCCTCAAGGGTTTCTGGCCCCAATCCCTCGACGTTCATTTTGTTTCGAGATACAAAATGCGTGAGTCTTGTGAGTTTTTGGCTTCGGCACTTCCCATAACTGTCGGGACACCTCCAATTCGCGTGACCCTCCTGACGAACCAACTCACTGGCGCAATCAGGACAGTGCGTGGGGGTGGTTGTCTCGGGGCCACGATCGGGTCGATCCGCATCGAAGACACCCACGATTTCCGGGATCACATCCCCGGCTCTTTGGACGATCACGGTGTCACCAACGCGAATGTCTTTTAGACGAAGATAGTCGAAGTTACTCAGCGTTACCGAACTGACCACAACGCCGTGTACCTCGGTTGGATCGATTTTTGCCACCGGGGTGATCTTTCCAGTTCTGCCCACTTGAACGACGATGTCACGAACACGAGATAATTTTTGGGTGGGTGGGAACTTGTGAGCAGCCATTCCGCGCGGCTCTTTCCCGACCACACCTAAATTTCCCATGAGTGCCATGTCGTTGAGTTTGTAGACCACGCCGTCGATGTCGTAATCTAAACTAGCACGGTCTTGCCCGACCCTCAGAAAGAACGAGTAAAGATCCTCGGCGGTTTTACACAGAGCAAAGCCGTAGCCCGTGTTGAACCCCCAATGTTTCAGCAGTCCCAGTATTTCAGACTGCTTTCTGAGCTGTGCCAATGATTCGGTTCCATACTTCAATGGCGATTGAGTCGGGGGATCTTCCATGAATGCCTCGTAGGCCACAAATGAAAGATTGGCTTCTCGTGTCCGGTTCGGGTCTTTCTGTCTCAAAGCCCCGGAGGCTTCATTTCGCGTGTTCTTGATCAGAGGCTTTCCCAACATCTGAAGTTGGTTATTCGTCGACTCCATGACAGATCGCCTCAGGTAGACTTCCCCTCTGACGTGAATGCGCCTCTTCAAAAGCGTCCAATCGTCGATGGTGTGCGGAATATCGGAAATCATTTTGGCGTTTTGTGTCACGCACTCCCCGACGAAATGATCTCCACGAGTCGCCGCAGAAACCAGGACCCCCGCGTCATAGGTCAAATCGATCGCTAAACCATCGTACTTGACCTCAGCCACAAACTCAGCCAAGGGAGTCAGATCAAATCCCGAATCAACATTCCTTAGCTGGGTAAAAACGCTCTCTACAAACTGTACCGCGGCCTCTTTACTGGAGTCCGTCAGCGTCTTGATGGAAAGCATAGGGCGCTGGTGAGTGTATTTCTCGAAGGTCTTCTTTGGCTTCCAAGTAGCCACCTGGGTCGGGGAACGGCTGGAATCCAATCCCGTCAATTCTTCAAGCTTCACTAGCTCCGAATAAGCCTGATTATAGACATCGTCGCTAACGCGGGGAAGTCCCTGTTCGTGGTAGTCGCGATCCATTGCTGCGATTTTTGCACGAAGGTATTCGACTCGAGCAATCTGTTCTTGGAGAAACGTCATAATGCACACCACCGGTTAGTTTTACCTAACCGATGATGTATGTTTGTAAAAAATACCAAATCACTTACGCACGAAGACGAGGTGATCCAGGCTCTCTCGATCAGTCTTGATGAACCGGCACTCGCTCTCCTTCATTTCCCAATGCATCGGAAGTTCGTCCGACCGATCCAGCAGAGGGGAGGACGTGTCTCCATTCACGATCAGATCCGGGAAGATGGTGATGTGAAGCTCGGCGATGTAAGGCCAGAACTCTTTGAAGATCTGAGATCCACCAATGACCCAGATCGGTCGACGATTCTCAATCGTCCGCGCCATGAGGCTTTGATGAATTCCCTTGGGGTAATCATCAAAGAAAGCCCGATCGAGTTGGTTAGTGGAAAAACCATGAACGTCTGGGGGGTTCACGTTGAAGAAGTCCCTCGTGACGATGATGTTTTCACGACCAGGGAGCGGCTGGATCGGCAGAGAATCCCAGGTCTTTCGACCCATGATGACGGTACTGCCGGCCGTCTTCTCTTTGAAAATCTTCATGTCCTCACTGGACTTCCATGGAAGAGCTCCTTGATTTCCGATGATGCCGTTGGCAGACTCGGCCCAGATGGCCTTCATGTAGGGGACAGGGGCTTTCATTTTGTTTCTCTTCAATGGTCACTGGCTGAAGTTCAATGCCCGGACGGATTCATCCGACAGGCATTCGCGCATGAACTCACCGCTTCTCCTCACCGATGAAGTGTCTTCGTACCAGGACCAACCAGATGAGATCAGGTCATCGCACGTGACATCCAAACAGGTGATGATTCGAGCTGTTCTTTGTTTCGGGTCAACAAAACCAAAAGCTCGACCCAGGCTAAGCTTTTGGAAATAGACGTTCTTCTCGGCTTCGGTGACGCGTACCCCTGTGACCCAGGAGACTTGACGGCACAGATGCTCAGCAATGCTGGAGTGAAACGGATCAGGAATCTTCGGGAAGAAACAACTGTAAGCTCGGAGCTGATCAGTCTTTCTCAAGAGTAGTTTTTTAGAGGATCGGTTACGCACAAATACAACACCCTCCAGCGCGTAATTATCTCTGAGAATTCGGGTCTCTAAAGTGGTCACATCAAAATGAAGACCCTCTTCCCAGTCCTGATAAGATTCAGATTGGGAGACGACTTCGCCAGATACGTGGGTGATTTGCACGATGATTTCCTCGACATTTGGGGATTTGACAAAAAATAAACAGCCTAGCCTTACCTGGGTTTGGGGCATTACTCCCTTCCAGATAGTGCTAGGTTGGTGTCAATAAATGGGGGCTGTTTTCTTAAAAAGGCCAGCGGTACTCGTAAAAATCCACGACAACCGTGAGATCACGGGCAAAGCCCAGCTTTTTCCGGTCCGATTTCCGGAACTGCAACTTGCGTTTAGCGGTAAGTTGAAACCCTGAATTCGGCATCACTCGGAATGCAAAATTCTCATCCGAGACAGGGATCACGCCGCGCAGTAACCCGAAACCACCAGCCGGCTTGTTGAACCAGCGTGAAGGTCGAACTTCATCCAGTACCAATGTCCGAATGGAGAGCTTCCATCGAACGGGTGTCGCCGGAGTCGCATGCTCGTAGGTGACTGCCTTCACCACAAAGATACCTGGTCCTCTTTTGAATTCCTCTGCCGGGGAAGGGTACTCGCGATTGGCTATCGTGCCATGGAAGTGGAACTCCGACCTCACTGGAGGTTTGAAGAAGGGTTTAAGTAGGTAAGAGAGCATGCAGATTGAGTTCTTTCTTTTGGGAGTCCAACAAAGGGACTTCGAGATAGTAGCCGATGACGTGCTGGTAGTCGATGTGTGCGAAGTCCCTCGGTGTCTTGTTGGTTTCGATGAGGACTTCTCGAATCAGTACGGCGATCCGTCGCTCAATGGCGGGTTCGGCGTAGTCGCAATCTTCCATCTTGCTGGATAGATTTTGGCGACTGCGGCGGATGGCTTCGTATTGATATTCCTTGGTCCCATCCTTCTTCAGTGCCTGCAGCAAAGCCTCCTTGAAGAAAGACTCCAAGGTTGGGAGATCTTTTCGACGACGAACCGCTGCTTCCTTCTGTCGATCTTCTTTGGTTTTGTGTGCCATGCTTTTAATCCTGAAGCTGATGGGGGATGAAGTCCCCGAGACCGCACGCATGCAGTAGGGAGACTCTTCGAGCGCGGATTTCCAAAGAGCCCGGGTTGTTCTCTTCCTGGTGAGTACAATAGATCAGATAAACCATTTGTCGATTATGGTCCAACTCGTCCTCTTCGTGGATCCTCGCCATCTTCTTTTTCAGTATTGCGATTTTCTCAATCGCTCCAAAACGAACAAACCCTTCCTTGAAGATTTCTCGAATGAGTTCTTTGAAACACCATTCAAGCTCCATAAGAAAAGGCCGCTCCATGGCAACGCATCGCTCCAAAACTTTCTTCATCATGCGCATTTCCTTTCACGCAGTGCTTTTGTCTACCGCTTCAAGACAGGCCCGAGAAAACTCGATCTGCTCCGAGGTGACGATCTCAACAGGTTGAAGACTCGAGTATTCTGGAACGTCATTCCAGGTCTTTACTTTGAGATACAATTTACCACCCTCAAGTCGAGCACCACAAAGAATCCGGTAAACGTTTGCTTCTCCTGCCGGCATTAACAGGAACGGCTTTCGTTTTTCTGTATCTGTGGGTGCATACCTGAGCTCGAGGGATCTCTTGGTACCAATAAATGGGTATTTCATTACAACTCCTTATTCGTACATGCGTTTCTGAAGAGCTTGGATCAACTCATACTCCTGAGGGTTGTATTTCTGATGGTATTCTTCCGAAGTGCCTCGGAACACCGACCGGTCAGTGAACGCATCAAAATCCCTATCGAGAAATCTTTCCCCGAGATCGATCAGCTTCTGGAAAGTTTCTTTCGACAAAGTGATCTGATCACCTTCGGTTGTCCCGGCTGTTTGCAGTTCGGCAAGCTTCTTCCGAGCTTCATCTCGCTCACGAGTACAGGAAGCCAAAGTGGCTGTCAGTCTGGTGTTTTCGTCCAGAGTGGCTTTGGCAGCCTGGTAAAGCTCACCAAGGCTCAAGCACTGGGCTTGCAGGATTTCGGCATGGGTCTTTTGTTGCGACATATCTGCTTTCGTTGGCGGTGGTTACACCTTGATGATATGTGTCTATTAATCTTTAGAATAACCAAAAAAGAACTGCCCCACCCTCACGCCTTTTGAGCATGAGGGTGGGGCAGAGAGACTGGTCTTCCACGCAAGGTAGCAGGCGAAGATTCGTTTCTTTTGGGTGGAAGATCTGTGGTGCGACTTCCGATTTTAACTTCGGCATACCCTTGCCTATGCCCGGCTACACGGGCAGGTTTTGGGCTGAGGCCCGGCTTAAAGTCACGAGTGGATTTTCATCCATCCAAACCCCTCAGAGTCTGGAATTTCGTCGAAACATTCCCAGCGGAAGGGGGCTTTCCGAGTGGTGGGCATGACCAAGGACTTCTAGGGGAGTTAATTTCGATTTCCCTCCCTACCTTGAACTCCGTGACAAGTCTGAGTTGTCACGGATGGTTCGTTTATAAACATCACTGACTACACCCATAGGCACAGTGATGCCGACGCGGGATTACTTTTCAGGTTCCCGGTCTTCCAGAGACAGCATCTGCGACTTCGCTGCTCCACTGGAGCGCAACCCGTTAAGGTTGAAGTCATTGGGCCCCGTTACCAGTCCCAACCCTATCTCAAATGGCATTTCTGCTTTCGCAGATTATAGGGATCTTCCTATAATTTTTTATCCGGATAAAGAACGTTCAGTGCTTTCATCACATCGCGACCTCGATAATTGCAGGCTTGATACCCGTCCTCTCCACGAACGATGATCTTTTCGATCAATCCGATCGCCAATAACTCGTCCCTGCCGGCTTTACTCGGGACGTCGCCATCTCTCAGAGGTCCGACACGATGCAAAGCCAACAAGGTGGCCCGAGCGGCACCGGACAGAATCAGGGCGCGACCAAACAATCCTTCATAGTGCAGATTTTCAGCCGCGGTATTGAGTGAACGATCCCCAGCCATCGCCTCAAAAGCCTTGGTCAGAACTTCTTGAGGCCAATTAAGACCAGAATGGGTTTCACTCAGCGCTGTACAAAGCTTGAGGTATTCTTTATCGTGAATTCCTTCCATAGTTGCGGCCTGCACCATCAAGGCTTCCAACAATGAATCAGTGGGTCGTGGGGGTTTTCCTTCATAATTTCCAGCAATGAATTTAAACCAATGTTCTTTTGAATTAGACTGCACCGCCTTCATCGCTTCTGGCAGCGAATAATTGGGAAGGGCGTCCCCGACCTCAGTCACGCTCATGCGTTGCAGGTTGATACTGATTGAAGATGTCTTTCCAATACGCTCCGCATTTGGATGAGTTGCCCGACCATCGCGAAGTTTCCAACCGTCTTTAGGCTCCAACCAAACGTAGAGGGGCTTCTTTAGTTCTAATTTTTGATGACTGAACCGAGCCTTGTCTGTTTTTGGGTCGATGACAATTTCCGAAAGCAAGAACTTGTTGGTCTGTAGGGCCTTTTTTGGAGCAGCGTACATTGAAATATTCAGCGTATCAAAGCCGTGACGAAGACAGTGATTGGAACTTTCAATAGCCCAGAGAGACAACTCAACCGGCTGAGTACGAGACTCAATTGCCGACAACATGCCACTGTCTTGCATGAATTCGTATTGCCCTGGTTCCAAAAGCTCCATAGGGTTCGAGGTGAAATATTGGTCGTGAATGCTGCCGTTCCAACCAAAGGTAACGATTCCAGAATTAGTGCGTGTAGTCATTGAATTTCCTTGCGGAGTGAGTGATTTAACCAACGGCGTTCAGTAGGGCACCGGCGTAAGTGTCCGAATCGCTCATCCAGAGCCGGTCCAGGATCGCTTCGCTTTCATCCTTGGCTTGCCTCAAGCTAAATCCAAGTTTAGATCGAAAGAGTTTGATGAGTTCGGCACGATGTGCATATCGGAGTTCAGTCGGAGGCACTATCGATCGAATGGATTGCAGGTACTCGATCACGAGGGTGTCTTTGGCGGGAAGATACCCCGGATTGGGACAGCAGGAGAAAAAGCTGAAATCTCCGATCTCGCTCGCAGCCGGAAGATCGGGACCAGAAGACCAGCATTCGTTGGCAGGACACCACCAGAACAAATAGTGTTTCTTGCTTTGGACGGATTGGAACCAAGCATGTTGAGCCAGGAAAGGATCTAGGGGGAGCGGAGTGGCAAGTGTTTTCATGTCGTTGTCGCTGGTAATTTAGGGGCGGATTTTATTTTTCATCGCTTCAAAGGTTTCATCATCCCATTGCTCAAACAGGTAAGCGCGCGGATCAGATTCATGAACCAACTCAATCGGATGGCCAAGATGAGCCATTATGAACGCGGGTAGCACCTCCAAAGAGTCAGGCATCCAACGAGGCTCAGAGCATCCCGCTGAAGTCCCTACGGTTGGTGCCGATTCTTGGCATTTACTGCAAAGGATAAAATGGTCAATTCCCACGATGCTGGCCTTTCTATTTTGGAATGAAGGGATTTAGATCGCAACCATTTTTGACCAACGCACCAGATCCTTATCTAAAGCACGACTGGTCTTTTGGCGCTCGGAGAGTTCTTGAATCAGATCCGAAATTTTCGCTTGCTGTTCTTCTCGCACTGCTTGAGCAATCGAATAGATTGCTTTCAAGAACACTTGCTTTCGGTATCCCTGATTGATGTTTGCACGCTCATCATTTTCCATTTCCGGGAACAGGGTAGAGGCGAGTGTTTGTTCCCGGAGTACGATCTTCGGAGCCAGGATATTGAGTTCTCGTTCGTAGGTCCACCAGTAGAAAATCCGAGTTGGATAATCTCGGGCGAAATAGTGCGCATGCCGGATGTTTTGGTGGGTGGCATTTCGGCCTAGGATTTTTTGAATAACTGCGTTGTAATTCCAGTCCTCGCTCACATCCTCGAACTTTGCTGGAAAGTCCGTGGTAAAGATGAGTTGAGTATGTTCCGGCTCAGCCTCTATTTCCTCAGATCTGAAAATCACCGGGTAAGTCGATGGAGCAAGAACTTGTTGGAGGTAGATAAAGAACTCCCCCAATTGTCCGGTTTGCGTAGCGGGGTGATCGCTTGATTCTTGGTTGTTTTCAGCATCAGCCATGTGTCACCTCTTGAGAGTTTTCGAAAAGAGAGGAGAAGAAGGTTAGCTCATTGGCCTTTGCCTTCTCCAAGTAAAGCGGCCAGTTTTCACGCGCTGCTTTTTGCGCTTTATCGGTAAATTTGAGCCCGAACTCTTCAGGCTCTTTTACTCCACTGTAAGTAGCACGTATAGTGCAGCTCACCTCACCAGTAAGGGATCTAACTATCGTGAAAACTAGCTTGACCCCAAAGTAGTGAAATGAGAGCCTGAATTGGTTTTCAGGCTCCTGACTCATTTGTCCGCCCACTCGATATGTCCGTCGCTTTCTTCAGCGTCATCAAAACGATACCGGTGGTCGGGGCTGGTTTCCTTTTCGGTCAGACCTACCAGTGCCGGCCCGCCACAGCAGCCGCAACCCCAGATGTGAATTCCGTGTTTGCGGGTCAGTTGGTTCAGTTCTTCCAGAAACGCTTCTTTTGCTTCTTTACTCAGTTTGGCCATGGTGTTCTCAGTTGGCGATGGAAATCAGTTGATCTTTAAATGCTCGGAATTTATTATCCAAAGCACACTGTAGCTGGTATTGTTCTTGAACTCCTCTTGACTTCTGGTCGTTTTCAAGCGACCACTCCAGTAAAGTTTCCCGAGTATATCGCCAGAAATAATTCTTGATTTCGAATTCGTCGGTAACGAATGCCAGAGGGTTGTCCTCCCCGAAAAGAACCCCGGTCAAATAGCCACGGTAATATTCCTTACAGGGTATCCCGACGATGATCTCCGCGCAATGCGTCCAGCGCGACGTAACTCCTGCCGGAATCACCATTGCCTCGACGTAGGTTCTCTTCTTCAGGATGCGATCGATGAACTCTGTGTAATCCAGACCGAAGTAGCTCGATATGGCATACCGACAGTAAAACTTTACCAGGTAGCGGGGTCGATCTTCATTGAGCACAACCGTAACTTCAGCGGGCTCTTTATTACCTGCCTTTGGAGAAGCAAATAAGTCCTGGAGATAGACCATGTACCGCGCAAACCGATTCGCCTCGATTGTCACGTCGAGAGATTGGTCCTTCATCTCCGGAATGGTGTCGATTGCCATTTCTTTTCCTTTTGACCTGATTCAGATCATCGAGCCGTCGATATTCATCACTCGCTGCACTGCCAGCTTGAGTGTCCCATCGATGACCCTTGGGGAGATGCGAGAAAACACGTACAGTGCCGACGGAGTCTTACCTTCCATTCCGCGCATCCGGGTATTGACGCATACCAAATCGGTGACACTGTAGATCACGGAAAATCCAACCATCATGTTTCCATTTGGCTTATAGACGCATTCCGGAGACCCTTCGCTGAAAGAGCCGAATTTACCGAGCCTGGCACGAGAAGTCGGTACCAGGAGGAACTCTGAAGCCAGAGCGGCGAGTAACTGACGAGTCACCTCATCCACAATGGGCAAACTGCGATCCGTATCCAGCCCAAAAGGAGCAATCGGATTGCGTGTTGCTGCAGGGTTGTTCTCGAACTGACGGACGTTCTTCCAAAGACAACCCAGGTAGATGTCGAAACGAAAGTGGGTATCGCTTTCGTTTCCGTAGGCAATGGCACTGGCGTGAACTGTTGGCTTTTGCCATTCGGCAAACGGCCCCATGAACTGCTCCACGCACTTGCAGTACCACGCCACAACGGCGTTGAACTCGCTGCTATTTTGCAGGACGATAGCCTTGATGGTCTCGCTGAGTTGAGTGCGAGCCGCCTCGTCGACCAAGACGTATTTTTCTTGCTGACTCTCGATGAATTGGGTTTCGCTGACGGGATTTTGAAGATCTAATGCCATGGGAGTTACTCCTACGTTGGTTGTTGAGCTGGACGGTTTAGGTCGTCTTAAGCCCCTAAGAAATTAAGCAATGCGATTTGTTGCCGCTCGTTGATTTTCTCGAGTCGTGCACATTTTTCTTCTAGCTCTTTAGTTCTGGCAGTCTCTTTACTCAGTTGTCCTTGAAGTTCTTCAGCTCGCCTTCTTTCGAGCGCCCATTCTCCGTGCTTATCAAAGAGGTCGCCGTTTAGTTTTCTAACAGCTAAAGCTAGTTGGGTTAAATCCCCTCCTTTTGCGAAATCGAGTTCGTTGGCAACCGCTTGTCGCTGGGCCGTGAGTTCCCGATTAGACTGTTTGACGGAGAGCAGATAGCCCAACATACCAGAAAGAGTTTCCTCGTTCATCTTCATTGTGAGCAAGGCTTCCGGATTATGCTCTCGGTCTTCTTGATATTTAGTCACACCGTCAACGAGACCGAAATACGGCCAAGGTGCCGGGGAAATGAGTGCGAGCTTTTCAGTATCGGACATTATCGATTTTCCAATCGTTGTGGTTTCGTTACTAAGCAAAGATTACTTTAGTCCTTGGTAATATATGCTCAGGACTTTTTGCGATTCTTTACTTTTGGGTGAGGTGCCTTACCGAAGAAATCTTCTTCTGGGAACTTTTGAAGTCGAGCTTTTGTAGCTGTGTGAACCTGCTCAACTATCGTGGGGTTTGCTTCTGCATCAAAAGGACCACTTCCGAGATACCAGGCGACTTCATCAAAGGCGATAGCGGGCAATCCATACCTACTCGGGACGTTAAGTTGGTCCCGATCCACGACCATGTACTTCAGGGTGGTGGTGATTGGCCTAATCCTTATCCCCAGTAGTGAGACATCGATCTCACAAACTTCCCCGTTCGGAAGTTTTGCGAATGGTCGGCACTCTGCCGGATTCACACAAAACTCGCGGTAGTAAGCTAAAACAAAGAAAAGTCTATAGGTATTAACCGGATCATCAGGTTTGAAGCAGTAGATCTGAAGTAACTGGGATTCAAAATCAAAAGCACTTATCGACTTAAGAGACTCCCGTTCATTTTCATCAAAGAACTTTATTAGGTCCTTAATTGAAGTCGTAGGGATTTGCTCGAAAAGAATCGGTTGAGTCATTGACCTCTCCAGCGAAGAACGTCGGATTTACCACGAAAAACTTCCCAAGCCATCTTGAGGCGATGCAGGAAGGAAGCGTTATTGGAACAACTTAAAGGGCGAGCCTTGACCCAAACTTTTCCCTTGTTCGGTTGGGATACTTCCACAGATACCTCTAACCGCTCCAATTCGTCTGGATAGTAAAAAGCTGGACCAATGTTGAGTTGGTTGTATTTCATTTGGTTTGTTCCTTCAAAAGCGGGTGAGCGACTTGTGTCATGTAGATCTTACATCGGATCAGAATTCCTTCGGCGTACTGTCGATCGATCATTGCGTCCTTGAGGCCGTAATCAATCTCTTTGATGGTCTGGAAATCCCATCTCCCATTCTTGCGCGACTGTTCAATGAAATCGATCCAACTGACAGCAAAGCCAAACTCGTTGACAATTTTATCCAACAGAAAATCGAGCGGAACTCCATGTGTGGCTTTAAGCTCAAACATGGTACCGCCATGAAAGAGAGTTTTTCCGTCTTCAGTGAATCGCTGGATCTCTTTCAGGCATTCTGGATTCTGCTGAATTCTCTCCTTTATGCTCGGGCCCGATTTCGATAGCCAATGGTTCGGAACGATCGCCAGCAAAGTGAAATGCCATTTTTGACCGGGGCGAATACTGGTCCAGAGCTGAGTGTGGTTATCAGGCATGCTTCTATTTCTCCAAGGAGGTTGTACCCTATTTTAGATCGGCATAAAAAAAGCATCATACATTCACTCCAGAGTCTTTTGGACTCTGGAGTGAATGTATGACAGGTGACTTGGGGGGTCCTGGAAGAATCGAACTTCTTGACTTCCGTCCAACCGTTTTATGTCGCCGGCTTAGAAGGCCGGTGTTGGGACAGGACCCTGAAAATCCCTTATCTCAAGTACGCGTCTGCTTCTTTCTTGGAAGGGAAAAGCTTTTGATCCCAGCCAATTTGTCGCGACTCTGGCTTCCAACCTTCTCGGTACTCGGGGTATCTTTCGACAAATTTTGAGCACGCCTCGTCAAAAGTCTTAGCCTGACAGACGTACACCCGTCGAGAACGCTGGATCTGCCCCATTCCCCAGAATGTTGAAATCCATACCTCGAATCTTTCCATGATCCGCCTCCAAAACGTGCACCCTAGAAGAACATCACTCGACGTCTTCACGCAACAGATGTGCAAAACAAATAATTTCTTATTTGCGCACTCTGTAAATTCACGAGTTGTCGCGTGCGTGCATACAACCGTAAGAGCCCCACTGAGTTTACTTATCTTAGTCCATTCACCTCGATGGCGTTTGGGCTTGGGTGGGGCTATCCCGAACAATTGCCGTGCTACTCATTTCAAAGCAGATCATGGGTTACAGGACACGACTTGAGGGGCCGGCGAGCCCAGTCTTCACCCGTCACGATTACTCTCGATAACAGAAGAGTACACTGATTTAGCAAGGTTGAGATACCAAGCGGTCAGAGCAAGATGATCGGAGTTATCCCTTGCTCCGTGGTCGACTCACGTCGCGGCTCGCATACAATTGTTTCTTTGCTTGAGAGCGATGGAATGAAGCTGGTATCTTGAAGTTCACCCGAAGGACTTTGCTGGCGTATGCGTATCGATGCGGTCCTCGGTTGTACAGAGCCAGAGCGACCGCCTGATTACCGTGAGCATCTTCCAAACACTCTGCCAAATAATCCAACCCGGCTCGGACGTTGTTTTCCTCGTTGTAATAGTTTCCAGTCAAGAATCGATCTTGATGGAACCTAGGAATGACCTGGGTCATTCCTACTGCTGGGCCGTGCTTGGCTCGGGCAATGTATGCAGATTCGGTAGAGATCAGTTGATGCGCCAGCTTTACCGGCACGCCTTTCTCTTTGGCGATCCTGGCAATCATGTCTTTGAGGTAAACTGCCCGGATGGGATCGATGCGGTTTGACGACGCATACTGAATCCACTGCACCGACATCGGGAAGCAGGGAATCGAAAGACTTAAAATCAGGGTCATCAAGACCCATTTGAGTGATTTGATCACGGGGCTATTTCTTTCTGCGCTTAGCGCATGAAGAGTTTTACATTTGCGTCAGAGCAGAGATCAAAAGCTTATGGCCGACGCAATTCGTCAGGCATGCAAGCGTAGTGATCTAACTCGTCGCAAATTGATGATGTAGGTTCATTAAAATCTACAGCATTCGACTCGACAGGAATGAGGGATGTGTTGGGGTAGTAATTCGGATAGTCAATAAACTTGACTGCTCGAATTTTGTTCAAGTAGACATCACTGCGATGATTTCCTTGATAAGCGCGAATGGCTTTATCAACGTCACCATACTTGAGTAGATATTCTTGAAACACTGCCGTCCCAACTTCAATGTTGGTTTCGAGATCAAAGAGGTTGCGACCTCTTATTTTTTCAGGGTGGTACTGTGGTACTACTTGCATATATCCACGAGCGTTGGCTTTGGATAATGCATTGTATCGAAACCCTGACTCCACCGTGATGAACCGAAACACCAAGTCAGGATCTAGATCCCGCTTGAGTGAGTAGGCATGCACAAAAGAGACAATTTTTACAGCCAGAGATTGACTTACTCGGCCTTTAGTTTGGTGAGTTATCCACTGCGGTGTGTGACTGAACGCATTGGTGCTGAACAGAAAACACAGCAATAAAATCAATTGCTTAAGGGGTTGCATGGATGCACTCCTGGTTAAGTTTGAGAATTTACTTGCCGGCAGAGAATAAAAGAAAAAGAAAAGCATACTGCCCCTTCCTTTTTGAGGAAGGGGCAGTATTGAGCTGTCTTAAAGCTTCAGTTTTTGAGGCTTATCTGAGGATTAGCGGGGCAGATCGACGGTAGTTTTGAGCGGGATAGAACGCCTTCAGATCCGGTGCCTTGTTGTTCAGAACGGGAACCCCCTGAGCAGCCAACTCGTCCAAAATGAACTTCTGGTAACGATCAGCGGCTTCCTTGGTACCCACCTCCAAGCCAGTGTCTCTCTGGTTGTCCAAATACCGAAAGGCCAGCCTCACAGAACCCTCGTCCCCGTAATGGAACATGCCGACAAGCCCGGAAATGTCCACCAGTTTCTTTTCTCCGTTGCTCGACTCCAAAATGAGCCGGGTAATGGGGGCTACTTCGTATCGGTGCTGCTGAGTTTCCAGCCGCTGGAAATACTTCTTGGCCGACCAGTAGTCGACCATGCGGGTCAACAAGCTGTCCGAGATCCACCAGGCATCGATGCTGTGATCCGGAACCGGGCCCATGGGTCGGGATTTGTACATCACCGTCATGGTATCTGCGTCCGACGACACATGGCCAAAACTTTGCTGGTATTCCGTCTGAAAGTGGTAGACCCCCTGATTGAGAATCTTCCATTGCTGAGGGTTGTTGAGCTGAAGGTTGTAGACCCAGAACTCCCCCATGTCAAACACCTCAACGTAGAGATTCTCATCTTTGAGCCCCACCAATAATTCACGGATCCGATTGGCGTAGATGTGGCCCCAGCAGGGATGGTTCTCCACATCGGAATCAAAGGCCAACGAGCCGGCGCTCCAGCGGAAGAAGCCTGCTTCCTCCTCCGGATTGAGTCTTTTCAGTCGCGCGTAAGCGAGTTGATTGACGGGAGTCATCTGTGCGATTTCCTCCTCGGTAAAGATCTGCGGGCGGGCTTGGGAGTAGACGGTAGGAATGGTCATGATGGCGGTTGGTTTGGTTGATCTGGATTTGGATTATCCAGATCGATGATATAGGATCTTAATCTTTTCTAATGGTTGCGAGTCTGGCCACCACGAGCTTTTGGTTTTCTTTGTTTTCTTGGGCTCGCTCCATTAAATCATTCACATTCCGAGTAGCTCGGTTGTTACTTTCCATGATCGAGTCCCAATCAACCTCTAAATAGGCCAGAAGCCATTCGAGATAATCTCGACGAATTTTGATCTCCGGCTTTTTCAGGTCCTGAAGTATTTGATCGGACAAAAGCTTTGCCGCGCAGAGGGCGTTACCGGTGCGCTTGAATTTCATTAAATCCGTTTCAGCCTGTCTTGGTCCGTTCTCAGTCATGACCATTTCCACCGGCTCGCAAAAGGGGTAAAGTGGATCGGGCTGGGTTGGTTTTGAGGGACGGCGCTGAACGCTATCTGTGCCGAAATTTTTCCAGCTAGGAATACTTCCGTCGTGCATTTGATCTTCCTTCCAAGAAAAAATTAAGGAGGGGCCGAAGCCCCATCCACCCAGAGATTACTCCAGGATCATCCAAACATCTGCCAGAGACTGGGGACGAATGAACACCTGTCGGACGCCGCTGATCTTCTCAGCATCCGTTTCAATGACGAAGGGGATTCCTTCCACCAGGGAGTCCTCCCCGACGTTGAAGAGAACAACTCGATTACCCATTTGAGCAGCTTCTGCCAGCTCCTCCATTGCCTCCGAGATGGTCGCCTTGGCATACCCAATCACACCGACCCGGAGGTCGGTCATGAACTGAAGAGCGTGTGCGGAGGTGGTAACGACGATGGTCATAAAAGTTCCTTTTTCTCAGGAGGGTGAATCGTTATGCGAAATTGCTTTGCGATTCAATGAGAGTATATATGACCATGAATTTTTGGAATGTGACTACACCATCTTAAATGTAGGTGAAGCCTAGGGCTTTGAGTTCTGCTCCGTTAACCCTTGGCAACTCCACAATTTTATCAAAGAACTCTTTTGCTGCCGCCCGTCCTGGGAACGTACGCTCCATTCCACCGGCGTCCCCACCACGAACCAAAACCTTGTGGTCGTTATTCTCAGTTCCTAGTTTGAAATATGAAACTTCCACAAAAAGATTCTGGCCAGGACCCAACCCACGCCAGTATTGATCCAGCCGATAAGAGGGGCCCCAATGTTCTGTGGTCAGCTTAAACACGCTGACACAATCCCACGGATAGTCGTAGTCTTTGTACGAGATCCGCTTCTCCTCCAATCGAAATTCCAAAAAACGATGTCCGTAATCCCCTACCAATTTCTTGGTAAATTCAATCAAGATCGGGTCCGTAATTTCTTCGAATCCGAAAGAACGAAAGAACTTGATCGGTGCATCACTCATGGTGACTTCGATCAATTTTTTGTAGTTTGAAGCAAGACGATTGGTAAGGTAAATAAGCGCTTGCTTTCCAAATCCATGACCTCGGCATTCAGGGATGACGCCATGCCAGCGAAGCCCGGCCATTGATTCGGATAACGGCCACCAGCCAGTAATTCCAATCTTCTTGCCGTCGTTAAGAATGTAGAAAATCTCTCCATCGGCTTCATCAAGAGTCCAGTCGGTTGTAGCGACCATGGCTTGCTCGCTCCATTTGGAGGGCCAGATGTCTTCAAAGCCAGGGAAGAAATCAAAAGCTTCTTTCTTTGAAGCGAGTTGCAAGGAAATCATGGGTAAGCTCCAGCGATCGGTGTGGTGGATTTGTACAAAATGCCGGAACGATATAAAAAAGAAGGAGCTACTACCCTGGACGCTTTTGGCGTCCAGGGTAGTAGCATTCCATCAGGGGATTTTATCCCTCATTCGGAAAGAGGACCTTCAGCATCTTCAGTGCTATCACACCGTCTTTATTGATCGACACGTGACTTTCTCCTTGGCTGCGGAATCGCAGAACAAACCTGGCTTCCTCCAAAGCCTTCAGTCCATGGGTCTCAATGATCGAACTAGCAGCAGTGGCCCCGACTTCTTTCAGGGTCCTCAGCACGCATCGTGCGCCATGACTCAGGTTTTCAACCAGACCAAAGATAGCTTGGACCTTTGCCGCCTCTGCCAAATTGGACTGATCCCGACGATGAGGAAATGCTTGATCCATGGCTTCTTCTCGGATGGTCCGCGCCCATTCCGGGATTGGGATCGGCTTCCAGCCACTTTCCGTCACGAACTGCGGTCCCGGCTGCGTTGGCGGGATGGGAACATAACCAGCTTGTGACGGCGCAATCGGCTGTCCGGTGAAAACCACGCCCTTGACGAGGTCCGAAATAAGCCAGGGATGTACCTGAGTCATTTTGGTCACCTCTTGATAAACCTGACGTGCTTTGTCAATGTCCAACTGGCTGATGTCGGCGTTGAGGAAGATGAAATCAGCGCGACTCTTCGGGCGTTCGTTGTAGAAGTCTTTCGTTCTCAGTCCGTTCAGGAACATGTTGAAGATGACGGAATCATGGCGATTTTGCTGCCGGTAGTTGTAAACAGCGATGGCCCAGTTGTAAGCCGATCCATCCCCATCGTCTTCCTTGTCATAGTCGTAGCAGATCACTCCAACTGACTGATCCTGATTGGTGCGCAGGACAACACGGAACCGATTGTTGCAGTTTTCCACCTCGCGACGGAGATACTGGTAGAGTCCGAGCTTCGCGGGTTCGAGTTCTTCGAGGTCCATTTTTAACCACGGATGAGGCTTCCCATCCAGGGTCATGTATTGTCGCGCATGCTCGAGGTCTTTCTGAGTGATCACGTAATCGTGAAAATACCCCAAGACCAGATCATGATTACCACTCATGCGCATCCAGTTGCGGCTGGTATCAGGGATAACGTGTAAGAAAGCCCGGAAAATAGGATTACAGTACAGTGACGATGCGTCTGAAAGAGTAATTACCCCCATCCAGGCTGGCCACAGATACGCGTTTTCTCCACTCAGGGCACCATGCTGGACAATTGCCGCGGTACCCAGTTGACGAAGCTGGATGACGGACAATTGGGACGTCGAGCGCTCCAGCGACCGACGAAGGTACGAGCCCAGGGTGTGGATTTTTGTTTCATACATCCCCATGCGCGGGAAAGGGTTGGTTTTCATGGGTTCGGAGACTCCAGTAAATTGAGAAGTCGGACTGAGTGGAAGATCCAGTCCAAGCCACGGGTGAGTAGCTTGAACCCCCGTGAACTGCCGCATCGCTTGACGAGCGAGTTCGATGTCCGCCTGAGTGATCTTGATATCACGGAAAGCCAGAAAGATGTTGGAGGAAGGCCCAGCGTATCGCGTATGGAGGGAATCAAACTGCCCCTCATACGCCTGAACTTGAAATGCTTCGAAGATCTTGACGTTCCTCTCGCCCCAAGAGGCGCCATTGGTTACTATGTTCCTCCATTGCTGATCGACACCGCTGCTGGCCGTTAGCATGGCTGTTGTCGATTTCACAATCAGTCCAGCATCGCGCCCATTGCTCGGGAACCCCAACACATTAAACGGCGCGTTCACGGTGTGGAGGGTCTTTCCAAGATACTCGGAGAGATACATGCTGGGTTCTGGTTGGGGGTTGATCCTACGACGACAATCTTCCCATTCAGAATGAGGGAGGGCAATGCTTTCAGGAGAAAAGGGACTTCTCGGGATGAAGCCAGAGGGCTGGCACAAGAACGGATTCGTCATTGGGGCTGCTGCATATGTGTTGGGTTTCTGGACGAAGTATTGCCGCATGTAACGACCATATCGCTGTGCGATTTTCTGAGTGTCGTCCTGAGCGATGTCCAGATCTTGCTTGGTGATCAGCACCTCCTCGAAGACGTATCGCGGAGAATTCCCAAACGGAGGGAGGATGGATCGACCTACTGGGAGGCTTCGGAACGCCTGAAATATCTTGCCGAACGCAGTCCGATTGCAAAACCCAGCCATCGGCATATTGAGCCAGGACCAGATCGGATCATCGATGACCGGAATACTCATCGGCAGCATGACCACAAACGGGTACATGTGGATCCCGGACGGGAGGACAATCCCACCAAGGCGGCCGATTTCAAAGGCCATGTATTCGCTGAGCTTCGTAGTTTTCATGGGGTTTTCTTCCGCGGATTGTTTCGACGGGATTTGGCCTTGGATGCATTCCGATGCATTTGCAAGACTGGCCTTTTCAAAGACGCGTTCATGCATTTTCTTCAGTGCCTCATCAAGAGCCTTTTCCCGAGTTTCGGTTGGTGCGGGAAGGATCTCTTTTATGATTTTCTTATGGGTTTCGATTATGAGATCTTTCAGAAGAGGAGCCGGGGCGGGGGTACTGTTCACGGTTTCTGGTTTGGCAACCTCACCGCTCACAGTTTCCATGAACCAATCCAGGATCGGACGATCTTCTGCCAAGAGTTGTGGCATTTTCCTTCGAGCATCGATCAGGTCCTCGTCGGTGATTGAGACGTCGGTGAAACAATAGATCGGAGATTGATCCAGTTCGTTACGGGTCAATCTCTTCCCCGTTGTGAGCTCGAACTGTGACAAAATGAGGTCTTCTTTCTTGTCGAAATTCAGCTCGCATGCTTTCAACAGCACATGTATCGGATCGACCGGACAGCTATTGGGACGGAATACCAGAATACTGTCCGGGTCCGACTCACTTCTCAGAAGCTTCACGCCGAGACGAGCGGCAGAGCGCAGCATGTATGCCGCCAACATCATCTCGTCCGGAGCCGAGGGAAGCACGCAGGTGGTTGGTGGCTCCGGGCAATCCACGAACATCGGATCTTTGATCCTCGTGGAAAACCAGTTGTTCTCGATGTTGGTTCCCGACTGCTTCAGTGTCTCATCAAAGATGTCGAGATCTTCCTGAGTGATTTCAACATCGCAGAAAAGCAAACACTCGTTCGGCAAGCGGCGCAGGATCTCCGGATTCTGACCGAATTGGAAAGCCCCCAGAATCGTGCTGGCGTCTGTATCTCGCGGACGCCCTTGCATGCTGAAAAACAGACCCCAACACTGATTCTTTTTCAGGAAGTCATCCATTTTGATCCCGTCTTGAGGGTTTAAAAGGCCCAAATTCTGAAAAGTGAGTTTTGTTTCAGCGGACTCGTCTTCCCAAGAGGGGGAGTCTTTGAAAAACACAATCTTCAGGGATGGAGCGTAGTTCTTGAGGTAGGTGGAGAGCTTCATGTCAGTGCCTTGTTGGTTGTGGCGGTTGGATGATGTATCGCTTTGTTTAGCTGCGATCACAATCTTCAGGAATGATAGACAAGACCCAGGTTCCCATGATGCTGAGAATATAGGTCATTCGAGTCGTTTTCGATAACAATCCTTTTTCGTAAAGACCTTTTGCGGTTTGAAATTGTTGGGTACTCATCATCACCCTTTTTGGAAGAATATCCGGATTATCTTTTTTAGGAGCGTGAAGCCGCAAAACCTCCACCTCAAGGTCATTGAGTTCTTCGGAGTTGAGCAGAATCCGTAACAAAATGCTCGGACTCCACCCCTCTAAGGTCTCTGGGTTTACATTAAGCAATCGGAGTTTATCTGCAATTTTCATAATTCAATACCCAATGGCTAAACAAAGTTCACGACCTTCCGGAGTGATTCTATAAAACTGGTACCTTCCATTCTTCGTCGTCAGGGAGAGCAGTCCCAGACTGACTAACCGATTAAGCGACGCATTCGGCTCAAACCCCTGCTCACTATGAAACGTGAAGGGGACCAGTTCGTTCTTAAGTTTCGGGTCACGAAGAACGATCACGGTTGTTTCTGCAGTCAGCATTTTTGAGGTCCGCAATATTTAGAGATGGTTTGTTGAAGGTCAACCTGAGCCAAATCGTAGGCTTGCCTCATATCGTCGAAAGAAACTTCTTCGGTAGAGAACTTGACTTTCCCGCATCCGCGAAAATCATCCTCACTCACTAAGCGACACTCCACCACCGGAGAGTGGTCGGTTCTCGCGTGATAAGTGAGGAAAGAAATCGAATGCAGACCGCAAGGATAAACAGCCAATTCGCGAGTGGGGTGGATTATCGGTTGGGATTTCTTCTTGAGGTTTGAAGCCTCTTTCCTCCATTTGAAATGGTTGCGGGTGTACAGGACCCACATCGCGACGTTCATCGGGAGAAGACCATAATTCTGGCTGACAAGAATCCAAGTCAACCAGAGCACCTGGTTACCCATCCCAATGATCCACGCGTGAACGTTTTTGTTTCCTGCCAAAAACACCTGGTAGATGGTGATGGTGCTGAGCACGTACGGCAGGTAGGTGATGATCAGATGTTTCATCAGAGTTGATCCGTGGTTTTCTTGATGTCGTCGTGGAAAATCCTGAGCAACCCGGCAGTGTCCATGTTGGGATGGTTTTCATTGAAGCTGTCCATTGCCAACTTCACAGCCATCATGATCCGGCGCTCGTTGATCCGAGCGAAAAGCTCACGGGTTTTCATCTTGCCGAGAATGAACCCGTTGCTGAACGTGTAGCTGTCGGGAATCGGAAGATCCGTCGCAAGCTTGCGTTCATCGTAGATCTGTTGCGCTTGAGCAGGCGTGGCGCCATGGCTTTGCAGAAGCTTCAGAACACTCTCCATCAGTCGAGATTTGATCAGCCGCTCAGCATCATCAATGACCTCCTGAGTGAGTGTCAGGCCAGACCAGACCACGGGGGTTTTGGTGTAAGCCTCACGGCGAAGACGATTCTCTTCGACAATCTGGTTGCCCCTTTTAATAGTGGCAACAATCCGATGATGTTCGGTGATCAGTCGGCCAAGAAGCCAATTCTCCTCAACCATCAGATCGCGTTGAGAGCAGGTGGTGGCCAAACAGTTCGTGATGCTGCCCTTGGAATTGGTGGGGCAGGTGTTGCAGTAATCGTCGTTCATGGTGGCTGGGTATTGGTAGATTAAATGATGTTTCGGTACTTGGAAGCGAAGCGCTGCAGGACAATGCCGTGAAACCCCTTCTTCAAGATACTTTCAAAGAAACCATTGGCCGAAAGAATATCGCATCTTTCCTTGAGCTGTGTGGTGTCGTGAAGGTTCACTAATCCAGGGTAATCAAACGTGTACCTCAATTCAAAGGTGATCTTCTGTTTTTGGCAAGGTCCTAAGTTATCCTCCTCATCCCAGACGCTTGTCAGGATTGCCGGGGTGAACAAAATACGAAACCCTTCTTTCGATCCAATGTAGTCGAGCCTCGCCACACTGTCAATGATTGCCCAAAAAATCGTATCCGTGACGGTGTCACGGATTTTATTATTTTTGATGGGGATTCCGCCACGAGGATAGTCAGAAACAAACTCGTGGATCAGTGACACGTCTTTCGACAAATGCTCAGGACCTTGAACAAACTTAACCTCGCTCCTGAGTCGAACAGCTTGGTGATGTGTCGTACTGATAAGCAGATTCAGAGCTTCGTTGACTCGATTGGAAGCCATCAAGGCCATCTTATCTTGCTGGTTGCTGATGATTTCAAGAACTCTTAGTGCGCTCGATTCATCCCCTGGCATGTTTGGTATCTGCCTAAGCCAACCGGTCAAGAATTGATCAAAGGTAGCTGTGTTATTCGGTTGAGTTTCAGTGTGTTCCATTTTCTTTCCTCAGGGGTTTTGGGTTCCAAATTGATCAAACCACATTTGCTGAAGTGGGTGATCTGAGAATGTCGATGGACGGAAAAGACAGACCGGTGCTCTTCCCAAAAGAAGATCATTCAAAGCTAAGTTGTAATTGAGCAATACGACCCCCGTTGGTAGCAGAGGGCCATCTTGGGTACGTGGTGCAGTTTGGAGATCGCAGGTAACTGCCACCGTTTTGAAAAACGGGTCTAGGCAACGATCTGGATGATCAGACCAATTTCTGAGAAACTCATTTGTCTCTTGCTGCAACACCTCGACACCAAGATTGATGCTGAGGTAGCGCATTTGTGCCTGCTTTTCTTCCAAATGCCTCCTTAAGCTCTCCAGGAGCACCATCGCTTCTTTGGATTGGTATTTGGGCTCGTGAATATTCTTGAGCGCTTTAAAAGCGCGGTCTCTTTGAGCTTGTGTCCATCTCATTTCAGCCTCCGAGTGACGTCAACTTGAAATGATCAATGGGTCACGCAAACTAAATGTTGCATTTGCAACCCCTCGGAGTTTGTGAAGCAATAAGTCTCCATTTCGGTTTTCAGAAATAACGCAATCCAATTCCTGTATCCATCGGGTGAATTTTTGGAACACCCAGAGGTTCTCAGTAGTGTCACCTGAATCAGTGAGCACGTCTTCTTGGGTTACGGTGCGAACCCAAGAAGGAACTCCACAAAGTACCAAAACTTTGCCTTCTTGACCGAGTTGTTGCCGACGCTTTCCAACCCATTCGTGATATTGGTCCCAGCCGGACACCTCTTGGCTGAAAGCGTCTTGATCCAGAAAATCCAACTTAGTTTCTTCTGGATCAAGAGCCCTTTTTATTTGGTTTGCTAAAAGGAAAGTCTTTTGTGGATTTGAGGCAATGAGATTTACAACAAATCCAGCGGTCAGGTTCTGAGTGAACCAGCTTAAGTTTTGTTCAATTTGATCGAGTTTCATTTCCATGCTCCAAACTAAAAAGAAAGAGCGGATGGCCGAAACCATCCGCCCGCTTCAAACCAGAAGAGTTTTACTTCCAGAGTTCTTCGGCCTTGATCGGGGCCTTCAGATCCACCCCGCGCCATGCTGCCGACGTGAAGGTTGCTTCGTCGATCAGCTCAGGCAGGTTGTCGGAAATGCACTTGCGCAGAGCGGAAATACCACTCCGACGATCAGGTGCATTGAAGTTCTGAGCCATCAGAACCACCCGGGTCCACGCCGTGACCGCCATTCCCAAGCCCGGGTAGGACAACGATTCGATCAGATAGCCCGCCGCCTTGAGTTTGTCAGCATGGGCCTTGCTCAGACCCAGCAGCTTCAGCGAGCCGCCAGTCTTCTTCCCCATCTGTTCAATAGCCGGGTTGTCGCGAGAAGTCACGATCAATGCAGCAGCCGCTTTGCCGGTTTTAACGGCGTCGATCGCCGCATCCGAATCAGCGAACTGAACCGGATTCAACGCAATACCCGTCAAGTGCATGTACCAACGAAGGCTCAGCATTCCCGTTTCGGTAACTGCGATGGTCATGCCGCTCAGATCTTCCACCAGTTGGGGAGCCTTTTTACCGAACCATCCGTCTTTAACCGAAGCCGGACCGATGAAATGATAAGCTTCATGATTCAGCCCCATCAGCGGAAGGAAACCGGCCATCGAAGCCTTCTCATTGTTCATGTAGAGTTGGCGGATGTCGTCTTGGGCAAATGCCACCCAGCCTGCTTTGGCTCGCATCTTGCCGAAGGTGTCCACCGTACCGGTGCTGAACCCCTGAGTGAGGGTGTACCCAGAGGCGGCGGCCACCTCAGCCCGACAGGTTCCGATGATCTCTCTGGCCATGGCCGAGTACATCGAAGACTCGGTGTTCGAGCCTCCAATGAGGATCAGAGGCTTCGACTGAGCGAACACCTGGAAGGAGAACAGGGCCACGATCAGGCCGAGGAAAAGCTTTTTCATTTGAGAAGTCCTTGGTTCAGAGCTTGAAGGAAGAAGTGCCGGCCGGAGTGGCGGGCGCGGGGGCTGGTGCTCCACTGGAGGGCATATTCATTTCGGGCAGTCCCAGGGTACCTTCCGAACGGAAGTAGGCGACGGCCAAGCAGGCTGCCAGAACGAGAGTAGCAAAAAGCAGGCGCATGATGGACCTTTACTTCTTTTGGGTTTGACGAGAATCTTGTTGCTGAAAGCTGTCGAACAGCCCACGGCGGGATTCGTTTTCCAGTTGGGGCGCTGCTTCGATGGTGCGGTCGCGATCCTTCTGTCGCTGATCTTCGGCCATCCGACTCTCGCGAGCCGAGACTTCGACCTCGCGGGTGAATGCGTTTCCTTCGAGTTGAGACATCTCAAGTGCCGCCATGGCTTCGGCTGCTTGGCTGCGGATCGCTTTGAGCGCCGTGTCTTCGCGCACCTGACGCATGGCGGCTCGGCGACTTTGTCCGGTAAGCGCCGACAAGATGCCCGCGGCCTTGTTGATCTGCTGATCGGACTCCCAATCAAATTCCAGCTCTTCAATCCGCGCCTCGTACGCCTCGAGAGCCTGAGCCGAATTGGCGAGTAATTTCTTTTGATGATCAACCGATTTACGAACCATGTCGATTCGGCTCAGGAGAGACCTGGTGGTTGCTGAGTCCGGATATCGACGGGAAGATTCGGCGTGGCGATCTTCTAGGGTGCGCCCAACCCCGATGAGTTGCAGTGTCGATTTGGATCGGTTTTGGTGATCCTCGTTCATGTCGAAGAGATTTCGCCGCAAGGCAAAACCAGGATTGCCTTTCCAGATGGCAATCATTCCTTGGAGCTGGTTGTAAGCCAACAGCTCCAGGAACGTCGGGTAGAGCATCACAGCCGTGAAGCCGATCGCTCCAGCGGCCACGATCGCCATGGTGGCAATCAGAATTTTGACGGCGAAATACAAGGCGACGCCGCCGATAACGGCGCATCCTAGTATCTTCCCGATTTTGACGGATTTTTGTTTGGTGGTCACGAGTTCAGCCTTTCTTGCTGAGGGGTTGGAAATCGCCTTCTTGGCGAGCGTGGGTCTACTGAGGTGCACGATCTTCCCGGCGATTAGCCCGGAGAATCTCGTACTTGATCACATCGCAAACGCTGTTGTTGCACCACGGAATTTCAGTGGGGCACGTGGCGTCTTTGAACGACTGGAGCGCTGCTTTGACAACGGCGGCACTGCGCGACTCTCCTTGCACGCAGTGAACGAGCACGTTGTGATTGTTCTTGTTTGCTTCGATCAGGATCTTGGCAATCGACTGCGCTTGCTCTCGATTGATGCTTCCAGGCTTCATCCAGTCCACATTGTTGAAACGGAATTCATGGACTTGAATGCTGGGATCTTGATAGGCCCAAAGCCTTTCTTCTTCGAACCAATAATCCACCCCATGGTCAGTAGGGTGAGTTTCGGTCAGATGGTCGAGAATTCGAATGATCACGTTCACCGGACCATCGATTTTATCTCGACGTTTGTCGGACGGGCGAGTAGCCAGTCTCAACGAGACGTTTTGCAGTATCAATTTATCACCTATCGTCTTTCGTGGAAACAAAGATCGCAAAGCTCACACTTTACCCCAAATGAAGGCGGGCCATGCAAACACCTGGATCAGCGGATCTGGCATTGATTTCTTCAGCATGGCTCGGTAAGCCATGCTGCTCTCCCCGCAAAGAAGCAAATGCTGAGAGGGTGAAACACCTTCTTGGATTCGTTGCAGTGGGGCTTGCTCGGTGCAGTCGAGGTACATAGCAGCCACGGCTTCTTCGATGTCCTTTTGTCTGGACCATTGAGATCCATTGAAGTAAATCGTCACGCCCACCAACAAATAAACGAGGGCCAAGAAGACCCAGTAAAACATCAGGGACTTCTTCCGTGGTTGATCTTTCAACATTATCTCCTTAATGGATTCGCCTGCAATTAGTCTAAACTCGTCACATTGATCCGAAGAAAAGCGCTCCACATGTACCTGGAGTTTATTTGCTTTAGCATTTGAAACAGCGCGAGAGACATCTACCCAGAATAATTGAATGGCTTGATTTTTTTCCATTACGCTAAAGCCCATGGGGGTTACTGGCAAATGGATGATATAGGGTTTAATTTTAATAGAAGACGGCAAAAAAAAAAAGAATAGGGGCGAACCCCTATTCTCGACGAGATGAAACCGAACACAGGTCACGGATCATTTCGCCGTGACTGAGCCAATCAGGCACCAACTGGTGATGGTCACTCCTTGCTTTGAAGCAACCCACTTCCAGTAATCTTGCTGAAGCTTGCAGGTGCGCATCGATTGGTCGCTAATGCCCGGGGAGTAGAACTTTTTGCCAATCAGGGAATGACCCGTGTTGACGCACTTGGCGGGCTGGATCATCATGATCTGGGCTTGCGGCATCTGAGCGGCTTTTGCTGCCAGATACTCCGGAGTCGGTGTGCAGACCTGCACGATTTGAAGGGTGATGCCAGCGATTTGGGCGAGGAAGGGCATTCGGAACTCCATTGAGTCAAGGTTGATGGTGACCAAATACACGATTTGTACTCGATTCACATTGGTTATATGTGACTGTAAAAATCTGGAAAATGGTTTTTAAATTAGTAAAAAGAAAAGGGGGACGAGCCCCCTTTTCTTTGCCGTTCCCGACTTCAGCCGATCTCGGTTACATGGGAGAACTGCTGATGGTGCCGTCTGGAAAGTGAAGGTACCCGTCGACGTCTTGCCAACGACGACCGGCCTTCTTCTCGGCGAGTTGCTTTTGGTCATGCGGTTTCACGTACCACATGTAGTCGAGCTCCTCCCCAAGCATCGCCGACCCTGGATTGGCCGCTGGGAAGGACGAGCAAATCGTGACGATCCGCCCATATTCCTGAGGGGTCACAATCGCGTTGCGATCTTCCACCAGTCGGTTCACGGCTGAATCAGCGCACTGGTAGACGCGCGAATTTTTCTTCAGCCACGCCGTGATTCGATCCGCATACGGATCGATGCTCAGATTTGCTGGCGGTACGACTTGCGCCTGGGCACCGAGGGAGAGAAACAGAACGATGAGGCAGATGAAACGATTCATGACTTAAGCTCCTAGAATGGATTGCGTTACGGGTAATTCGGAGGATCGTCTCCCAGGGTCTGGATCTGGGAGACGATCGGCGCTGTCTTCTGGGTCGGGAATCCGGATGGGAAAGAATCCATCCACTCCTCCCTCGGCTTGGAGTACATGCAGATCGCCTCCATTGCTTGATCGTTGCGATCCCAAGTGAAGCCACAGCGAGTCGTCAGGTCAGGGACGGCATTGGGGAGGTAGCTATTGCAGTAACCAACCGACTGACCTTCCGGCAGATCCGTGGTTGCCGGAAGAGTCATCGTGCTGAACAGATGACCACGGCAGCGAGGGCAGGTGAATCCATCCCAGGAAGGATCTGCGGTCTGCCGGTCGGTCTTTTGCAAGACCGAGAAGGTATTGATCTTCTGCTCCGGGCAATAGTTCAGATGCGGAACCCGGGAACGATCATCGAACATCCAGCGACTGAGATGGTCGCCAGCCTTCTGCACCCAGGCCGAGAGGAGGTCGATCAGCGCCGTCATTTCGGGGTTGTTCGCATGCGACTTGGCGCCGACCAAATAACCCGCAGCCCAGTAGACCGCGCGCATGGCGGCTACGTGGCTGCTGTAGTCATGATGCCGGGTCCAGATCCCGTACCAGGTCAGTTGCTTGTGCAGCCCCTGCAGGAAGCTTGACTTCGGACCCCCACTGGGCTGCTCAGTCGCCAGGACCTGGATCACCCGGAGGTCATCCATGAGCTTCTGGTCCACATCCAACGGATGGTTGGGGTCCATGGGTTCTTGCTTAACGAAGACAGGGATGGTAGGCTTTTGCATCTGATTCTCACTAGCTCGATATTAACGATGGATTTTAACGAAACGACATAGGCGAGAAGACTTTACCCTTGTCGGAGTTCTAGCTTCTCGCCCGATGTTCGCTCAGTCGGTTTTCTTTTCAGGGTTGTTGATTCCGAAGCGCTTCATGCTTGCGATCACCCGTGCGTTCTCCAGTGCAGCAAAGTGCGCTCGGATGCGGCTTACTTCGATACTGGCCCGATGGCTGCGGTACTCGATCACCTTGTCAGTGCAATGGATGCGGATCACGCGCCCACCAGGACCCACACGAGAACCCTCGGGCTGTACCGAAGTGCAGATGTAGATCTCCTCCGTCACCTCGGTCCTGAAACACTCACCCGTGCGCTCGTCTCGGATCGGGCGCGTGATCAGGATGCGGCCGCCTTCCGGGAACAGGCCGGTGCCTCGAACCACAGCCTTCCCCTCCACCGGGCGTGACATTTCCTCCGCCACAGCCACACGCTGCTTTTCTTTCAACCATTCCCAGACGTGAGGGAGATTGCTGGGGATCTCCAAGACGTCCAAGTTGGCCCGTTTCTCACCGGTCTGGATCATGGCTCCTTGGGCGATAAGCCAACGACCTGTGTTCTGTTGTTCATAGACCTCGTCCAGTGTCCACGAATAGTAGCCGTTATCCGGATTGCGAACCGAACTGATCACGCCAACGGCGCACCAGAACTTGAACTCTTCTTCGATGGTGGTAAAGTGCGTCACGCCTCCGGTTGCCCAGCGGTAGTGGTTGCCGCGCGAGTCGAGGCGGAGGTCTTTTTCCTCGATCTTTGCATAGCCCTTCTGGCCTTGCTCATCGAAGTTGTAGCAAGCTTCTGCCCCGTTCAGAGGGAAAGCATCTCCGATCATCTTCAAGGTTTCCTGACCTTGATTCGGATCCATCCACCAGACCTGATCGCCCGGATAGAATTTCGGATCCACGACGGGACCAAGAACCCTTGAGTGCTCTCCGGGGTTCTTCTTGGCGTGCTCTTTGCGCTCCGCCAGAACAGCCACCGGATCCCCACCACAGACCGGAGTGGCCAGGGAGATGTTGTATTCGCTGGCGTCCGTGACTTCAGTACCAGTATCCTCGCGGACGTACGTGACCTCGCCTCGCGACACCGACCAGACGAGTTCTTCCGAATCCATCCCTTTCCTCTTGATCGGCCAATAGTAAGGGGCATTGTGCCCGATCCTGGGAGCGAATTCCTTAACCCGCAAAAGAATGCCGTTCGGAGCCTTCTGCCCCCAGCCTTCTTCGTCGTAGTAGGTGACGACATCGCCCACCTTGAGCAAATCACGATCTCCGACGTAGCGGAAAACCTCCTTGCGTTCCGACTCCTCGAGGACGGCCCGGAGCTGAGCCAAATCGAGATAGTTTTCGACACGCTTCCATTCGGAAACGTTCTTTGTCGGATCCCACGGACACTTGTAATCGAATATCCAGATCTTGACGCCGTCGAAGTCCATCAGGGTGGCGGACAGATACTTCGTCCACGACTCGGACGCATTGAGAGACTTGAGAGCATCATCCACGATCGTCGACAGGGTGGCGGCGTCGAGCCACCAGTGCTTGTTCTTGGTGCTGGGGAAGAAAATCATGGGGAATCCTTTTTTCGTCTGGGTGATTGAATTACAGGAAAGCACAGCCTTGAAGAAGCCGAAACATTTTCAATGCTTCGTTCTCATCGGGGTACCTGAGGAAGATTTCAGAGCGGCCGAGGTTCAAAATCACAGCATCGGGGAACGGCGAATCTCCACGGAAATCCGCCAGGCAGTAAGAGGACAGGTCACTCACACGCACGACGACCCAGCCCTGGACTGTGTCGATCTTAACAAAACCATTACCAATCCAGACGATCGGGACGTGCCCGGCAATCTGATTGCGACGGTAATAGATCCACGACTTGGTCAGATTTTCGGACCAAGACATTACTCCTTTGTATTCGTCGAAGATTGGATCTTCCAGCTTTTCCAGCGCCACGATCTCTTTCAGGGACGCCTGAATTTTCTCCGCCTGACCATCGTCAATCCCTACGATCACCATCTCTTGGAACTTTGTCGGATCTTCTTCTTCGACGATGATGACTTCCGTCCCCTTGAAGGTAGTGGTGATCTCGCTAAGGATTTTCTCCAAAAGCGGATACCTTTGAACGGTCCAACACCCCAAACAGATCGTCGGGGTCAAGCTATTTCGGACATCCGGCCGGCTAGAACACCAGACAATATTCCTTGGCTTTTTCATGGTTTTCCCGTTTACTTCAGGAGTTGGTGTTTGCGACGAGCGCCGGCCTCGCTCCCGGAGATGCGCCGATCGACGTATCGAACGCCATCCACTGTCTCGACACGAACTCTGGACTTGAGTTCGAACTTCTCCTGAGTGAGGAGTTTTCCTTTCAGGAGCTTATCGAGGCGCTGAATGCCTTTTCGCGCATTGCCGGAGCAGTTGGCGTTGTGGCACTTGTCCGAGATCAGCAGACGCATCACGCTGGGGAGCCTCTCCCACTCCGACGCAACGAGCTGGACGACCTTATCGTGGCTGAGCTGGCTGACAATATGGTTTGCCATCTTGTCCGACTTGGATGCTGGCATCGTGGCAAAGGTCGTTCCGCTAACCCCACGCGTGGCTTGGATGCCTTCGTCGGCGTAATTTTCCCATTCGCTGAGGCGAATATTTCGCTCCAGCAGATACATCATCAGAGACATTTGTTTCTCCTAGGGGCATCTCTGCCCCAGTTTAGATCAGCCGTAGTAAGCCACGATGTCATCACTCAATCGCCGACATCCACCAATGAGCCAGCCGAAGGAATCTTTCTCGGCCGGGAAGAACTCGAACTCCGGAAGAGTCCGGAAGAACGAATACTTCGGACGGCCTTCAGAAGTGATGCCGTAGCCACTGAGGACCTGGTCGATGGCCTCGTGTACTGCTTCGATCTCCTTCTTGCGAGGAAACTCAAATCCATCCAGGATCTCAAACCAATCCGGGTTCTGACCCAGAACCTCATCCTGGATCTCCTTGATCAGATCGTACTTCTGATGAAGGTAGGCGCCGACGGCGTTCTCGGCGACCGATTCCGCTTCAAGCCTCAAAGCGGCCTTGTAGGCTTCCAATTGCATGTCGTCCATTAGGATTTTTCTCCTGAGTTGGGGGTGATAAATCAGACTGGTAATATGTGTTCAAATAAGTCTGCAATGTGGTTTATTCTTATCGTGTAGAGGGGTAAGGAGTTTACCTCTTATTAACCGAAAGGTGTATATGAGTACCGAAAAACCTGATAAAGACGGCTTGTTTGATGCCGTCACCGATTTCACGAACTTCTCTTTCAATCGAAAGAAATGGTCCGACACGACTCGCGTGATTGGACTGTTCACGATGGGGCTGTTCCTGAACTTCTTCTCTTATTTCCTGACCTCTGTTTTCAATGAGCCGGCAATGGCTTACGTTGGAGGTAAGGCGGCAGAAGCGTTCTGGATGATGGCTGCGTTCCACGTCGTGCGCCGAGTGCTTTGGCCGTACGTGAATCTCAAGGAAGCGTGGTTTGATTCCAAAAAGGACCCGTTGGCCAGGTCGGTGTACGTGTTGGGGATTTTCATCGTCTTCGCATCGCTACTGATGTTCTCCTCGCCTTCTAAGGCAAGCGTTCCTGAGGCTGCAAAGAAAGTCATTCCGGAACTCGTTTGGGAAGGATCTAAAATTTGGCCTGATGCGGACTTCGCAACGCTGGCTGCACAAATTCACCGGGAGACGTGTCCATCGGAAACCCACCGATTTTGCTTCAGTCCGACCGCTCGTGCCAAAACTGCCTGGGAAGAAGGAATTGGACTGGGGCAGTTCACCCGCACCGCCAAGATGGACGTGGTATCCGAGCTTAGAGCTCAATTTCCAGAATATCTGGCAGACTGGGGTTGGGATCGAAACCTTCAAAACAGTCGGTATCAAATTCAAGCTTTCGTTTTGAAGAATCGGTACAATTGGTCAAAGATCACTGGGACTAAAACCCGAGAAGATCACGAGGCCATGATGCTGATTGGCTACAACGCTGGTTTGGGTCGAGTTTCTAGTGACCGGAAAATCTGCAAGGTGACCCCTGGTTGTGATCCAGATGTCTGGTTCGGTAACGTAGAACTCACCAGCCGACTGAAGAACGTGCCGAAAATGAAAGAGTATCGACAAACGTTCTTCGAGATCAATCGAAGCTACGCGGAAACGATTCTGAAGAAGCTCAAGCCCAGGTACCGTCAGTATCTGGACGAAAACAAAATAGCTTAAGGCTAACCCAGCACCCACACCCATTCAAGGGGTGTGGGTGCTGGGTATACGCCGGTCAGTCGTTAGACGAACCAAACGGTCATTGTGGAATTGCTGTTGGCTGATTTCACCTTGAAGCGAATTCGATCATTCCAGGCTGGTTGGTGTTTGGCCTTCTTTCCCTCGGGGATGCCGTAGCCGTCTTCTTTCAGCCAGCGGGCTTCGTATTCCGCTGTATGTTGGCTGTGCTCGTAGCGTCGAGTGCTGACCTCACGAACCACCCAATTTATCGTATTCCAGAAAGATTTGCGCAGAATCTTCCCGACGGGCTTTCCACGATAATCAACCCCGAGGCGCTGCACGTACATCAATGCCCCCAGATACTCCTCGAGTCGCTGATGGCCTCCAGGTGTATACTGTCGCGCGATGTTGAATTCCTTCAGATCGGGATTGCAGAATCCGCCATCGTCAATCTTAAAGCCGGAGCGCAGCAGTCGGAACCATTTGACTGCGGCCTTTTGAGTTGCTGCGGAGGCTTTGAAGATCTTTGCTTGTCGTGGTAAGCGCTCGATCTGAATGGAGGCCATTCGGCGCCGTTGTTTCATTTTCATAGCGTGGTCCGATTCTTAATTTCGAGCCTCAACTCGTTTACTTGAACCTGCTCTTCGGTGATACCCTCGAGCTTTGCAAGGGTCTCGATGACATCCAAAAGCTCGAGGACGATGAGGGTCTTTTGAGGATCTCCAAAAGTACCTCGAACCTGGCAATTCCTACGGATTCTCTCGATTGTGGCATCGGTTTTGTATCCGAAGGAACCAAACGCGTCCAGATACCGGTGATCTCGGTACCATTTCAGAACTGTGAGGTTCCTCACTTTTCCACTTTTGAATTCTTTGCCGATTTGGTCACAAAGAATCCTTACTCCTTGCCGGTAATGGTCGAGGACGAATTCATCAATGCTTTTACTTTGAGTATCAGCACAGGGCATTTTTTAATCCTTGGGGAAGTTAATCACACAACCACAGAGATGACACGTTGTCCCAATCTCGTGCGGCGTTTCCACTACCGTATTCTCGCAATCGCAAGTCAGCGGAAACATGGACGTATCGAGATTGGCCAAATGTAGGTCGTTCTGAGGGAAGTACCCTTCTGAGAACCTCAACGCACGAGCGTTGCCGGACTTTTCTTTCAGAGCGTGGAATGACTTTGCCACGAGAAGTTTCTTTTTAGTTCGAGCTTTCATTTCAGCTTCCTTGGTAGTCAGGAGTGTCTTGAAATTCATCGGAGCCTTCACGAGCTACTTCCAACTTGCAGCTTTGATGGTCGATGATGAAGTTCGCGAGGTTGTGACCATCCGAAGCGATACAGACCCCGAACGCTTGTCGGCTGCAGGCATCGATAGCCACGTTGTGTTCGCGGCAGAGGAGTTTGTAGTCAGTGCTCATCACTTACTCCTGCTATTAAAAGCGAAAACAGAACTCAAGGCCACTCCACCAGAACCGGACGAACGTGCGTCTGGTCCTTGAACAACTCAAAGATTTTTGGCCCCAACTCATTCCAATCCAATCCCCCAAGATCGCATCCAATTCGAGGAAAATAGATGTTGGTCGCCGGAATGGATGAGACCTTCTTGTCGTAGTTCGGATCATCGAACATGAAGGCGTGGCTGTTATTGACGGCCTCCGAACGGATGATGTTCGCCATGCCTTTCAGTATGGCGTTCCGGCTTGCGACCACCTCTCCCTTATATTTCCTCAGTTGCGCCTGACAGAAAAGATTGGCGATGACAGGTCCAGACTTTCTCCCGTTATTCACATCGAAGTAAAAAATCTCACCCAACAGATCCGAATGTCTTTTTGCTGGGGGTTTATCGAACGAGGCGAAACAATCTTGACCCGACAGACGATCCGATATGTACTTCCGGTAATGACCCCTGAGTTTCGGATGTTCCCTGGCCAGAGCCTTGGCCACACCAGCGCCCATGAAGCCGAGGGTATTGACCCCATGGACGATCAAGTGGTGACCTTCTTGCAGGTTGGATGCTAGATTCAATTTTATTGCTTGCATTTTTTACTCCGTTACGAAAAGTTTGGGGAATTTTTCCTGGACGACGTTCAGGGCCGTCCGGGCAGTTGCTTCGTCGTTGGCTCGAACACGAACTTGCAGAATTCCCAAGATCGGATTATACTGCACCAGGAAAGCCGATCGCCGATATGGGTTCTCGACAATGTTCCGGAAGTCCCCCATTTGGTTGATTTCGCGCAGAAGACTCTTCAAGTAGCAACTTACTCGAAGACATTCCAAGACTCCTTCTTCGAATGGCATTTCCAATTCCAGCTTTTCTTTTCTATACTGCTGGTATTTGTCCGTGAAATCAACCAAGCTTGGAGACTGAGGAACCAGATCGTGGATAGGGCAATAATACACATCTTCCAGAAAGTGATACGTGAAGGCGAACCCGTTTTCTTTCAAAGTCTCCAGGTAGTTTTCAGCACGCTCTTTGGTCCATTTCGTATATACTTGAATCACGTCAATCGAGGAGAACAATGGGGGACGACCATGGATCCCTGGGGATCCTGCCGATCCATACAGTTCGTAATGATTGGCAAAGATCCAACGAACCTCCGCAATGAGCGACCAAAGTTGGTCGAGCCGTAGTTTTTCCATTTACAAACCCCTTTCTATCAAAGAAGAAACATCATTCGTTGATGAATTTAGAGATCTCTCTAGCGAGCTTGAGTTTCTCCAGCCGAAAGTCATCGCATTTGCCCTTGAGTCGATCTCGCTCCTGCGTGAGTTCAGCCACTTGTCGATTCAATGCCTGTATTTTTTCTTCTGCCTGCATTGCCCTACTTTTCCAGTCGTTTGAATTGTCGTGGTCGATGTCACACTCTTGACGTAATTGAGCCGTAAGCTCACGCAACCCTCGATACCGGTTGAACATCAGCTTGATGAAAAGGCCGAGATCTTCCGCGGGAATGACGTACTCACGATCAGGGTTGTTTCCGTCCATAAACTTCAACAACTCCACCTCCACCGGACTGGGGTAGAAAGAATCGGTTTCAAATACTTTGGCATCGATCTTAAAGCCGTTAGTGCGGAGAGACATCTTACACCTCTTAAGTTGCTTGTGCTAGATAATCTATGTTCCAAATAAACTACATACAGCTACCTTCCTTGGATAACCCAAGGAAGGTAGCTGTAGCTTTAAGTGATTACTTCACCGCATTAGCAACGTGGGCAACCACGTCCAAATACACGTCCAGCAGGTTCTCTGCAAACGAGTCCATCGACCAGCAATAATACTCGTTGAAGCAGTAAAGGATCTGGCCAATTTCGTCCAGGTCAACTCCGCTGTGTTCCGATCCCGATTTACCGAACCGTGTGTACCGCTCATCTTCATTGGCATCCATGTCGCTGTAGCGTTCATAGAGCTGATCGGCTTTCTTCTGAAGATTCACTTGAAGCCCAGATGTCTCACGAGCGGTGATTTCCACCACGCCTTTGTGCATCTTGCTCAGAGTCGAGATCAGAGACTGAAGTTCTTGCGCTCCAATCTTAAATCCTTGTTCGGCGTCTTGCTTTTGAACTTCCAGAATCAGATTCAGGCATGCCGAATCAAAGGAAGACATCAGGATGATCACCCAGTTCGTCTTGAACTCATCCAGATCGGTAGTAACGGGCATCTCAACACCGACCTTGAAACCACCCTCTGGATCAAGATACTCGAAACTCAGCCGATGCTTGTCTTCTCTTTCGTGATCCCCGAGCTTCTTTGACTCCAAGAAAGGGAAGTAGGCTTTGAGATCCTTGATCTTCTTGGCCAAGGCTTCAGCTTTTTCCGGGATGCCTTCCCCACCACCAAGTGCGGAATCCAAAAGAGAGTGAAGCTCTTCTAACTGCGCGTAAAGCTCCGCGCTTCTCTTGGGCAGCCCATGAGCCACCTTCTCCAGGTTTGCCAGAGATTTAAGCGCATTTTCCGGAGTTCCACATCCCCGAAGATAGCTGGAACGAATGAGGTATTCTTTCCCCTCCGAGACCTTCTTAGATGCCTCCGCCAGGACTCTCTCGACTTCCCCAGCGGAGACGACAATGTGGTCCGGCTTTTGGCCTTCGGTTTTCTTCTCTTCTTTCTTGGTGAACCAATCGAAGAACCCCTCCATTCCCAGGTGGGTAACGTTTCCGCCCTGGTTCGTTTTCTGGGTTTTGTTTCGATAGCGATTGGCTTTTTCAACCAACTCAGGAATGTGCCGAACGTTTTGCTTCGGAGCCCAAGCTTGCATGTCGTAGATCATGATCTTATTACCAAGAGAGATAGGTGTTTTCAACAGAGACTTCAACCACGTCCGGATCGATGAATTGATCCATCTGCTTGAGTCCAGCAAAGAACGGATCGACCACTTGCGTCAGGTCGATATCATCCAGACTTTCCATGGCTTCGAGTGCGATCTCTTCCCCGTCCTTGATTTCAAAAGGAGACTTGATGCCCAAGATAGATTCGATTTGCTGTTGTGACCAGCGCAGAATGTCCACCGTTCGGGTAGAGATGTTCGGCTCGTTGCCAGTATCCAGCACGATCGTGAAGATGTGTGTGTCGTTGACCTGTCCGAGTCGATGGATTCGAGACACGGCTTGCTGAAGGATGTAGTCTCGGAAAGGCACATCGATCAGAATCATGGTGTCGGCCATGATCAAAGGAACCGCAGTAGACAACGAAGCATAGGTCGCCACCAACGGGTTCACTGATTCGTCTTCTCCAAACTGCTGTACTATCTGGGCCAGTTTACTGGTGGTTTCTCCGTAAACAAGCATTGGAGAATACTGCTGAGCTTGCAGCTCCACTTCAGCCGCTTTTAGCACGTCCACGAATGACGAGAAAACAACCGTCTTCTTCTCAGTCGACTCAAGGATCGGAGCATACTTGATCTGTTTGGCCAACTCAACATGACAAGCGATCCGGGTACGCCCAACAATTTGACCCAAGCATTCTCCTTGAATCTTCAGGGTGAGGTACTTGTAGATCGTCTTCGATTCCTTGAACTTGATGCGATCCTCGGCGCTAAGTCCAGGCATGATGTTGCGCAGCTCATAGAGGTTGGCTGCCTTCATTTCGTCTGAACAGCCCATGCCTTGGGTTTTGCGTATCATGTTCGCGTTGCGAACGTATTGATCGAATTCCGCCTTTTCTTCACGAGTCGTCAGCTTTGCAGCGTGCTGATCCAAGATTTTCTGGTAGTAAGCCAGATCGGCCTTTTCTCGAGACTTATAGTAGACATCTCGCTGTTGGATGAAGGCCGTCATCTTCTCCCGGATCTTGGTGAGGGTAAACTCTTCAGCGCCCGGGAACGCAACCTTGTAATTGGTGAAGAGTGGCTCTTTCAGACCCAGACGATCTTTGGCGACCTTGAACGACACCAGACCGATTCGATTTTTGAGAATCGAAATCGCTTTGTTGTTTTCTCCTCGGAAGATGGCCTTGAAAATGTCTTCCACCTCCGGGGTGAACAAGGGGTCGATACATCTTATCAGGGGAATCGCTTCCGTCGAAAGCGCTTTGATGGGAGTGCCGGAAAGCCAGATGACCTCAGCCGCGTCCACTTCCTCGCACAGGGAAATGAATTTCTGGGTTCTTCCGCTATCTGCCTCATTCAGGTTGTGCGATTCATCGAGAATGACGGTAAGTCGCTGATAGCTAATCTTGTCCAGATTGGCTCGAAGCTTACTCAGCCATTCATAGTGACATACCAGGAATCTTTCTTTACCAGTAAAGGGGGTTTTCCCGTCACTAATCCAGACCGATTGTGGTTGCTTGAACACCGTCAGAGCCGAATCTTTCCAAACCCGATCCAAAGCGTTGTTCGGGCAAACAACGATGATCTTGTCGGATCCAGAGCAATGAGCCAGGGCGCAAGAGGTAAACGTATTGTGCGTGGCGATGTATTGATCGGTCACGTACAAATGACGAGGATCTTCGACCATGATGCAGCGAGCGTATTGATCCTCGGCAAGAAGCACGTTCTCAATTTCAACAAGAGAGTCGAAGTAGTACGGAAGAATGTCCGGGCTCATTTCTTCCGTGATTGGTCCAATCACCCCGCCAAAAGACCTGACGAGGGCGATGAAATCTTCTCGGTCTTGGCCAGTTACTCGAGCCCAATTGTTGAGGTATCGATATTTTCGACCCACTTGAGCGACAAAGAAGGCTTCTTTCTGGGCGTATGAAGCTTCGATCAACTCCCTTGGGGAGCACTTCTCAGGATCTGCACTGAGAGGTATGTCGGTCGGTGAGCAGCAAATGGTGGTGGGAATAAAGACCGGAATCCCGGAACTGATCAGCGATAGAACTGCCTGAGTGTTAACCACCTTCGGTTCACGGAAAATCGACTGATCCGGAATGATGATCTCCCACAGGTGTTCACGGCACGCTTGAGTGCGACGACCATCGACCGTGGAAATCTCGTAGATTTTTTTCATTCCCTGTGGAAACACACCTGAAACAACAGCATGCGCTCCGTCGGGCGTGACCACTAAATCTCCGGTTCTGATCTCCCCTATGGGTTTCCATCCGTTGGGGATTTTCACGAGTGCCGAGTCTGGTTGGGCTTTGCCCGAACCAGCCGCACCAGCAAAAAGAAAACCCTTCAGGTTGTACGCGTAGACGTTCTTCTCAAAATAGTCGAAGAACTCTTCCTGGAAATCCAAAGGGGTGAAGACCATGTCTCGAAGCTTGGAGCGGTCAAGCCGCTTTGGTGCTTCAGTATTGATCCGACCGAGCCATGTCTTCTCGTAAAGCTGATTGAGAATTTGCTTACAAGTCCTTTTGTGATCGGCGTAAGACTTGGGAGAGTTGACAATCTCCTGCAGAGCGAAAGCCACATCTGGCAGGAACCACTCCTGAAAAGAGAAGGAGTTGCTTTTGATTTTGAAAATGTGGGCCGCGATCTTATCGGAGCCAAACACTTTCTTCATACCGCCTTCGATTGTGGCTTTCTTCACTCCGGAGACAGTGACGACATTTCGGTTGATTCGAACATCGAGAATACCAGCAAGTGATCTCAAAATTTCAAACATGGGTCTGGCCTAAAAAGAAAAACCCCCGGTTAAGGGGGTGGGTTTCAGGTGTTGAAGAACCGCAACACGCGATTACCAACGGGGTCTGTTATCATTTCATTTGAAATGGGCTTGACGTGAGACCTTGTCTTGTACTCGGTGTCTGAGCCATTGTGTTTGTTGTTGACCTTTCTCCAATCTGGCGTCAACAACAAAGTATAGACGTAAACCTGAATCCCTCGAACCTCTTCTTCTGTGATTTTTCCACTCGAATAGATTCGAATCTCTTCTGAGTCAAACGAGACTCTATTTGCACCATGGTTGGCTTCCAGTGCTGAAGCCAGAGCATTCAGATAGGCTTCAGCTTGAGACGTAGAGGCATAGAGCCACGTGTTGTCTTCGGTTTGATCCCACTTGATCAACTTGCCGGTATGTTCGAAACCCGGCTTGAGTAGATTGGTGATAAAGCGGCTACCGTGGTATAGTTCCATCTGTTTTCTCCTCAGGAATTGGATCATCTAAACAATAAGCAACGGCATGGGTAATCTTCAAGCATATACCACAACCCAATCCACCAAGGGGATAGTATTCTACTCGAAGATCAAAAAGCTCCCCTAAATAGGTAAGGAGTGCATTCATTTCAAATTCCTCCAGGGTGCATTTTTGCGCGAGAACTCTGAACTCAACGACCTCCGGGGTTATTTTACGATGAACGTAACAACTGTACTTTTTTAGCTTCTCTACGAGATCCAAATTGGCCGTAATCGCCTCTTCGTCGATTTTCTCATCTTCGTGCTTACTAGCGACAAATCGATACCAAAGGTCTTGATCAATCAGTAACTTCATGGAAAACCTTCAAAAAAAAAAGAGTTGTGGACCAAGAGGGGGTTTCCCTCGAGGTCCGCTTCTGCGCGCGAGTGTCAGTGCACGACGCTGGGTTGAAGAACCCACACGGCGTCGGCCACCATGTTGCGGTGGTTGAATTCCCAGCGAGAGAAGTTCTTCTCCTCGGTCTCCGTAACGTAATCGTTGAACCACTCGGGATCCATTCGACCCACGGTAGCCTGAAGAAGCATTGCAGCTTCTGTCTGGGTCACAGTCGTGATGCCTTTCAGCACACGTCCCAGACGTTCGGCAAGCTTGGGGTCATTGAGGATCTCCTGCCCCAGGGACCGATAAGTCTCTTTGTCCTGGAAATTGAGACCGCGAACGGCCCATTGGGCGATCTGTCGGCCCCACTTCAACATCTTTCGATTGAATACAACACCATTCTTCTTCATTGCCAACTCCTCAGAATTCATTGTCGGGCTTTAAGGTAGCCCGACAAAACCTTTGGCTCTCGTTTATGGCGAGATGCCGCGCACCGATAAGCTGATCAAGCTTTCGATGAAGTTCCCCAGACCTACTTTGGTCCTGGGGTGCCAATCTGCTTCACCGAGCAGATTGGTCAAGCCGACATAGTCGGCAACTTGGAAGACCTTGTTGGTCTCCACCTCTACATCCCCCTCCGGATTCAACCGGGCGGTGTCCGGTCCAAAGACCAGGCACCAAGAAGCGACCATATCGCTTCGTGTGGAGGTGGGGATGTATCGCGGCTGTCGCGACCAACCTCCACCTATTTGGGCGTAGACCAAATAGGTAATTTCTTTCTTTTCCATGTTTAATTCCCTTTCTCGGGAGTTGTTCAAACACGACAGTCGTACTTGATTCATGAGAGTTATATACGGTTGTAAAAACCTGGAATGCGTCTCGATTTACATTCCTCTTTCCCAATCTGGTTGGTTAGGGCCAAAAAATTAAGTAATGACATAAAAATACGAGCACACACCTGACTTCCAATAGGTGTGTGCTGTACTTCCAGAGACGCTTTATTTTCTGCCGCGATATCGCCACAAGGCCAAACGAATACCCAAGTTGTAATTCCAGAAAGGACTCACTTCGGGTCGACACATTTCGTCCAGGGTGACTGCTCGGGGTAAGAGACCCGGTTCCATGACGAGATTGGCAAGCTTCATCTTTCCGGGATAGAGGAAGGTTGTGACCCAATGACCGCTATCCCACCCGGCGTGGATGGCGACGATCTTTTGCTTGTCTTCTTCGGAAACCTCCAGGCCGATTTCCTCTTTCCCTTCTCGAATGGCTGCCTCCAGTGCCGTTTCCCCGGGGTCGACTTTACCACAGACCAACCCGACCTGCTTGATGTCGCCGTGTCGCCGACTGACGGACCAGTAGGCTTCTTCGTACATCGAGCAGGACTCGCGTCCATCATCTACCTGCACAAGAAGAAGTGCTGCTTGTTTATCGTTACTCATTTGGTTTTTCCTCAGTGAGTTCGTTGGACTTTTCGCCTAAGTAGCTCAGGCTCTTGATTTGCATGCTGCGGACAATGTGATCCCTTCCTTGTCGAATGGCTGTAGGGTGCTCACAAAAACGATCTGCCAGGGTTACCTTCAGGTTTTCAAAATCTGGAAGAGTCAGTATCTTCACTGGGGAATGAATCAATCCACTGAAATCCAACTCCCCATCGCGGGTTTCAGCAAAGACGTGATAGACAAACATAACCATCTTCCTTAATTTCAATCGATCAGTTTCGGCAGTTTGTTTTCTGGGGAGTTCTCGTTCATGTAATCGAACGACGCTTGGAGTTGCTTAGGTAAGCGCGACATGAAGGTCTTGTTGAAGCTCCACATCACATCGTTTCTGATGTCCCACCAGAAGTTGGTACCGGAGACAAAAGAGAATCCTCCATTCTTCATGACTTCAAAGTGGGTAGACTCCTCTAAGTTGAAGTTCGCTTTTTCTAACCCACGCATCATGCGCAGGCATTTGTGGTATTGTTCGAACTCCCGGTCGTTGAGATAACTGTACACGCGCAGGGTGAACCCAGTGTCGCTCTTGATGTCTTCAAGCCGCCTCATGCGAAAGAGATGGGCTTTCTGTTCGATCCGGCGCAACGATTTGGGCAAAGCACCAAACTCGAAGTATGCATTACCCATGTAATCCAGATTGACGCTCTCATTGAGTCGAGAACCGACAGGAGCCAAAGGCACTTTGATCGTGGCGCGCTGGACAAGGTTGGGAGTTTCCATGAGAATGAATTCCTTTTGGTGGTGGAGGTCTTTGTTATGATGTATCGCTTTAAAAAATTTCAAGCTAAATAAAAATACCAACGGTATGATTCAGACTTTTTATTCTACTTTAGAAGAGGATCACTCGAATGAGCGACGCTTTCAAATCGATGTTCGAAAGAACATCTACCCTTACCGACATAACGGCTGACGATTATGCCGTTGTGTTGGTTAATGGCAATCTAGCCAAGATTAAATACAGTGATGTTGTCCACTTGTTTGGAACAGCAACTTCTGCACCCGCAGCAGGCTCAGGGACGACAGCGCCGGCTGGGACTGGTCCGACCATCGCTTCCGGAGCATATGTTCCAACTGACCAAACTCTAACCCTGACAAAATCAGATGGAAGTGTCGTTACCATCAGTTTAGCCAATTTGTTGTCGAGCGTAGTAAAGCCTGGAGACACTGGATTATTTCCAGGAGTTGTTCAATTTGCTGGTGCCGAAGTTCAAAGATACCAGTACATTGAAACCAACATTCCGGTCAATAGTGCCGTTATGGTTCGTCTGGATTTGATTGGCTACCCGTACGGTCCCGGGGGGTTCACTGACCTGTCCATTTCTTTCTACACCTACGCCGATCCACTCGGGATAAACCTACTCTATAATCCCAGCTATATTAGTCGGGGAACTCTGGAGCCCGCAGGGTTGTCTGGTGGGTTTGTAAACGGAAAGTTGGTGCTTGCGATTGATTGGGGCTCGGCCATCTATTTCAATCGGTATGTGATCAATGCCCATTGCAACTCGGCTGCTTCAAACAAGAATTTCTTTACTGGTTGGGCCGTAAAGAACGGTGAACTTCCTCCGACAGCAGATCACTCCAAACCAATCACAAAGAAGTTTCGACCCATCTCCAAAGTAGAGTTGGGTTTTGATTTGGCAGATATAGAGCTAATTAATCAGAAGTTGGTGGCCTTAGATACCGGACTTAAGACACATTACCATTCTCCGTTAGATGGGTTGGTTACTACGATCAGTAATGACGAAACCCCAGGTATCACGTACGCTCTGAAGATCGGGGGTCCCACCACACGCATTCCGTGGTGCGTTGCCAGAGCTTCTAGCGTCGGAGAAGGGGTTTTGTTCGACTACGCCGGACCCATCAACAACCCGACCATGACCAACGCGTCTATGGCGTGGAATACCAGAGCCACCCTCCAATACGGAACTGCCCAGCAGGCTTAAGAAATGACCATCGTCGTTGCAACCAACACCAATTTGAAAGATGTTACCTACGCCAAAGGCGAGGGATTCAACATCATCAATAACGCCGTACTCACGATAGATCAGAGTACGACGGTGAATACCGGATCGATTCAATGCGTGAGTCGAGGAACCATTCTGATAAAAAATGAAAGCGCCACGACACCAATCGTGATTGTGCTGGATGACATGGGTCAGCACATCAAGGCCACGGGTCAAGGAAAATTGGTCATCCGTGGAACTCCGATGGAGATCGGTATTGGTGACGGAACCGAAAAGACTTGGGATTTCAAGCAGCTCTTCGGAGGCGTAATTCCGGAGATCACTTACGTGGAGGTGGAGACGGCTCCAGGTAGCGGAAAATACAAGCCTTGGGGTATTGCACCGATCGATCCCAAATACAACGACGATGTCGGTCCGGGTATTTGCTACGGCGCTACAAAGAAAAATAGATTTGTTGGGGGTACGTGGGAGGCTGGGAAGTTCTTCTTCTGGCACCACACGGACAGAGTGTTCAGCACTGGAAATGGCATCAACGGCTGCGTGGTTCCAACCGGGTGCAAAGTTAGAATCCCCAACATCTACATCACCAATCGCTTCCCGATTGATTACACGTACGAGTGGTTAATCTACAATGGCCAAAATATCATCAACGGAGGAACCTACACGATCTCTCTGGAAGATGAATCAGGACCATTAGGAACGACTCCGGCTTTGGCTTGGAATACGACACCACAGGCGGTGGCCGATGCTTTGTCGGCACTGCCGAGTATGGGTCCGAGCTCATTTGCCGTCAGCTACAACGGAGGTGTGACGAACTTTGGCATCATCACCAACGGGGGAAAATATACCAAAGCCATGAGAATGACCATTGATAATACTCAACTCCAGGGAAAATCCAATCCGAGACTCTATCCGCTGGAGCGAAATCGCGACCGAATGAGTTGTATCTGGTTGGAGCCTGCCGGAACGATGGACGCCGAGTGGGTCTGTTTTACCTCGAGAATTTATCTTCGTGCTGTGGCTTTCACGTATCTGAAGCTTTGGCAGGTCGGGCTGACGTGTGCCTACATCGTCGGCACGACTGGCGATGTTGATATCGACGGAGTAGTCTTCACAAACCGTGTCAACGACCAAATGCTTTTGTACGTGTCGAGCTGCTACGGGAACGTTTCACTGAAGAGACTTTTCAATTGCGGTAAGAACCCTGGAAGTACCAGACTCCAGATTGAGTATTTGCCAAACGTGAAAGCGCTTGAAGATCTGACGACTATTTGCTACGCATTCGATCGCTCCTTGGATGTCGGAGCAACAATGGCGCTGGCTATCTTTCAGTCTCTTTCTAAAGACACGGTCATTCGAAACCTCACGTTTGCTGGAGGATATGTTGAAGCACGTGGTTGTCCGGGTGTTCGATTCTTTGATGTAAAGTTGGCTGATCAGCCAACCAATGAAGTTGGTTCGTTATTGGCTAACGTTCCCAGTGGCTTGGGCGTTGCCTATTGCGAAGATGCCAAAGTGATTGGTGTTACCTTGGCTGCTCCGTCTCCGCATCGCCAAAACATCATCTATTCACTGCAAGCTTCTAAAAACACCACCGTCACCGACGTTAACATTGATGGTCGTGGGTTTGCCACTAATGCGGTTTATGCTTCGGGTTCAGGGTTGAAGGTAGACCGGATTTCGCTCACAAACAACATTGGATCCTCTATTGTGGACGAGCCCGGAAATTATTTGGGTACGGATTTGATTCTGAGAAAGGTCTTCGCTACCAATGCTTCAGGGTTTACTCCTTGGGGTAGCGCAGCGGGAAAGATCTCCAAAAACGCTCAAATCAATCTGGTCAGTTGCCCACCAAGCGGGGTTGCCAGAGCGCACTCGGGAGCGACTCACTATGTCGCAGGTAATTGGGCTGACATGGGGCTTTCACCAACCACTGGACACATTACCGTCGGACCAATGTGTTCAGGAGAGCCGGAAGCCATCATTTCAGGCACGTGTTGGTTTGACCAGATTGGCCTTCTTTATCTTCCCAATGAGGGGGACACGGCGCTACTAACTGTTCCGTATTTGTTTCATGGCGTTACCTCGTTTGTCAATGCGGGGCCTCTGCTCTTCGGTCTGATAAATTCGGGAGCTAGTAAGAACCACATTCTAGTGTCGGCGATTGCCCCGACCTCTGGAACTTTCAAACTCTCGGTCTATGACCAATACGGAGCGCCGATTGCCACGACAGCAGATATCCCGTACAACGCTGGAGCGGGAACCATTGCGGCAGCGCTGAATGCAGCAAGTGCAGGACTTCAAGCCAGCGCAAGTAACGGAGGATGGACCTCGAACTTCTATCTCGGCTTTCCGAACTCGGTGAGTTTGAAGTTAGATTCTTCGGCACTGGTAGGCGGTAAAGATTATGAAGTAGTCGCAAATTTGGCTCAAAACGCAGGAGACTATCTGGACCCTGGCGTTCTGGCTGAGTTCTCTTGGAGACTACCGAATGAGCTTTGGAGTAATTGGGCCAAGCTGACCAAAGAAAACCTGAGTGCGTTGGTTCTTCCTGGAGTGAATGTCGGGTTCCAGATGAGGTTCAGACTGACGGTTCTGCCGGGCGCTGGCTACAGTAGTCGCAGATCGATCTCTTTGATCTCATTGAAAACCAACATTAACCCGGGCGCATGGAACATCGGAGATGCGAGAATTTATCTCCAGGGTCCTGCGGTTACCGACACTGTGGACGTCGTACTGGCTGAAAATTCTCAAGTGATCGCCACACTGACGGGCAGTGGTGACCACGAATTCAATGTGGGTGCAAATGTCAACAAGAGCGCTTATTTCATCCGCAAAAACGCCGCTGGTGTAGAGTTGATGAGAACGCAGGCTCGGCCGATTGTTTTGGAGTATGGTGATAACGGGCTGGCTTATTTGTTTTACGGACAAGAAGTTCAATTGGCGCAGTCGGGTGAGGTAACTAGCTTTGCCAAAACTCTTGACAGTATGGATTACTCGATCAAGGAGTTCCAAGGATCGAGTTCTTTGGTAGCCACCAAAGTAGAAAGGCTCAACGCTGACTTGCGCGTTGTAAAAGCAAAACTGCTTTAAAGTCAGACCCACCCACTCTGCCTATTATGGCAGAGTGGGTGGGTCTCATGACTTATTCAGTCAGTTCTTTCTCGACCACCTTCGTGGTGGTGTCCGACTGCTCCGGAGGGTAGATCTTTTCCAGCCAGATTGCCGGGAAAATGGCAAAGGGCGCAGAAATCAACACCTTGAATTCGTTGTGGAACTTCAGGTCTTCTCCGCCACAGCGCCACATCCGACCGAAGACAGGGTGATCTTCCCGCATTTCTTCGACCTTGACGATCTTGCCCCGGTTGGGTGATTGTTCACCGAACTTCCCCCAAACGACCCTGGCTTGATCGCCGACTTTAAGAGGCTCTCTCATCTCTATTCTCCGTTTCTTGAGTTTCAGGTAACTCAAAATAATACAAAACACAAGTAAAGGGATACCCCGTGGAAATAACCCGTGAAGCTTCCTTCATCGCTTTGACTGCGGACCGATTCACGCCCTCGTCGTAGATCGTTTTCCCAGGATTGTTATAGGCTTCCCCATCCCACCATCGCGGGAGGTCAATGCCCGCGTTCTCTTCTCGTGTAGAAGTGAGAAGATTAAGGCTGTGTCCCTTAATCGTTTTGTGACGGTAATGATCGAAACGACCACCCACTAAGAATCCACCGGCTTGAGGAATCAGCAAAATAATCCTCAGGCAGACATGGTCGTAATCCGCTTCACAAATCGGGAAGGTTAAGGATGTTTTTCTGAGGCTTTTTTCCGCCGCCTGACGAGCATCCTCTCGAAGCACGATTCCTTGAGCCGTGTACGCGCTTCGAGTGAGAATTTTCTTTCCCGGATCTTCGGCGGATTCCGGATGGGCGATCAGGCGATGAAGTTCGTGAGGGGTGTGATGCCTGCACTTCATCGAGTTGTTAATGATTGTATCGATTCGGTTACCTGTCGGGATCAGATCCCGGTAATCGTGCTTGATTGCGTTCATGCGTGGTTTATCCGTAAAAGTAGTGACGACGACGCTCCAGCAGATCTAGATCGTATTTCCATCCAGGACAATGACCGAGAGCTTCTTGATATTCGAAGAAAGGGACTCCGAAATCATCCGGGAAACGGTTGTCCAGAATCACAACCCCACGTTCTATGACTAGATCGTAATGCCATTTGGTCAGAGGCAAGTGATCCAATCGTAAGCGCATCAAGGCCATTGAAGCCTCTTCCAGCATTTTAGAGCCGTGTTGTCGACAATCTTGTATCGTCGAATCAATGAGGCTTTCCAGAGTGCTCGAGGTACCCGCAGTATCCGTGGTTTTCAAATACTGGTCCATCCGTTCTTGTCGTTCGGCTTCGATCAGACGGCTCTGTTTTTCTTCGTCTGTTAGTCGCTGAATATCTGGCGCTTTGAGCAAGACGTCTTCACCCGTAACGGATTTTGCCAGATAAAGCGCGAAGGGAGGGAAGTAGATGATTTCCTGGGTTTCGATCGAACGGATAGCGAGCACCGGGTGCGTGATCGTGAACGTTTCTCGGTTTTCCTCGGATCCAACTGTTATCTCTTCCCCGTTTTTGGGGAGTCCATCGACATCAGGACCGAACTTCAGTCGAACGTCGAGCGTTGAGCACTTCAGAAACTCACGGTGTGGGATCTCGATGGCGCAGTCTTGTAGGTTATAATACTTAGCATTTGTCATTGGGTTTACTCCTGTTGGGATTTGTAGGTGTTGATTTCATTGGGGGTGGCGAGCCTTAGGTTTTGGCCGAGTGCCAAACTAACTGTTCCAAAATGCTGGGAGTCTTCACGGCCATCGGTTTGGGCTACAGCTCCCAAAACAACATAGATCTCGCCTGGGGCGAAGTAGGCCGCTTTGTTGTCTTTGTCGTTGGCTACTAAACAAAGTACCGGGCTGTGAATCTTCACCACACGGCCGAGGTTGTTGGAAACGATTGACGATTCGATAACGACGATCGCGTCGTTATCGAACAGCTTGGCATTTGTCGGGCCAAAGGTTCGCGGGCTCAGATGCGCAAGCATGTACTCGATTAATCGGCTGCTGGCTTTGCGCGTGTATTGGGCAAGGCTGAGAGGGTATGACATGGGAATTCCTTTTTCGTCTGGGTTGGTTCAGTTGAATGATATATGTTCTTCTTTTTACACAAATTGGTACTGCGATGTTCTATTGTTTTCTTGAAGGTACGGGTAAATTTGTCTAATGGGTCCTATTGTTTTGCCTGGCGATGGCGAAAGAATTACGATAGGAATGTCCGGATACCACTTCAGTTTCTCAAGAAGTAGTTCGTTGATTCTGAACTTCCAAACTTTCTCTAAGAAGTCTACTTGCAAGCACGGCCAAAATAATAACAGCTCTTCCACGGAACGACTTGACCAGATCCACGTCCACGTCATTCGGGTTTGATCGGTGGACCAGTCGTTGCTTTGAGCTCGGCTTAACCCCATGTGAGTCAAATACTGTTCCAAAATGCTCGGATGATTTTGAGATAGATACCGCTCTATCTTACTTGGTATCTTTTCATTAAAGCTTGTGGGTACGACTATCAATTTAGATATTGGCGTGTTCAATATCTCGGCAAGTGCCCGAGCTTGGCTGATGTCTGTACTGGCAAACTTATCAGTTAGAAGACCGCTGTTTTCTTTCTCTACTACCTCTCTAAGAAACTCCAGCATTTTTGGATTAAGTTTGCACCACCGCCACCAGAGTTTCAGGTATTCGGACCATAGGTCCGTCTGAGGATTAAGTCCCGGTTTACCTTTACCTAGTTTCCAATCCGTCCCTCCAGGGGAATATCCTTTAACGTCTAGTTGATAATGCATCTCAATGCTTCTGCCGTCTTCTAGAACAGCGTTCAGTGCTGAGAATCGATTATCCCCGGCACTAGACACTTCATAGCCGGGTTTTTCCTTGCTTGAAAAGCGAGCGTAGGTAAACATTTAAACCTTCCATATCGGTTCAAGTAACAAACTACCCATTTTGAGGCCGGAATAATAGTAACCTCTGAGTCCTATTTTGTCTCTATAGTCCTCTCGCATCGTCATGTGCATTTTGAGAACTACCTCACCATTTGCCTTTACGACTCCCGAAATTGGGACGGATTGTTCATCGGCAATAAAGGAAACCGGGACTTTCAAAACTCCAATAACCATAATTATTTTCTCCTGGTTACCCATCTCGATTTGAGATTGAAAGTTATCCGAGCCGGCTTCTCTTAAATAAAAAGTTCCGGTAACTTGATTGGTCATTTTGGGCTCCTTTGAGTTCAGAGTAAGAGGACAAAAAATAAAGTTACACAGCCCCGGAGAAATCCGGGGCTGTGTTTCAGTTGAGATCCTGACAGATCCCTTTACCTGCGAAGAACTCAAGCGGAAAACGGTATCCAATCAGATCGGACGCGGGTGCGGGGATTTGTCCGGTCTGTTCTCTCCTAAAGGTGGCCGCTTTCACCGCGGTCAGAAATTCCTCGCGGCTTGAGTACCCATAATTTCCTCCGGCTTCCTGGGGAGGCACAGTCGGGAGTCTTCGGGACAAGTATTCCGATCGGATCTTGGGAGCCGACATGACCTCCAACATTTTCATCAGATTGGAGGCCGTGATCATTTTCACCTCCTCGGCCGATACCACTTGCCCAGGGATCAGCCCCAGTTCCTCCAGCACTCCTGGAAGAGCCTGAAGAATTTGATGGTTGAAGATTGCGAACGTCATTTGATTTCCCTCAGTTGGCATTGGCTTCTTGAAGTGCCCGAATGCAAATCACCAATGCCAGTTCTCGCTGTGCGGACCACTCGTGTAGATCCGCTCCCTTGAGCGAATCGAGATTCTTCATGCGCCAGCCGGAGCGACCGGAGCCAGAGCCGTACGATCCCGGATGGTCGCATAGTGCGTGGTAGGCATTATAGAGCTTCTCATTTTCAGGAGCGATCCAAATCTCAATGGCTTTGTCGGCCACCTCGATTTTGTATTGCGTGCGGCATTCGTAGAGTGCTTCAGCCTCGACGGCGTCAAGACCCTTCTTCATCCAGTGCTGGACAAACCCTTGTTTCCGAACGTGACGAGCACGACCGGTGTTTGGGACAAGCACCAGGTCTGCCGAAGTCGGCTTCACATTAACCCAACGGACGGACCAACCACCGGGCAGGAGGTTGGGAATGAACTCGTTCCAGTATTTCAGGCAGGTACCGTCCGCGAGGGTGATTTTGTCAACGACGCCAAGGTTCTCGAGCATGCATTGATCGAGTTCAGCAGGCGTCACCGAGGAGAGAGAAAGAATATTCAGGGCGTTCATGAGAAAGGTCCTTTTATCAGGAGAACTGAGAAAATTCAGAAAACGAGGGGAAGGGGATCGGTTCGGGTCGGACGCACCTTTCCCACAAAGATAAGCGAGGCTGAGAAATTACCTCGACTATATCTTTCCAGTCATGCGGGAGGTCCAACTCCCCAGGGTTTGGTCGGGCTGGAATGACACGAAACTTCCAGCCGTTGTTCACGAGTATTGCCAGGGCGGCGCGATCACCACCAGCCGCTATAAACTCCTTATTTAACTTTTCAGCCTCTTTTTCGTGAACGGAAAACATCAGTCTTCCAAAAGTGATTCGCATCATTGCCATGATTAATTCCCTTTCTCGGGAGTGGGCTGAAGCAAGGATTGCTTCGATTCACATAGGTTATATGTGACTGAAAAAAGATGGAATCACTCCTGCTGGGACTTGATTTCTTTGGTCAGTTCTTTGTATCGCCTCATCAGGACATCCGCGACAAACCACTGATCGGTGGGGGATTTGATCTTTTCAAAGCAATCTTTGATCCAGCTTAGAGCCTCCGTTTTCTTTTCTTCCGTCAACTCCTCCCCAATTTCGCAGACGTGTCTGTACCCAACCTCTCGGCCGTTATAGTCGTAATAGCTAAGAAGTATTTCTATTACCGTACCTTCTTTCAATTTACTGATAATCAGACTGCGATTTGATTCAGTGCGATGGTCCTGACCGTAGAGATACAGTGATTCTTTAGATTTCACTCCTTCGTTCAAGATTTGAATCAGCGTGCTCTGAACGGCCTCCATCGTAAGTTCAAGATCCGGACCCAGACCAACGTGGTTACTAATGTGGGTGGTTATTTCATCTAGTAAATCGTCCGGAATACTCGATTCGTTTTCATACGTGAATACACCTTCTAGCTCGTGCTGAATAGCGTGTCCAACGCCATTGGGTTCAAACTCCATCGACACCAACGGGTAACGAACGGATTTGAAAACAGGAACTTTCAAACTGTGAGCACGCTGACGAAACCATCGGAAGAAAGCGACATTCAGATCCTTGGGATTCTTTATCCTCAATAGGGGCAGGTTATTGGGGTACGCCAAAAGAAACTCTTTATTCAGAACCGTCAGTTCCGGATGAGTTCCCAGATGGTAAATGATCCGGTCATCCACAATTCGTTCCGACACAGGTCCACTGAAGCAAACCATTCGAGCAATGAAACGACGAATTTCATCACCGTACCCGTTCTTTCCTTTGAGAAAGTTCTTGATTTGCTCTTGCTCGGAAACCTCTGGGAAGATGGACATGTTTGCGTCCGACAAAGAGATCGTGCCGAGCATCGGGAAGTGCTGCCCTAATTGAACCGACAGCATTTGAAGAGATTGCCTGGTGGCTATAATCCCACGATGGAGTTCGGAGTTGGTCTGACCAGGTATTAGAAAGTCAGTTCCAAAAAGAAGTTCAGCAGTTTTGCGATTGAGATACTTGAATTCGGTCATGGGAATTACTCGGTTGGTTTTTACATACTAAACCGCTAAGGCATAAAAAAAGGACAGGGCCCGAAAGCCCTGTCCTTTGCACTATTTTGAGTTCAATACTCAATAGCTCCAAGATCCACACCAGCACCCGTCGTGGTCCGACTCTGTGGCTGCCCACCAACGAATTGATAGTTCACCGAGATGCCGCTGACGCCGGACAGATTAGCTTGGGCTTTGTCGATCACGGACGACCCAGCAACCGGGCGATAAGTAGACAACTCAATCGGGGAGAGCGTCCCAGTGATGAAGTTACTCATCCCACTGATCGTTCCTGGGATCGGGTGATAGATGTCGCTGTCAGCATAGTCCGCGCGAACCCAGTTAACACCAAACACCAGATTGCCAGCGCGAGTATAACTTGCCGAGACATTGTCGCTCTCATTTTGCCGAAGGAAGAAAGCCCCAGTCGGGACGGTTCCGTAGAACACATTGTTCCAAATCTGAGCTGTCTCCAGGGTGGTAGAAAGCTTGAACAGTCGAGCCTCTACGCCAGTGGCAATCACTGTGTTGTTCCAGAAGTACAGGGTGCCTCGACGGAACAATGTTTCTCCCCAGTTTGCACCTGCGGGGGCACCGAAGTGATCACCGCCGTAATGGAAGAAAGGCCCCGAGTCCCCTGTCTTCTTCATCACGTTGCCATAGACATAAGTGCTGCGATAAGAAGTCAGCTTCGTGGCAATGTCCGGCCAGTCTTCCGCTTCCACCATGTCGATTGAGTGTGCTCCTTCTTCGATGTAGTTGTATCGCACCATCAAACCAGCCGAACGATCTTTGATCGCGTTACCCAAGGCACCGGATTTCAGAGGGCCGAAATGGTTGAACTCGTAGAGAATGTTCGATCCAGAGGTATAGATCGTGTGTTCGCGGTCTGAACCGACGACACCGTGTCCCCACATGTGGTTTCCTGCGATTTTCAGATTCGTGGTGATCGCAAAGGTCCCGTCGTTCGTGGACTTCGTGAACATCGCCATCGAGCAATTCGAAACCTCGTTGTCGGAGAATTCCAAATTTTGACCACGGTCTACCCAAACACAGGCACTGAACTGAGCAGCTACCCGTGACGCACCACGTGCATCGGTGAAGGTATCCCCCTTATTGAAATTACGGATGTTCAGACCTTTGATCACCACATAGCTCGGGAACGAATCCCACGTTCCATAGCTGGGTTTCGTGATTTCGATGATCGAGCGTTCGCTTCGAGCAACAAAGGTCTCTTCCGAGTTTCCGTAGGTCGTGTTCAGATTAGCGCGAGTCACAGCACCCGCGCCTTCGATGATGGGTCTTTCACCATTCGGCCCAGGAATGCCGCAAATTGTGATGGGTGCAGCCGAAGTACCAAATCCAGTCACGATGAATTTGGCTTTGTATGGTGAGCTTGAATAGGTGAAGCGAACGCTGTCACCGGCCTTCAAGCTTTCCCACGGAACCAAGTCTGCGGAGCCATAAGGTTGGCCAGCACCGACAACATAGTCGGATCCAACCCCAGGCAAACATTTGGTGTTCGCTGGAATGACCGGAGGAGGGGTCACAACGGGGACGGGTTCCGGAACCACTACCGGTGGTGTGATCACTGGTGTGGGAGTAGGGGTGACTGGGGCGGGTGTGATAGGCGTTGGAGTCGGAGTTGGATTGACCGGCGTGGGATCAACTGGCACCACGACTGGCGGTGTGGGACTCACTGGACCCACAAATTCACTTGGTGGAGCGCTGACGGGAGCTTCTTCCACATCCCCACCACCGCAAGCGGACAATGTCGCAAAGACCAGTCCTAAGAGCAGATACTTTAATTTCAACATATCAGGTCCTGAATAGACAAAAAAGAAAGAGCCCGGATCTTTGCGATCACTTATTGCTCTGGGTAATATCCCCCACGACGTGAGCTGCAAAAATGAAGCCGCCTTTGACCAGCGGCTTCATTTTTTTATGCTTCTTCTATCGCATACTATTTGTCAGAACCTAGACTCACACAGTCGAGAGTCGCGCAGCGCTTGTCTGATCAACACTCGGAGAAAGCTGACATATGGTATATTTTTTCTCTGGATTGGCTTTCTCCAGGATGTGCTTTGCAGCCAGTGCTTCACTGTGACACGCGCTGACCCAGGGTTCGAACAGGCTCTGCATCTCATACGAAGACCGGAAAGGGCCCGAGGCGCTGGGTATTGCTCCAGTTCCGTCATTGATGCCGTAGAGCGGGCACATCCTCGGAGCTTGGCCATCAGAGGGCAAATCCACCAAGTAGCCTATTTTCTTCAGGTGAGAAATACTTCCCCAACTGAATGTTCCGAAACCGTTCTTGTATTGTGCCCCAAGGGTCTTGACGAACTCCTCGATGTACTCGGGGGTGGCGTTTTCCGGCGGCATAAACTGGAAGTTGAACGCCGGACCATCTTGATACGTGATGATCCAGTCCAGCGGGTTGATATCCCGAAGAACTCTCAGGTAACAACGAACCAGATGGGCGGGGGCCCGAACCATCGTAGCTTCCATGCAGCGACCCGAATTCGGAGGGGTGAACAGAAATCGAGGGAGTGGGTATTCCAGCAGATTCGGGATCCCGACCGAAAGCTCCCCCTCTCTCGACGCATGTACCTTCCGATCTCCCTGGGTCAGAAGTTGAAGAAAAGCCATTGCCGGATCTTGGCAACGGTTGAGGAGGTCGAAGGTGTCATCGTACATGGAAGTGATTTTGGTCCGACCCGCCTCGATCTCCGTCAGAACTTCCTGGCAATGAGCAAGGCCGGGAAGCGCCTGAATTCGATCCCACGCAACATCGTGATGTCCTTTCAAGACTTGAGTTGTGAGGCTTTCCTTCTCAGTCGCAGTGATGAGAATCCGAGTGACCGGAGCCAAAATGGCCACTTGCGTAGGGAAGGGGGTTTTCTGCAGGAGGCAATCCCCCACGCGAGTCCCCAGCGCTCCTGGGAGTTCTCGAAGGATTTCAGCCGAATCCGGCAAGTTGTAATGGACAACGACGCTGGACCCAGCATCATGAAACCCGATCAGCTCAGCCAGTCCAGGCATGAAACCGAGGAAGTACGCTGTTTGACACCCGTAGAACTGAGAAAAGCTCTCATTCGGGTGTTTGGGCTCAATCGGGCGAACGATGGGAGAATATCCCACCGACTGCAGGTTGAAGATTTTCAGGGCCGCTGCAAGGGCGGCGTCGTAATCACGGCGATCGTAAGCAACGACGATTCGGTTCAGGCAATTTTCCATTTTTCTTCCAGGTTTCAGGTGAGTGAGTTATTCTTCGTGCGCATCATCCAGGCAATCTATCACTGCCTTGGACTTAGTTCCTTCTAGGAAGTCATTTTTCCATTTGTTTTCAAATGACTGGTAATCGCTCAGCAGGAACGACTCATCTTCAGTGACGCGTTTGAAATCACTATACATCAACCAGAGACCGAAAACAATCCCCAGAAGCATTCCTTCGAGAAAGAAAGCGCCATTGACGTCGATCGGTCCTTCGATCGGGTGATTGATGACGATCTTGAAATGCCCGGCTGCACTGGAATACATTGCATAGGTGGCGGGTTCGGTGTTGGTCTGCACCCCCTCCAGATCGTGTTGGCGTGAGGTACCGCGAAGATAAAGCAGCGGGGTCTTGGAATTGAAGATTCGATCTTCCGCGACGATACCAATGTCGTCTGCCTGTTCTCCCGGATTGTGATTAACTGAGACCGAGTGCACTCGCTTGCAGAGCAGAAGCAGATCCTGCCCAATTTTGTCCAGTTCCTCCGCACTGAACTCTTCGATAGGATAGACGAAAAGCTGACGAAACTCATAATTCAGCCGTTCATTCTGAATGGAGTGCGGCTGCGCTATCGTCGTCATTCTCAGATGCATGCTGACTTCGACGCCGATGGTCCCGCGCCCCTCAAAGTGATCTTGTGGCCGCATTTTGTCAGCCTGCTGGATCTTCAGCTTCGCACGTTGAAGCTGATCTTTCAGCGAGTTCAACTCTGGGGTTGGGGAAGCGGTTTGGATGTGCGGCCAGATCAATGCCGACCACGAGTCAAGCATGGCTGTGACGGCATTGAGTCGAAGATGCGTCTGCTTCGGGAACGTATCCAAAACAAACTCTTTCGTCAGAAAGAAATTTTGTTCGGGCTGAGGAAGTTGCTTTTTAGACATGAGCGTATTTCTCCGGGAAGTCGATGTTGGAACGCCTGAATTATCGGGCACTTGATGAGGTCGATCTGTGAATTTAAAACCATCGTCTGATCTAAGATTTAGGTCGGATCTCTTATTGGAGGACGCGATGTCGACACCTTGGCTTGAAGAAGGAAAGAAGTATCTTGGCTTCGAGGAGAACAAAAACTCCATCGAAATCAAGGGCTGGGCAAAAAAACTGGGACCGAAGTGGTTCTCAGACAGTTTCAATCCCACCATCAACGCAGGGGCGTGGTGTGGGGTTTATGTGGCTTACTGCCTGAACCAGGTGGGAATCAAGCCGCCTGAAAACTATTTCCGAGCACGTGACTGGATGGAATTCGGACAACCCCTCACCATCGCGCAGGAAGGGGCCGTAGGCATCTTCGCACGAGAAGGTGGTGGTCACGTGGGCTTCATCCTCGGAAAGACGCCCGATGGGCATCTGGTGGTTCGTGGGGGGAATCAGGGCAACCGGGTCAGTGACGTGAAATTCCCGCTGGCGAGACTGATCGGTATTCGGTGGCCGAAGGGTGTGCCGACGCCGAATCGGGACCTGAAGGTTCAGAGTGTCGTGGGTGGCTTTTCCGCAAGCGAGGCTTAAGTCATGGCCGTTCTGATGTTGAACCCGTGGCTCTTTTGGATGATTTGGTTTGGTCCGATTCAGAAGAAAGAAAAGTAAGACCTGACAGCCACCAGCCTTTCATGGCTGGTGGCTGTCAGTATCTTTTTGCCGGCAGTTAGCCCAACGAACCCATCATCTTTTCAAGGGATTCAGCAACAGACTCCGCAATGTCTGGAGATGGATAACTGATCCGAATTGGCTGACTATTGGACCCAATGATCAAAGCCAGTTCAGACGGACTCAGTTCAATTTCAGCACAACCATTGCCCCCGAACCAATACGAAAGAATCTGCTTCCTCTGAACCATCATTCTTACTTCGCCCGTGAAGAAGCCGACGTTTTCTAACTCGTCCCTCCAGATTGGCTTCATTCCCCTAGCTATTCCTTTGTGATAGTGAACAGCGTTGAGAACATTCAGCTTTGGGAAAAGGCTGTGTCCGCCAAGAGCGAAGAGTTCGCGCACATTAGACAATCGCGGGTGATCTCCCAGTTGTCCCACTTCGGCGAGTGCTTTTGTCAGGACTCTGGCATTAATCCGCATCCTAGCCGGACTCTCCGCTTTTAAATACTCCAAAACCACATGGAGCTCGTCCTTCCATTCGTAGATGATGTCCAGCGTGTCTCTCGGACCTTCGCCTCTCCAGAAATCCTTGCTGATTCGGAGGTACTCGGAGACCAGCATAGGTTCTCGATCTTCGAAAACCTTACGGTTTAAGAAACCATCCAAAGAGCCGACGTCCAGTGGGTTAAGGGGGTTAAGTTGGATGACCCCGCCAATACATCGTGCGACGGGGGTGTAATACTCTTTTTCGGATTGGGCGGGCATGTTGGCTCCTTAATTGTCGATTTCCATGAGGTTGTTCTGAACCACGGAAACGACGGTCTCCGCGATCTCTGGGCTGGGGAACTTCAGGTGCTGGGGCACCCCATCCACACCCAGGTAAATCGTTCGCGCCGAGTCTTCTGTCCTTTCCCCCGCACCCGAGTAGACGTAGGTAATTGCCGACAAACGGCACATAAGGGAGGTCAGGCCATCAAAGAGGGTGACGAATCCGTTCTTGAACTTCACAACCGGGCGAGCTTTCGGCTCCTTACCGTTTGGAACCTTGTCCACCTCACGAAAGAACAGATACGTCCTCAAGAAATCAATCGCGGCACTATCGATGGAGAATCCAAACACCACCGAGTTGCCGATCTTTTTCTGATAAATCCGACCGACTTTGTGAGCCCCGCCGGCCGCTTCGATTGCTTTCCGCTCGAACTCTTTCAAATGGTTCGAGATTTCGACCGGAGAGTCCTCTTTCGAGAACTCGAAATGCATGTAACATTCTCCTTCCAGTTCGGTGAAACTGAAAGAGAAGCCCGCGGGTCGATCCAAAGTCATCACAACATCGACAATCTTTGGAATCGTCAAATAGAAGTGACTACCCAGGTAGACGGCCTTCTCGCGACTGTGCTCGTCCGAAGGGTTCACGTTGATAGGACGGTAATGCTTCTGGCACGAGGTAAGGCTAGAATAATCCATTTTTTACTCCGAGAAATGAGAAGTTTTACGAAAGGGTGGGGACCACACCCATCAGGTACTCTTGTGCTTTCAGGATCACTTTCTCAGCGATTTCTTCCGACGGGTAGGTCACAAAAACCGAACTCGACATGAAGGAGATCACGACAGACTCACTGCTTCGCTGATCTTGACGGATGTAGTTGATGTTCTTTGCATTGACCAACACAGGGAGTTCTCCGGCATAGAACATCATCATGCCAGTTTCAGAGATCTTCAACGGCTCGGCCGGCTCACGAAAATACCGGTAAGCGTTGAGAAACTTCACAGCATCATCTCCGTGATAGAAACCGAACACGGTGAGGTTTCTACTCCGGCTGGACTTCACGTCGTTGGAATTCTCATCTCTTCCAATGGCCTTGGTCAAAAGCAGGTAGACCTCCTGCTCCAATTTCCGGGCATCCGTTGGATTCATGTTCTTGTCCGTCTCCAAGACGAGATGACTTTGTCCCTTGGTCGTCACCAAGAACATGCGCAGACCTTCACGCGTGTGCTTACTGAGAAGCGAATGAATCTCTCCCCACGTGAGACTTTTATGGGTACTGATATTTATTTTCCGATCAAGAATCTCGAACGGCAACGTGACAGCAAAATTATTGGGGCGAATTTCAACCGCTCCGACGTGGTGGAATTGCTGACTAGGGGTGTTGAGCTGATGCATGGCTGATCCTCGTGGTGGTTGAAATGATTACGCGACTTTGTTTTCGTCGTAGTACGTCAGAGAAAACCCCTTTATGGTGGGGTGTTCTGTTCTTTTTCTTCTGAACAGGGTTCGAATTTGTTCTCTGTTCAAAGAGATTTTGTTCTCTTCTAAAATTAATCCCAAGTGGCGATTGCTTTTGAACTCGATGACTTTCTCTCCAATCGTTACCTGACCACAAACAAAATTGTAGTAGTAATTTTTGACGACACAGTAAGCCATGTTGGTCAAATCCAACGCCAACTCTAGCGTTGTCGGGTTTACTCGGTAAATTACCGGGAGCGTATCGTATTCTTTCAACCCCACCGGCTTCTCCTTCCAGGCTTTTGCCATCAGGCGATTGATCAACAAACTGACGGGTCGCTCCCCGGTCAGCCGATAGTTGACGTACCAATAATTCCGAGGGGTTACCAGCGCGAAATTTACCTTGGTGACTGGGGTCATGAATAACTTCTTGTCCTCACGCCAGAAACTCCCAGACTTGGAAACCCAGATACCTGGATTCTCATGCACTTTACGGTAAATCTCACCGGCCATTGTCATTTCGGGCAAATTCATTTCAAATCCTTTTCTCAGGAGTGGTTGTTGACTTCGTAATGAGAATATATGTCCCAAAAAATACTGGAGTACCCTCTTGGCCTTTTGAGCCAAGAGGGTACTCCAGTGGAGGAGGAATTACTTTCTCGGACCCAAATAGAATTCGGGTAGAGGACGGCGTCCGATATCGTTCACGAATCCGCCGAGCAGATAGTTACCGCCGCGCTGTTCTTGGGCCGACCCTTGTCGTAGATTCGGATTCAACCACTGTTCCGTCCAAGGCAGAGGATTTCTCTCCTGCAGGAGATCTTCCGGCACCGGGATTTTGAGAGACTTCAGGATCTTGGTGGCGCAATATCGAACATACATGTCCAGCAGCTCGTTCGTCAGACCCATGTGCTCACGACCACCCCGGAATTGACGCGCATTCCAGGAATATTCGGTGTGAACAATCCCACGAACCAGTTGGATAAACCACTTGGACAGGCGATGCCAGGCCGTGATCCCGCGCTCCGTTCCGAATTCCCAATCCAGAACGTATTGTCCCGTCGGGACGTGGATGTGGTATTCATCCACAGCGATCTTTTGGATGGCGTCGGCCACCGGCATGAAGCGACCCTGCTTGCCATAGGCAAAAGCCAACGTGAAGGAAGGCGTGAATTGAACGCCCTCCATCGCCAGGTTGGTCAGCAGGTACTTCATGGCGATCTCGTACAACTCTTGGTTGTTCGGACGCTGACCGAGACCGTACTCCAAGCCCGCGATTCGAGCCTCTTCGTAGATGTGGGTGACACCCTCCAAGCGATCGAAGGAGTGCTGGCGAGAATGAATGTCCTTCAGGATGTCATCCGGGTTCTCGAACGAGTTTTTCAGGATCTCTGAGTAGGTGGGTGCATGCAAGTATTCGTTCTCACCAATACGGGCATACAGTCGGTTGAGGATGTTCGAGGTAACAAACTGCGAGGTGATGGGCACCAAGCTCTGAGCCGCCACCGAGTCCGTTTCCCACTGATAGGCAATCACATCCATCAGCGCATCGAACTCATGCTCAGCACAGGTTTTGAACTCCTGCACACACGAGTCAAAAGGGAACTCCAATTCGTCCCAATCTTGATTTCTCAGATCTCGGAACAAACTCCGCAGTCTCGGATGATGAGGATGGATGGTGTCGAAGAGACCGGGACGCTGCTCCCCCAACAGTAGGGCTGGGCTCTCGTAGTCGGTCTTACTGGTGTTGAGAATATTGACTGGAATCATGTTGTTTCTCTTCAGAGCGTGCAGCCGCCAGATCCGCAAACCGGGGCTTTTGATTGTTCGGTCGCATTCATCGGAGTGCGGGTGTTGGTGTAGTAAGCAGTTTTGTTCCCGTACTTCACACGTGCGTGCCAAAATCTCACCAGATCGCTATGTTTCAACACAGGCTTCCTGATCCGATCCATGTATCCATCCGCCGAACTAGCATGGTCGGTGAACTTCTGAACCACGCCGTAAGCCATGGCCATGTCGACCGGATCAGTATCGAAGGCGTTTTCGTACGCATCTCCGAGAAGATCGCCGTCGATTGGAACCCAATCGATAGCATGTCCCTGGTCCGTTTTCAGCAGCGACAGGCCACGAATCGGGTACAGTCCATTCGGGGGACCAGAAGCCTTGGACGAAGACTCGGTGGGCATGTGCGCCACGAGGCAGGAGTTGCGAATGCCGCCGTTTTCAACAACGTCGGCTCGGAGCTCTTCCCACGGGTAGTGATATGACTCAGTGACGATCTCATCAATCGATCGGTTGTAGGTGTCGATCGGCAACCAACCTTCGGGCCACTTGGTCTTGTGCATCCAAGGAGCATTGCCCTTCTCGCGACCAAGCTGAAGAGACGCCTTGATCATGAAGTACATGTGCCGCTCGGAGAGCTTGTGCAGCAGGTTGCGACCCTCCAGACTTCCGTACTTCACTCCAGCGCGTGCCATCACCGTCGCAACCCCAATCATGCCGACACCGGCATTCATGCGTTGTTTGGCAGTGAATTTCAGATGCGGATACGGATAATCGCTGAGGTGAATGCACTCGTCAATCATCAGCAGTGTCAGATAGCACGCACGCAGATACTGCTCGTCCGTCATCGGGGTGGCAACATTGATTGCGCCCAGTGAGCAGACACTGATTTCACCTCGACCGTGATCTTCTTCGAGATACAGATCCATTTCATTCTCGTACGGGAAGTGCGGCTGACACACCTCCAAGCACAGATTTGACGTACGGATCAGTTCCTTGAACGGCGTGTGCCAATTCACTTCCGTGGCATTGAACTCGTAGTTGGTCGAGACCTCTTGTTCTTGGATCAGGAAAGCCAGCGCCACGTCACGGGCACGAACGAACGTTTTCTTGAAAGAGCTGTCCGCCAACAGTCGGTTGTATTCTTGCTCAAATGCCACCTCATTGCCACTGAAGATGAGGTCGAACAAAACCGGAGCCGTGAAGCAGTTGAACGTGAAGATCGAATCATCTCGGAAAACACAATCGGCAAAGAACCGGTTGTAAATTGCAGCGAAATGAAGACCGCGAATTCGATTGGCGTCGGTAGCTTTCGGGTTCTGTGCCGTGGCAATAGAGATCGCCTCCGGATCGTACACGCTGTAATACTGCGTGCATGCGCCATCTCGTCCGGCCTTGGTGTTTTTCTTCACCGCAGCTTCAGCCGAGCGGAGATAATCCATCTTGCCCTTGTGAATGATCGCGCCGTTACGAACCGGATCCCCCGGCGATCGAACGTTGATCATGCCACCGATACCAGCGCCGATTTTGGTCATGCGCGAGATGATTGAATCTCCCACGTCGATGCTGTCTGCGGTGTCACTCGTGGAATACAGGCAACACGAAGCCAGCCCATGCATCGGGGTGCCGAGATAGACGTAGTTCGTGGTGGGGGAGTTGATTCGACCGAACGAAAAGTAGTCGTAGAAATCGCGAATCAGGGAGAGTTGGACATCCTTGTCCGAACTCTTCGACAAAGCCAGAGCCATACGCATGAACACGTATTGAGGCATCTCGAATTTTACCTTCGCGTGACGATCCTGAATGCTGTACTTGTTGTGGATTTGGCTGATCTGAAAATGAGCCATCGTGAAATCACGATCGTGATCAATGATCTTCTCGATCTTCTCCCAATCTGAATCGGAGTAAGGCAGCGGCTCCATGAAGTTCAACTTCAGGAGTTTTTCATACATCTCACGCATCGTCGGCAGCTTGTTGTTGTAGAGCTGCTTTCGCAGATCGGCAGCATAGATGCGACCAGCCATCAGGTTGTGAGGCCAGTCTGCTTGCTCGATAAGGACGTCGACGAGAGTTTTGTTGATCTGTACCGTGGTTTCCACTTCGCCCAGACGAGCGGTGGTGTCCATGCAAATGCCGGACCAGTCAATCCGATCACCGAGAAGCTCACCGGCGCCCCATTGGACCCAGTTGTGGAGCTTGTGAGGCTGAGCCGCTTCGTGGGTACCGTCGCGCTTAATCGCTATTTTTAGCATGGTGTTGGAGGAAAGAGGAAAAGAAATGGAGGGGAATTTGGGCCGGGACTTATCTGTAGCCAGCATAAGAAGTGCGATCGAAACCGCACTTCTTACATCCTATTCGGTTAAACCGAAACAGGCGCCGCAATTGCCGGCTGGGGATCGTAGCCCACCAACTCAAAGTCCTCCATCTTGAAATCTTTCAGAGATTTCACACCCTGATTGAGCTTCAGCTTGGGAAGTTTTCCAGGGGTTCGGCTCAGCAGTTCGTCGACCCCTTCAAGCTGATCGTGATAGATATGGACATCACCACCCATGTGGACGAAATCCCCCACAATCATTCCAGTGACCTGAGCCACCATGTGCGTCAGGAGGGAATAACTGACGATGTTCACCGGCTCTCCGACGAATTTGTCGGAGCTGCGCTGGAACAACAAACACGACAGTTGAAGCTTCGGTACCTGATAGTCGTCACACAGGCGATGCAGTCCGGGCTCGTTCGACAGATCGTATTGGCGATCGCTGATCTCCAAACCATTCGGATACATCGCGCTCAGATGGCGAAGTCGGGAATCTCCGTCTGCCTCAGCCACAAAGAACTGAAAGAGGCAATGACAGGCTGCCAACGCCATCTTTCCGTCACGGACATTTTCCTGAGGGCTCTTGGATTCATCCGGCAAGTCCGCCGGATTCCAGGCCGTGACGATGTGTCGCGCCGAGAAAGGACGCTCGTTGAGATTCTTGATCAGCTCATCGATCTGATTGATCTTTTTGAAATGGGCCTCGCCGTTTCCATCGTGAACGATGGAGGAAAAGCGAGTCCATTGAGTACCGTAGATCGGGCCCAGATCACCCGTTTCGGTTGCCCACCGATCCCAAAATTTCAAGTTGCCGCCAGCAATCTCTTTGAGTCGATTGACGTTGGTTGAACCCTCCAGAAACCAAAGGAGTTCAGCGATGGCTCCCTTGAACATCGTTTGTTTCGAGGTGAGTATCGGGAACCCGTCTTGTAGGTTGTAGCGCTGCATGCTGCCGAAGATTCGAGTACGGCCCGTTCCAGTTCGATCCGGTGAAGGCTTGCCGTTTTCTCGGATGTGTCGAAGAATGTCGAGGTATTGTTCCATGATCAAAGGGGTTGGTTGTCTGACACTTGATTTTAGAACTGGAGTATTTTTTCATAATCGTATGGAATGAATCGAGTGAGCATCGATCTCCTTTTTTTCGTCTGGGTGGACGAACTCCGGGTGGGCTTCGGCTCACCCGGATCTTTTTATGTCAAAAAAAAAAAAGCGGGGCCGAAGCCCCATCGTTGCAATTCAAACGAGATCAGAATCGCAGCCAGCGCTTGGCTTCTTCTTGGATCGCCATTGCATCACTGCGAAGAATTGTCAGTGGCTTTCCTTGTTTCTTGGCTTGCATTTCCTGGGAGCTTCCTTCCTCGTAGAGGTACATCCCTACATGTTGATCGGACCAGATAGGATGATCTTCAGATAGCCAGTCAGGATCGATCTCTGAAACGGCGTGACCGTTTCGATAGACGACGAGCACCCCAAAGCTACTCAGAATGGCCAAACTATCCAGGGTTCTCACGAGTGGGTTTCTCTTCCACCGGCTCATGGTATCGATCAGATACATCGCACGATTGCGACGATCGTCCCTTGTGTCAATGATCGTGTGTGGTAAGATGATAGAAGACATCAGATTTTCAACCATTCCATCGCTTGCGCCTTGACCGATGCCAAATCTTGAGGTTCTACCTGGACTTGATATCCGCAACGCCTGGCGTGTTTTTCCGCTTCGCTTCCTTCCGAAAACAAAGACTTGCCAACCACACAGGTAGGAAAGGCTCCATTGTCGGGAGTTATCCAATTCGGATTAACTTCAGACCAGTCATGCTGATGGCTATAAACCACCAAGGTTCCTTTTTGTCCTTGAAGCGTCAAAGCTTCTCGGCGTTCGTCGACTTGCCAATACGACCAAGTGGTCGCGGTGGTGATGATTTCGGTGGCGTTGGAAATAGCAGACACGTGAGTTCCTTTTATCAGGATGGTTCGGTACTTAGACGATATAAATCGCGCCGGAAGATGCTTCAAACAACGCTACGATCTTGCGCTGCTGTTGTGTTTGGGCGTTATTGAAGTTTTCAATTCTCCAAAAGAGAGCCTCGCGGCTTGAGCCCAGATCGACATGACTTGGAATTTTGGGCACGACACCCCCAATCGTGTCCGTGGACAACTGAATGGTCTCACCTCGAACTTCGATGGGGGACAATGCAAATGGCATCACCACCAATGCGGGGCAAACGTAAAGCTCCTCCTCCCTTTGATAAATGACAAAGAAGGACGCACGCGAAATCTTTCCATGCGCATTCACGTATGTACCTTTCGTTCCCGTCAATCGGAGAATGACGGTTCGGATTTTTGGGTTCAGCATGGGACTCTCCTAAGGGCAATGGTGGTTAATTCATTCTGACAATGTATCGTCAGAATTTTCTGGAAGCAGCCTTAGAAACAAATTGGGAATAAACGCCCGGCAATTGGCTACACGAAGCAGCGTATTGCAATGGCACCTGGCCGGAAAACACCAACATTCTGGACTTAGGTTGCGAAGCTTAAGTCTTGCTCGATTAATTAAAGTCTGATTCTTTACCAGGTACGCATCGAATTCATCGCAGCTCCAGTCTCTAGCGCTCTTGATATTCAGCGGTGCGGACTCTACCGGGAATGGGTTTCCCCAAATACTCGGGCGACCGCAATAAACCTTTTCAGCGATTGGAAAAGGTTTGTGTTTGTTCATGACCGAAGGCCGGCATGGCCACATGTCCTTTGTTTGATCAGCCTTGATGCTACTGAACAAAACCATCTGGTCTTCAGCGAGGACTGGGTTTAAATAATACCCCCGAATGACCAACCCCGCCCTCTCAAAGCCCGTCTGGTCCACGATCAGACCCTTGAGGTAGTCGAGTGACTTGTACCCGATTTTAATTCGCTTACTGGGCTTTTTAAAGAACTCTTTCGTTCGAGGACCCAGGTCGAAATACTCAGAACTCAGGCACCTTCTAGCTTTGTGTTCCGCTTCAAAAGACCTCGGATCGGTCGAAGTCTTCCAATGTTCGATGCGATAAATGAAGATCATCTTCGGTGCTCTGGTGTTGTACTATTCGATAGAACAAAAAACATATTTAACTACTGGAGCTTTTGGCCCCAGTAGTTAAATCATTTTGATTTTTGACCCTGTGGGGTCTTGGTCAAACGGTAAGTCACTTTCCGAGACTGGCTCAAAAGGTTTGGGAAGACGCAGTAATTGCTAGCGTTATAACCAGTACCTGTAAGCAAGTAAACCAATTGCCGACTCAATCGCGGGATGACCCTCGAATCGTCACAATGGATACAGATGAGATTGTGATCTTTGCGCACCTCCACCGTAACTTCCGGGAAGGAGGTTGCCATTTGCAGTCTGATGTTTTCAATCTGCGCCAGGGATAACATTGTCCCGACACCTTTCGTTAATCTCAGCACAGCGGATAGCTCTCTTTATTTTGGGGTAGAACACACTCAGTAAATCAGTGGTCTCCACCGTCATGGCTATCAAGTCTGTGCGACTTAGGTTATTCTCCCTGTGTTCTTGCTCAACGGCTTCGATGGATCCTAAGCGATTGATCTCCAGAGCATCTCCGACCTCAGGGGTGATCAGAGGGTAGAGGGCGCTCTTGATGGCGTGTAAATCGGACAGAGATAAAGCATGGGTGGCTCCCTCTGAGAGATAGACACTAAACCGATGACCTCTTTTGGTCTTCAACCATTCCCAACCCAAAGACCTGGGCAGTTTGGTTTTCAAACAAAAGACGCCGGCTAAGACGAGCTGATTTTCTTCCAAGTGAAGTCGATGCAAAGATGACATGGTGGTTGACTGAGGGAGTAGACAAATAAGTACCTTAGCTAAAACGCCTCCTAAGAAAAGGAAGTGTTTTAGCTAAAGCTGTTATTAAGACTCAATTAATACTAAAAAGAAAAGGGGTTACCCCTTTTCTTACTTGGACAAAGCCAAGTATCTGGGACCCATGTCCTTGTAATGTTGGTCCAAGATTTTGCCGATCTCGGCTGGAGTCTTGGTCTTTGAAAGCTCTTTAATCTCTTCCGCGTTTATCAGAGCGATCACTTCCAGTAAGCTTTCGGGGTCGGCACCTAAAGAAATGGCGAATTGATCAGCCTCCATTTCCTGGGCCAGACGCTCTGACATATCCCTAGGGGGTTTAAAGCAGTGCCTGAACTCGTAATGTCCTAGCTCATGAGCGATTGCCGCATAGAGCTGATTCGGGGAAAGCTTCTCCTCGAGATTCTTGCCAATGAAAACATAGATCTCCTCTAAGAAGTTCATGAAGTCAGGGGCTTTGAATTGGTCCCAAACTGAGGAAATTTCCTTCAGGGCCGGGACTCCGAAATCTTCACCCATCAATCTTGCGTTTCCGCAATATGCGTTGCGCACGTGATCGCCGAAAAACACAGGTCGCCCAAACCACCATTCTACTCGTGCCATATCAATTCCTTAACAGGAGGGTTCTCGGTAAGAGCGAATTAGCTCTACTCAGTGGGAGTATATATGACCAAAATAAAATAGATACAGAGTCCAAGCCGATTACGGCTTGGACTCTGATTCAGACTTCAGTCGTCAGCGATCAACGCTTCTGTCGACGGCGATGCACTCCGAGCATCGCCAGACCCAGGATCAGCATCGTGGCCTCGCTCGGCTCAGGCACGGGGCTCACCTGTTCGGTGAACTGCAGGATCTGCGTTTGCAGCCAGGGCGTGCTGTTCAGACTCAGCCGTTTGTAGAAGCCGTCCGAGAACAACACTTCCACGTAGGCATCGCGCATGGTGCCTCCGGCAGTGTCGATGTAGTTTCCATCCGGGATCAGTCCCGGTTGCAGAATGTCCAGGTCCAAACCCGAGAAGTAGAAACGATCGCCAGGAGCAACCGGGCTGAAGCCCCACTGATTGAGACCGTAGTAGTCCGAGTAGCCAGGGAAGGGTTGGAGTTCGGTGGCGTTGCCCGTGAAGTGCTGGAAAATAGCCCCACCCTCACGGAATGGACCGGTTCCGTATTCCAGGCCGACGATGGAGATTCCGGGATCACTCTGATTCAGGACATCCCCCACTTGGAGATACCAGTCGCCGTTGAGGGTGACGGTGAAGCCGTGATTGGTCTGGGCCTGAGAACTCATCGGGATGAAGAGCGCAGCCAGACTGAAGATCGCTGCCATCCAGATCGGACGGAAGAGTGAGAGAAAACGCATGATGGATCCTTCTGAACGTGATTTCTTCAGTTTTTCGTCTTGAAGATTTACGACGGATTGGGAGTATGGCTCCGAATCAGATTGATAATGTACCGCTATTAAATTTTGGACAAACCAATATCCGTCAGCGTTTGTTGGGCGGCGGTATCGTGACCTCGAACAATCACTTCATTGCCACTGAAGACGTATCCTTCTTTCGCATATTTCTGGGCGATGAACAGAGGGTACGGCAAATTATGGATGCCCTGATTTGCGGTGCGGTGGTGATCAACGCAGAGAAGCATCCCGTTGTAACGCATGTCGTCTACAAAGGTTACAGGGTTGTTCGGATCGAACTTAGACCAGTCAAAGGACGCAATACGAGCACCCCAAATACCAGCTTTTGCTTCTTTGGAGAACCTCTCCCAATCCACGATCGGCATGAAAGCTCGCATGATCGGATGATGGTGCGCTTCTAGTGCAGAACCAGACTCCTTGGCTGTTCGATTGCAAACATAGCATCTACCTCCGATGTCTTTGGATAAGATTTTTCTTGTTCTGGTGAACAAAGGAGTATCCTTGCGTTCCTCGTTTGGGGGGAAATTGATACTGAACTTGATAACGCCGTTGTCGGTGAATCCATCGCCTGAGTTTGCCATTATGTCGCATCCAAAAAAATAACTAAGGGGTGAGCACGCAAGTGCTCACCCCATGGGTGCTTATGCTGTCAAGCGAAGAATGGCGGCTTTTGCATCCAATGGATTTTCGTTGATGATCCTCTGGAGTTCGGATCCGTTTATCTCAAACCCTTCTGGCAGATCGATTGCCAGGGCTTCCTCTCCATAGCAGTAATGCATCCGCTTCTTTACCAGCTCTGCATTGAGGTTGCCGATATACAGCGGTAAATCAAAACGCCCGGCGCGGCGAAAGGCTGGGTCAAGCACTTCATACGCGTTGGTATTAAAGATGAGCACGAGATCATCCAGAACCTCTGCACCATCGATTCCGTTGAGAACAGTTCCCAGACCTACCTTCTTGTCGTCCTCTTTGTGACCGTAGGTGCGGCAGTGGAGGTTCGTGTTGGTGTCCACGTCTTCAAACAGCACCACCGACTTTGGAGGAATGTTTCGAAGCAGGGCAGTGAAGGCCAGGTTGGAAACTTCGCTGAGGTTGATGCAATAAAGATTGCGCTTGAGGTGATGCGCTATCGCCCGAGAGATCGAGCTTTTTCCGGTACCGGGAGGACCATAGAAACAAATACCCAGCTTGTATGGGATTCCGTTCCTCGTGTACCACTCCCGCATACTCAGGAATCTTTCCATTGAATCTTCTAATTGCTTCCGGGTAGCGTCAGGCATCGCTACCGAATCAAGCAAACGAGGAGGATATTCCTTACTGGACCAGATGTCGTCTCCGATCTCGTCTTTCCCGATGCCGGTCGACATAGAAAAAACTTTGAGCTTTCCTTCGTCCACTTTAGCTGGGAAAACCTCCATCACCATCCGCTTGAAAACAGACGTATCAAAGCCGAAACTGTAAACGTTAATGGCTTCTTTGTTGGTTTCGGTGGCGAGAGTATCGTTGATGCTTAGGAATATCCAGAAGAGTCGCTTCTCGTAAAAGAAGAAATGAAGCCCTTGAGACACCGACAGAAATCGTTGTCCTGGCTCACTATCTTCGTCGGTGTACCAGTCTCTTTTCTTTGTTCGCACTGTTGCGATCCGAGAAAAGGCACTCAGTAGTTTGGGTTGAACCCACCGGAGAAAGATGGCGTAGTTGACTTGATTCGATTGATCTCCGTCGTATTGCAGGGTGAGTTGAATCACACTGAACCGGAAGAGCCAATTGACAGTTGCGCACAGTCTTTCGAAAATCCAAGACAGTGCGTACATGAGTCCTCCCGCTAGAGTTGCGGCAAGGAAGCCGTTATTGCCCATCAGGGTGTTGTATTTCTCTATCCAGCCAGATAGAGAATCAAAGATTGCTGAAATGTCCATGTTGGTTGGTTTCTGTTTTAGGCAGACGATTTGAAAAAAGAATAAAGATTTACCCCCCGCCCTTTTAGGGCGGGGGTGTTGGTTTATTCCAAGGGAATCCCTAGAATTTCACAGGCTTCCTTCAAGATCGCTTCAAGATCCCAATGGTAGATCGTGTAAAAACCTCCGGGCGTATCGGGATAGAAATCCAAACAGATGAGGGTGTCTTTTTCGATACACTCTTCGATGGTTTTCTGACCCTCGAGGAAAGACGAGAGTCTATCCGGACCCGTGCTGAGGTAGGTTTCAATCTCTTCTGCAACCGATTGATGCGAGCAGATGTAGTCGTTAACTGTAAGAGTTACAGAAGCCTTGCATCGTGCAATGATTTTCAGGAGAAGGTCTTGAGTTGCCATGGTGCTTGTTCATTGTTGGTTAAATGGTCAGATCCAATGGGACTTGGATTTCTTGCCGAAGGTTGGAATAAGCCTCCAGTACAATCGTTTTTCCTTTGATCTTTTCGACGTAGTCAGCCTCAGCAGATTTCGGCGTTTTACCCTCTCCAAACAATCCCTTTAGAAGACCTTCGTGTAGAACTTCCGCATGGAGAATGCGGAAGTGAAAAGACCGATTGTCAGCCGGACGCGTGAACGTTCGATACACCCGCAGTTTGTTTTGTTCAATGAATTCATCGAGAGTCACAATTGCCTCCAGTTGAATGGGGGATTGGGCAGTGGATTTTCTTCAGTCAGCCCTTCTTCACCAAACAAATCAGTGACGTAGAGAGGAGCCTCGGCATTCTCCAGTTTCTCGATGGCGGCCTTCAGTATGGCAACGGCCTGATCGGTGGTCAGCCACCTTGCCCAAGGGCCTGGTGACTCCCACTTATTCCCTGGGGCAATTCGCGTAACCGCTGGAGGTTTGTCTTTCGGTGCCGGAAGCTCCGAGGGTGCGCCAGAATGGGGCGGTTGAACAATCCCCATTCGAACGACCTTTACCGGCTTCTCAGCCTTGGGAGTCTTCCCATCGAAGGAACCTGGGATTCGAAGCTCTTCTCCCTCAGGTCGTTTCACGCGGACCACAAAGCTGGAAGGTTTCAAATGGAAGCGATTCGTCATTTACTTGACTCCGGTGTTTTTGAAGAAGGGATTTTTCCGTACCAGTTCAGCTTTTTTGTTGGCTTTGTCCTTCAAGAAAGCAAGCGGGTTTTTCTTGGCGTTCTTGGAGTAAGGTTTTGAAACCAGGTTCTCGACTCTTTCTCGTTCTTGTGCTTCAAGGTCGGTCCACTCATCAATGGGATCATTCAGGATCTCCATATCAGGGTAGGTACAAGCGAATGGATAAGCTTCCGCGTGAGCCGCCAAGGAATCAATCACCAGTACGTTCTCTGGTGATGTCCCGTGAATTTTGCAATGCTCCAGCCAAAGCTCTTTGCTGAGTTCAGACTTCCCACTGCCTTTCAAGAGCGATTGGATAACCTGGTTGATCTCAACGGTCGGCTCTGTCCTTGAACCATTCCTCAGTTCGAGGATTTTTACTAATGCCTGGCGCGTTGCCACCGAGTAAATGTCCAGCACTCCATCTTTGATGAAGTCCGACGGAAGGGCTGGATCTGGCGTAGGTTGGTAATCACTCGAAGAGAACCAGTTCATTATCGTGACTTTTGAGTCGCTGGTCATGATACATCCTTCTTTTTCATGAATGGGTTGGAACCCAAGAGCTCGGCTTTCTTTTCCATCTTGTCCTTCAAGAACGCCAATGGGCTCTTCTTGGCTTGCTTTGAGTAAGGCTGCGCCACAGCCAACTTCTGTTTCTTTTGTTTCTTTTGTTTCGTCACCGATGGGTTGTGCCACGAAAATTTCCAATCGCTCTCTGGGAAATTTAAATGACTCGAAGAAAGAACCTCGATTTCCGGTGACGGCCCCATCCGAAGTAACGCTCGACGGAGTCCTCCCGCGGGACCGACGTCAGAAAAGATGAACGTCTGAGGGAGATGTTTCGGTAGTTTCGGCCCTACCTGGTGTTCTTTGATTCTTTCGATAGCTTGATCTATCAACATTTGAGTCATCCGAGTTTTTCCGTCACCGAACCTTCCAGTGGCGAGGCCATAAATAACCGACCGGTTGTTGGGGTTTGTGTCGTCCCCGAATGATTCGATCAGTTTTTGAAGTTCTTCCGAACCACTCTCAATATCCGTGATTCGAAAACTACGAGAAGTGCTGAACGCTCCAATCGTGGCATTTCGATGAAAACGCTCTAGCGTTTCCTGGAGTGCTTTTCTCTGACGTTCGTGCAGTTCCAGATCTACGTCCGTTTCAGCGGGCGCTTCCCTCGCCGGGCCTTCCTTTTCGGACATAGCGCTCGAGACTTTGGCTTCCAGGTATTGCTCCAAACCCTGAATAGCAGCTTCGTAATTCAAATCCCCAGGTATGGGGGTAGCGACTCCACCGTTAAAGGTTTCCTCCGAAGGAGTGTTAGCGGCGGGGGGTGGATTTTTCATAAATGACATTCTTTTGCTCTCGGGTGAGGAAGGGGCTTTTCTTCAGAAGTTCCGTTTTCAGCGGATTCTCTTTGGAGAAGGCTTGGAGTCTGGCTGCGCCATTCTTTTTCAGATGCGCTTTTGAGACCCTCTCTCGTCGTTTCTTTTCGAAGTCTTCGATACGAACTTCCGTCATATCGACTCTCAAATCTTCGTATCGAAGACGTTCGGGTTCCCAGAGTTGGAAAGGCATATCTACAATCCTAAAAGCGTTGTGGCTTCTGGTTTTCAGAATCTTCAAACGAAGTTGTTCTTGATCGCCAGGAGGCTGTCGAGTGACGTGAATAAAGTTTAAAGGCTCGTCCGCATGCGTCGCTGACAGCCTACCTGCGCTCCCTCGAACCGTCCAGTATTCCGTATCCAGCGGAGATCCCGTTGGAGAGGTGACGAAGATGATCGCTGGATTTTTCTCCCGGTTATAATCCTGGACGATCTTCAGTAAATCCGGAAGGTTTGACGCTTTTTGAATTTCTGCTTCAGCGATCGTCTTCTCGTAGTTGATCTTCTCACCGTTACCCAGTTTGATGTGGGTAACGGGCGGATGCATCCGCTCGTCGTTACTCATGGTTGCTCCTTAGGGCTTAGGTTCGTTATTGACCATTTGATACTGTTGGCGGAGTTTTGGCGTGGCGACCCACTTGTAGCTGCCCACGCATTTGATCAGCCCCATCTCCTCTGGTCGCCTCCACAGGCAGATGGTTTCTTCTTCCGAAGGATAGTGGAAACACTCATGGATTTTTCCTCCGGAATAATTCGACACTCTTTGGACGAAGTCACACTCCTCAGGGCTGAGAATGTCTTCCAGATTGACCAACTCTCGGACAATCTTCCAGTCGAAACAGTCGATGATGCTGACCCTCTTGGTATATCCTTCCGACTGACTGAGGTCTTCTGTGAGCCACACGTCACCGAGTCGAGAACTTCCGGTCACTCGGTGGAGTTGCCCCCGGTACTGGCAGGTGAGCGTCGGTAGGCACTTCACTGAAAACACCGACAGGAAAGCTGGCTGGACCGTTTGGGATGCACCAAAGATCCAGAACCACGCCGCGGCAGCTTTCTCCTGTGCTTGTTCTTCAGTTTGCCTCAAATCGTAACGATTGAGCACCATGGCTACCCAATCATCGACATGATGCTTTTCCATCAGGGGGATTTTCTGGGCCCCTTCCGGACCTTCAAGTTTCAAATCAGACATCTTTTCCTCTTACTTCGCTTAGCCTACTTCGCCGGGATATATGTCGCCTTTTTCAAGACCTTGAACCTCGAACTTCTTACCGTCGCCCCAGTCGAGAAATACGCGCACCTTGGTCGTGGCGATCACTTCTCCGCAGTCGTGTTCGGGGATATCCACCCCCATTCTCCTCAGTTTGATGCTGCGATTGCAGTCACAGCCGTAGTTGCCGTCAACGTACATGTAACGAGCGACATCGGGAGGATATGCGTAACCAATTTCCTCGTGTACGACGTACTCTTCCCCGGTGGGTAACTTCATGGTCGCTTCGACCAAGGTTTTCGCCCTCACTGCACGACCAAAGGAGGCAGAGCTGGCACCTGTCTGAAGTGCTGAGAGTTTCTCTTTATACAACCACAGCTCATCTGCCGTATCGAACCAGTAGGTGCCGTTGAATTTCTCGGGCCCATCCTCAGGACAACCCCAAACGTCAAGGGCATATTCTTCCTTTTGTTCTTTCAGGTGTGCGAGGAAAACGGGGTCAGTTTGGTACGGCATCCAACAACCGTCTTTGTTTTCAATTCGAGGCTTTCCGGTAAAGCGGGGGAATTTCAGCGTTGGTTGCTGGAGATCGACAGCATCCCGAATCACGCTTTTAAGCACGCCCGGGAACGGATTGGAGTCTTCGGAGGGTTTGTCGATAGTCATGTCGTCACCAATAAAGGGGGTGGTCAGATGAAGCTCTTGGCTTTGTATCGGGTTTCAAACTCCGTTATCGCTTCCACTGACAGGCTGAATCCGGTCTCGCGAATTTCTTCTTCGATAACGTCCAGCGGCGATGTCGGGACATCGATCCGGCAGAGCCGGTAGAACGAAGGAGTATCGAAAAGGTAGAGAACCTTGAGAACAACCTCTCCACCCTCTTCCTGTGTTTGTTGGTATTGGTATTTCCCTTGGATTTGACCATAATCACGACGAGTTTGATTTTTCGTGATGGACAGATACTTGATCAGAATCGTCATCAGTATTTGAATGAATCGATCCTGAATAGCGTAACTCCCACGGAACTGGGATTTCTTCACCAGTTCATGGGCATGCACAGTCTTGAACTTAATGACGAACGACATCGCCATGACCGGGTTATCGGTCGTTTCTTCTTGACCATCCGGAAGGTACGGGTTTCTGATTTCAGGATCTCTTTCAGTCGTGAAAAGCGTACTGGCTCCAGATACCCACGCTTTGTTTTGAGGATTCTCGATAAATAGATTCACAACTTCAATGAAGCGATGTACTGCTTTCCGGGCCACATCCTGGTTTTGCAGAATAACCGCATTGGCGACCGACTCCGTGTTGGTTCGTTGGCCTTCTTCGATTTGAGAAGCCAGGTAGGTCGAGAATGCGAGGATGTTTTTCATGGGTATTTCTCCGGGTGGAATTAAACAACGACGAGGCCAGAAGCCTTTATTCTTTTAGCACGGTCGTCTGAACGCAGACGACAAGTAAGGTACACAAACAACTCAAAATCGTGGGATTCTTTAACTAATCCCTTCAATTCTCCATTTTTGTCAAGGTGAAGCGGGAATGCGCTATAACTGATCTGCAGCAACTCGTAAGGATCTTTATTGCCTGAAGATTCAAAACCGATTTTCCAATTTCGCACTGGAGGAGACGTCATTTCTTTCAGGTAAGTTTGAAAGGTGGCTTCGTTCCATTGTCCAGATATTGCGTCGGGAGATTCTTCTCCCTCTTCGATCGTCTTCGGGGCGGACTCAGTCATCTTGAGAAGTTTTACCTTGAAAGACCGAATGAAGTGCTCGGAGTTAAACCAGCGCTCCTTTGGTCCGGAAAACAGCAACTCGTTAACCACGATACCTGGACGGAGACTGAAATACTGCTCCAACTCCATCGTGTCGCGGTCATAGACCAGATACATCGTACAACCGATTTGTTGTGTTTGTCCAAAGATCATGTAGCGGATATCCTTTTCAGGATCGTACCGATAGCCGATGGAGGTGACGTCGGCATCGGCTACACGGTGAGAAATGATCAACATGGGTGACTCCAGTGTTCGGGTATTAAAGATCTCGAAGGTCTAACCAACCACCCGTATAGGTTGGTACCTTCAAATCGCCGTGACCTGCACGGATCATGGTTCTACGAAGCTCATCGGCCTTGGCTTCAGAAAGGCCAGGGTCTAGGATGACCCCGCTAAAAAACAACTCGTAGTACAGCTCGAATGGATTTTGAGGCCCTTTAGGTCGATACTGCTTGAACTTCAACGTCTGGGTCAAGGACAGCCATGGGATCGGTTGGGCCAATCTCGCCAGGGCGGCATTGATGACATCGATTGACCGCTTTGCCGACTGCTGGAATTCGTAGGGGTCAATCGTTCGAGATTCATTCGCTACAACGAATAAGTCTATTCGGTGGTGAAACGTAAAATCTCCAGATCGCCCATTTTCAGGTTTCTTTAAACGACGACCAAGGCATTTTTCAATCTCTGAGTAGTCTGCTACCCCCAGACGACTAGAGTCGTGCTCTGAGAGCATTTGGTAGACGCAGGAGGTACAATCAACCTTCTCCTTGATCAGCTCCGCCATTCTCAGCAATAGCTTCGTGTGGATCTGTTCTTGCAATAATCCGGAAGGATGCTCGGGGGGAATGACCTTTTGCTCCCAATCCCAAACGCCATCCTGATGGAGTCGGTGCAGAGCAATGATGGATTTCTTTAGGAAAGTCAGGAGGGGTGGCATGTTGTTTGGTTAGACTTAAATTGTTCTTGGGTTCTCTACTACCTGGATGATATATGGCTATGTTTTATTTGACAAAAAAATAAAAAGACGCCCTTAGCACAAGAGTGCTAAGGGCGTTAACTTAAACCAACAGCGACATGACTCGAATGGATTCCACACCACCAGCGCCCTTTGTCACAGGATGGGGTTTGGATTATTTATTTATTGGTTTAGACTTATTTCCACAGAGGCCGGATCTCGATGGGGTTTTCGCGGGCGAACTTCTCGGCATCGAACTCGAGAGGTTCACGATCGAGTTTCGGCGGAGGGGCCACGACACCAGAGCGCATGTCATCGACGATCTTTTCCAATGCGCCCAGACCAACGTCGCGGTTGTACGCGTACGTTCGGACCTCATTGCCAGAGATATCGATCTTCAAGACTCGACCGTGCAGGTAGTCATACACCATTGGTCCCTGCGTGGCGATGGCGCGAGCCTGATCGATCGTCATGTCTTGCCGACCGAGCGGGTCAGCCAGGCCGAGACCTTGTTGTTTGGATGCGTTGAAGGCGCGCATCAGGAGTTCAGCTTTGTCCAGACCAGCGATATTGACGGTGCTCATGTGTAGGATCCTTTTCTTGATGGGACAACTCGTTAAATGGAAGTAAGGCTTGAGTCATCCACTTTTATGTCTTAACCTTGTAAATAAATAAGGTCGAACATACAACACCCCCAACACTACGCATTACACGTAGTGTTGGGGGTGTCTTTAAAAGGGGTGTGGAGGAGAGCGAACTTCGACGGAACCTCTAGTGGCAATGTCGCCAGAGATCCGAACGTCAGACTGTCGAGCACGAATCGCCGATCTCAAGAAGTTTCGACCAAATTCCCTCCCGGGATTAAGGCCAATCCATCGATCAGGTTGGACCATGCGGCTGGGCCGTCCATCAGCTTTTGCGCCGATACCGATCGGACAACGCGACGCCGGGAGACATTCGGCAGGCGTTGAGCGGCGATCAGGAAAACCGGGATGATGGGTAGCTCCGAGGCGCGATTGGTAACTGCCGTGGCCGCCCAATGAAGGGCCGGCGCAACCATGTGGCGACTCAATGAAGACAGACTAAGGCGATCGAAGAGATGCACGCACTCCTCCACAGAACATATGTAATTTTTCTAGGTCTTAAACCTCTTTGATTTCGACGTCGATCTCCATAGCGAGGGCAGTTTGAGTGAAGTCTTCCGCCGTGGGGTTACGCAGGGCGAAGCAGAGACCATCCGGGATTATTTTCTCTCCCCAGTAATCCTCTATCGCTCCCACCCAGACGTTGACTTCTTTGGGTGCGCGGATCTCCAGGAAATGGAAATTGATCCGTTTGGGTTGCTCGTTGGACTGAACCCAAATTCCGGAATCCTCCTTCCCCGCTTCAGTCGAGTCGTAGGAGATCGTGAGAGACTGGATCGGGCGGCGGGGCAGAATCCAGAATGGCGAGATCTGGAGGGTGCTCACCCTCGGCGGCGGGTGAAAGCCGACGGTTTGCACCAACTCTTCCATGCGGCGACCGTTCAAGATGCGACAGACGTGGGTCCCGAAAATTCCTGGAAAAGAGAAGCGCAGGAAGTAGGGCCTCTTTTCAAGACTTGTAGCAAACGGATCAACCTGCCGGGTCTCGTACATGATCACCACGCGATCCCAGGATTCGGGAAGGCACGGAAGCACATGTTCCGGAATGTCTTTCTTTTTCTTGACCTCCCAGTTGACATTCGTCTCAAATTCGTGAAACATCACTTCGAAGATTCGGCCGACCAAAGCAACGCGGTTGAGCACATGTGCATTTCGACTCAGGTACTCGTCAAACACCTCTGCGGCCTGTCCGGGGAGTGCGGTCGGCAGTGCCACCAGTTGTGGTTCATCGGCAGCAGACGAGCTGACCTCGATCACATACTGGACGCTGATCAGGCGAACGCAGCCGGAGATCGTCTTGGGCAAGACGTCTTCGGGTCGGTTCAGTATGGTCGCCGTGAAATCGTTTCGATGAAGGAACGACAACGACAAAAGCAGGCCGTTACTGCACCGGGCGACGATGTTCTCGCTTTTGTCGCCGGCCGGAACCCAGGTCCGAACGAGACTGCCCGTCGTCGGAGGATTAGCGAGAATGTCTTGAAAGCCTTCAAGGAAGTGCACGCGTTCGTTGGTGGATACAATGGGGGTGGTCGGATTGGTCATGATGGTTTCGCTGTTGGATCGGTTGGTTTAAGGACGGGTGAAGATTTTAGTTCTTTGTTTTCGTGGGGACTCCTACTGGTGATGGATTGGTATTCTTCAGCTAATCTCAACCTCCGAGAAAAGCACGTCTCCGTCAGGGTTGAACCCCAGAAAAGCATAGGACGCAAGTTGTCCCATTTCGTAAACCACCCAGACGCGGCTCTTGTAGGAGAATTCATGCGATCCTCCTTTGTGTCCTGGCATCTCTCCGTCGATCAGTTCGGCGTAGAAGTTTTTCAGAACCACATGGAGATTCTTGGCGAGCATGCGCTCACCCGGAATCAGCTCGAGAGCCAGGTCTTCATGGTAGCCACGGTAACTGTGGGGAAATGCCAGGTGCTGTATTTCAGCATCAGGATCCATGTTCTCCAGCGTACGCAGCAGAGAACCAAAGAGAATGGGGGAGTTGGAAGGAATCATGATTGAGCGATCAAAGAAAGATCTGGCCAAGGTTCAAATGGAGGGTTTCTAACAGGTTCGTCAAAAGCTTTGGATGCTCTTGATAGAGCTGAAGTATTTCCGCGTAAGCGGGTGCTTCCAATACCGTAATGGGGCGATATTCTCCTTCTTGACATCCAAAGTCATCGTAACCGTAAACCAGCCAATGCAGAACCCCATCGTCCCCGCGTGCAACTGTGTCGATGCTGAGATATTTGTTTACCTTGTTTCCAACAACGCCGCGATCGTCCACCTCGATCAGCGCACAACCCCACGGGTTTGTAGAGAATCGCTGATAATGAGCGGCCAAATCGGGGAGAATCTGATGGGATCTGTCTTTATTGAACCCCATCGCTTGGATTTCTTGCGGTGTGAGAAGCTTGATGAATTTAGGCGGCACGTCTAACTCCTTGGATGCTTCAGTAAAGCGTCGAGAGGCACTTCACCAGGAACCGAACCGAAGAAGGATCTTTCTCCCAGACTTCAGTCAATGTGCGAATGGCATCGTGGGTCAGAATTCCCAACGCAATCGGGTTGTACTGACCGTCCAGTTCTTCGAACCCGTAGACAACCACGTTGGTGCGGCCAGGGGTTTTGCTGCTGAACGAATCGACCGACAAGAACTTCGTCTTTCCGGACTTGCGGTCAACGAACTTGACGCAGCCCCAGGGGTTGGTCTTGAACTTCTCGGCACACTTCAGTCGTGCAGGATTCAATTCAGGATCTTCCAAGGAAGGGACGTAGAAGTCAATGTCACGAAGTTCTTCCGGGGTGAGTAGGGTGTAGGTCATGGTGCTTCCTCAGAGTTCAGGGCAGATTTGATAGTGCACGGAGACAAGATCTTTGAGCATTTGCTCTACCGCGTACGGTTTGTGACGCCAGATTTCTAACAGGGATGTGCTTTTACCCACAGCAGCGTAGCCGCTTACCGTCGGGCGGAATACTCCGGGAGGACATGCGTGGTTGTCGTAGCCGAATATCAAGTAATCGTGCATGCCCAATCGATTCTTGCTCCCGAAAGAATTAATTGTGATGAGTTTGGTTGATAGCTGTCCGTCCGGTAAAGGAAACAGCCTTTTCACACACCCCCAAGGACACGCCTTGAATCTTCGGTAATGTTCCTTTTCTTGCTCGGTGGCATCCATCAGCCATACCTTGCTGCTCACCGGGTGAAAGAACGCAATCTCACTCAGCTCGGCTGGGTTAAGCAGTGTACTCACTAATTTACTCCGTTAGGTACTTGTCACGTGGATGATGTATGTCCTAAAAAGCGTTCATTAGGACGAACAAACCTGGCTACATCCGGCTTCACTAAAATCTGGCTCACCCAGTAGCCGCAGCATAGCTCCCCGTCACTGGCAAATGAAATCAACCTAGAGCCGTCCTCCATGCTTCGGACGATCCAACTCAAGTCTTGCTTGATAAAGATTAAATCAGCCAAAGGAGGCTCTACTGACACCACTACTTCTCCAGCTCTTAGACTCAGACTAGCCCAAGAGTTCATTGTTGGGGAATGTGTAATGCTCATGAAGTTCTCTGCGTCTGCTCTACTCACCAAAACTCTGCAGTCCCCTAAGGTTCTGTTGCGTTTCATTGCTTACTCTCCTTTAAAAATCTTACTCGATGCATCAACATCATAAAAACGCGCCGCCCACGCGCGTACTCAAGATCTCCTGAGGATTAAGCCAAGCAGAGCTTGGCCACACAAGTTTAGTATTTCCTACCCTAACCACATCCATCATCCTTACAAAACCAAAAGCCTAAGACATGATTTTCTTTTTACTCACAAATTCTTATTTTACAAATAAAATCCTACAATGTGTTTCTTTTTTATCTATTTTAATCAACATTACATATAACTTATAAGAAAATACTTGGTCTTTATCCCTTTCGAACCTTCGTTCGAACTCTTTTTTCTTTTTGTTTATTTTTCTTTTTTCTTTGTTTATCTATATCTTTTGGGGGGTAGGGGGGTAAGGAGATAGAGATAGAGATAGATAGATAGAGAGAGATGGTTGAGGAGATCAAGGAGGGTTTCCAAAGGGAACCTATAAGAGGAGAAGGAAGAGAGAGGAAGAAAGGAAGAGAAAGAGAAAGAGGAAAGGGGGGAAGGGACCCTTTTAAAAAACGAGGTTTTTTATCTTAACAAAAAAGAAAGCTATCCAAGCCTTTCTTTCCCAACCAGTGCGGGCTGTTACGCCTTGCACTGGTTGATGTACTTCGATGTGATCTCCATCTCGGAGTCGGTGAAGGGGTGGCTGTCGGGCTTGCCTTGTCGGGCTGCCTGGATGGCTAGCACCGCGGCGCGGGTAGCCTTGCGGTCCTTGACCCAGGCGTCGGTATTGCGCTCGCGGATCTTGGCGGCCTTGCGGTTTTTCCGGTTGAGTGCTGCAGGACGGGTGACAGCGGAATTGCGGATCATGAGAGTTCCTTTCTTCAGGAGTGAGTTGGTAGAGAGTCAGTCTTGATTGAGTTCGTCGTCTTGGGTGGGTTCTTCATCGGGCAGCTTCATGCCCTTTGCAGCCGCTTGAACACCACCAACGACCAGTTGGGCTCCTTGAACAAGGACCAGACCCCAAAGCACAACACGCACAGCAGTACCGAACATTTCAAATTCCTTTCCCTTGACCGGGAGTATCAATTGGTAATAAAGCTCGGAGAGCTTACTGAGCCTCGTTAGTGGAGGATCCTTCTTTGGCGACAGCCACCAGCTTCACGGTAGCGAGCGCAACCATTGCTGCACCGATCACAGCACAGAAGGCCCCACCCCAGACGGTGCTTTTCTTTTTGATTTGTTGCTCAGACATCTCGAATTCCTCAGGTTATCCGTTAGGGAAAGTAGTAGAAGACTGATAGGTCTTCGATTCATGGAGAGGATATATGACTGAAAATAATTGGAGTGCGGTTTTAACAGAATAAAAAGAAAAGACGCTACTGCTGTCTTTTCCGTGCTGTCCCTTTCAGGACAGCACGATCCAAGGACCTTCCTCAGGCTTGAGGTAGATCTTGGAGTATCCCACGAGGTGAGGGCTGAACCCTTCCACCTCGGTGAATACCGTATCCGCCTCCCGGATCAGATCATCCGGGCGGAGTCCGATCAGCGTTACAGATTCCGGCCCCCCGGGCTGTGCAGCGTGGCACAACTCGGTCATGGCCTCGTACTCACTGATCCCGCGAACCGCGCGGTTCGTGAACAGGAGAGACTCAGTCAGAACGCGAGCGAAGGTGGTGACGAGGATCATAGTGGCTCCTAATTCCCTTTTTCGGGAGTTATCGCAAGACGTGATTGTCTTCGATTCACACTGGTTATATGTGATTAAAGAAATTTGGAATGTTCCGCTAACAAAAAAGAAAAGGGAGCGTGAAGCTCCCTGTTTTGACGGCGTTGTTCGAGTGTTTCAGTGCTCTTGTTCCTGAGGCTTTTGCAAAGCGCGAGTGACCTGCAAGGAATGATCCAAGGCTTTGTGGTAGCCATGAAAGCACAGACTTCGCGTCAACTGACTTCGAAGCCATTGTCGTCCGAACTTAACCAGTATCCGATCGCTGTATTTGATCCCTGGCCGAAGGATTCGAGTCATGGAGATCAGTCCCTTGCGAGGAATTTTGTTGAGTTCTACGTGGAACTCCTCCCCGAGTTTTTCTCGCCTAGCCATGCGCTCGTCCCAGGCTTCGTTACTGGTCGGGAGATCCTCGACATTTACCTCATGGTACGGGTGGTCGATCAGTGCATTGATTGCCGCTTGTGCGTCAAAGATCATCTCACTTCCCTCCTCAAGAGGCTTGCGTACGAGCGAGGTAAAGCAGGAGGGCTCGAAAGGCCGACGCTTTTCGTTTCTTCTCCAAGGTCCAATCCCAACCACTTCTTGATCAGTGCTTTGGCACTTTCCAGCCCGGCGGCATCGGTTTGATTAGGCCACAAAGGACATTCTGGGTGAACCGGCTCGGTTCCGGATTCTCCTTCGTAGGTGGCATAGATAAAACCAAAGGGTCCCAGGAGATAGACAAAGAAGGTTTCCCCAGGCTGTCCACATTTGCGGTACATCACCGCGCTATCGATTTTCTCAAGCATGCGTCGTCCTTTTTCGGATGTGTTAGATCGGTCAGAAATAGTTCGATCCACACAGGTGATATATGCCCAAAAATTTCTTAAATCCTTTTTAAGCGATTTAAAATACCCGGTACCGACGAGTGTAGTCTGGTTTGATTTTATCGCCTTCTACGCCCCTTCTAATTCGTTTTAGAAGTATTCAGACATACAAATTCCTACACCACAATCCCGATTAGGGAGTGGTGTAGGAATGATGCAGATTTCTACGTCAGTTACTCAAGACCCATTGCATGTCCTTGAGTAGATCCTCTAAAGTTTTCATCGCTTCAGGTATAGGTTGTATGGATTCAATTGTCTCCATGATCCTCTCAGCGTACTCGGCTGTGAGTGAATCGTCCTCAGCAATGCTCGTACCACTGACGTAGAAGTATTCAAATTCCATCCGGGGATTAGTGGCCAGTGGTCTCAATACCTGCAGTGCAGAAGTACACAGCTCAAACAACAGGCCGCTATCCCAGTTCAGTTTGTACTGAGTGAAGTGGGTATTGAAGGGAACCACAATTACTGGCAGTCCTCTGCGAATAAGAATCTCTTCGAAAAGAGCAGCAGCGTTGACTTCAGCAATTGTTTTCTTTACCCCGAAATACATGTACCTCAATGGGACCTGTATTCTGGAGAGTGCGTATCGCAAATCAGATGACCAATTAGTTCCCCAATCGCCATAATTAGGCGTGCTAGGCTCTTCATCCAGATGTGTGGTTGGAAAGAGTAAAATGTCTGAGTTCATGGTTAGGGCAAACGTCCTGACTGTAAGATAAAAATACGACTAAGGCTTATGTTTTAGTCACTCAAAAGTTGAGAAATACGAAATGAATTCCTCGGAATCAGATCCTTCTTCCATGATTTTGTTTTCTTTAGTTGTAGCTTGGGTGCTCGTTGAGATGACCTTTGCTTGGTACAACGATCATCAAGAAAAGAAAAAGAACAAAGTCTTTACTCCAAAAATAGAACCCACCCCGATACCGGAACCTCAGCCGACCTCAGCATCCATGATTCCGTTGGACCGGGATGCGCTGGACTTCTTCCCATATCCGCCCAGCATTGTGGAAGCTCGTAACGGTTGGTGCCGAATAGATAAAGCCCCGTTCTGTCAGATTTACGAGCTCAAGATTAAGTCTTATTCCTCCAGCTTGAATGTTTGGAAGAAGGAATTCGATACCCTGGAGGTCATGAAGCGGGTGGGGTACTGTAGCGCCTCAGAATTTGTTCGACTGGGTTTGGCTTATTTGCAAGACTGTCGTTCAGAGCCACTGACCCCCGACAGAAACGCGAGTCTGCTCATTCGAAGAAGAATGCTCATGTTGCGCGGGTTCATCTACGGCCACTATTGCCCTCCTGGCGTGTTTATTTGGGACGAGCAGACAATCTCACTCATCTGCAGTTATATCGCCTATACGAGCCATTCTGGCATCTCCATAGGTCGAGCAAAGGCCGACTTTCTCGAAAAATGGGGAGAGAAAGAAGAGATCGAATCAGAATGGACTCAAGAGGAAAAGCAAACCCTGAGTTTGTATTTGGAATGGTCAGAAACCCTTCTGAACAGTCTGTCCTTTGATGTCATTGCTTGGCCATGGCTAGAGCTTCATGGCCAGATCTTGAGAACAATCGGACTGAGTGTTGACGCAGCAAATATGCTCATTGACACACGACATGCCAAAGCGCTGGCAACTTTCACGATTTTGAGAATCAACGGCTACGTGCCAAACCAATACGCACAGCTTGACCCCTGGATGATCAAGTACCTTGATCGCGGATCCCCAATCACCACCACCAATTCTGAAAATGAATAAAGAACCCGAACCCCGCAGTTTCTTCTTTGTCGTCGAAGGGGCCGACGGCTCTGGCAAGACAACGCTCTCCCGACAACTCAAAGACTGGTTGGAGCAAATCCAAGTGCGTCCAGTTGTTGGGCTGTTTCAGCCGTGCGTGCCGCAGATTCGTGACCTGATCAGTCAAAACAAAGTCGAAGCTACTGGAGCCGCACTGCACCCGTCGGCTCAGACGCTGTTGTTCATCGCTGACCGCATTCAGACCACTTCTACCGTTATTCGACCTGCTCTCCAACAAGGAAAGATCGTGGTGGCTGATCGTTACCGCCCGAGCATGGAGGTCTACCAGGGCATCATGGGCAAGCAGGAAGAGCTCATCGAAAATGTCGACAAGGTTGTCGGCTACATCGATTGCACACCTGATCTGATTCTGTTTCTGGATGTTCTTCCTTCGGTTTCCAAGCAGCGTGCCGAGTCCCGTGGTAAGACCCCGCTGGATGACAAGCATTTCAGCAACAAGATCACTCCGAACGAACTGTACCGTCAATGGTACTATCGTGAGAAGGCGCGAGAAAACTCGAGAATGGTCATGATCGACGCTAACCAGGATCAGGCCACGGTCCTGGAAAAGGCCAAGCAAGCGATCATGTTTGATCTCACGCTCAAGCCGATGTAATTGCCCCAACATACCACCCACCACACAGGCTTTGATACCTGTGTGGTGGGTGGTATTCGTGACTTATTCTCGGATCTTCATGTTCGTGAAGAACCAAAGTTCCGAATGAGTCATGTGTTTCTTCATTGAAACATCACCGACCTTTACCGTCATGTGGTTAGCCACTACCAAAACCCCGTAAGCTTGCTTTACATCAGGACCATGCATGTAAAGTATTTTCACTGCCATCCCAGGCTCCAGCAGCCGAGGCTCGCTGTTTTGCCAAATGGTTCTCAGCAACCCGCCCTTTCTCTTGGCCAGATCGGTATAGTGAACAAAGGGATTGGCCGTGATGTTGTTCTCACTCACCGGAGCATACGGTGTACTCAGCGTATTCTGATTCGACAAGAACTCATTGTTGTTTTTCTTTCGATTGACAACAAACTTGTTTCCTTTTGTCTCACCAAAATTCCCCATGAAAGAATCGGCTTCAGTAAAGCGAACACCACCACCGTCAATGGCTTCGTTCATCTGTGTGTCGCCTTTGAAGTTTCTATCCGAAACACAAAGAATCTTGACCGTATCTCCACGCACCATGTAGGTTCGTTCAAGCTCACTGAACTTCTTACTCGGCAACAACACCAGCGTCAGGGTCTTCTTCCGCGTTGGATAAACGTTAGTGTCGTAGAGTGGATAGATGTACCAGTTCTTGTTTTGAACGTAGGATCCTATCCCTGCTTGATAAACACCATGCTCTTTATGCAACCAACCAGCCAGATCTACCAACCTCAGACCGTGGGGGATAATTACTTGCTCGTACGTTTTTGGATTTCCGATGGGGTGCATTTGCACCCCCTCTACTATTTTTTTGTTGTCAATCAGAAGCTTTCCGGACTCGTGAGTCAGCACCAACTTCATCAAGACATCCAATTTTACCTTTCTCCAGGGCCCACCGATCTCAATTTGTCGAATACGTTCGTCGCTCTTGTTGAAGATTTGAAACTTGATCGGCAGCAGCGGAGACATCAGGTCAAGAGCGTACTCGTCCTTTGCCTCGTGATCTGCCATATCCGCAATTGGATGCTCTTCAATGAGTTTAACTCCGTACCGCTCAGTTTGTACGTCGGCATCCCAATCGATTTCAGTGGAGTTTTCCTTCAAGCGATACTTCGTCAGTGTGACCTCTAGCTTGTCTCGATTCGGCCAGATTTTTTGACTGTACTTTCCGTAAGGGATCATGCAGATAAGCATGACCTCATCTGCAAATCCACTGGCGTAATCGCGCTTGAAAGTAACCGACTCCACACTGATCGGATGATATTCGGTGTTGGTTTGACCCAAATGGAACGTGGCTTGCCATGTGTTTTGACTCTCCTTCGGGCACTTCGTCTGCACGTCAATGAACTCGTCGTACAGAGGACTCTGCTCGATCTCAAATTCCGGAAGATCTTCCATCACTCACCTACTTTCGGCAAGGTAGAGCTGGTCAACGTACTCATGCTGAAGAACCTTCGGTTTTTGGTAAAGGTTTCCGCCATTGAGCGGTGTGCTCTCTTCGCCGTTTCTTCTTTGGTGATCTCTGGTTTTACCTTCTGGAAAGTCTGGGAATTGAAAGATCCGCCCAGGATCTTCTGTGCCAAAGAACTCTCCTCGCGTTCCTGGGGAGTAAACGCACAGGCATACCCAAACACTTTGGACGCCATGGCATCCATCGAAACCAAAAGATCCACAGGAAACGATCCCTGATTGACGCTTGAGCCCATGTGATCTCGCCAAGCTTGAAGCATTTGAACCAGCAAGTCGTAGATCTCCTTGCTGTTCGAGGGATTGTCCAGACTGAAATCTACGCCTCGCGTGAAGTAATCCACCATTTGCACGATGGTGGCATAACGGGTCTTGATCCGAGTTTTGTGCGACTTGTCTCTGGAGTTGAGTTGGTTGACTCTCACCCCAAACGTTCGAATTTGATACATCGACATGTCGCTGATCTCGTTGACATTGACCAGGTAGAGTCGATTCTTCAGGACGTGCTCAAGATCTTGAATCTTTTTCTGCGTCGGGGAGATCGGTTTGGTGTGAAACATCATGCGCCTTTCAGTGCGTTTTGAATCATCAGAAACAAAATCGGAAGATAGTAGAAACGCTCAGCCATCCCCCACTGGTCAACGGTACCTAGAACCGCCGTAATGGTCTTGTGATCGACTTTCTGCCCACGCAGGTACTGCCTTACCAGTCGCTCAATAACAGACTGTCCAATCGTGTTTTGATAGAAAGCCTCACTGAAGACATAACTGGCGCTCTTACCGATTGGCGTGACCACGTCCGTGATGTTGGTTGATATCGCTTTCAGGTTGATGTCCACTGTGTCGTCAAATCTTTTCTTCGCCGACACAGGACTGCCCGAGTAAGGATCCACCGCATTCACTTCCGGATCAGATTCTTCTTCTACTCCCGGATCCCAAGTCACCTGAGGGGTGTATGGGGTCGAAACCATTTCTTTTTTGCTCGGGCTCAGAATGCCCGAGTTTATTTTGACCACGTACTTAGCCGAATTATTCTTATCGACGTTCTTGACGTTATCCACCGGGTACACCACCCAACTCAAGCCGCTGTAGCGAATAGAGTTGTACTCAGCTTGGTCAGCAAAGGACGCAGCCGAAATCAAGCAATACTGAGTAAAGGCATACTTCAGATGTTCTTCGTCTCGGTTTATCAGTGCGGTCCAGATAGAGTCAGAAGTTGCATTCGTATCTTCATCGACGTTGAGGGCCCTCAGTCTCTGAAGTTCAGGAGCACGACTACTCGAGGTGATGAATCTGAAGAACTGGACTATGAATGGATCGTAGGTCTCAAGCGGTTGATCGGGAACCAAAAGCGTGGTGTACTCTTGACTGAAAAACCACTTGAGATATCGGGCAATCCACTTAGGTAGCGCAGCGTGCAGACTCACCAGGTTCTGATAATCCTGCGGCAGAACAAGCGGAGAAGTTCCGTAATTGAGAAAATCTTCAACGTAGTGATAAACCCGAACCGTCTTCTTTTCCAGATCGTCGAATTTTTGACGATCCTGAGTGTCCAGACTGTAGTTGATTTCGTAGACGGTTTCCCTCAGAATCGATGGTTGAGAAACCTCAGTCACTCGGAACAAAGAGATGACTGATTCCCCAGTATCCGCACTGAAGAAATCCCCGATATTCGGAACAAAACCCATGAGGGTAGCCGTTCCGGAATATGTGGTAGTTTTTGTCTCGTTATCAAAATTCGCGGACAGTGGGCTCGAAACCTTCAGCTCCGGATTGACGATTTTGATGTAGGACTGGAAAGTCGGATCCAGACTAGCAGCCACACCCTGTACTTCGGAGTCCCGAGTCAACCTTTGGTTGTAGTAACCTAGAGGTTGCCAAGAAGCCCCGGCCCGATGCTTGATGATGTTCAGCAGCGAAGTCCACGTTTGATCTACCAGACTTACCTCGTGAGGGTGGCTGATCTTGGTAGTTTTATGTTCATTGGCATCGGTGACCACCAACGGATCCGCTTTAATGATTCCAGAACCCGTCCGATTGATTTTTGCTAAAGGCATGATTAGATTTTCCCAAGATGGTTGAAATTGGTGACCACGTCACGCAGATAAAAAGGATCGTTGGCTTTCACTGCTCTTGGATCCACCGACCCATAGAGCTTACCCAAATCTACCGCACTCAACCGAGTATTGGGAAGATCCCCACGGGTCATTCCACGCAGCGCCGAGTTCGCCACACGAACATAGAAATCCCGCATTTTGGGATGGTTTTTGATTTGATCAAAAATAGCCGGCCTCAGCGTCGAGGGGTTCACGCAAACGTAAAGCGCGATCCGGTAGGTCTTTCTCAAATCCAAATCTTCCGAAGCGTAGAGATTCAGATCTGGATCGATCTTCAAAACACCCTGAGGCACTCCGGTTCCGTTCTCATAAAGAACGAACTCATAGAGACACGCCTCGTTTGTGACACATTGATCTCCCACCAACCTCAAATAACTCATCAGATTTTCGTCTAATCGAACATCCCCGAGGTCTTTGAGATCCAGAAGACTGCGACGATCAGTTGGAGTAATGCATAGGAGGAGCTGCGCAATCTTGATGTAGTTGGGAACCTTGATCGGTGGTCTCCAATCATCAAAGTCTGGAATAACAACAGCCTCGTTCGGAAGGACCTTTAGCAGTCTTTGATCGGACTCCAGGTTCGCATAAGCAAACCCTGTTCGACGATACTGTCTTGGTTGGTTTTCGAGTCGGTAGATATCCTGAGGCTTCGGAATCAGACGCTCATCGATGAACTGATTATGGACCATGATCGGATACTGCATTCCCACCTCGATAACCCGATCGTAGTAGAAATGATAATTCAAGGTAACCGAATGATTATCGTGATCGCTTTCTCGTGTTTCCACGTCGGGCTCTGGGGCGAATTCAAAATACCCTTGGATTCGAATCAGGCGCTCAGTGGCAATCCACGCCCCATTTTCCCCGGCTTCGTCGGTTTGTAAACTCACGCACTCTCTTAAGTGCCGAGTAAAGTAATCATTGAAACTGTAGCCATATCCAGCCGTCGCCTCAATCAAATCGTGCAAATGAATAAGCACGCCCAAAAAGGTATCGGGTATCTTGACCTGGAAATCTGATTCGTGCAAAAACAAATCCCGGAGTTGGGTAACTCTCGTGGACATTTCGTTTCTCCAAGCCTTGGCTTGATGTTGGTCGAGTGCCCGGTACTTGAAACTCAGTGTGCATTTATGCAAACGCACCACGGGGTAAATGTGGATGCCGACGGACTGATCATCAAAGTAATTCGTTCCCTCTAAAGGATCACGGATCACGTCGAACGGAGCCGTCTCATCGACCTGAACCGTGGACTCTATTGTGATTCGTTCGTCATATGGCCAGCGATTGTGTTCTCCATTTGTAGAGATTGCACCTTCAAGAGCAGCTTGTCCTTGAGTGCCAAAGAAGTTGATTTTGGTCTGATCCGAAATTCCGATGTCTTTCATCAGGTTCTTCACGACCTGAAGAATAATAGGACGATCAACCGTTTGATTTATCGAAGGGGTGGGTTTGTAGATTCTCGGCATTTGTTTCTCCTGAACTTTCATTACACAAAATGCCGGGCATATGCGGCATACATAGGACACCCGGAGGTTGCCCTCCGGGTGTCCTACATGGATCGCTTATTCAGCGATTACGCGGCAGCGGCAGCCGGAGCGGCTCCAGGAGCCGGCAGGGCGGCAGCACCACCTTCACCCTTGTTGGCGTTCAGGCTGGTGGCGCAGATGTCCAGCACGGCCGAGGTCATCTTGGCATCCAGCGAGCGAACAGCGCCCAGAGCGCGCGTGGCCGAGGAGGCGATCGACTTGGCGTTCGACTTGACGGTCGAAAGCAGTTTCGAAGCCTTCTGACTGGCCGCGGCACCGCCCTTGATCGCATCCATCGCCGTAGTGGCGTTCTTGCCAGCTTCGTTGATGTCGGCAGCCATGGCTTCCTTGATGATGGACTCCATCAGCGTCACGATGGATTCCAGGCTCTTGTCCACGGCATTCACCAGTTCGCGCGACTTGATACGCTCTTCGGTGTGCTTGACGGCAGCCTGAGCCAGAGCGGCGGTGTCTTGGTTCGACAGCGATTTGCCCTTGCCATCGGCCTTTTCCTTCTTCACGTCGACACGGAAGATGCCACACATGCTCAGGCAGGAATCGAACTCACCCTGGGTTTCCGGGGTGGCGGATTCGCCATTCATGGTGATGACCAGGAGCTGTTGACCCAGGAACGGTGCGGAGACGAAGCCTTCACAGAACTTGCCCAGTTTGCGACCAGCCAGTTGTGCATCGCCTGCCTTGGTCAGACTCGACACGTCGAAGGTCTTGACTTCAGCCAGAGCCTCGTAGATCTTCTTGGCGTCTTCCTCGACGAACTCGCCCGGCTTGGCCAGCACGTTCTTGTTGGCGTTCATTTCCTGGAGGAATTTCGCCAGTGCGGCGGTCACGCTGTTGTGCGAACACAGCGAACCGGCCATCTTGGCTTGGTCTTCCCAAGCCTTGATGATTTCAGCAGCCTTGGCCACAGCGCCGACACCGGCCGTCGCCTTCATCAGCTCGCCCTTGTCGCCATAGTCGACATCCTTGCCACCCGGAGCCGTGCCACCGGCCTTGGCGGATTCGAGCAGCTTCTTGGCCTTGACCAGCAGACGCTCATCTTGGTCGGTCAGGTACTTCCAGAGTTCCTTGAACTTCTCGATGATGGCACGAATGCCAGCGACCACCAGATCACGACCCTTGCTGGCCACGTCCTTCAGGTTTTCAGCAGCCAGATGCAGCGCGATCTTGTGCTCGGCTGCGGTCTTCTTGCCCGAGAAGCTTTCCTTGCCCAGCTTCAGTGCGCGTGCCGGGGCACCGGCACGACGGCGCGTCGGCTCCAGGGCGACCAACAGCGCTTCCATGGCGGCCGGGCTGATCTGAGGATTTTCTTCCTGCGAAGCTTCTTCCAGGTTTTCGGCCACATCGTCGAGATTGTCGGCGGCAGCCAGGCCATCATCCAGCACGCCTTCGACGGCGTCGGTTTGGGCTTCGACGGTTTCGACCGGCGCCAGATCCGGTTCTTCGGCCATCGTTTCGACGACTTCTTCCGACGGGGCCGGATCGACCGGGTCGATTTCGGGTTCGTTGGCCAGCAGGTTCAGGGTGAGTCCACGGTACATGAAAATTCTCCGGAGAAAACAAAACAAAGAAAATGACGCCCGTCTATCGTACGTTCAGGGCGTCACCAAAGAATGTGCTTAGTTCAGCAGCGGAACGCTCTGACCACCCGCCGGCGGAGGCGTCACATTCTTAGAATTCTGCTGCCGCTCGCCATCATCTTTTTGCCCATTGGCGTGCAATGAAGCCGCCACAACCTTGAGAACCACAGCGCACTGTTTTGCGCTCAGGCTCTGAATGGTCGACATTCCGGACAGAGCGGTTTTCGACAAAGCCTTACCGACGCGCCCAACAATGCTCTTTGCCTTGTTGTTGTCTTTGGACTCCTCTTCGGTGGTCGGTTTTTTCTGCAGACTCAGGATGTGATTCTTCATTTCCTCGACGCCGCGAACCAGCTCGTCATACGCTTTTCGCGTATTCAGGCGTGCAGTGATGTGCATGATTGCCGCTTGGGTAAGCGAGACACACTCGCTATTGTCCAGAGACAAGAATCCCTCACTGTTCTTCATGGCATCTCGAACGATGGCGGCATCGCCCGACATGATCACCGGATAGATCCCGGCATGCGAGATCCCATTCCAGAACTCCTCGCCTTCGGCGTTGCTGGGAACCACTGCAGCCAGTCGCTTACCCATGATCATGGGCGCCACAAACATGGTGTATCCTTCAGGCACGCCCGGAGCGCGTTCGATGTGCTTGAGTCCTTCAATGTTGAAACTGACGCATTGCCGAACCAGGTCGTATGCGCTGTCTTGGACTTCGTCTCCCTTCAGACTTTCGATCTTCTTCATTCGATCGATCATGTCTTTCGTATCGACCAGATTCTCGATCAGACTGAAATTGGCTGCCCACGTCGAGATGAGCTTACCTGCAGATCCCGGCTTCAAGGGTTCTTGAGACATCCCCAACTGCAGGAAATTCAAGCCGTCGAAGAAACTCACCTCCAAACCACCCTTCATTTCAGCGTGGGTTTTGGCTTGTTCCAACAGTTTCTTGGCCTTTTCCATCTGCCGATGATCTGCATCCGTGATGAACTTGATGAATTCCTTGAACTTCTCGATAAGCCACTGAATGCCCTCGACAATCTTGTCTTTGGCGGCCATGGCCACGCTCTTGAGATCTTCGATTGCCAGATTGGTTTCGCGATAGCTCAGGCTGCGATCGCCGAAATTTTCAATCGCCAGCCGGCTGGATCTTGCCTTGGCGCCAGCCATGATCCTCAAAGGCGCAACGGCCAACATCAGTGCCTCCATGGCGTGCACATCGGTCACGCCCGGCTGGCTTTCTTGAATGGTCGGCTCCAAAGCGGAGGCCACGCTCAGCAGTACGTCGGATGCTTCTTCGCTGTTGTCCAGGGTCTGACCAGCCGCGTGCATTTCCGTCACGGTTTGTTCAACGGGACCGTAGTCCGGTTCTTCGATGGCTTGCACTTCCATCGGAGGAAGCGCGACCGGAGGAGTTTCAGGATCGGTGACGCCGGCGAGATTCAGGAGATTGAGGTTATACATGGGTTATTTTCCGCGTTTAGTTCTTGGGGGACAGCAAAAAGCTGGTGGATAGTGCGAGCATTGCGTTTTCGATTTGCTCCATGCAGTTCAACAGTTTGATCGACGGTTGAAGAATCACCGATCTGGCCACCAAATAGCACTTGTCAATGGCCGCGCCATTGTTGTCTTCCTTGCGATGTTGGTCGAAATGCTGGTAGTTCGTATAAGCCTGATGGAAAGCATTTTCTGCTAACTTCTCGATGGTCTTGTACGGACTGCTGGTGAGAAACTCTTTGAGTGCTTCCAGCATCTCCAGAATGTCTTGTTGTTTGTAGTTGTCGCGATTGGCCGAAAGGGTTTTCCCACCAGTCGTCTCTGCAAACACGCACGTGCCCTGGAAATCCACAACCTTGTTTTTTGCGGGCTTTGAAGAATCGCCCGGGGTCGATTCAGCCTTCTTCGCAATCAGAGCTTCTGCGATTTCTTCGGAGCTTTCGCTCGGATAGTTCGGAATGTATGCGCGCATCCCGCCCAATTTCAAATCGACGTAGGTTTGGTTTGGATACGACTCACCAGACCCTGCGGTCTTCCAATCCAGTTCCGGACGCTGCAGAGGATCTTTGCAGATGTCAGCCACTCGCGTCAGCAGTTGGATCAGAGATTCCCGATCTGGTTGCGCGTCGATTTCTTTGAAAAGTTTCTCGGAAGTCACATCCTCGCAATCCTTGAGCAGCGCTTCAAGGATTTTGGTAGAGTTTTCCAAGAACTCCATAGTCTTTGCCGTCAGTTCAGTTCCTTCAAGCGGGGAACCATCCACCGACAGGAAAAACGGATAATAAATCTCACCCGTCTCCTCAGCTTCTTGGTTCTTCTGACGGCAACGATAGATCAAATCTTCGAGTTTCTTCAGAAGAAAATTCTCCTTACTGAAGAACGCCTTGAAGGCTTCCTGGATTTTCTTGATCAGCTCCAGAATGACTTGGCGAATCTTGCCTCCGACTTCCTTGGCCGTGGCCATGAAGCCTTCCTTGGAAATCTTCGGCTTCTTCAAGCCGTAGTATTCTGTCAGACTCACCGTTGCCGATTCCAGCCCGGCCATCACTTGCTTGCTGACCTTCGTGGCCTGACCGAGATGACCGGCAATTCCGATGCAGCGGGATTGGTAATCTTCCAGACCCGTCAGGTACGCTTCGAGTTGAAGCACTTCATCATTCACTTCGACCGAAGGGTCTTCGATCGGAGCCGTGGCCATGACTTCCAGCGTTTGGTCCGTCAGAACCTCCGTCCCGGTATTTTCAGGAATCGCCGGAACTTCAGTCACGGGCGCTGCCGGGGTCGGCTGTGGAGATCCTGGAACGATCACCGGGTCGCTCAGCAGGTTTTGGAGAAGATTTCTCATTACGAATCCATTCAGGGAAAGAGGTTTCAAGCGAGTTGATGATCCAGATACTGGATGATGGCCACAGCCAAATCAACTTCGTATTTCAGAAGATCCATCGCAAAGGTGACGTATTTCGACATCATCGCCTTGGTCAAGGAAAAGATGAAGCTTTGCGCTTCCTTCAGCTTGGAGTCATCTGTGCCGCTGCCCGCCTTAGCGTATCGCGCCCAGATATCGATTCTTTCGTTGAGGTTTTTCACCTTGTCAACGAGCTGCTCGGTGGAGGTCACCACCGAGCGATCCGTCATTCGGCGGTCAACAGAGATGATCAGCAGGAGTGCTTCTTTCGTCTCGATGTCCAGGTCGTCTACCGTCGTGATTTTCGGCTCGGTTTCTTTGGTCAGTCGTGCTTGGAAGTGTGACAGACCGTGCGGCAGAGAAGCTACATCTTTGACCTCTTTGCTCTGGACCTTGATTGAAAACCCACCACTGAGTTCTTTGGACACCACGGTTTTCACGCCGTCGGCTGAATCAGTATCGCTCGCCACCCCGAGTTTGTTGGGGATGGTCACAACCTCGAAACGCTTGAGCTCTTCGCGGTCCTTGTCGCTGAGCGGTGCTTCTGCCTGCTTAACAGCATCCTGGAAATGATCGATGATGGCCTTGTCGGTCTTGTACGAGAAAGCATTGAGCTGACCCATGCGAATCTCATCGTTGATCGCCAGAATGTCGGTGTAGATTTTGCTCAATCCATTCCCGGCAATCGTCTTGTCTTCACGACTCAGGGCGATCAACCACAAAGGCAGAGTACCGACGTTCGGAGGAGTTCCACTGAGGGTAGTTTCACCGCTGGAGATTTTTGCCTCCAGTTTCTTTCTAAGCCCAGTGGCTCTTTGAGCCAACAACTCACGCTTGGAGAGAATGCGCTTAGAAAAAGTGAATGCAATCCGCAAGATGTTCTTGATGATTCGAATCAGGGTATCAATCCCTTTTCCAATCAACGTCCCGATGGATTCGGTTGCCAGAGCGAGGTCTGACTTGAGTGGTGTGAACTTGCAATCCTCAAATCCCCATTGGAGGGCCTCGACGGCCTTGTTGAGTCCATTGAGGATGCTGGGTTGGATCTGCGTCTGGGATGACCGACGAAGCTGCTCCTGGGCCTGACTCAGCCCGTGCACGCACATCACGGTCATGCTGAGCTGATCGTATTCCAGTTTCGCTTCGAGGTGAGACAAACCCAGACCATCGTCAGGAATGGGTTCGGCTTTGTCGGTAAATTCTTCCTTACCGATGTTAGAGAATCGGGATTTCACGGCGACCCCTTCTTGAGAATGTTGCCCATGACTTCATTGGTCAGTCGAATGTCTTTGCTGTTCTTGAAAACATCATCCACAGCAAGCGGAGTGATTGCACTGACCATCTCAGGCTCTTTGTCTTCTTCCTCTTCGTCAGGGGTATCCAGCCCTTCCGATAGAATGTTCAGAGTGAAGTACACGATCAATCCTTCCGAATCGATTCTTGCATGTAGCGAACCACAGCAAAACAAACACTGAAGCGCATACCAACAATCACGCGCAATCGAGCCAGGAGACTTTCAATGTCTTGAACGGCCAGTTCGGCGCGCTGAGACTTGATCACGTCCGTCACCTCAGAATACCACTGTTCGTTCGTTTCGTTGTATTTCCAGGTTGTGACCTTGCGAACACCTACCTTGCGATACAAGCCCACCGCTTGGCTAATGTCTCGGAGCTGGCCATCGATGCCGGCGCTGGAGTACATCTCATCGATCATCTTCATGATGTCGGGCTTTACGTCCGCCTGGAGCGGCTCGATGTCGCAGTTCTTCTTATCCCCGATCGGGACAATCTCCGAAGTGATCGATTCGTAGAGATTGAAGATTTGAGCACTGGCTTGCCGGATGCGATCTTCATCCAGCGAGGTGACTGTATATCCCGCCACGTTTTTGGCCAGCTCGGTCGTGAGGGTCGAGATCTCCTTCAGCGACTCCACAATCTTGTTGCTGGTCAGCATTCGGTTGTAACGCTTGATCGTGTCCAGAACATCGGCGCCAGAAATGTTGGACTTCCCAGACGGCCGAAGAATCCGGCCATACGGACGATCTTTAAGGAGTTCCGAATGAGGTCCTTTCTGATCATACTCGTTCGAGACTTCGCTTTTCTTCTTCACCAGTCCAGATTGGGAGGTCCAGAATTGCGACCATTCATAACCCACGTTGTCGAAGAACCCTTCCAGTGCGGCACTTTTCTTGCCAAAGGCCAGAGCCTTGAGCCGGTCGGTTTGCTTCAGCACGCTGCTCTTTTGAGCATAAATCGAGGACTCAATCCCCAATTTGGGTTTGTGTGCTTTTCTCATTCCGAGCTGCACAAACAGATTTTCCGCTGCTATTTCTGCAAGGTTGGCAGCCTCCACGTTTTGCGGATGGCTCTGGTTCAGAGCTGCTTCGATGCGCTCAGCGCCAGCGGTGACCTGAGCCGCATCTTCCAGTTCATCCACGACGACCGATGCTTCTTGACAGCAATCTTCCTCCAGATCAGCCTGGGCCTGAAGGTCTTCATCAGGAATCGTGTCGTAGTTGAGGTTCGATAGGAAAAGTCGAGGCGTGCGCATAAAAGATCCGTCCAGAAGGGAGAATTGGTGGGGTAATCACAAAATAATACAAAGCAGGGAGCTCACGCCCCCTGCTTTGTCGCTAGCTTTGTGTCAATCAATGACTGTCGGCGTTGGTGCTGGCTTGAATGTAGCCAGTCACCGCATGTGCGAAGCTCAGGAGAATCCCGTCAAGCACGTACAGCTTGTTGGTGATCGCCACGGCATCCGAGATGATCAGATCCTCTCGGGTGTTCCGATGCGATTCCTCGTCCGTCACGCCACCACTCGTGCTGTAGTACAGTTCGAGGGAAGCGTCGAGTTCCGCGATTGCTTGATCGAGTTGCTTGGTTTCCAGCAGTTCAGACACGAGCTTGACCAGCTCGTCTTTCTTGCCCGGATCCACCGGTTCAGCCATCACGCGAACATTGGCCCGACGCATGGCGCTGGCATCAGCCAGAATTCGCATGTTGATCTCGGACATTTCCATGACCGACTTCTGCAACTTTTGCTGCATCTCGTCAGTGGGGTTCCAGCTCGCGTTCATCTTCGAGACATTGTCCACCATCGAAGCGGCGTTTTTGATCGCTTCGATCAATGTTTTCTCGTCCAGATCCTTGATGATCTTCGAGGCAACCTTGATCACTCCCTCCGTTGTGATCTTTCCCGAGCCGTCGATGTTGAGGTCCTTGGCCCAGGCCGCTTCCAGAATGGGTTCGGTTCGCGCCCCAGAACGATCGAATGCATCCGAGTAGACATGGAGTTTGCTCAGCACGCTCTCTTTGCTTGCAAAGAGGTCGCTGAACCTCCACTTGACGTTCGAGATGAATCCTTCTTGACCCAAGCTGAACTTGCGGATTCGTCCGCGCACCGCTTTGCTGACTTGGCGCATTTCAGCACCCAGTTTCAGTGCTGTCTCCCGGCGATCCTTCGGCGTGGAGGTGTTGTAGGTGCTTGCCTTCCGAGGGCCAAGGAAGGCCCGCTGATGGAAGTGTTCCAGGGCTTTTTCAGCCACCTCGACGGTTGCTTCATCAGCTCCAGGCTTGTCTTCTTCAGCGGCCGCTTCCAACACATCCGCCGAAGCATCGGCGGTGTCGGCGATCGTGGTGGCTTCCGTCAACACGCGGTCGACCGCTACGTCTTCAGCCAGCGTCTTGCTAGTTTCAGCGGCGGCGAGTTCGCCTTCAGCGGGAGTTTCCGGTTCCGCTTGGAGTTCTTGACTCAGCAGATTCAGGGTGAGGTAGTGTTGCTTCATGATCTTTGTCTTCTTCCGAAATTACTTGGCGGAGGCTTCCAGATAGTTCGTCGCTGCCAGGCAACGTTTCTTGGCCATGCTGTCGAGCTTCTTGACCGAAGACTTCAGACCCTTGATGACCTTCGGGAGTTCTCGGAACACCGTCTTGTTTGCCGTGATGTTGGCAATGTTGATCTGGACCATCGACTTCATTGCGTTCTTGAAGCCCTCGGCGGAGACCACGCTATCAAACTCTTGAAGCGCCTTCTTCAGTTTGTCATCCGACATCAGCTCCGAGACCATCGTAGCGATCTTCTTCCCGGTCTCAGCGTCACATGCCAGAACCATCTCAGCCCCGCCTTTTTCTGCGTTCATCTCACGCAGCAGCAGTTGCGATTGATTGAGCTTGCTCAGATTCTTTTCGATCTTGATCATGCTCTTTTCGCTGACCACGAGGAAAGAGCCCAGCTTCTTCAACGCAGCTTCATTCGGAGCCGAGTCAGTTCCGCGAAATGCTTCGCCAATCTCCTTGACAAGTGTCGCGGCTTCAGTCAGCATTTGAACAATGCCAGTGCCCGCGATCTGAGAATGGTATTTCCCGAGATAGGTTGCGATATCCGCGGGCTTGATCAGGCCACTTTCCTTGTCGGTGATCCGACGAAGCCAGCCAGCCCCCTTGATCGGACCCTCTTTGGTTCCCGCACTCAGTTTTCCGGCAGCCTCCTTAGCAGCCTCAACGATGCCATCGCGGCTGCTGAACATTTCAGCAAATCCTTGCTTGACGTTGTCGACCAACCCTTCCTGAGAAAGAGCGAGCTGCCGCTGCATGGACTTGTTGAATTGGCGACTGGTCACCACGACCAGGGACTTTCTTTGCCCAGAGGTCATCTTCGATTCATTGCCGAGTCGACGCGGCTTTTGACCGAAACGCAGAGCGAGGGATTCGGTGACGACTTGGCCAAGCTCCACGGCCGTTTCGTTGGCTTCAGGAGCCCCTTCCAGAACGTCGGCCACATCACCGACCAGTTCCGTGGTTTGTTCGGCTTCCTCGATCGAAGCTTCGGCAGTGCCTTCAGCGATGTTGTCGGTTTCTTGCTGGACGACTTCCGTCTCCAGCTCCGTCGTATCCGGAGCCTCAGGCTCCACGATCGGATCGACTTCCGGCTGATTGCTGAGTTGATTGAGAGTCAGGTACATAGCGGTCTCGTGAAAAGATTAAACGTATTGGTGGAGAGACTTCTCGCACCACTTCAGAACGGCTCGAGCGACTCTGGTATCGTAAGCTCGGAGCTGTTTCTCCAAACTCACATATCCACCCACGATCCGGTTGAGGATCAGGAGAATATACCCTTGTCGGCCAAAGGTGTTATGTTCAGAATATTTCGTCGAACGCACTTTATCAGCCAACTTCTCCAGGTTGCCGAGACTGGCTTTGGTGTTTTTGTATTCGTCGAGATAAGCCTGCATTTGAGTACAGACTCTCTGGATCTCATCCGTGGGAAGCACAGGGATCGTAGAAGCCGAGCTCTTATCGTCCGGATCCGTACTCTTCTGCGCCTTTACTCGGCCGGTGTACGCACTGTCTTGCATCACGCCGAATTTCAGATACTTCAGAAGCGGAGCTGCAGTGGAATCGCGTGCCGTCGGCGATTCCACATAGATCGACTTCGCGTCGTAGAACAGAGGCTGTTCATACCTCGTCATACCGGGGGCAAGATTCTTTTGGTTCAGGCTTCGAACTTTCACTTGAGGAAGGGCCGAGAAAATCGGCAGGATCTTTTTCCACAACTCTTCATCGCTGATGCTCGCCGATTCCGACGTGAGTAGATCTTCGATCACCGACTCAAGTAGATTGAAGCGTGCTTGATGAAAAGAGTTTTCCATCCAGGCACTCACATCTCCGCAATGAAGACCGTAAAATTTGTTGACCTGGGTCGATCCGGGATAGCTTTTCTCTCCTTGATGGTACAGGGCTTCGAGCACACCCTCAACAACGATTTTCCCATCCTTGGCGGACATGTGTTGGCGACTCTTGGCGGCTTCAACCATCGAAGCCGCTGAACCTTTCAGTCGACGAACTTCATCGAAATGATTGTTCAAAAATTCAGCCATCTTCACCAGGAGGTTTTTGATCCAGGCGTAGATATCGTCAGCGGCCTTCTTGGCGGTCTGCTTCCAGTCTTCCAGACTTTTGTTCAGATCGGGCTTGCCTTCTTGGCGAGATACGGGGTAATCGCACCCTCGTTTGAAAGACACGATCGCCATATTGAGCTGATTCAAAACCAGTGCGTTGACCTCTTCCTTCGGGGCGGAGGCGACCATGTCCACTTGTTTTTGAGTTTCTTGGAGGTCGTCCGCAGCAGCTTCAACGACCTCATTGCCGGCCTCGATCCGGTCTTCGCCAAGCGACAGGTGAAGAACGTCTTCACCTTCTTCGATTTCAGGAATTTCTAACATGGGTGATCTCCGATTCATTGGTAGTGGAGTCGCGCACTTTTCTTGCAGTAAAGCAAAACGGAGCGAAGCGTGTTGAGAACGTAGGGCTGAACACCAAAGTTCTGTCTCAGCAACATACGAGTTACCGAGAAGCAAAACGCGCGCATGTAGTGTTTTGAAGCGGTCGAGTCCAGATCCTTGCGCAGGGTCTCTGACACGATTTGGTTCATACCCCCAGCACGCCAACGATCCCGAAGAGAATTGTCCGTCCAGTAACGAATGCCCTCCAAGATAGTTTTCACCTCAGCCAAGGCATTCGCAATCTCATCGGGGGTCAGGCACTTGAACTCAACTGGCGAAGTGTTGTTCACTGCGACAACTTGCGGTCTTTGAGGCTCTTGGTCTTCTTCCTCATGCAGTTTCTGGTGCAGGCTGAGAGCCAGTTGCGCGTTGACTCCGAGACGAGCTTCGTTTTGACGAATCCAGTCGATCGAGTCCTGATGCTCTTCCTGTTTGATTTGCTCTTCCAGGAACTTGAGCTTCTCACTATTGGAAGTTGCCTTCCAATAAGTCACCTTCGAGATCTCATCAATCGCATCAATCGACGAGAACTGACCGAGAGAGCACTTGATCAGGAAACGCACACCACCAGGAAGCTCTTGCGTCGAGAAGATTTGATCTTCCTGGCTAAGTTCCAGCTCCGAGGTCTCATTGATCTCGGTGAGAACCTTTGGATCGGCACACATACCAGGAATCACAAAATCATCCGAGCTGACCACGAGAGAATCGAACGCAGACATGCCCTCGCTTCGATTTTCCTCAAACCACTTCAGTAGTTTGTCGGAGCTGCTTTTTGTCAGCTCCATGTAGTCACCACTGAGCCCTTTGAGATCACGAAGCTGTTTCTTCAGTCCGTTGGAGAAACCACCGCTGTAGAGAAGATTCGACATCCAACCTTCTGGCTTTAAACACTTGAGCCGAGGTTCAGCCAGCGGAGCAGTCGTGAGTGACGAGGAAATTTCCGACAGAAGGGCCTCAAGCTCTTCCACACATTCGCCGGATTCCTGAACATAATCCGCCATTTTTTCAGCAGCACCCGCAATGCTTCCCTCGATTTCTTGAACAAGGGCACGAACCCCATCCAGAATCCCCTCCAGGGCAACGGTGGGTTTATCGAACGACTCCAAAGCTTTGCTGGGCTTGGCTTTGGCTGGGAGCATCAAGCTAGTTGCAGCTAAGTGCGCCATGAAGCGCGACTCCACCCCCTCCATCGTTGCGGGGTGTTTGGTCAAATAGACGTGCATAGAAGAGAGCAAACCCACCGATTCCCGGTGAGCTGCTCTTCCTTCTAGCGATTTTCTCGCGTTGGCTTCTTGCAGGGCGACGGCTCGGAAGTTTCCCTCCGAGCTCGCTACGTTCTGACAAGACTCGATTGCCAAAGCAAGAGGACTTACCGAGAGTTTAGTCACGATAAAAACCTCGCTTGTTGAATTACCGATGTCCGTAAAGGATGTTCAGGTTGGTCAGGAGTGAAGAGAACCCCGCGCCGCTGATGATCGAGTAGATCAGGTCATGCATCTTCTCGCTACCGTCAGCAAAACCGCGGTAGTCCTTATGGTACGCTTTGACCAAGATTTCCTTTCGATCAACCTTCTTGGGAGTTCCCATTCCCGCACGCAACAGCGCAATCCAACTTTGAGGAAGCAGCGCTGGTCGCGTTTGATACCTGGCGACTTTGAACAACTCAATCAAGTACAGCGCGTGGTTGTCCGTGAAGTAAGGGCTCTTGGTTTGGATCTCAACCCAATCACTGAAACTCACGTTGGGGATCAGTCGCAGGCCGAGGAGAACGACCTCTTCTTTGAACTCCAGAGTCTTTCGAACATCGTTTCGAGCACTGAAATTCTCCCAGTATTCGTTGACCCCAATGCTCGAAGTGAGAGAAACCTCACGCGTGATGAGATTGCCGTTGGCAATCTCGGCGGCCTTTTGCATGTCGGTCTTCTCCTCGGTTTGAGGAACAGACGACACGCCAAAGAACCCGGAAGGGTACAGCTTCATTTCGAGATCAGAGACCATATTCTTTCTCCATGTCTCGAATCATGCTGGCGTAGCGGGTCGAGATGTTCTGCTGACGCTTGATCTCAGCCTCCAGGCCGGCATCGTTCTGCTTGGCGTTGAGTTTCTGCAACTGCATGATTCGCATCAGTGCCGTCTGATACTCGGCTACGGCAGCCTGATACTGCTGAGCGTCTTTGTCTGCCTTGTACAGTGCGTACAGATGTCCGGGAGACCAGCGCGTATTGACGTTGATGAAACCCATTGGGTCAACCTTGTTGACCCCCAGCGTGGCCTTCAGGCTGATTTCGGACATCTCGGAAACGATGGCTTCAGGCATCGTTTCCAGATACTCCTTGAACTTCTTCTTGTCAACCCGCAGTGCTTTGAACCCCGAGGCTGCATCGATTGCATGATCGTTGAGCCACTTGATCTCCGCCGGTGAGGGTTGCGAGGATTCCGGATCTTCCAGGAGTTCCTTGCATTCTTGCGACAGAATGTAGTTGATCAGTCGACGGGCGTAGTTACTGCAGAAGTCCGCGGTGTCGATCGTACGCATGGCGGTGGCCTTTGCATACGTCAGTGCGTTCGAAGCTTCATTTTCCATGAAGATCCGCTCGGTGTACTCTTGCACCAGCTTGAGAATCTCAGCAGCGTTCACCAGAGACAGGTGGACTTCGGTGTAGATATCACGCTTGAACCCAGCGACTGACTTCAGAATGTTGGTCAGCTCGATGACGTCCGGATTCTTCAGTTTCGCGGAGCCAAAACTGGTCGAGGCAGTCTCCCACGGAGGAATGGTGTTTTCCTCCAGCAGCTCCAGAATGGATTCTATCCGTTCAGCGATTTCGCTCTTCTTGAAGATCGGCACCAGCGACTTCAGGTAAGAAAATAAATTCATGACTGTGTCCAAAGAGAATTGATTAAAGGGTGGGGGCGGAACCGCTGACCAAGGTCTTCATGATTTCCATCACGTCGGGACCACTTCCTTTGTTCGTGCTCTTGATCTCGGTGATCGAGAAGTCCGAAGCAATCGGGATCCCCCGGTGATAGAACTTCACGCGCTCGTAGCCGGCATCGATCACAGCGATGATCATCATCGAAGTCTCGTTGAAGAGCTCGTCTCGAATCTTCGACTGACTGATCTTCCCACCCATTTTGTATTCGATGGCCTCGAGTGTGTCGAGACTCATGATGCACAGATTGGAAGCCTGACCCAAGCTTGGCTTTTTGGTGACCAGTCCGGAGCGATAATGGGAACTCTGACGACGAAGGATTTCTTGGTAGACGCCCGACTTGTCCATGATCAGCGTCTTACGGCGCTTGGCCATCAGGTCCTTGTGCAGAACGAAATCATTCCAGAAACTGATTTGGCCCTCCATCAGTTTTTCCCAACGCTTGCCATACGAGGTGTCGTCCGGATTCGTCGTGGTGAAGATGTTGGTCAGGACGCTGGTCGGAGTGATCGTCGACAGCAGTCGGATGGCGACTTTGACGCAGGCCGTTTTCCCATCTTCGGACATCGAGACTTCGTACATGCGACCGATCGAAAGCGGAACGTTTTCCGTCAAGTCGATGTTGTTGCCATTCTTGCCGCCGACAGCGATGTTTCCGCCCATTCCTTCTTGGAAGGTTTGCGGTCCGTTGATGGTGTCCTGAACTGTTTTGGCCGTTTGCATCACGTCGGTGAACGTGCTTTCCAGGCCAGGCTTTCGTGAACTCATCGGGAGCTTGAACTTGTATTGTTCGATGCTCATCCGCGCGTTCGGATCCAGGCGAGATTCGAAGCCTCGACTCAGCACATTCATCATGTTGCCAAGCCACGGGTCATCGTTGCGGTTGGGGTTGAGCTGACTGAGCTTACCAGCAACCGAGATCTTCCCCACCGACGTCAGCATTGAGACTGCTTGGAGATAGTAGCCGGTGAAGAGGGCCTGCATTGTCTGAGTGACGTCGGGCAGGTACGGCAAGTTCATGCAATCCGCATCGACGAGCAAGATGGGCTCTACCCGTGCCGGGCGAGCCACATCGATGTAAGAGACTTGTGAGCTAGCGGCCTTGAGCCGCTGCACGACGTCGACAATCAAATCCAGGCCACCAGCGGCCAGTTCGGCCGAGCCTGCTGCAAGAGTTGGGTTCATAAGGAGTTTTCCGTGAGTGAAAGAATTAACACGTCCCTGGATGACGTATTCCGGCATACTCCGATCGGCTCTATTGAGAGAGCCGTCGGAAACACCTTCTACGGGATTAATCATCAAGGAACACCAAACCTAGTCCCGAGCGAAAAGATCAATCAAGGTCTGACTTTTTTCACCAGACCTCAGTTGAATCTAACCTCGGAAAATCTCCGAGGAGATAGGCGGTTTAACCCGCTGTTGACGTTAAATGAATCGTCGATTCAGAGGATTGTGCGTTGCTATCTGGATCCCAGACTCAATCGCAACGCTCTACATTGCCCGTTCGTAGACACGAACAGCCCATTTATTCCCATTCTTACGAATCAACTCAAATCCCTGAGTCCGTGGCCTGATGAGGTCTCGGATACTTATTCTTCCGAGCCTGGGAGAATGAAAGAATCTTACACGTTTATTGACGGGGCTAATAACCTCTACGGTAATTATGACATGACTGCCACTTTCAGAAACACGGTGGGTAGTCCGATCATGCTTCTGTTTAGAATTTGGCGCTCTTACGCTTCGGCGGTGTTCCAGGGAAAACTTCTCCCCTATCCAGATTACTGGGTGAAGAAGATCATTGATTACAACCTGAGGTACTACCGGCTCGCTCTGGATAAGGATCGTCGGATTGTTAAGCACATCGCTTGCGTGGGAGCGGCAATTCCTTTGGCTAGCCCTTATGGGGCAATTTTCAACTATGACGACCAGTCGCTGTTTGCTGAAGAAGTCAAGGAGATTCAAATCCCATTCCGAGCCACCGCTGTTTACTACGACGATCCGATCATCATCCATTGGTTCAACCGGGCCGTGCAGATTTTCAATCGATCGATGAGAGTAGAAAACATCGAATCTTCAATGCAAGAAATTCCGATCGGTGCCTTGAGTTACTTTAAGCATCGCGGCTATCCGCGCATTGACCCAAATTCATACGAACTTAAATGGTTTGTTCCTAAATCTGAGTATGCCAACACCACTCAGCGCATTCGCGAGTCCGGTGAAGCTATCAATCTCAAAGACCTGATGGAGGCTTTCAAGTGAGCGATCTGACCGTTTCCGACCTCGTGGGCGAGGTTCTCGACTATCGTTACAACCCTGGTCGCATTTTTCAAACAGCGATTGGAGCCGCCGAAAGAATCCACAATGGTGAAATTAACATTGTGGGGGCAACCAATCCTTTCGTTTACGGCATAGAGAACACGGCCATCAACGTGGCCGCGTTCATGCAGGAGAATGCCGCTAACACCAGAGCCATGTACGCTCTGTGTGCGGTTGAAGAAGATGATTTATACCGACACATGTCGGACAAAGACTACATCAATCGTTTTTCGACACCAGCTTCGGCGATGTTTACGTTGGTGTTTGCAAAAAATGAATTGGCCGAGGCCGTCATCTACGACCCCAACGAAGATTACGAGCGAATCGTTATTCCTCGTAACAGTTACTTCAAGATCGCGGGCATTACCTTCAGTCTGCAGTACCCTATCGAGATCCGAAGGTTTTCGTACGGCGGATACCAGATTGTCTACCTCAACGACAAACCGTCTCCTCTGGAAAAGCTGGGAACGAACATCCTACCTTTCAAGGAAGTCACGGATTCTGCTGGGATCCAGTGGATTACGTTCGATGTTCTAGTGAAGCAGTTCTTCATCAGCACGTCGTACATGGACATCTCCATGGCATCCGGGATGAAAACGACCGTCAGCCTGACGGATCAGTTCTACCACATCCGCTGCTTCCTTCAGAAAGACGATCTGTCTTGGACCGAAATTCTGACCACCCACAACCAGCAGTTGTTTGATCCATTGACGGCGACTGCAGTTATCAAGGTTTTGGCAGGTCAAGTCAGCGTAAGTATTCCAATCGTCTACATTTCTTCAGGTTTGGTTTCTGGCAAGTTGAGAATTGATCTCTACCAGACCAAGGGGCCTTTGGACATCGCTCTGGGAGAATATCCGATCGATCAATACGAAGTCGGTTGGCACTCCACGGATTCGAACGATTACGATAAGTACGTGTCCGCAACGCTGTCACTCAGCTCTGTTGTGACCTACAGCCAGTCCAGAGTATCTGGTGGAAGATCATCTCTGAGCTTTCAAGAACTCAAGACCCGAGTGAAATCCAGCTCTACTGGTGTTCAAGATCTCCCGATTACTTCCGTTCAGATGCAGGCAAACCTGGCGGATGCAGGCTACAGCGTCGTTCTGCACGTTGACAGTTTGACCAACCGCGTCTACTGGGCAACGAAGCCCATGCCTACGGCTTCTGACGTTCGGGTTTTGACCGCGGCCTCTTCCCAAATGCTCACCATCAACACCACGATGGCTGAGTTGGCTCTGGCTCAAGACGCGTACGACAACGGGGACCGAATCACACTGCAATCTTCGGCTCTCTACCAGACGACGGATGGGGTAAGCATCCCGGTATCAAAAGCTAACTATCGCAAGATCTTGTCGATGGATTCTGTTAGCCGATGCCGCCACGTCACGGAAGGGCGGTACAGCTATTCCCCGTTTGCGTATGTGTTCGACGCGACAAATGAAGCTTTCGAGATTCGGCCATATTACCTGGATAATCCGAAACTGATTAGCAAGAATTTCGTGGAGGAAAACCCAACCACCCACTTGCAGGTTAGTGTCTCTCCAAGTTACGAGCTGACTCGTACAAGCTCGGGCTACAGTCTCAGTCTGATCACTTCTAGCGGAAGCGATTACAGAAAACTTCCAGACGAAGAGGTTTTTTGTCAGCTCTCGTTTGTATCGCAAAGTAAGAATACTCGGGTGTTCTTGTATGGGGTGCAGTCTCGAATGGCACCGGGCGGGGAGCGTACATTCATCTTCAACATCGACAGCAATTTCGATATCGATGTCAACGACAAGCTCTACCTGACTTCTTTGACCAATGAGCAAAGCGGCATCTTGATCTCTTGCGATTTGACTCAAGAGTTCGACATTGTGTTCGGCACGACGACCGAATTGCCAGCGGGATTCAAGAAGAGTGGAATCGATGACCTGATGGGTAACTTTCAACTGGGTCTCTCAGCACGAGGAATCTCCCATGAAAAGATCACCCTGAAATTTGGAGATCCGTTGAAGTTCCTGTGGGCTGCTTCTCGTTCTTCGTTGGGGTCCTTGGAATACCAACTCTACGACACTGACATCGTTGATGTTTACGAAAAAGACGAATACGCCGTAGATCCTCAGACCGGATCAATTTTCTCTGTCGTGGACGATAAGCTGCAATACAACATCGTCAACTACAAAGGACAGGTCAAATATGGAACGGACGGAAAACCGCTGATCAAGCACGCAAAGGGAGACGTGGTCTACGACCAGTATGATCAGCCGGTGCTTGTTAATGGAATGCACCGAAAAATTCAAAGATTCTGCGACATCATGACGGTGGAGGGTGTTTATCACTTCGCCACAGCTCCATCGGTGGTGGACTATCGTCGGAGAATTGCCGAGTTCCTTTTGGAGTGGATCATCAACGAAGTGCCCTCTTATCAGGGTAAGCTTCTTGACCAAACTAAGATCTTCTTCTACCCTCGGGTCAATTCAGGTACCCTGTCAGTCATTTCGGCAGACAACTCGAGAGCCATCATCAATGCCGGACAATCGCTCAAGATCAAATTGACGGTTCCTCCCTCTACGATGCAGGACGAGTCTTTGAAGGAAGCACTGACCTCCAAAACAATTCGAGTGATTGACCAGGAGCTCAAGAAGGCGGTTGTCAGTGCCTCGCAAATGCAGGCCAAACTTCTAGAGAGCTACTCGACTGACGTGATCGATGCGAACATCAGCGGGCTTGGAGTAGTCGCCTCGACGGATCAGCCGGCATTCACGGTTTTGGATGAGCAATCCAGATGTTCTATTCGTAAGCGATTGGCAATGAGATCCGATCGTCTGCTTGTGGTCGAAGAAGACATTACTGTTACTTTCGTCAGGCACGGAAGCGAAGTCTAAGTGACTTGAAAAGCATGGAGTACGAGCATGGTCGAAAGGCCATGCTCGTACTCTACTTTTACAAGTGACGGTGGCTCACCTCAACGATCAGTCTGGCGAACTCTATCAGGACCAAAGCCGAAAGGCCAAGGATTGGTACAGTCCATCCGCACTTGAACTTACTGCGCAGCCGATCAGACCAACAATTTGATCGGGCCAAATCCACCTTGTCCGTCAAGGTGGGGGCATTCAACACCACCGTTTTGCTCGGTGGTATTTTCGTTTTCATGAAGACCGTACTGTTGGCGGTTACTTGGAGTACCGTGTGGTTGACGAGCATCAGCCGAATGGCCGGATTCGACAGAGCTTGATTGTTCACCACGAGCAGGACAATCCCCCCCGGAACATTGATCGTGGTGAAGTCATCGCATTGACACATCTTGTTTCCAACTTCTACAATAGGAGTTAAGGCCATAAGAGCAGGCACTTTCCATTCAGGTCCGGGGGTGGGGAAAAGCTAAGGTTTGAACACCGCTTCTCCCTCACCTTTTCTTCCTGGACACGATAAGTGCCAACTCCTCGTTTGAATCGATTCTTTCCTTGTGCTTTCGCTTATCGTTTTCTTTCTGAATCCATGCAAGTCCTTCTTCGTAGGTGGTCGCCTCGGGGAAGATTTTCTTGACTAGGTGGTAGTGTTCTCCCAGTTGTTTTCGTCCGAAATGTTCGCAGTCGGACCAGAAGTAATGTTTGTCGTTTTCCATCAGGAAAACGCGCTGGTGTACATCAATTAAACGAGCGGCGCGATCGTCGTTTAAGATGCCAAATTTCTCAGAGATCAGATGTCGATCGGTCTGTTCAATGCCTTTAGCGATTTGAAGCATTGCGTGGGCAATGACTTCCTCACTGGATTGAAGCAGGTCTTTTGCATTTGCCATGATGGGGACACTCCGGAGTTTTTAATTTGTTAAAGCTTTGGAAATTCTCAGTACCAAAAGATGAAAAACTAAAAGAATAAACTATACACCCACCCCCTGCGAATAGGGGGTGGGTGTATGTTGCTTGATTACTTCCAAACCACTTCGGCAGGACGAATCAATTCAATGGCTCGACGACCCGCATTGGGTCCATTGGCTTCGTCGTACGAGCTGGGATCAAGCAAATCCCCGGAGAGATCAGCCATCACGTATCTCGTAAACAACACCAAGAACACCAGATCATCTCCAGCCTCTTGGATGCATCGCTCGGCCTCAGCCAGTGAGAGCGGCTTGTCTACCAGGACTCCGACGGTCTCAGGGTCTACCCGAGAACTGTTGTAGAGGGTCTGGAGAACCTGAGCTTTGCTCAGTCCGGAGACGTCCAGTAGTCCGTCATCGCGACGCTTGACGAAAGGACGCTTGGAGATTCGAACAATCGAAGTCAAACTCATCTGGAGTGCCTTCTCAGGAAATGTCGAGCGTGGGAATCAGGCCGCGCGCGCGGTTGATGCAAACCAGGAAGATTTCCTTGTTGTTTTCAAGGTAGTCCTGGTAGTTCTTGCCAAGGTACTGTTCGTATCCGAACAGCTTTTCCATAAAGGACGATTCGCCCTTTGGACTCACGATGAGTAGCGACTCCGGTTGTGCAGCGGTGGCTCGGGTCATCCAAATAGCCCGAGCAATTTCTCGGGCCACATCGATGTCCATCGGTGCCGCTTCGTTGAAGACCGAGATGTATCGATCCGCGACATTGGCCTGGGAGCGATCCCAGGCCGAAGGGATATGTTCCGTCTGGGAGGACGGAACACTCAGGGACAGTCCGATGGAGACACCCAGAATTGCAGCAATGGCTTGACGCTGATTGCCGGACGAGTTCACCTTCTCACGGACGAACGATGCAAATTCTTGTACTTTCAAGTTCATGGCGATGCTTTCAGATAGATTTCAGTTTAGCGGATGACACGAAGAGATCATTCGCTGCCAGATCATGCAGTGATTTTTGCAAGACTTCAAAGTCTTTCTGGGTGCGGTATTCTTTTCTCAAGAACAAAGCAATGGATTCCAGAATACCGACGTTGTCGGTATAGACCTGTTGGATCTTGTTGATCTCACCGATGGCCAGAAGTGCAGACTTTCGCACCTCGGGAGGAAGATTCTGATTCTTGAGCAGTTCGATCTGATCGCGCATGACGCGAATCATTCGAGATTTGTCTCGGTCGTACTCTTCCTTGTGTTTGTCAAAACTCAGGATTTTGGCAACCCAAGAGAAAATATACAGCGGAACGGCGATCCCCATGGTGATAAAACTGAGGAACAGGAAAACCGTCACGTCTTCAGCCATAGACGACCCAGAGCTGAACTTCATCAGTTTGTCCAAACCCGTGATCAGATCCTTGCCGCAACCACAACGAGTAGCAAATTGGTCGGCCAGCCACTCGCAGGCGTTGAGGTCATACGGGCTGATACCGAGTTCTGATTTGGCTTTCTTCCCGTCTGCATCGAAAAGGATCAACGCCATTTCTTCCGAAGTTTTACTCTTCATCAGATTGTCGCGTGCCTTGTCATCCAGCTCCAAAACCTCGGAAGCGTAAGTGAGGCAAATCTCTTTGGATTTTTGATCGGCCCCATTCAGTGCATGCGTGAGCAGACTCAGGTTCATGTTGGTCGTGGTCATTCGGTCCAACATAGCGTAACCGGTGAAGACGTGACCGAACTCATGATGCCAAATCGCCGAGATTTCCGCCGCCGTCAGATCGGGATGGAAGACAAACCACTTCTGAACCCAGAGGATGCTCCAGATGTCGTTAAACACCCCTGTGAGCTTGGCTTTCTCGAAATCGATCTCTCCGTAGGCTGTTCTCTGATTGATGCCTGCAAGGTGCTTCTGGAAGATGCTCACAAGCTGATCTTTGTTGCGGAAGTTTTCACTGTCGTCATCTCCCACGCTCCAACGACTTCTCTTTTCGTGAAAGACATGTCCTCGACTCAGATACGGCATTGTGATGGCTGGGCCCATCTGTTCGTTATCTGAGACGATCAGAAAGATGCCGAATCTTTCTTTGACCATTTTCTCAATTTCTTGGAAGAGGCTGTGGGTGGCCCAATCCCGACCTAAGCCAAAGATTTCTCTGCGGCTTTGGCGAATCTGAGAAATCTTTTTCGTCAGCTCTCGGTGGAATGCATCGGCCTGAAAAGCGATCATTTCCAAACTTAGTTTGTTCGACATGGTTGTATCTCTTTAAATCTGACGTAGCTTTGCAGCACGGTCGAACATCCGATTGAAAGCGATCTCTTGCAGTTGGATCTGCAAGATTCGGAATTCATTCTCGGCCCGATACTTAGGACGAATAATTTTTGCCAAAACCTGAATGAAGTCAGGCTGTTCGGCTTCAAACTTGGAATCCAGCCAAGTTTCATTGATTTTGTCAATGGTCTCGTTTTGAGAAATCAGAACGTTTCGGAGTTCTGGCGCGAGACCACGGTCTTTCAGTCGTTCCGTGTTTTGTTGCCGCACTCGGTCAAATCGCTCATGAGCCCGGTCGTATGTATCGGTATTGTCCGCTCCGAACACCATCAGCATGATGGCAATCAAACCGCCAATGATGGGGAAATTGGCCATGGCGACAATGAAAATAGCCATCTTCAACATGCCGACACACATCGCCAAAATCAGCAAAATCCACGCCCGGGGAATGTGTTCTCCCACACCGCCATCCGTGTAGTAAGCACCGTAGGTGGACTTCATCAACTTGTCCAGCCCAGTGACGATGTGAACCCCAGCGCCACAGCGCGTAGAAAACTGATCGGCCAAAAACTCACTATTCACGCTGTCGTAATCACTGAGACCGAAGTCAGACTTGATCTTTCCTTCGAAGTGATTTGCCACAATCATGGTGATGGTCAGGGGGTCTTTGGCCCCTACGAGTTTTTCCTCGTCTTCTTTGGTCATCTCCACGGCTCGGCCATACTCGTGGAAAATCAACGTACGTTCCTGATCGTCAGTGGTGTCGTTGAGCACACGAAGCAGACAAGCAATCGATTGGTTGGTTCCAATCAGCCGGTCCAGGTACTCCATGTGAGTGAAGAGGTGGCCCACTTCGTGTAAAGTAATGGCCGCTAATTCTTCTGGGGTGAAGTATCCGCTAGTTAGCGCATCTCGAGGGAAAAAAAGAAGAGAAATGATCTCGGAGAACACGCCTCGGACTTTGGCATTTTTCAAATCCACATGACCCACTACGAAATTCTTACCTATCGCTTTGATTTGTTCGACTGCTTCGTTCTTCCCTAAGAAAGGAACCAGTCGAGTTGCTATTTGCATGATCCATCTATCGTCCTTCGGCCCGATAACACTCCCATCCGCCATTCGATTGGGCACACACGCAAAATCCCCCTCCTTCATATCCACTTTGAGATTGGTATAGGTATCGATGATTTGCGCCAGTCTCTGAACCCGGTCGTCCTTGAAGAACTCCAACTTGTCCTTACTGATGCTGCCTTTATTGGCATAAATGTCTTGGAAAGCTTCAGTCAGAGCGCGAAAGAAGCTATCGGTTTGGTAGGCAATGGCTTCATTCGAAGCAGCCAGAGTACGAAGAGTATACACAGAACACCCAAGAAAGACTAGAAAAATAACCCACAAACACAATAACGTGTGAGGGGACCCGAACATTCTCTACACAGTCGTCTGTCTGACTTCTGACTTCAGAGTAATCAAAAGATTCAAGTCTAAACACCCTCTAACCAACAACGAACAAGCACCATGGCTGAAGTAACCAATAACGACCTTCCTGTTGAGTGTAGATTTGCGTTTCACATCCCCGGTGATGGTGTTCATCGGGACATGCACTTTGTGAAGAAGGTAAGGCATTTACCTGACGGTACGCGTGTGCCTGAGAAAGAGATCGTCTATGACTATCAAAGACCTTACTGGGTAGTCAAGCAAGGACACCGAACGTTCAAACAAAAAAGAGAGTGGATCGAGAAAGACAAGTGCGTTGAGTTCAGCACGACGCAAACTGATTTGGTTCGTAATGCGGCGAACTCTTTGAAGACCCCTTGGTTCCGAGGATCGCTCAGAGAGCTCAACAACAGCCCGTATCTCTTCGGCACAGACATTAGCTCCACTGCCTTGATCAAAGCAGATTACAAAGCTAAGCATGATGTTCTCACGCCGTACACCTACTGTGCATCAGACACAGAAACTGACGTTATTCACGGGCATGGTCGAATCCTCATGCAGAACGTTTGCATGCACGACAAAATGTATTGCGCGGTAGATGTTTCTTTCTTGCAGGGAATGCTGGATCCCTTGCCTAAGATCTACAAGGTGGTTAATGAGTATTTGGGTGAGGATTTCAAGAAGGCCAACGTCAAGCTAGAGATCGAGATTGTCGACTCTGAGATCGAGGCCGTTCGCAGGTGTGTCAATAAACTCCATGAGTGGATGCCCGACTTTGTGGCGACGCACAACCTTCTCTTCGACATGGAGAAGATGATTGCCGCATGTGAGCGAGCCGGTGTTGATCCCGCTGATATTTTCTGCGATCCAAGCATTCCTAAGAATCGTCGTCGTTTCCAATTCAAGATCGGCCCGGCTAAGAAGGTCACGGCTTCTGGTCGTGTGATGACATATAAGTGGACTGATCGATGGCACACGGTCGACTGCCCTGCTACATTTTACTGGATGTGTTCGGGTGGGGCATACCGACGTGCTCGTGAAGGTGGTAAAGAAGAGACTAGCTATTCTCTTGACCACCTGCTGAAGAAAACCATCGGTCGCGGTAAAATCAGACATCCTCAAGCTGAGCATTTGGATGGCCTGGATTGGCACAAATTCATGCAGTCTAAGCTTCCGCTGGACTACATTGCATACCACCTGTTTGACTCGTACGGCATGATCCTGATGGATCAGAAGACGATGGATTTGGCACTGTCCATTCCGACGTTTGCGGCTATCTCTGATTTCTCAAAGATGACCTCGCAGCCGCGTCGGACGGTTGATCGCCACCACGTGTTCTTGCTGAGAGAAAAGAACGCAGTGGTCGGAACCACGGGCTCAGAGGTCAAGACGGAAGACGATGAACTCACGGTCAGTCCTAAGGGTTGGATTACTGCACTAGAAGCAGAAAACATTCTCGACAATGGTCTTCAATGCATCGAAGAGAATCCAAATTTGAGGACGAACATTCGGCCAAATTCAGCCGATCTGGACGTTGAGGGGGCATACCCTACGAACGACTACGTGGCGGGTACGTCTAAGAGAACAACCCGTAAGGAATTGATTTCGGTGGAAGGCCACCGGGATGAGGTGGTCCGTAGAAATACGATCAATCTCAGTGGTGGTCACGTGAACGCCAATCAGTTCTGTGAAGAAATGCTGAACTTCCCCTCGACTCTTGAAGTTCTTCGGGACTATCTCTTGGCCAGAGAGAACGCCTGAACAAAAAAAAATAAGCCACCTGCTAGGGTGGCTTATTTGCATGAGCCCACTTGGGGCTCATGCTTTACGCGGAAGCTGCGGGAGCTTCCGGTGCGGGCGTTTCGGTCGGGGCGGCATCAGCCGGAGGCGCTTCAGCGTCCGGGGCGATCATGCCCTTGACCGCTTCGGCGGCGTCCTTGCCGAAGAACCAGAGAGCAGCACCAGCAACAACGCCAACGGCGACGCCAACGGCAACTTTCTTCTGGGTCGGGGTGAGGGAAGCGAACATGGGGGAAATCCTTCTATCAGGAGGGTGGTGACCAAATACACGATTTGTACTCGATTCACATTGGTTATATGTGACTGAAAATAATTGGAATGTGGTTTTAACATCATACACCCTACCTTCGGTACCGTTAGGCCGAAGGTAGGGTGTATTGCGTGATTTACATCAGCGCGGTGTTCAGTCGAGCACGATCTGCATCGGTGAGATGCGCGAGTGCACGGTCGATGCTGAAGCTGCGACGGCGGACGGCACGATCCGATTCGTCAGCACACAGGCGCAGCAGGTTGATCAGGTTTCCCCAGGCGCGCAGATCGCCATGACCGAGCGGAACGTTCTCGGTGTACCGCATCACCATCGTGTCACAGAAGACATCACCCGAGCGACCCAGGATCTTGAAGAGGTAGACCGTCAGATTGATCAGCCGGCGATACGAATCCCCATTTTCGAGACGGATCAGGTTGATCAGCGTGCGATACAGTGCAGCTTGCTCCTGTGCAGCGCGTTCCGGGCTGAGGCCACCACTGCGCCCCATCTTGCGAGCGTAGTCGAGGATCTGGGACAGCAGAGCAGTGGCGGAGAAATCTTTTCGTGCCACGACTTGTTCGATGGCGTTGATCGCAACCTCATCGAGCTTGAGACCCTGGGTGTACGGGCTCAGATCGACTGCCTTCTCCACCGGAACTTCCGGTTCTGCGGGAGGAGCCACTTCGACCTTGGGCTCCTCCGCCGGGGCCTGGGCTTCGACCTTGGGTTCTTGCACTTCGGGTTCGAGAACGATCTTTTCGATCGTCAGTTCCACGGGAACGGCCGGTTGTTGTGCAGTCTCTTCGACTGCGGCTTGGGGTTCTTCAGACATGATCGATCCTTCGGTGCTGGGTGCGGGCGCTGCGACTGGTGCGGCCGTGACGTTGGGGTTGGCAGTGACGAATGGAGCTCGTCGTTTGGCGGTGGCCATAGTTGATGTGTTCTCCAATGTTAATGGGATAGACTTTTCGTCAATCAGACTATTCGAGTGGATTATTATTTTAAGGGAATTTTCTTGTCCCTCGGATGTACGATGATCGACCTGACTCCTCTAGAGAAACGGCACTCGTTCTCGTGACCTCTCAGTAGCGGATAAAGCTGGCGGTGACTGATTCCTTGATCGCGGCACATCTCTTTTATGCTGGCGTAAACCTTACGCGATTTTGTTTCGGAATCGAGAACCTCACACATTCGTGTATTGTTCCGGGCACTCACCAAAACCCACTCAACCGTCTCTTTTGTGGGGAAAAGATTGTTTGGATCTAAGTACGAGACCTCAAGTCGTTTATTCTCCAACTCTTTAGGTGGAGGAATGAAAGCTAAAGCGAACATTCTGGCGAGTCTAACGCAGCAGCGCTTTCCGGAAATGGTCATTGCAACCAAGTGATGCGCTGGTTTGACTTGTCCTTTTGTTACTCTGGTTTTGACGTGCGTTTTCTGGAGCTTGAGTGTTCTCAGATTTAGCACCTCGGCCGAAGCCGAGATTGCATAGCCTGGATATTCATCAAGCTCCAGGTACTCAACACCTTGGTAAATGTGAGATTTGCTCATTTCGTTGAGAGATCAATACAGCGTGGTGACTGGATCCATCCGAACGGTCTCTAGCGCCGTCCCGTGCATCTTGGCCATGAAGATGTTCATCATGATCGAGGCTTCGTTTGACAGGGACTTTGAGGCCGCGTCTGGAGCGGCTCTCAGACGAGCACCCATGCAAATACCACAACGATCGATCCCCTCCTGGATACAGAACATCGGAGAGCTGACCATGATGGTCTTGCCCAAGTAGGTACCAGCCTGCTCTTCGGTGTCGATCGGTGTTTGCCCCTGCGCGGTAATTTCACTGAAGCCAACGATCTTAGGGATCAAAGCCTTTGTGATGGTCATCGGCCTACCAACTTTGGTGCCGCAAAAACCGTCAATGACTCGAACACCAGAGGAGATACGCTCCAACCACTTCACGTCCACGCCCGACAACATGGTTTCTTGACCACGACCGTAGGAGCCACCACGCAGGGTGTCGTTGAGCGCTTCCCAGTTGTCTGTATCAATCCCTTCGTAAAGACTCTTTCCAACAAACCCGCCACTGCCCTTGACTTCCCCGAGGCCGCCTACATTGCCCACCATCAGGAACTTCTGACGGCGAACCATTTTCACGGCCTTCCCAGAAACATCTAGGAATTTATTGCCTTCGTCATTGCCCCGCCATCTGGCGTCGAACTCGATCAGCAATCGATCGATCATGGCGACGACTTCTGGCTTGTCCAGCTCATTGCGGTATTTGTCCAGCAGGCTTTGTCGATATTCTTTCAACCCATCGGGAGGGAGGATGTTCTTTTCCGTGTTGGCGACCGTGAAAACTTGAGTGACTTCGGTCAGGAAGAAAACGCCGTCGGTGTAGTTGAGGTAGTCCGAAACATAAATCTTCTCGGGGTCTCGGTCCTCTTCGTTTTCAGGATCAGATTCAAACCGCTTGAGAATCTGGTCTTCGACCGCTTTGATGTTGATGCGGTCGTTGATGTAGGGGATCCGAGAACCAAGTCCGTAAACAAGAACAATCCAATTTCCCAGTAGGTTGCCGTAAGTCGTCCGGATCTCCTGCTGTAGATTGGGAATGTCCCCAGGCTTGATCATCAGCTCTTCATTCACTTCCAAGAGAGGTTTGGTAGCGATAGAGCCGACGATCTTTTGTTTGACCAGGTTCTCGTCAAAATAATAATACCCCGTTGGATCGGACACCAGAGCGTAAGGCTCAATGACTTCGGGATCACCAGAGGTCATGCTGAATACAGAGATAACCCAATCAGCGACGCGGTACATTCCCGCCTGGCAGGCTTTGATAAAGTATTCTTCGACGATCATGATTAGCCACGATTGAGTTGAGCCAAAACCTCATTCATGAACACGCAGAGCTTCGTAGCAATCTGAGTGTCCTTGAACTCCTTGAAGATATAGTCTTGGACTGTGACTTGAGGATTCTGGAAACCGTCTTTGCTCAAGCATGCCAAAAGAACCAAAGAAACGGCAGCCTCTCGCGCCGGAGTATCTTCTAACAAATCGCCGGAGAACAACCCATTGACTTTCTCCATTTCCACGTACTGAGAAAACTCCAGTCCGATGGTGGTGTTCTGATCTAAATACTTCAGCAGCGGGTGATCGCCTAAACTGAGCACTCGAGAAATAAAGTCCTTCATTCTACCGATGATGGGCGTGAAAGATTTGAGAGCCTCTTGCTCCTCAACGTAAGCAAGCGCATTGATAACCAATGTCGGGAAGTGATCTTCCACGCTCTCGACATAGCTCAGCATGGTGCCAACGTCAACCGCACAAACCAAACTCAAAGCCTCGGCGTACTTTTCCTCAGGCGAAGAGTCGGACTCCATCAGGCGCATCATCGTGAGCTTGTCCTCGTAGGTCGTGATTGCGTTCATCCCCTCGAGCATTTCCGCTTTGATCGAAAGCGGAATCTCAGCGTCCGAGTTAAGATTGACGCCTTGGACCTGGAACAGATCGTCCGCAATCATCGAGAGCTGTTCGAAAATCAGCCCGGCCATTTCAGACCCTGAGAGGTTTTCTCGGTTCATGATTGCCAGATCGATGATTTCCAACCACGCGGTTACGTTGTATTTTTCAAAAATACCCTCCATGCGACGGTAGAGCATCGGACGGTGGTCGTTGCAGGTTTTGACTAAAAGAGTAAATACTTCATTGCTGCTCAGCATGCAAACCTCTACAGTTGGGTTATTTTGGGCTAGCTATTCTTGACCGAGGGCCTAAGAATAACGGCGTATTTTTAACTAGGGCTACAATCATTTGTAGCCGAATTTTAGACTCATCATAAAATCGGACACTTTCCACGAATTCATAAAGGCTCACCCATGTCTGAAATTTCCGTCACGGTCTCCCCCACCGGACAAATGGACCCGAACGAAAACACCGTTTTTGGTCAAGTCGATGCTTTCATGAGCGAAGCGGGGATCGACATCCCCGATAACCAGAAAACCGACTGGGCCACCATCGTCACGGTGACGACCCAATTCGAAGGCGTGATGGAGGAGGCTGCTTCCAGCGTCGGCCACGTCGTGACGGAATATCACAAGCGCGGATGTCCCGGCGGCACGGATGAAAGTGTGGCTGAACTCACCCGCCTGGTCACCACGATCAGTCAGGACTTCCAGCGGCTTCGCCTTCAGAACCAACAGCTCCAATCTCAGGTTCAAGGGCGCACGGGCCTCGTCAATGGCCTGGAAGAAAACGCCAAAGCAATGGAGGTGTACTCCAACGCGATGATCCTGTTCGAATATTTCCAAAAGAACGTGGTTCCCCTGCACGATCAGATCGTCGAAATGACGGCCCGTTAATCCACCCACTCGGACCAACTCCATGAGCGAAGAACTGAACCCCAGCCAAGAACCGATCGACGAGTTCGACTACGACCAAGCACCTGAACCCCAGCCGGGACATGTGCTGAACACCCAATTCGTCGAGTACCTCGAAGACATTGCGATGCCTTCTGGCACGTACAGTCAGATCAACGATTTCGCCAGCCGTGTCCCCAACGAAGACTTCAAGGGTGACAGCGCTCGGCGTTGGATGGATGGGGTCAAAGAGTCCATCAAAATCCTGACGTACGAGCAAGACTTCGTGGGTGCGGTGGAGCGCGAAGGCGCCGACTGGTCGAAAACTCTCCAGCATGAAAACGGAGAGATCGGTGTTTCGGAGCCGACGCGAAAGCGTACTGACTCGGTGAATCCGGAGATCGCGGCTTCCCTCATTCTGGAAGGTCAGCGCAGCATCGTCACCAAGTCCTTTCCGCTGTGGCACTCGGGCTTCTGGCTTCGACTGCGTACGCCAGACGAAGGTGAGGTGGTCGATCTGTACCGGGTCATCCACGATCAAAAAATCGAACTGGGTCGTCAAACCTACGGTCTGGCCTTCTCTTCGAACACGGCCTATGTGGATGAAGCAATCGTCAACTTCATCCTCAGCCGTTGTATCCACTCCAGCTCCCTGGCTCTTCCGGCTGGCGAGTCGTACACCAAATACATCTCGGTCTTCGATCTTCCTCTCCTGAAGGCGGCGCTGATCTCGGTGATCTATCCGCGAGGATACCAGTACCGCCGGTACTGCATCGTGGATCCCCTGAAGTGCACTCACGAGGAAAAGATCACGGCAGACATGGCTTATCAGATCCACGTCGATCGGAGTCGCTTCACGCCATGGCAGCGCAGTCACTGGTGGAAGCGTGCTCCCAACAGCATGACTCCGGCGGATCTGAAGGCGTACCAGGACGAATTCCAGGTGCGCACGGCCAACACTCTGACCTACGACAAGACCGGTCTGCAGATCATCCTGGCCCCGAGCAACCTGGAACGCTACTTCCAAGAAAGCAACCAGTGGGTGGAGTCACTGGTGGAAGCCTATGGAAACGCAGTCGTGGAGAGCATCGAGCGCCGCAACGGTTTCCTGTACACGCAATCGCAAGCCACCGCGATGTGTCAGTTCTCTCATTTCGTCGAACGCATCGCTCTCAAGCAGGCCAGCGTCACGGATCGTGAGCAGATCACTGAAACCCTGCTGCCGCGACTCTCGGCCGACGACGATCTGCGAGAGATGTATTTCAAGGCCATGAAGGAGTTCAAGAATGACTCCCTGGTCGCGGTAGTGGGTACGTGGACATTCACTTGCACGGAGTGCAAGAAACCCCAGAAGCTCGCCAAGGAAGGTGATGCGTTCCCCAACATCATTCCTATCGATCTGAACCGGGTTTTTTTCTCGCTGCTCGAAGGCAAGATTCCCCGAATTCGTCGTCGCTGATCCATGTACTAGATCCAGACTTCGAAGAGAACCCTTGGAAGAAAGATCCGTTGAACCCGGATAAAACCCCAAGACCTTACTTGCAATACGTCTTAGATTCAGTAGTGGCGGAGGATCGCGTAACCGCACACCGTTATCTGACCGAGGCGTATCAGCAAGACTTCGGAGTTTTTGATCACGTGGGTCAAGCAATCAAAGAAGCGGAGTTAGGGGATTCTTACGCCAGACCTCTGGTCGGCATCGAGTATCATGACAGTGAAAACCCTGACCCCTTCGATCGCTTTTCTTCTCTCCTGAAGCTTTACGACGAGTTGAAAATCAAGGACCTCACGGGCCTGGATATAGATAAGTTTCTAAAGCGCTCGAGTCTTGAAGTCTCTTTGATTATCCAATATGGTCAAAGAAAGCTCCAAGATGCGATAAAGAAAGACAAAGAAGAGAAAGAAAGGTTAGATGCCGAATTAGAGAAACTTCGAGCAGCTTGAAACACACATACCCCACCATCTAGGATGTTCTCCTAGATGGTGGGGTATGCTGCTGTCAGATCAGAATCATCGGATCCGTCATCCAATCAGTTTCAAGAACGTGCGTGCTTCCATTGGTGAGTCTCTTCCATCCTCGGACGCGATATTTCACTCCGTACATCGGATGACTGGGAGGAAAATCTTTCACTGTCGGATTGGTACAGTAAACGTACTGCCCCGTGGTCCAAGTACCGGCACTCGGCGGAACATTTGAAAAAGTGTCCTTGAGGTACTTGTCAAAGAACAGAGCGACGACCTTTTCAGCAACCAGTCGTCCGCCACGAGGATTCAAATAAAGGTTCAGAGCCTCCCCAAGACGACTGGTTTCATCCGACGCAAAACCAGCGTTTACCACCGATCCCAATCCGATAGATTTTTTGGTGAAAGGGCGGACTTCCAGATTGAACGGAGTACCGGAACCACTGACAACCTTGTTCGTGATGGCTTCAGCCACCTTCAGAATCATGTCCCGAATCTCAGCCATGCCATGAACATCTTCAATGTTCAGTGGGTGATTGATGACCGGAAAGCGTTCAGGCAGATTGGCGATCTGCTCGTATGAAATCACTCGAGGATTTCGAAGCTTGTCAATCAGCGCTTGCTGAATAGCCAAAGGGTTGATCGACCATTTGCCACCCAATGCCTGGTAGTTCGTGACGATTTCTCCGGCCAAATCCCGATTCAGCAAAACGATGCTTGCCGACACAGGAAGCTTCAGAGATTCTCGAGCTTCGATAAAGTCGTGACCGAAGTGGAAATCAACCCCTTCGGCCAGTGGTCGGGAGGCTCCTCCCGCTTCCCGGTAAAATGCCTTGAAAGAGTCGTTGGCAAAGAACGGACCATAGGTCGGGACAATCAGATGAAAGTCAGGATGATTGACCGCCGTAATGATGTGGGTTTCTCCCGTGACTTTATTTGCCGGGTCTTGCCCGGTTTGATCAAAAGAATAACTAAATGGCATGACGGGTCCTATAAGTAAGTGTCGGCTATAGGATTTTGATCGTTTCCACCCAATCCAATTTTCTCTTAAAGGGCATCTGCCATGTATCGTCTCCTGGAACTCAAAGGCATTCTCCGCGGTATTGACCAACGTTGGCAAACCATCGACGTAAATTCTTTTACGGTGAGAATGTTGTTCGAACGATTTCGGGCTATCTACGCTCAAGTACAGTACGGCGACAGTACCCCGGAATTTATCGACGTTAATCAATTCCTTCCGATTTACTCTCAATACGGTAAGCGCTTTGACGAGCTGCTGATCGATTTAGGGTCGTCTTCTTTGGTCACGTGCGACAAACCCAATTTCGAAGTAAAGACTTGCCGTTACTCGGATGCATTCGCGGTGAACTACACCGCCTATCCGTACTCGCCTATTTACGGAGTTACTGGAGCTGCAGAGCTTCTTGATGACCTTTTGCTGACGCGCAGTCAACCTCCTTCAGACTACGAGTCTTTTGTCAAGAACTGCATGGTGTCAATTAACGGATTTTGGCACTATATCGGAACAGACAAAATTAATGGCGTCGTGGTGAAAGACGCTATGAAGAGCAACCGTAGATGTGGTCAGAATCAGTGCGGGATTCTTTCTTTCTTCAACGTCGGAGAAATCGAGTACGTGAAGATCCAAGATGAAAATATCGTCAAGGGATCTAATCCTGAACCGATGGCGTTGTCGACGTATATCCATTTCGATCGGGATCTGAGCGACAAGCAAGTGATCTTTGTTATCGGTGGGTATTTGATTCTGCCGGACTCTGCAAGTATCCGACGCGTCTCTCCAAACACCTTTGCGTGGGATGTTCAGAACTATCAACTGCTCGATCGGCTGTATGAGGCTAGTCAGTTCCTGGACTTTAGTGAGTTGGGATTGGTCAGCTCCCCTCACAACCCCTCTCAGTTTTCGATGGCTCAGATTACTTCGGATGCTTTCTTGACAAAGTACCTGAAGCTCAGTCAGTCTTTTGCCGTGATCGTGAATGCCAAACATCTGTATTCGTGCACTCACCATCTTCGCAACGTGGGGATCCCGAATCAGTATCTCACCCAGGTAGATCCTAAATGGCCAATCGTGACCGGAAGCGGGAGGATGCCTGAGTATTGGAAAACCTCCGAGTTCGGGAAATACACCCTTTGGTGTAAAGATGCTTACGATCAAAAGCGAGCTTATCACAGTTCCAATTTGAAAAACCTGATCAGCTATTCAGACGCAAGAGATCCTCAACGCGCCACGACGCTTTCTCGGGCTTGCTTTTTGGAGATTGGGAAAGACTTCAATTAAATCAAGCACATAATCCACCACAGGGCCCCTCAAGGCTCCTGTGGTGGATTATAATGACTATTTGGTACCCACGCTACTACTAGCGTTAATGGAGGCCCCACAAGCCGCAGAATCGCCATCTACTACCGCTCGTCGGCCACCACTCTTAACGGAACCAGTTCCAGAAATCGGGGTGATTCCGTGATGTCTTTTCGGACATGCGTGAGCGTCACCATCTACCACTACCCATTTGCCACCGATTCTAAACTTACCTCCGGCAGAAATAACTGAGCCACCATGGCTGCTCGTATCCCCTAAGACTGCGATTCTTCTGGCCATCATTACTCCACAATAGTGTTCATCGACATGATCGTTGCGTAGCTTCCACCCTCGACCGAGAAGCCATTGGCACCAATACTGAAAGCTCCGCTAGAATTGTAGCCTACCGTTCCGCTGGAAACGGTATATGCTTGCGTTGTTACCTGATAAGAGCTGGAGGCAGAGCAAACGTACTCTTTACAATTAACCGTGATTCTGTTTGGCGCGGATATCGTAATGTCATCCGCTAACATGTCAAAGAACGCCCCATTCGTATTCCTCATCTTGAGTCGAGCTTGTGCCGAATTCAAGTAGACCGAATTAGAGACGTCGTCTTGGAAATGAAACTTTCCGTTCTTTGTATCAATTTGCAGATCATACGAGTAGGGCTCTCCGTTGGCTTTACTCGTATGAAAAGTGACCTGTCCCCGGTGGGTGCTTATCTCTAGGAAATAGTGCGTTTCAGGGCTAACCTCGGCGTTCTCGTCTTTAGTGCCGCTGAATGCGAAAATTACCGTCTCTAGCTTACGCAGCTTTTGACCTAAGAGTGTCGTCACCCAGTAGTATTTGTCTTGATTCGCAAAGCGAACAATACTTACCGGCTCTCCGCGACGAACATCTGGTGCCGTGATGCGGTTGCTTCCCCCCAGAGGAAGCCAAGTTGCTTGAATGCTTGCTCGAGTCTCAGCTTCTACGCTGTATTCTCCTCCAAACGCATCTTTGCCCGTGGTCTTAGCGACAGTCGGCGTAGCCGACAGATCCTTATCAAGATACGGTGTCTTCTCCAATGGGATCACTTCGATGACCATGGACCCCAGTTTTTTATTCTGAGCAACAACGCCATCGGACCAAAATCTCAACGCGGAAGCAAGGTCATCCGGCAGCATAAATTCCTCTTATGGTGTAAATTAAGCATATCACTACATGGGTTGTGTGCTAATTGGAGCAATAAAAAATGAAACTGAAACACATGGAGATCGTTGGATTTAAGCGTTTTGATCTCAACGCTATCAATAAATTCGTTATTACTCCAAGCAAAAAGAATCAGTGCGTACTCGGAACCAACGGGTCCGGAAAATCTAGATTGCTGGGAGAAGTTTCCCCTTATCCTCCAACAAACATCAAGTGGTACGACAAAGAATGCGGTGGAAAGATACAGATGTTTGACCACAATGGTCGAGACTATGTGTTGAAGCTGGCCTTTCAGCCAGGCGCTCGCTATTACTTTGAAGTCGACGGAGAGGTGCTGAACAATTGGGGAACTTCCGTTCGTCAGAAAGATTTAGTTTTCGAGCATTTTGGAATTGATCAGGACGTTCACCAGCTTCTGTTTGAATCCGTTAATTTCACTGAGCTTAAACCAGAACAAAGAAAGAAATGGTTCATGCGACTCGATCGCGTGAACTACAGCTACGCTCTGCGTCTGTTCAACGAGTTCAGGGAAAAACTCAGAGATACCCAGGGGTCTTTGAAGATTCTGCGCATCAAGCTCACTCAGGAAACTTCAAAGATTTTGGGCTTCGACGATTACGATCGCCTACTGCAGGAAGTATCCCAGATTAAAAAAGAATACGAATGGCTGAGCAGTCGTGCCATGCCGGTGGACTCCTCCATTCAAGAGCTCACCTATACCAGACAACAAAGGCTGTCCTCCTTCGAGCAATTGAAATCGAGGTACCTGAGACTGATGCAACGTCGAATGGGTTCGGATTTCGCCAAGCCGGAAAGCCTCAGGAGACTACAGCTTCGACTGCACGGGGCAATAGCCATTAGCCAAACCACGGTCAGTAACTATTCGACTGAGCTTGAGAAAATAAAGTCTAAAATCGAGCTGGCTAGAAAGATAGAGAAGAATAACTTAACCGCATTATCCAACCGATTGATGGAAGCGATTCGTGAAAGAAATAAACTCAGCGTCAGTCTTTTAGATGTTGAGCTAGATTCTCAAGCAAATGTAGAGAACCTTCTCGACATCTTCTCGGCGATCAAATCTTCGGTTTTCCTCGCACTTCAAGAGCTGCCCGTTAATCCAAATGGTAAATACGGCTCTCGCTCGCTGGGTGAGGTCAAAGAAACCTTGAACCGACTGAGAGTGATTCAAACTGATCTGAACGATCGTCTGGGCAGAATACAGCATGCACTTAATCATGCTGCCGAGCACGCTACTGTTTCTGACGTGACTTGCCCTGAGTGCCAGTACAGTTTTAAGTTCTCCAGCAGTCGTGAGCAAGTGGAGCGGGACGAAAAGGACAAGTCTTCACTGGTCGTTTCTTTGTCCGAGATTGCCAAGAAAATTCAGGAGCATGAGCGTTTCCAGGACGAATGCTCCGACTACATCAATAAGTATCTGGTGGTCGCAAGACTGTTTAAAAACCACTCTGAGCTTGGCCCGTACTGGGATTTCGTAAAAGCTGATGGCTTTTTATTTGAAGACCCTTCGGTTTGCTCTGAAAGGCTGGAGTCGGTACAAAAAGACCTACAGACCAGGCACGCCATTACCCAACTGGATGCGGAGTGTCAAGAGAAGTCCAAGATTCTTCAAGAGCTTTCATGCTCCGAACTTCCTGCGAATACGGCTGAACTTTACGAAGATTTGGAAAGAATAACATCGGAGATTGAGAAACACACTACCAAGCTGGTTAAGTTGGAGAGAAGAAAAGATGAGGTTTCTCAATCCATGCAAACGATCCTTGCAATTGAGAAGCACAGAGTAGAACTGCAAAAATGCGTAGATAGTCTTAACGAGGTCCAGGATGATCTGCTGGAAAGCACTCGAAGGACGATCCTGAACGGCGTGATCCGCGAAGTAAGAATGCTCTTGGCCAGTAAGGAAGCCGTCATTCACCAATCGGAAAAGCAAAAGTCGATCATCTCCTCCCTGACTCAACACATCGCGGATTTGGAACTTCAGGAAAAAGCATGGCTAGCCAACGTGCGCGCGATATCTCCCAACGAAGGACTGATTGCCGCTGGGCTCTTTGGATTTATTGAGCACTTCCTGGATGGAATGAATGACTTCATCGGGAAAGTTTGGAAGTATCCGATGAAGATTCGCCCGTGCGCAATGTCAGACCCTAACGACATTGAGTTGGATTACATGTTCCCTGTTGAGCGTGGAGCGGAGATGGACGTAATTGATGACGTTTCTCATTGCTCCAAGGGCATGGGAGAAATCTTCAATCTAGCATTCAAGATTACGGCGATGAGGGAGCTTGGATTCAGCGATACCATACTGACCCTCGATGAGGTAGGTAGGAACCTGGACAACGGACATCGAGAGGAGTTTGGTGCTCTGGCTACAGAACTGGCTAACCAAGGAGAGTTCTCTCAGGTCTGGCTAGTTAGCCACGACTACTTGCAGTATTCAGGAATCTCAGACATCGAATACGCGGTTCTGTGTCCTTTGAATATTCTCATGCCGGATACATACAACCAGCATGTGGAAATAACGTAAAAAAAAAAGATCTTTCGATCTTCTTACGCCTGACCGCGAGGTCAGGCGTTATACCGAGAACGGTCAGGAGTCTTCCTCAGCAAGGGCCCTCGCCTGTTCCGCTTCGTATTGCTTCGCTAAGCGATGGAGAAGGTAAAGTTCTTTGTAGGTACGAATCCAACGAGGAGCATCCCAATAGACTGACCCTTTCAATGGTACGAAAGTTACGATGTTGAACAGATCAACGTATTTGACAACGCCTTCTATTCCGGTGTCTGTTTCTGCTACGATCTGATCTATCCAAGAACGACCCAGGATCACGGGCAATCCGTGTCGATCGTAGTACGGATACGAAGTTGATGGAAGCATTCCAATTTCTTTCCGGTTTACAAGCATGCAAGACGAGATTGTCTTCGATTCACGTTGGTTATATATGCTTGTAAAAAACTGGAATAAATCATACAGGACTACCAGTAGAGCGAAAGCTCTACTGGTAGTCCTGTACTTTGTTAGCCAATGACTATTCCACTGTCCAAGCAATTAACCGTCTTGGCCCTGAGCTTTAATAACTCATAATTGCTCGCGTGAAAGGACATGCTCTTTTCCTGGTTCAAACAAACCGCGTAGTAAAACCGTGTCTGATTATCTTCTCCAGGAGTCCTCAGTTCTCGCAATCGTCCAGACAACTGCACCAGATATTGCTGACTGCGAATACCAACAAACATTGCCACGTCAGTCAGATCCGGGATGTCCAGTGCCGCTCCAGCCGATCCATAGGTCGTTACCCCAATGTCGCAGTCCAAAAGCTGATCCAGAGTTTCCTCGCTCATGTACTTCTGGACTTTGCGATCGGGGTATTTCCCTTCAAGGCATTTCACTACCGCATCGATCATGTCTCCGCGCCAAAAGTACAGGAGCATCTTCCTGTTTTTCCTTTTGCTTTTGGCATATCCGTGCTCTACGATCCAGACCACATACTCCAGCCATCCTTTCAGTAGTTTTGGATGTTTGAGCGTCCAATACTCCACGGCATTGTTGGAATACATCGACTGTCCCGTCTCAGAGATTTTGATCTCTTCGGGATATTTCCACCGGTAGGAAACAGAGAAAGCATCGATGTACCGGATCAGCTCTAACTCAGGACATCTCTCGGAGGGCGGATACATGATCCGGTACATTCTCTCCGTGAATTGATCCAGGTTGAACAGTGTGGCCGAGAGCCCAATTGACACGGGGCAGTGCGTGTAGAAGTCGACCTTGGTGTTTGCATGGAAATGCTCATGCGCTTCATCTGTGATGCGTACACCAACACCAAGGAACTTCAGCAGATCTTCAGGGTAGCATTCGTAGCCAAGCTCCTTGAGGGCTTTACCGTACTTCTCGTAAAGACCATACCACTCACGCACCGTTGGGATGCTGAAGATGAGGATCTTGGCTTCCATCTTGCCCAGAGCCCTTAACCTGAGCAAGTCCTTCAAGCCTTTTGATCCAGCGATGATCAGAATGTCGTTTTTCCCACACTCGTAGGTTCGCTGAATGTCCTTAGCCCACTTGTCAGCGTATTTCGGCAGAACGAAGATGGCTACTCGCTGCCCGAGAATAGCACAAGCCCTCATGGCGCAGTAGCTTTTACCTCTACCGGTCTGAAGGGATAAGAACCTTCTCCGAACGGGCGAGCTTGCTAAATACTCGATGATCGGGACTTGATAATCCCGGTCACTCCACTGGGGCTGGATGGTGAAGCTAACCGAATCAGGTGTGTACTCCGGCTCGATGACAAAATCGTAGAGCTTAGGGTCACGAATCCGGTTCTGGAGGATCAGCTTGAATTCCGGCAACAGGTTGATATGGTACCGGAACTCCGTTCGAGAGGCGTTGCTTGAGGCAAATACTTTTGTTGCCTCTCGCTTCATGTCTCCCCATTTCGTTTTGAAGACCTTGAATTGAATCAGTTGTCTAGACAGTATCCCGCAAATTTCTCTTCCAAGAGGCTCAAAGGTTCTCACCAGAAAGTGATGAGAGCGAACATAAATCGTCATGTACTTGAAGGCGCGGTGGTCCTTCAAGGTCGGTAGGGTATTTGGCTTCAGCATAAAGTCCGTCCTCAATACATACCCCATTGTTCTTAGTTTATAAACGATCCGTCTGCTGAACTAAGAACAATGTGCATTAAAAATAAAGGAAAGGCAGCGCGAGGATTGCTCCCCACGCTGCCCAGCTACTTAAACCAACTTACCTGTTTGGCGCATGTGATCAATCACTTGCCGTGGATTGATCAGCATGTCCAGCGGGTGATCGACAGGGATCGAAGCGGGGTTCCCTATCGGGTCCACCAGGAACCTATCGGGGCTTTGCACGCCCTTATTGAAGCCTTCGTAGCACAGATAGCCTGCAGCGGAGCGATTCTGAATCGCCGTATCCAGAACCGTTGGAATCCTTTCGTCTCCTTCCTTCGGGATGGTGTAGTTTCCAAGACTCGGATTCGTCGCCATGACCGAAAGCATGATCACTTCCAGCAAAGCCAGGCTAATACCAAGTCGCTCGTTGAGGAGGTCGAACAACTCAGCCAAGAGATCTGCAGGGTCTTGTGTCGACCGCTCTTCACTCTTAGCAACCGTTCCCTCGATGATCGACATGATCTTCTTGAGTCGATCGCTTGCGCTGTCTTGCTGGTTGTCCAACTGGAAGAACGGGAGTGCGGGATCCCATTCCGACAGATCGATCTCGACGAACGTCCCCATGTTCTCGTAGTGGTCGTTACGCAGATAGGCCAGAGCTTCTCGCGTGAACATGGCTTGGCGATTAGCCGCATTGACCTTCACGTTGTCTTCAATGGTCACGACGCCGTGCTGATCAATGTGTTCAAACGCCACCTTGACGATGGAGCTGACGCGCGAGATGTTGATGCGCTGAACCGCATTCTCCAAGTGGATGTCGGAAAGCCCGGACACTTGTGGTGCCGTGATCCGCATCTTCAATCCAGGTTTGATGATCTTTGGATTGATGAAGTAGACCGATCCGTTGTACTCGGCCGTGAAGAACTTCTTGGTGAACTGGTCGAGACGAATACCTTCCATGGCCTCGGAGGCAATGACGTGCTTCTTGCCGAGGAGTTCCTGAGCTGACTTTTCCGTGACGGTGTTGGTGGCCGTTGGACCAATGTCAGTACCCTCCGGGATTTGCAGGTAGCCTTCACCGAAGCAAACCGCACAGATGGCGCCAGGTTCTCGCGTGGCGCAACCCGTAAAGGGAGAACGCAACTTCAATGTTCGCCCGATGAGGTGCGTGTCTGTTTTCCGAACAACCTTCAGGAGGCCGTCATCGTCCAGGTAATACTTGCCAGCCAACCCCCTCAGATCTCCAGGTGTCACCTGCGTCGGAGAATGTCGGACATCTCCGCGCACCTTCCATAGCAGATAAGCCCCGGATCCACAATCCTCATCGACAATCTTCTCGACCACCCCTGCATTGATCGACAGACGCCGAGCGCCGTACTGTGAGGTTCTGAGATCGTCCCCGGCAGCCATCAGTGCCGTAGCACAAGCTGAGGATTCCATGATGACATCCACCAGCAGTCGGAAGCCATCGCAGAACCCTCCCTTGATCGGATTGGGGAAGATCTGTCCATTGACTTCCGGTAAGAAGCCTCGTCGGCCGAAGAGCTGGAGCGCTTGACGAAGATTGACAGTGCCCAGACGAACAGCCGTGGCTGCGGCGTTCTTCCTCAACACAGGATCGTTCTTGAGCGCATCCGTGATGACCTTGTAGATCTCATTGGTCCCTTCAACCGTCGGCTCTGCCGTTCTCTTGACTTCTCGAATTCCTTCGTGATCCAAGATCTCCAGAATGTCTTCAGGGTCGATGGTGTGGACGAACTCCTCCAGGTTGATGATTAGTTCGTTGTAGGCGCGGTTGTTGATCCGATAGATCAACAGATACAGCCGCTCCATGAACTTCGAGCGATTCTTATAGCGGTTCTCAGGATGATCCGCTCGAATCAGATGCGCGCTGTGATCGTAGATGTGGAAGATCACGTGGCACAACATCTCAGTCATCGTCGATACGCTCACGCCGCCGGTCGGCATGAAGTTCGTGCAATGACAACTACTCACCACAGGGACGTGCGGATACTCCTTGAATTGTCGAAGGCCATACCACGACAGAATGGCTTCCTTCCAGTGCGTGACGACCTCACGATCGTCGTAAACCAGAATGAAGCGACCCCGAAGGTTTTCCCACAGCTCTTCTGAATCGCGAAGCAGAAGTTTTCTTGCGGATATTCTAATCATCTTGTCGATTTCCTTTTACCGAGCAGGCGCTGCCGCCCAATCTACTTCGAACCCCATGCATGCAAACATGTGATTCACCAGACGAATGGGTCGTGCCCCACCCAGGTGTGGATCTCCAGGTGTGAGGTCGTGGAAATGTCCTGGTGTTGGCGAGCCAAGAATCTGATCGGCCGCACTGATCAGAGTGTCGGGATTGTTGTTGAAGTTCATCAGACGCGCCACGTAATGTGCCCCAAGCGCAGCCCGCAGCAAAGCCGTGGCGGCTTCGTCGTACCCCTTGACTGCCTGAATCCGGAAAGCCCTTCGGCTCTTGTCGTCCGGATTCATTGGGGCTGGAACCCCAGTATAGTGCAGTCTCGGCGTGTGAATAGCACTCCAGTCGTTGGCGATCTTCTCCAGCAGTTGGACCTCCATGGTCGATAGTCGGATGGGAACTTTGGTTGTTCGGAGCTTACCGGAATTCCCAATGTACGTGACCACTCCTTTCGGTGGGCGGTACTCCGAGTTTTTGATGGCTCGGATCACATCGAATCCAGGAATTCGATGCTCGGGCGGGACGTACAGGTAGATCCCGTACTGAAGGACTTGAGCCAAGTGGTGGTAGATCTTGGTGTCGTCGGCGTCTTTGAACCACTCCAGCATTTCACTGGCCACGATGGCATAGAACTTCAGCAGGTACCAAGCTGCTGAGTAGACCTCTTCCCGTGGTTTTTGGTTGAGGTAGTCGAGCGCCTCCTTCTTCGTCAAGTCGCGATTGATGCCCAGTCGAGACTTGAGATTCCGGAAGCAGTGGAAGAGGCTGTCTTGATAGTAGGCACTCAACCACTGACTGGGAATCATCCGAGCAAACGTGCTGTTCGGATCCATGCAGATGTCAGCCACTCGACCCCACTGATCTCGGGGCATGTGAGAGGCAGGAACTCGCTGACAGATGACGCCTTTTCCACCACCCGGTTCAGTCAGTTTGAATCCAATGTTGGGAGTGATGTTTTCATACATCACCACAATCTCTACGCGGAACCCTTTGATCGGATTCTTTTTGTGCTGAAGACTCAGACGCTCAGGACGACCCGAACCCGTGTAGTTCGTGATCCCCATTGCCTCCACCACCATCTGGTGGAAGTGGTTGCCCAACTCCAGCTCACGGCCTTCTTGAGCCCGCCGACGCTTGAACTCCAGATACACGTCGATGATCTTCTGCATGTACTGCTTCAGAGCTCGACTGTACTTCATCAGTTGGGCGTCGTACTCCGCACCCACATCCGAGTACCCGTCGTAATCCACACGAATGGAGACAACCACACCGGACGAATCCCCCACCGTCGTAGGTTTGTCGTTCAGGTAATCCACATCGCGCAGCATTCTCGGAGAAGACAGAGCCGGAGCCAGCAGTGGGTCGCCGAGTTCCGTGACACACATCAAGATGGAATCGTCTCGAATGTGATCACCAATGTCAGGAAAGACTTTGTAGTTCTTGTCATCTCCGTACATGTTCTTGGCGATTTCCGTACCAGACACATTGATGACTCGCGTCTCCAGTGTGGTCAGCCCTAATCGTTGCAGGTACTCCTCAGAAACCACCACACCGTCTTCCGCCACCCCCGGCATGGTCATGCGTGCTACACACGCATTGTTGCCGATCATGAGCGTCCCATCATCAGCGATGTTCGGCGTGTCGTAGAAGATCGTACCCTCGGGAATCTGATTTCCTACTTGGAGCTTCCTCAGAGCTTCAGGCTTGGGCTTGAACCGATAACCCAACTGGTGACGCTGCCAGTAGGGTTGGATCATGAAGCTGTCAAGGACGCCGCCAGGGGCTTCATAGATGACGATGGACTCATCGTTGAAACTGTTTTCCCCCACACGTACCGGATAGCGTTGAATGACGGCCACCACCACGCCGTCGGCAGGCATGCGAATGCTGTGGGTGTACTTCCCAAACTCTCTCTCCAACCCCGTGATGAGTCTTGGAACTTCACTGCCAGAAGCCGGAGGCGTCTGGGCGCGCTGAACGACCCCCATCTGCTGACGGGAGGCCGAGTCGTAATTGACAAAAGGGTTATAACCAGCCACCCCCAACATCTCACGAGTTACTTCACTCGCAGGGTAGGCGCTGTAATCCCAATGTCTCAGTTCGTCGATGTTGATCATTTTTATGCAGACCTTTCGTGGTAGACACACCGCTTGAGGTGGTCAAATTTATAATGTGTGATTATAAATTTAGCCAAAAGCAGTATTAATTTTAATGGGAATTTTCAAGCATGATGCCTTTCTTAAGCAGGATGACCTCCTCGGGACCAGATCTTTATTACTCTCCGGGGTTCATGAATGAGATAGAGGCTCATTTGAGTTACCTTCGAACTTCTTCCGAGACCAGAACTGCAGTGGTTCCTTTGGAGAAAGCAATTATTTACAGTGGAGACTTTTACGGGTATTGTCGGGAAGCTAAGATCGAATCACAATACCACTGGACCATCATGCGGGTTAGTTTCATGCGATCACCTGCTGATTTCGGGGTGCAAACCAAAGAGATCCTGGTGCCCTCAGTTCGAGAGGTTAATCGAATCTTGACAAATTACCGAACGTCTTTGAGTAATCGCATCTGACAAAAAAATAACACCCGGCAGAGCGAAAGCTCGCCGGGTGTTATCTCTGCCACTTCAACTCAATAGTGAGGCAGGTTGTTGATGAGTGTTCGCTGAGGCATCATCCCCACTTGGTTTGCGCTTGCGAAGGAGAAGGGATTGCTGGCCACCAGTGGGTTTGCCGCCCCGAAGCCTCCACCACCTCCGCCGAAGCCGGACGCCGGTGCTGGGAAAAGATTCTGCTGCTGCTGAGCTGCCGCCATCCTTTCCTGATAGACCTTGAGTGCGTCAGGTCGAACACGAAAGATCAAACCGATTCTTCCTTGTGCGATCTCGATCGGCAGCCCCATTCGGTTGAACACCGTACTGCCTTGCTGCATCAGGGCAACGGCTTGCTCAATCGGTACCTGAATGACCTGCCGCGCATTCAGGGGAAGCATGAACGTCTCGGTCAGATCAGTCCAATCCACGCCCGGCATGACGGCTTGTACCTGGGCCTGCTCTGCACGTTTGACCAGCAACGAACTTCCCAGATTGGCCGGTCCTTGGTCCTGAACCCCGATTGGAATGCCAGGCGTTACCGGTCGGATTTCCTGAATTTCTCGCCATCCGCCATCGATCGTTGCGATACGACGAACCCCAGGGGTGGTCACCGGTTGGGTCGGGTTCATTGGAAGGCTCGGAGGTGTGATCTGAGCTTGTTGTTGCAGGGGCGGGACAACAACAGGAACGCTCACTTCAGGGACCGGAATGCTTCGAGCCTGCGCGGATTGGCTCGCGGTCACCACGCTGACACCCATCTTGCTGGAGATGTCTGCCAGGTTCTGCTCGATATTCGAGTACCAGGTTGTCCACTCCATGCTCATGGGTTCAACCGGATCTTCACCCAGGGCACGCATGGTGTTCTGGTAGAAGTCGCTCTCGATCAGCTCATTGATCTTCGAGTACAGCTTGTGCATCGCCTGCAAGCAGACGATCAGAACCGGAGCATGATGGGAGTTCGTTCGGAACAGATACTCCCCTTCCTTGTTCAGGTTCGGGAAAAGCACCTCGAAGATCTGCCGGATCGTGCGTCGCAGCGCCGAAGGAATGGTGATCCCATACACCTCCTTCTTTTCCCGCGTCTCAGCCAGCACCAACTCTTCGTAGAGCGGGAAAGTTGTGACGAAGGCGCGCAGGTAGCTCACGTTATCCACGCGAGCGTTTCGTTTGGAGAATCCCCAAACCAGACTGTTAGCCGCAGTCCACTGGCTGTCGGTGAACTTGCGACTCAGTTGCCCCCACTTGTCGATCCAGCTATGGGAGATCGTTTCGACCTCCCCTTCTTTTCCCTTCTTGACCTTGGATTTGTTGGGGTCGCACTCATTGAGAGCAACCAGCAGCGGTGCGAACTGGATCGGGGCGTCGTTGACGTAGCGGCTGTGCGCGATTCGCAGCAGGTCGCCAATCAGACCGATGGTCTTCAGGTTGATGGTGACCACGCAGTTTCGAATCCATTTTTCCGTGGCTTTCGAAACCGCGACGACAGCGGAGCTTTCCTGGAGCGGCAGGAACACGTGAAACTGCTCGCGTTCCGCTGTGCTCAAAGAGTTGTAACGCTCTTCCGGCAGAATGATCTTGCGACCTTCCACCAAGATCTGAACGCGCTCATTGCCGATTTGCGCGTCAATGGTTTCACCTGGGGTGACGATCATGGAACCCAGGGGTAGAATATCCCGGAGGAATTTCAATGCTTTTTGATCGTACATGGCTGTCTCAAAAAGGCGCTCGAGATGGAGCGCCATGTGGGATCAGACGCAAGCGTCTGAATGAATCGGGTCTTCAATACTCCATCGAAGGAGAGAAGGCACCCATGGAGGCTTGATTGTTGGCCATGGAGGGGCAGTAGTAGCTGGCCACGCGGTCCATGGTTCGTCCGAGTCCGAGTGCCAGGCCCACGATGTGTTCCTGATTGGTGCTCATCAGAGTCGAGAACAGGGCATCAGCGAAGCCGGCGCTGACGTAACGCATCGTGTCATTGCCCAGGGTCACGTCCACGATAGATTCACCGTAGGCATCCAGTGCGCAGACGGCCACAAACCCGACCGACTGCTGTGGGCTGATCAGCGGGAGAATCTCACTCAGGATTCGATTCTTCAGCTTTTCAGCATTGATCTTGATGTCCTGATTGGTCAGACTCGACAGGTTGGAGTAGAGGAACTCCCCGACGTGGTTGAACTGGAACGTCACCGACTGGTAGTTACACGCCAGCATCAACCCAGGAATGGTGTTGGCGATCACACGAGCGATGTAGTTCTCCGTCGTTCCGTCGTCCCAGTTGGCCGCACCCCCACGCGTGCTGAGGGTTTGATACACATCAGTGCTGCACGGAATGATGCTGACGCGCTGCACGATACTCGGGTCGATGGTGAGGAGATCTCCCCAGGTGAAACTGCTACCTCGCGTTTGACTATGGTCTCGGATCGTCACGAGGAACGGATCGTTGGCGACCCAGTTGTCGTCGGTTTGCGCCACGGCCGCACCGACCATCTCCTCTCGGCTGTAGTCCATCTCGTTTCGATTGGACTGACATGCTTGCATCCACGAGTTGATGAACTGCGCGAACCATTGCGCCGGGGACTCGTTGCTGCGATCGGTCTTGACTGGCGTGTTGGTGAGTTGGCCACGTGCGTCGATGACGTTCTCACCCATGTCCAGGAACTGGGAGTTGTTGCCCAGCACCAGCGCGTCTTGAGGACGAATCGTGCGTTGTCCGATCGGAACGTGTCCGTTCATCCCGCTGCTGAGCAGGTGGGAGTTGTCCGCCACGAAGATGTTGTTTTGCCGGCGACCATCCATGCCGAAGCTGATGCTGTTGCGCAGCATGGTCGTACTGTTGACCACCATCGTCATGTTCTGGTCGATGAAGCCGTTGGGTGTGACACCAACGTGCGAGGTCCAACCCATCACGTATTCGATGCTCGTGCCGGCATGTTGTCCTTCGACATGAATCTCCATGATGAAGCGCATACGCCGCTCAGCCCAGGAATTGGTGATGCTCACTCCGGCGTGCGGCAGATGGGCCAGACCGATGCTGTCGCTGAGCTGCCGGGCTACCTGACTAGCCGTCGTAGTGCCTCGACCGATCATCTCCGACAGCACGCTGTCGGACTGAGGGGTGAACGCCAGTGCGATCGGGGTTTGAAAGTGATCCTGGTAGGTACCGGTGGGGGCCAGAATGATGCGGGCGATTTTGATTTGGTTCGGGTACATGTTGGTTTGCTTCGTTGTAGTTACAGGGACAGGAGAATTCTAGCCAGTCTGGAGGAAATGTCCGGTGGAGCGGACATGTAAGTCGCCGTCTTGAGTCTTTCGGGCAAAAGACGATTGGGTAACGTGATGGCCCAATCACAACGACTCAGTTCTCTGGCCAGAAGTTGGAGCGCTTCGATTGCTACATTTCTGGGCTTTACCTCTCGTTTATTAGGGGCTGATCTCAGGTTGGGGAAGTTTGCCAGCAGAGCTTGTTGGGTTTCAGCCGACAGGCGCAGTCGTGCGTCTGCACCGGAAATCATCGTCGAGCCGATGGTCATTTTTTGCGTGCTCCAGGCAGTACAGATCACTGCGATGTCCGGCAAATCCATCTTGAGGTAATGGATTGCTGAAATGCAAAGCGCGTTGATGACCGAGTCACGGCCCATGGTGCCGATGGCTGTTGGACTCACCCATTTGGTCAATGCGTAACTTGCGAGCACTCTCTGACACGGCAGAATGCTCTTTTTCCGGAAAGGCTCTGCAGCCTCCCAGATCTCCATGAACAACTCATAGTCGTCGGTATTTCCGAACAGACCAGTGAGCGTCGTCAGGATCGCCGGCTTGTCGCTGAAGCGATAGTCACCCATTCGCTGCTCGCCCACCGTGATGGGATGGCTGACCTTGTAGCATTCAATTTGACTGCCGTCACCACCGTCATCACCACCGGAACCATCGAGCCTCTTTGCCACGACGTTGCCGTTTCGGCCCATCGTGTTCATTGTGGAGTTTCTCGGATTCAGGTACGGATAGATGATACTGATGATGTTCCGGCCATTGTGTCCGGAAATGTTCACCACCGGGCACCGACTGACGCAGACGCACGCCACCATGTAATCCGGATAGTCCACCGTGCCAATGGTCTTCAGGATTCGTCCCAGGTTGTTTGGATCGGCGTTGACGATCTCTTGAGCGTACTTGCGAAGATTGACCATGGCCTCGCAGTTGTAGACGCAGGACCGACTGATCAGATGGAATGCCGTTTCTTCCTTCCAATCCGTTCCAGCATCTCCCTTGGTCAGCCAGATGAAATGTGACCACACCGGAATCATGCAGCGCAGACTCATGCACATGCCGATCAGCTTGATATAGTCTCCTCTCAGATACGTCTTGTCTCGACTACCGGGCTTCTCGTCATTGTGGACATACTCGACTTGCAGATCGGCTGGGATGACGATGTTGGTCTTCGTCATCAGCCACCGAGTCATGTCTTCAGGAGCGTGGAAGTCCAGAAGTTCAGACACCAGCGGAATACAACGATACTGCAACGTATCGATATCGTTGTAGTCGTCGAAGATTCCTCGAATGACCCGATATATTTCAAAGATCCTTTCGATCTTCTCCGGGCTGTACTGTCCCAGATATTCCCAGTATTCGTTCAGAAGACGAATCGGATTGTCCGCCCCTGGGGCATCTTTGATTTGTCTCTCGTAGATACCTCCTTCAAACTCACAGGCGCGGTCGCCGTGATCGATCGCAAATACTCGTGCTCCTTGAGTGTTGCCGAATCTTGCTAACATTGCCATGCGGAATCTCCTGATTGTACCTAATCAATAATGTATCGCTGTAATTTTTTCATCATAAAGCCTCCTGACCAGGGGGCTATTGCCCCACTGGTCGGATGCATTACTTCAGAGCTTTGTAGTCTCAGTACGGAATGTCGTCATCCCCATCTCCATCATCACTGGAGATTGCTGTTTGGCTTCGTCCACCACCGCCACCATATCCGCCACCACCTTGGTCGCGTTGCCCATAGGACTGTCGCTGGCCATAGCCTCCGCCACCGCCGCGATTTGCCGGAGGAGCCGGCGGTTCATAGTCACGAACCATCAGTTGCTGGATCACCGGCAGCATGACCTTGCCGTAGATTCGAGCGCACGACTGCGTCAGCTCAGAGATGTCCACCGCAGTGCCGTCAGCCTTGCAGAACTTCTGGTACCGCATGTCGGGGAGAACGATCGGGAATTTGATCGTCGGCCAGTTTCCGGTCTTCGCGATGACCGCCATCGTCACCACGCCGCCATCGTCTCGGTTGATGATGATGTCGTGCAGGTGCGTGCGATCTTGGTTGCGTTGGTTGTTGATCCATTCGTGATTGAAGCACTGAATGATCCGACGGAACGGCTCTTTCGCATTTGCCGCGACGATCAGGGTTTCGCAGATCAGCGCAGCCGTGAACAGATTCAGCGAGACTTTGATCTTGCCAAAGTTGCCTTCCTTGTTCATCTTTGCCGGATCGTTGGTGGCCACTTCCAGTACCGGATTGTTTCGCTCGATCTTCCAGCGCAGCGTGGCGAACTTCCCTTTGACCGTGGGATTTGCTGCCGATTGGGAAAGTTCGCGCTGGCTGAGCAGCGTCAGTGCTTTGGGTGGATTCGCCATGATTGGAATTTCTCCAGGGTTGTGTGACACAGGATTGCTGGTGGTGGTTTATTTTTAGAGCTTACCAAGCAATAACTCTAAAAAGTCTTTGGCTTTTTGATCCTGAGATCGCAGCAAACCGATGCAAAGCCTCACCCGATCCATCGTGGTGAGGTAGGACCAATTATGCTGAGCCGCTAAATTAACGCATGTCAATCTGACCGAGATGGGGGCCGGCTGGAAAAGCATCGAATCTCCGAAGACCTGAAGAAACAGCGTGTTGAAAGGAATCTGCGCTGTCGCCTGGCTCGAAGAGAACTTCGTGTACCACGTTGGTTTCGTTTTCAGCTTACCTGTGTAGGTCTCTAGAAGATGAAGATTCCCTGATCCGAAGTTAGGTTCACTCAACAAATCGTAGCACACGCTTGTCAAAATGATGGTCCTCTTCTTTTCTGAGAAGAGCTCTCCTTCAAATATCCGGATTTCCTGATCCAGATTTTCAGCACCACGAATCAACAACTCCATGGTCCGAGCAAAGTGTTCCGCCGAACTCTTTTGTTTTGCGCTATTCTCTTCACGCATTTTGGCATGAGGAAATCGCTTCTTCAAACCATCGTAGTTGCAAAGATAGAAAACGCACTTGACTCTTTTCTTCGAGAGATCCGAGAAAATCTGGTCGATGATGCTGATCTCAGCCGATAGGACATCAGCAACTTCCATTGGCGTGTGGTTCTCAGCTCCCCTTTCGGGTGAGCTGGACACGATATTTCTATACAAGGTATATAGACTCACCCAGACCTGTTCGTATTTGCGCAGGTCTATTTGCTGTGGTGGTACTCGGGCGTTGTCATAACTCTTGTTCGGTCCAACCGCAATCGACTCGATGGCCAGGCTGGTGCCAATAGAGACAGGCCATGTGCTTTTTACCCGATCCGCTAAGCTACTTGACATGCTGAACCATTTCTTTCAAGAGTTTGAGAGAAAGAAGTTTAATCGCCGGGTCATCCACCTTGGAATCCAACGCGTTGAACATCAAATCCTCAACGGTAGACGGCGTAATGACGATGGGGACGTACTTTCTTTCTGTTTTAGACTTCCCGGATTCTTTCTTGTCTTTATTGTCTTCTTCAACGATGTTGAAGATTAGTCGATACCAGCCTTTAAGTTCTTTATCCAGAGCCGATCGATATCGGCTAGACTGTTTGAGAACAACCTCAACATAGGAGTCATCCGGAGTATTTTTGATTTGGGTTTTGAGGTGCTTAATCGTTTCGTCCAGCTCGTCAAACAAGCAATAGACTCGCTGATAGATCTTAGCGCCCTTATTCTCCACAAACTGAACTAGGTCAACATCCCCAGCAGTCCATCGGATGAAGCCTTTGGCTTCGGTTTCTCCCTGAGCCAGCCGATCAAAACTTCCAGGAGCGTAAATTCGCTCAAAACTGGAAGGTTTGTGAATGTGATTGACGAAAATGTACTTCCTACAACGATCAAGAAAGAATCGCTCGTCAAACTTGATGTTGGGGTTGCTGACTTTTGGAAGCTGATAGTGAAAAGCCCCGTGAACAAAGCAATAGTCTACCTTGTCGATACCGCGCGCTTCCAAAAGCTCCTGAATTTCCTTCTGAGTTTGCTCGGTCGTGGTCCGCCACTCATCTGGAACATAAAGTACATCCACAGAAAATCGAGGGATGTGTTCTATGCTGAGAGTTTCCACGTAAGCCACATCAATCTCAGAGCCATAATGCTCTTCAGCCATGATTGCAATGGCTTTACTTTGATCGCAATCGTGACCAGGAGTTCCACGCACTACTCTCACGCAAACATTGTGTTTCTTGGCCAGAAAAAGAAGACGAGAATACCAGCCATCAATCAGATCCGATTCTTTTCGAGATCTCAGAATGACTCGATCTAACAAATCTCCATTGATCACCAAAAAATTAATCTGCGAAAACACTCGGTCGCAAGTCACTTCGACATTCAGTCGAGTGACTATGTGCAGCGTGGAGGTGCGGGGATGATTCAGATGAACATCCCCGATGACCAACCCGTTAATAGTCGTACTCATCATCCGGTTCAGGGTTGGGGGCGGTCTGGTTTTCAATTGCCGGCGCTTGGGTGGCTTCCGGCCTGTCCAATGATGGGGACTTTCCGTAAAATTCAAAAACTTTTCGCCACTGTTGTTCGATCAGAGGTCTCTTGGATTTGATGTTTCTTGCCATGTGCTTGATTTGATCAAGCATGTTTTGTCGCATGTAGGCGTCCCCGGCGCCTATGCCGCGCTCAGACAGCGTTCCAGCCATTTGAACATGGAAAGCCATCGGGACTGCATTGCGTTCGCTGATGGGTTCCAGAATCTGGAAAGCAACCAGCGGGGGGACAAAAAGAACCGGGCGCTTATGACCGTCAATCAGCCAGACCCCACGACTCCAGCCTTGAGCGATTGTTTTCCAGAGTTCGAGCTTCTCTAAAACACCAACGTGATCTTCTCCGCAAAATAACGGCAAAAATTCTTCCTTAAAAATCGCTTCCGGAAAATGTGTGGTTCCACCATCGATGGCTTTTTGCCACGCCTGCATGTAGGTTTTTTGCCTCTCGATGAACTGTCTTCTGTTTTCCGCAATGATGGGATCGTCAATAGTGCTCATGGTCTTTTCTTGTTAGCAAAAACTGTTATAGATCTTCACCGGCTGCTTGATTTTGACCGGCGCTATTTCAGATGGACGAACGAATTTGACTGGTCCGAAGTTCTCCGGAAATGAATTGACCAGTACCGGTTCGAAATTCGTCAGGTCTTCCCAATGTCTGGCGTGGCTCTCGCAGAGTTTTTTCAACTTATCTGCCAACTCATGCAATTCCTGTGGCGTGAACAGGCGAGGAGGCTTGATTTCATCAAGATTGATCATGGAGAAACTCCGTTTGGGTGGTCAACATAAAATTGACCAACAAGATAAATTACCCATTGTTCATGCGAAGAACGTTGGTGAGTTTCCCATTTTTGATTTCAAGAACTCGCCCCACCAAGAGTTCTTGACCGTTGTATTCAATCGCCATTCGAACGTTGATTGCTTTTCTACCAGAGGTTTCATCGTCAAAGTCTGGACAAGAAGCCTCCACGCGAACATTACCGCTGATTTCTTTCAGAAGTGCAGTTATGTTGGTTTTGATTAGATCCATCAGGATTTCGACTTTACCGCCAGAGATCTGCAGGTCTCGACCTAAGGAGTAAACCTGACCTGGAAAGAAAAAGGTTTGGTTGTAATCCGAGACGTAGTAGTAGGCCAATTGACGATCTACCATGGTCGGTAGATCATCCACCCAACCTTGTGTAGAGAGGGTTGGAATAGCGTTTTTCATCTGAGTTCCTATGCAAGGGTTCTAAAATCAAAGAATAAAGATAAGGCTAAAGCACACGCAGTGGGTCTCCCCACTGCGTGTGCTTACCTCACCAGTTGGTGATCATTACAGCGACCCAGAGCAAGGATCGGTTGGGTCATCCTTGCCGAGCTGGATCAGACTTTGCAGCCGCGCCCAGTTGTTGAAGGTCGTGACCTTCTCCATCAGCGTGAGCGGGCGATCCGAAGGAGCCAACTCATCCGGATAATTCTCCCACGTTTCCGGCCCCTTCTCCGGAAACTCCACAACTCCGTCATTGAGCATTCGCCATTCCTCATGAAGCCTTCCCCGGACAGAGAAACTCACATCAGAATAGGTATCCGCCCAGGCGTTGATCCGATTTCCTTCCGCCATGACGCGCAACTCAGGGCAAGCCATCAGCCAGCGTTGCTGAGTAGGTCCAGCCTGCTGGAAGTCATCAGCCGTATCCAACACCACGATGTATTGAATGGACTGCACGCCGAAATGGTCCATGCGCATTTCATGCATGAACTGCTCGACCTCAGGACGATTGGCTTCGGCGTAAAGTTGCTGTGCTTGTTGAAAGAACGCTTGAGAGGCCGGCGTCACGTACTGATCCACGTGGCGAAACTGATCAGCCAGATACTGATCCAACTCCGGCGGTCGCTGTGGGTACAGTAAAGCATCCACCATCATTTTGGCCGAGCCAATTTGATTGTGCGAGTAAAACATCAACTCAATCCTTCCAGGTAATGGATCTGCTGTTGGGTGAGAGGTTCATCAAGATCTTCCCATTCGATCCAGTTGTTCACCGTCACCACGACGGGCTTGGTGAAAGACATGGCCTGACCCAGTTGTCGATGGCCATTGGTGCTCGGAAGCGTGAGGTGTGCACGCATTGGACGGATAGCGCGCATAGACACTTCATCAAGCTGAAGCACCACGACTTCTTGGTCGCCGTCGAAGTCGGCATTCGGCTCCTTGATGCAGAGGGGTGAGATCCCGATGGTTTGGTCGTACGGGTCCTTCTTGATCTTCAGGATCGGCATGGCTTGGATCGAGCCACGCTTGAGTGTCGGGAAGCGCCCGATCGTTGTCCAGGGACGGCCGCCGATTTTGGCTTTGGTTTCTTCGTCGTCGTCTTCATCCCAAATCACCGGAAACTCACCGCAGATTTCAATCAGCAGATCATAGAGTTCCTGGTCAAATTTGTACCGAGCGAGCTCGATGCGTCGGATGCACTCGTTGTTTGACAGTCCCCTCTTGGCCAATTTCGACACCAAGTGAAGGAAGAACATCATCAGCGCACCAGCCCAAGGGATTTCAATTCCCTCGTAGTCATGCGGCCAAGTGATGGATGAGATCACAAACCGCATGGAGAAAGCCGTTCTTGTACCGCAGAGGTTCTTGCGAACAATCCCCTTCTTCGTCAAGATGATGCCGTAGCGCATTTCGTCGTACGCTTCGGTCAGCATGATCAGCGTCTTGGCTGTTCTTTGCTGCTTGGCATGGTTACCGAGCACTCTCTCCGTCGTGTCGATCCCCTGTATCGTGCGAATCGCGTCGATCATCATGATGACCGTCGGATCCACATAGGAGTCGCTTTCTGTTTTCTCAACGACAGACAGTGATTTGTTGATCAGCGGTAGCTGCTCAAGAAGGATCTTGTCCCTCTTGATCTTGATCAGTCGCATGAGTGACTTTCGATCCCTTCCTTTTTGCCGGAAGGTCTTCATGTCAAACAAGGCAGTGATCACGAACTCCAGATTGTCGACGAAGTAGTTGTATCCTCTTTTGATTCCTTTGGCGGCCAACTCATCCACATCGTTGGGAGTCTTGCAGTTTGGACGGTACGATGAGTCCAGCAAGTAGTAGATGTAGTTGAAGTTCTTCTTCTTGAACAGCTTGAGGAGCATGTTCAAGAACATCGGGTTCATCAGCTTGGAGACGCCTCCAGGACGACGGATCCACACCATTGACCTCAGGTCTCGATCTGCGCTGCGAATAACCGGGGTGTTGCAGTTGGTACAGATCAGTCCCAGATTGGAGTAGTCCGTTGTCTGCTCGCAATCGCAAGACGGCGGCATCTCCGTGAAGACCCCGGTCACTTCAGTCGTCAGGGCTTTTTCAAGCTGAGCTCTCTTTTCACGACTTGCTCGCCCCACGTCGTTGACGAAGATCGGATTAGGAACCTCCGCAAAGGCGTCTGCATTGTCTATCAGTCTTAAGAAACTTCCCATTAAAGGTCTCCAGCTACACGGGGAAAAGCGAAGCGATTACAGTCAATGTCCCTCACTTGTAGAATTATAGTAAAAGAAAATAAATTTAAGGCAGCCGGGTTTCCCCAGCCGCCTTAAATGTTTTCATTGACTACGCCGAGCAAGCCCGGCGGTTGTCAATCAGTGGAAGCCGGTCGGGTGACCTTGGCCGATCCCGGTGTTGAAGCCCGTGTTGAAGAACGCACGGCCGGCGCCCGAGTGTTGGCCATTGGCATCGGCTGCGGTGTAGAAGTTCACCGAACCGACGGCTGCGGCTGCGTAGAAGCCCGGAGCGTACATTTCCTGGGCACGCATGCGCGACTGGTTGCCCGCGACTTGCATCGACAGGCCGGCGTCGACCAGTGCTTCAGTGAAGCACTTGAGGAACGCACCGTTGAACGTCGGCACCCGTGCGTAGCCCGTGACTTGGACGCCGTGGGTGGCCAGCTCGATCAGCGACAGGCGCTGTTGCAGACGCACTTCTTCCGGAGCGGACTGCGGATCGAACGTGCGCACCCAGTCAGCTTCGACCAGCGTCGGCGAGCCATCGGAGCCACTGGCGTTGGCCAGTGCGATCAGACCGATGTTGGCCAGATCGTGACGCACGCCGTCCGAGGACACGTAGTACCCCAGGTGAACGCGCGGGCAGTTCTCGATCATGATCGGCATGTTCTGGTCGCCAGCGTTGGCCAGACGAGCCATCAGCTTGCCGCGGCAGAACTGGTTCAGTTGCTGGATCAGCATGGAGTTGGCTTCAGCCGCAGCCGGGCCACCACATGCGATTTCCACCAGTGGAGCCAGTGCCCAGGTCATCGGGCCAGCTTCTTCGACGCGAACCGAGATCATCGGACGGTCGTGGAAGATGCGTTCCAGGAACTCGCCGATGTGCTGATCTTGCACGCCTGCGCCCTTGAGTTGCGCGCGCTGACCACGACCACCATTGCTGGCGGCTTCGTAGCCGGCCACTCGTCCCAGGATGCCCACGTCACGATGGTCGACGTTGCCCGGAGGGATGTTCGGATCCGGTCGGAAGCCTTCCATCCACGCCAGGTTCGACGACACGCTCAGGAAACCACAGGCATTCAGCAGCAGCAGCGGCATCGTTGCCGCGCCCATGCTTTCCACCGCAGTGATCACGAACTCCGGTGCGAACACGCGGTTGTTGACCTGGGGAGCGAAGCCGTAGTTGCCCGGCTGCTGGATGCGACCGACGTAGGTGGCTTGCAGGTAGGCGCCCGCACCACCCAGACGACGGTTGCCCGTCTGACGGTTGATCGTCGTCTGGTCCTGGGACTGACGACCGCTGCCGGTGGACGTGTCCACACAGATCGGAGCCAGCACAGGCATGCCAACCACGTTGGTCAGCTCGGGGCAACGGTACCGCGGAGCGAACGTCAGGCGATCGCCGGGTTCGATTTCCAGCTCGGTCGGGACCAGTGCGTGGGCGGCCGCGTACTGCGCGCTGCTCAAGATCTGGTTGATCCGGTCCACGTCCGCCGTCGAAACTTCCTGCGGAACCGCCATCGCGCCGACCAGGATCGGATCGTTCAGCGGCACGCCGCCGAAGGCTGCACTCAGCGTGCGCTGCAGGTGTTGGCTGACGGCTTGGACGTACGACGCATCCCAGGCGTCTCCCGGCGTGTACTTGATCTGCCAGGTCTGACCTTGGAACGGAATGCTCCGCGGTGCCGGGCCGGCTTCGCTGCCACCGATGATCAGCACGAACACGGCCACGTCCGGTTGTTCGCCGGCGCGCACTGCGATGGCGATGCCGCTCCAGGCGATGTCGGGTTGATCAGCACGCGTGATCGGGATCACGCGGGTCTGCCAACCAGCACGGTCGGTGGTCTTGACCGCTTCACGCATGTGCGTGACGAACGCATTGGTGACGTCGTCGCCGCTGTTGCGGAAGATCGAGGGACCCATCGAAGCCAGGCTGGACAGGCCGCCGCGGGCTCGAAAGCCGCCAGCGCTCGTGCTGGACGGGAAGGGATTTGCCGCACCCGTTTGGGTCGGGGCCGACATGTCGATCGCGGTATCGGTGACACCAGGGATTCCGGCGAACGAAGGGGAATTGATAGCCATTGAGAACGACCTTTCTTGTCGCGTTGGGAAGAACCAAGAGCAGAACACCGGCTGGAATTAGGCGGCTTTACTCAAGAGAATAATGTGTGCCCGTATTTTTCTACATTCTTGCGTTTGTGAAAATACCTGCTCCTGTTGTGACCAGCCTTTCAGCCAGCCTGTAAAAACCTTTCGATTTCTACCAGACTATAGGTAATAAAGTCATAATTTTTTATTGTCTGACTCCAGACTTTCTTTGCTACCGTGGTTAGCCTTTCAGCCAGCCAACTCCCCCCAATAGGACCCTTTGACATGTCCATGAGATTTTTTCGACAAATCGAGAACGTCTCGATAGCGTCGCTAACTCCACCGATCTGGCCAACGGTGCAAATGTCCGTTGGTGCCAACATCGAAGCGATCGTTCGGTACTATAGACAGCTTCGACTACCGTGCCGCTCCGATCACCCAATTGTTGCGTTGCTGCTGAACCTCTATGTTAGTCCTAACCAATCGCTGGAGGGTTTCACCTCCAAGATCCGGGAGATCAGCTTAGAAGTAGCAAGCCTCATGAAGATGACTTCGATGTATTCTAAGGGGCAACCACACCCTGGGAAGTTTTACTCGAAGAATATGCCCGAGTTCTATCTGGCCACTAACGAGTGGTTTGATCCCGTGCTGGTTGATAGGTATTGGAGACAGGCCATTTGCGTGGAACCGCTCATTCACCCTCGGTCTGATTTCAAACTCACTATCCCAGTGGGTGACAAACAATCGAACGAGTATGGGCTCACGGTCATTAAGATCAACGTACCCAAACTGGCGGTTCAGTACCGTGCCTGGCTGAGAGAAGAAGGCATTACCAAAGACGGCACTCAGGACGTGACGAGGTTTGTGGGTGGGTACGTTCTTCCCAACATGCTCCCACGTCAAGCAGAAATCAGCCTGTTCAATCAGATCAGCAACTGCTTCTATGGTCGAGGTCTTGAGGTAGACAAACTCAGTTCTTTTCGACATCCGATCGCTCTGGCCAATCACGACCGAGTCCACAAGGAAGGAATTGAGAGAGTCGTAGAAAACTTGAGAAAGACTCCTGGTCGATTCTCATATCTTCTTTCAGCAATGCCTGGTTTGCGCCTCAAGAATCTGCATCACGCTTTGACGATTCCTAAGATCCCCACCAATATACAGGTGAGTTGGTTGGTTCTGAGTAGTCGGATAAGAGTGCTGCGAACGTTAATGGACATGGCTGGTGAAGACGCGAAGTCTCAGAACCAATATTTGTTCAATGACCTTGAGAGAAACCTCAGGCTCTATGAAACAAGAGCGATGATCTTAGAGAACATCGGACCCGCATATCAGAGCGAGGTCCTGACCGATATCAATGCCCTTGAAGAAATGGGTGGTATCTGACAAAACTAACAACCCCGAGCCTTTTGTGGCTTCGGGGTTGTTAGTTTGTTTTACTACTCTCCTTGCAGGTCGGAGAAAGCCTCTTGAGCCATCTCTAGATCAATTTCATCAATCTTCGGAATCTGTGCTTTCAAGTTGTACGAACTGAAAGCCAGTCGTTTGATTCTTTCACCGTTTCCGTAGTAGCCGATGGTCTCTAGAGCCAGGTAGAAAGGCCCACAGAGCTGTCCGAGCATCTTCTCGTAGTCAATCACCTCCAGGAGCTCTTCAGGCACTCCAGTGGACGACAAGTAGATGTTGGGCAAATAGATCGTGGAAATCTCAGTCTTTTCCTTTCGCTTCATCCACTCAACCAAACGAGTCGCAATACCTCGATCCTTCATGGTCTTCAGCCAATCCATCATTCGGGACCGAGTGTCTGTCGTCAGGGAAATCTTCAGCGTCTGGTATGGCGGCTCTGGGACAATTCCGTACTTCTCTCCAAAGACAAAATTCCAAAACACGTGGTTCTGGTAAGGAGAGTTTTCCTTGTCTTTGGTGTAACTTGCTGGATCTCGAACCGTCCCAGCACTCAAATAGGTCGGCTCGCCTTTTTGGATTGAAGCCACGATGTTGTTCTCTACCTCAGCGACTTCATTGAGATAATCCATCAGTCGGATTTTCTCCCCGTTGTTGATTGCGTCCATGATCTTGCAGCGCATGGCTTTTGCTTTCGCCATCAACTCTTCGGGTAGAGCGCTGTTGATTAGATACACCCCCTTCTCTTCCCGGTCGGCTTGCGCAAACACTTGGCCTTCTTGGCACCATTTGTTAGCGAAGTAATGTTTGCCCAAATTCGTAGGAATGAACGGATCGAATTCAAACTCCGACTTCATCTTGATTTCAAAGATGTACTTCTCAATGGCTCCCAGGTTAGCCGACATTGTGGCCAGGATATGCACAATCGAAGAAGCCGTCAGAAAAACAATTGCAGCCGTACAGGTGATGGTTTTCTGACAGCGTTTGTGCGTGCCAGCATACCAATCGACCCATTCCATCACCGTGAAAATCGTAGAGTCAGTGTCACTGGTCGTGACCACCCGACGCATCGAATGCGGAAGATCCGCCACAGTTGACGGCAGATTGCTCGTCATGTAAAACGCTTCGATCAAATCGGAGTAGTGTTCGCAAACACGTGCGATATTTTCAATCGTCAAAGCCAGCGAATGAATGCCAGGGCCGTCGGCAATCTTTTCATGCTTCATGCCGATGCCACGTGTATAGTTGTTGCAGATCTGATGTGCAAAAAACAAATACTCTCCAGGTGCCGACTTTACTGTCGTCATGGGATCCGGATGGGTCCCTTCGAGCTGCATGGTAATCTCATCCAAAAACCTACGCATGAAATCGGGGTTGACCACTCGGAGGTGGTAGAGGTCCCCGACGTAAGTGAAAGCAGCCCGCTGAAGTGGGGTGAGATGACTCACGAATTCACGGATAGTGGCTTCGACCTTCTGGTCGATCATGTACAGTCGAAGCGAGCGGTTGATCAAATCGCAGACCTGGTCCAAAGTGGGATACTCCAGGCCGTGCCGTTCAATGACCCTTTGAATTAACTCCAAGTCCGAATGAGTCACGATGCTGACGATGTTGTTCAGCACAATGTCCAGCCGGTAATAGTGACGATTACCGGAAATGAACTTCTCATTGTTCAGGTTACCGTAACCGCTGGTAATCCGACAAATGCTCGTTAGTGTCGAGTGACAGGTCGGATTAAATAAAGGAGTGGACGGACTCAGCCGTGCACCGGACAGTGCGTTATTGTTTCTCTTAAAGCCGGTCTGTGCCAAATATTGGATGGCCTGATTAATCGCGTCACCAGCCGTTCGAAAGTCAAACTCTTTCTTTTTGGCTTTGCTTCGATTTTTCTTGTTGTTAAAAATGTCGTCAGAGAAGACGCTTTGTTCTTCTTCCTGATTCACGTACGTCGTCAGAGTGGGGGCGATGAACTCTTTACGCTTAATAGAGTCCCCGATGTAGTTCATCAGAGTGGTCGTTTTCTTTTCCCGATCTTCCCCGTTCGGACGATGGAAATAATTGACCACCGGGTCTTTGATGCGATTACCGTAAATCCCCGTCTTTGAGTGAGATCTTCTCACAAACTCCAAACACTTCTCTACCGGATCTCCTGTCTGAATGCTCAACATTTCCGCCCGAGATTGAAGGCAGTGCTCCACCGGATTCACATCTCGCTTGTACTGATTTGCTGACTTGAAGAATACGTTTTTCATGGGTGGTTTGGCTGGAGGTTATCAGACGATCAGGCAATGACACAAAAAAGAATAAGAGGCACGGAGCTTTCGCCCCGTGCCCCCATTACATATGCGATTAGCGCTAAACTCTTTGCCGGTTTGGTCCAAGCTCAATCAGTCGGCCAAGAAAGGGAGAAACCTCTGACTGAGATCATACTCAATTTTCGACAAAAAATAAAGCTTTTCGCATATAATTACAAAATCGTCGACTCGAAGCTGGTAAAGCCCAAACTGATGAGCGCTTCTTTGATCGCGGTGATGTCGGCGTGTTCCACATTCGGGATCACAAACTGGACGGTCTTCTTCTGTACCAGTTTGGGTTCAGTCTTCAGCCAGTCCTTGGCGAACACCCGCTTTTCGTTGGCGCTGGTGAGAATGCGAACAAACTCCAGACCGTTGATGGTCGTGGTGAGTGTCGGATTCCCTACGCGAAGATTGCGATGGATGGCATCCACGTCAGCCAGGCGCTGAGCTTCTCGGTGATCGATGATCCCGATCACCAAGGCCGAGTCATATCCGGACCCCATCTGGTTAGGGGTCAGGAAGCGAAAGTCGTAAACGCTTCCTACTTTCAAATTAGCGCCGAAACTACTCATTTTCTTTCACCTCGAAGGTTAAGATGTTTTTCTCAGTAAGATTTTTCACTGCGATCTTACCGAGCTTGAAAGGTTGATTTGTTTTCATCCGCAAAAGTTTAAGCTGACCAAAAATGTCCGACTTCAACACAATGAACGTCAGGCTAAGGTCTCTTAACTTTGCAGCTCTGACAGGATGGGACTCCACCCAAAAGGGATCAAACTTCTGAATTAGAGAAAGTGCAGGTATTGAGAAACCATTGTGATCAAGCACAATGGCCTCTAAAGATTGATTGACGGCCAAATCGGTGAGTTCTTTCACCCGGTCCGGGGGCTCTAAACAAACCCGTTTAGCGGATCTGAAGTGACCTAGTTCTCTCGACAGATCCACAGAGTACCGGGCCTTAGCCGGGTTCTTTTGCGTGTGCATGGAAGGCTTCTTTCTCAATAACATAAAAATGACGAATTCGGTGGTCGGTCGGGTACAAGGACACCAAGGTGGTTATTTCACGACCCTTGAGGTATGCCTTAATGAGTTCCCGAGTCGATTGAAACTCTACTAAAATCTGACGGCGGAAGTATCTCAGCGCAGTCTGGGTATCTTCCAAGGACATCTCTGGCAAGACCTGCGCCCATACCAGTCTGAAATATCCAGCAATCTCAAAATCAACCAGTTTTGAATCATCGGAATGGAAGAGGATGGACATCATCTCTGAGCACATCTCCTCGAATCCTTTTTCATCGTAATCGTAACCCAAGGGGTCTAAGAAACCTTTAACCAGAGCCTGGATTGGCGGCTTCGTGAAGATAAGGGTCGGAAGACTACGGAAGTTCGTCTTTGTAGGCATGAATTCTTACACCAATGGCGTTGCTTAACTCAATTTCACTGAGCACCAACTGAGTGTGTTTGGCGAACGGATGAGTCATGAGGACGGCGGAGTCTATCTCCTGGGCCATGCGATCCTTTAATTCATCAACTATGTCTTTCAAGCAATGACGGTAGTACGCGCTGATTTCTTGGTAGGTGGTGGATTCAAACCCGAAGTCAGTGGTATTGGAAACGAATGCGTCTATCAGGTCGAGATGCGTTAGCGTAGGATCCTCCCAGAGCCAGTCCAGGAGATGCTGTATCCAGAATTTCCAATCCGGACTCTGTCGCTTGAATTTATCCAATCCTCTCAAACTAATAAGGACGAGTTGAGCTTTCACGCTGACCTACCTCGATGTGGGTTAAGTGATGATCGACAACGCAACCCCCGGAATGTGCCATGTTTGGTAGCGCCGAACGGAAGATCCCTAAATAGTGACAGACGATGTTGTATAGACACACAGAAAAAGACCAACTCGTGCCGCTGAATGAGCACAAATCCAACTCATCGCACCTACCATTTCCGGCAAAGTTAGACACCGTGTCAACAATGTTAACAACACAGTCCCAAATCGTCGAGTCTTCAATTTCGTTCGGCGTGAGTGTGTATGCTTCAATCATACAGCACTCGACCACATCTAGCTTTCCTATTAGCCGATCCATAACCCAGGGAAATTGCTGCTCCAACATCAACGAGTAATGTCGATAGTCTCCGATTGAGAGTAAGAATCTAGACATTTAGTTGCGTCTTCAATTGAACTGGATGGCGAATGTGTTTTGGTGTGGTTGTATTTGGTACCACGGTATTCTTATCTGTTTAGTTTTTTCATCCAAGGCTGCCAAAGTCTGCTCTTGAAGATGGTGTCTGAGAATAAATAAGATCCCTGGGTTGAACCAAGATTCCAGGTGTTGTTGGGACTCCATCACCAGGTCCATGTCGGTGACAAACCATTCGATCAGTAGGCACTCCACGATTGACATCAAAGTGTCTACGGATTCACCAGGTAGGTGAATCCGTAGGGCTTGAACAAGACTATTGCAGTCAGGGACGTAAATCATTGCTCAAAAGTTGCAGTTCCATGTTCCAGGGATATGAACTTCAGGTGTGGGGTTTCACGTACCCCCACGCACAGAAGAGTTTCCCCGATGTAGGAGGTGATGCTGGTGAGAATGCGATCAGACTGATCAGCAATGTGGATCTCCGAACACGGGTGTCCGTAGATCATCAAATTGACCTCCCTGAGGTAACTCCGAATTAGCGAGTAATCCAGATTACCTCCGTAGATCATTCTCAAGAGATCAGTCAGTCTGAGGCTGATCTCTTTAGCCAAGGAGTCGTCCTGGCTGTTGTTGACGCCGCCAAGGAGCGTGCTATACAACTCCCCGGACAAGTGTCGAACATCGATGTAAATCTTCATTTATTCCTCAACGCTTGAAATCATTTTGCTCATCTCCCAAAGCAATGCACGATGATCAGGACCACGACGAAGAACGAACATGTTCCCAGCCAAGTCGATCTGATGAACGTGGTTAAGGTAATTCTTGGTCAGCTTGTACACCCATTCCAGGACGGGATCCATTAACTCTCTGACAGCCAACCAAATAGGGTCTAACATCACATCCACCTGGTGTTGATGTTTTAAGTCCCAGTCTTTGAGTTGTCGAGCCGCCGGAAACAGCCCGGTGGTTGGATCTATGCCTGACAACTCATAAGCCTTTTTCAGATGGGTCATGAATGACATACTGTATTTTTGATTGTGCTGATGCGTCTCTCTCAGGGTAAGACATTGCTCAATCAAAAAACAGCGAAGCATTCTTCTCACGCAGACAAAATTAACTTGCTCTTGAGAGAAATATTGTCCTGTCCCGGAGACGCGCATTTGGTTCGCTTCATCGTCGGTCAGAACTCTCAAATGCGTGGGTGTCTTCATCAGCAGTTCCCAAAACACCCGGCGCTGCGTGGTCGCAATGCAACCATCAGACCTTTGCATCTTGACGACATCGCCTTCCAAAACCACGCGCATCGGATCCGCGTTACCAAGCATGACTCGATAAATTTTTCCCTCTACGAAACGAGCTTCGTGGTTTCTCAGCGAATAGTACCCCGCTGGCAAATCGATTAACTCCGCCTTCAACGCCGGAGGAATTTTGGAGAAGATGCCGCCGGCGTTGAAGGAGAAGGATTCAAGTTGTTGCATGATGGAGGTGGTGAAACAGTACGAAGATCAAAGAAGTCCCTTACTACACTCAATGGGTAAATCTTGTAGTTTTTTAGTTGTTCAGCACCAATTTGGGTGTTTTTTCCAAAGCTGCCGTGATAGCGTACTCCGGTAAGATGTCCATCGAAAAGATCACTGACTGTCCGTTGGGTCCAGGATCCCCGTAGGGGGCGTGTTCGATCCAGAGTTGGTTGCGATAAAACCAATCAATCCGAGGAAGCGGTCTCAGCAGTTCGATTTCCCCGCTTGTCGCTTCGGCATAGACAGCCAGAGCGAATCGCGGATTACTCGGATGATTTTCCAACAGTGTCACGCAGTAGTAAAACGGGCGACCCGGAGGGATCAAATGCGCGTGCGTCATAAGAAAATCAAGGGCTTGCCGCTTGACTTCTGTGAGATTGATAGGGGTGGTGTTCATGGGCTGACATCCATTAGTTGAGGCCCTGTAATAGGGCCAGTTGATGCTAGATCGAAGGAGGTTCCTAGGTTCTCTAGTGGTCATCTAAGCAAATAATGACTTGGCTATTTATAAATCAACCCGACTACCTATCGATAATGTAGGTTTATAAATAGCCACACCGTGGTTCGTATTTCAAACTTAAAGGGGATTGCCCTATGTACGCCATTGCGAACGCCATCGCCACAATCAGAAACAGCATTCCTTTGCCGATCCTCAACGCTGGTTTCCTGGATCAGAGCCGAGACTTCCGTTTTGGTTTGGGGACGAATTTGGATGAACAGATTCGAACTCAATTGATCGTCCCGAGAATCCTGGTTGACCTGGACATTGTTGGTGGAACCGAAGTGGAGATCCCAGTCTCCCAAATGCAAAGACTCCCCTCAGATCCGGGGGAAACGGTCTTTCGGGTCCCAAAGTCAGTTACCCAAAATCGATCGATCATCACGCCTCTGTGTTTGGTGTACGTGTCAAGAAATCGATTCGGTGCTTGGGGGTATGGTGCTCAGCTCAATTATGGTCAGCTTGGAAACCTCCAGGATCATGGATCCATCATGACTTCGTCAGCCGGGATGATGCAGGCCATTGACAACGTCGTGACACCAAGTAATGCCGAATGTCGCCTGGTGGGTGAGAACGTCATCATGGTCCGAGAAGGAGCCTCCATCCCGGCCACGTCCTCGATTCGAGTTGTTCTGGCCAACGACGAAAATCTCAACAACCTTCAAACCAGAACGATTCTGCCTTTTCGCAAACTGTGTGTATTGGCAGCAAAGTCCTATCTCTACAACACACTCATCGTGACGGTGGACACTGCAAAGCTCCAAGGCGGTGCAGAGATTGGTCGGTTCTTGTCTGTTCTGGAATCTTACTCCGATGCCGAAGAGAACTATCAGACTTACCTCAGTGATGTCTGGCGCGCAGTAGCCAAGATGAATGATCGTGAATCCTATCGACGCCTGATGAAGGTGGCAATCGGTGGCTATCGTTAATCCCCCCAATTCAACCTACCATGACAAAAGAAAATAACGTCATTGAACAAAACCCTGATCCGGAAAACACCGCCACCGACATCTTTGCCGCCATTGTGCTTGCGGCAAAGGGTCAGGCTGTTTTCAGCGAAGGCAACATTGTTCGTCAATGCACCGACAGCTTGATGAAGATCTACGCCAAGGAGGTTGATGAAAAGACCGGCCTGGTGTTGGAAAATCTTGGGGTGGAAAGCGCCATCTTTACCATGCGCGCAGCGGTGGCCGGAATGGTCGCGGTAGACGCCGGGAAAAAGAAACTCAAGGAAAACGGATACCGTGTCTCGCATGTTTATTCTGCGGATTACGCCAGAGCCAACCCGTCCGACGTTTTTCGCTTCAAGGCCATCGTGCATCAACTGCGCCCGGATGAGATCTCTGCTTCTGCGCTGATCCTTGATTCTGGTCAAGGAGATGGGGCGGTCACCGATCCGCAGATGATCGAACAAAATCGATTCTCTTTGCAGTTGGAATCGATTGCGAAGAAGCACGGCATCCGGGTGTTTCGCAGTCTTCATGATTTCGAAGGGGCCAAGAAATGAGATACGATCAAACTCTAGAAATACCGGATCTTGATCGTCGTGGTTTTGAGTCTTGGTTCGAGTCGCAATTCCCCGGATTTGAGCAGTTCGAAAGCTATTCGCACGCTTACCCTGGAAACCTTTCACTGGAAAATAACCCGGTTAAGAATGCCGGGATCAAAGCAATCTACGCCAACGAATGTTCCCACGTCAAGGTGGACATGGCGTTTGTTCGCAAGATCTTCGAGATTGAAAATCGGTTTGTGACCAAGAAGGCTGAGCATATCGAGTTTTTCGGAGGGTGCCTCACCGGGGTGCAAGTGGTTCGGTTCACGCAAGAAGACATGGATCTGATCTTCAGCGAGCTGTTGATGGTGGACGAGCATTCGTTAGAAGATCAGATTCACGATCTTCCGGATATCGTTCCCAGTCGAATCGTTTCGAGCAACATCTTCAACATCTCTTGCGTATGGATCATGTACGCGATTGAGAACTCACCTCACCTGGACGATAAGGTGAAGGCAGAAGCCAAGATTCGAATCGCCCTGTATTTGAACTACCGGTTCCTGACGAGTATTCTCTACAACTTTTTCAAGTATCCGGCGGATCCGGATATTGCTCGAGCCACTTATGCGGCATTGAGCTATCGATTCATCCTGAAGTCAGAAGGGTCCTGGGGAAAAGCGCTGAGGGTGCGATCTACAGACCTGACGGGCAAAAGCTCGATTTGGTACGATGTCATCAAAACCCTGGACGACGACTACCGTGTGGTGAAGATGCTCAACGACACCCAGGGTCGGATCAAGGATTTCATCAAAAACATTTTCGAAGTCCACTACCGACTCCATGTCCAAGGATCGAAGATTTCTTCTACAGCCGCAACGGTCGAGATGGATGGGGAAACTATTCTGAAAGACCGCGCTCACAAAGGAACGGGCTATAGTCGGTATTTGAGAACGGTCATTCCAGACCACTTTTCTTTTGTCCGACAAGAGCTTCTGAACATCATCGAGGACATTTGTCCGACGGCCCCGCCGCGACTCATCAAGCTGACCTTGGAATGGCTGAGCAAGAACTTCTCTTTCATCCGAGATCAGAAGGCTGAAAATCTAGTGGACTCGGTGATGGAGCATGCGATTTTCTACATCAATGAAAATCGAGACATTGAGCTGGATAAGATGGGTACGAGCCAGCTCATTCTGAAGCTCCGTGGTGCGTACACCTCCTCGAGATCCTCGGATGAAAAGCTGATGACGATCAAGTCGGGCATGGAAGATTTTGTTCGCGAAGCCACTGGAACCAAACAAGCCTCGGTGCAAGCATCTGTTCGCACGGCGGTTTGCCTGTACTTGGTTCTGAGAGCCTTCACCCGGAATTATTACAGTAAGAAATGAGATGGTCAGATGAAAACCCACCCCTCATTGGTGCGGTTGGCTTTTGACTGGATCGATCAAAAGCTTGGCTCGAAAAAAATAAGAGCCAGGCCGGAGAATCAATCCAGTTCCACCAGTCACCAATTCCGAATCTCTGACACCGCAATGTTAGAGTTAACTTGTTTGGAGCGAGTCTACATCGTCCGACACAGTCGTTGGCCACTGACCTTCAAAAGAACGATTTACCAGATTAATTCGCGCTGTACTGGGATAATCGATAATGACATTCGGCAAAGACTCGATCACCGGTACGTTATTCCGGATCTGTGTATTTGGATGGCTTCTCCTCAACGTCGGAGAAAACAGGCGATCAGCTACTTCCTTTCGGTGGTGGCTAAGCAGCTCAAGGATAGTGAGAGCTGGAAACCCACGCAAATCAGCTAGCCTGATAAACCAGACTGTACTCGGGGGTCAACCCCCGAGTACAGTCTGTGTTGTTTTATTGATCGCGTTTGCGACCACGACTCTTTCTGATCTCGTTGATGATGGCATCCACCGAGAAAATTTCGCTGTCTTCCTGAATGAGGTTTCGGTTCAAGAAGCGGATCTTGCGTTCAATCAAATCGTAAACCAGGGAATCCGATTCGTTCTTGAGATCCTCCACCGCTTGCGCCATTTCCATTCGGAGCCGATGTTGATACTGCTCTTGGTAATCGCTCAGGACCACTTTGCTGGTGCTCTTCCGATCGGCCAAAACTGTCTGGGGGTCGATTCCGTAATGGGAAAGATTTTTTCCTTTACTCAAGAACCAGTGAGCCAAAAGCATGGCAATCACCATGTCGTCGTGACCTCCGGCGCCATGATCGATACGCCCATTCTTCAGCACCAGGCCAAAGATTTCCTGCATGAGTCTGCGATCCCTTAAGACGTCGTACAAAAGGTCACAGAAGCCCTCTAAATGCCCGTACAGCAGGCTTCTAGACGTATCACCGGACCCAGACGTGGCAAACCCAAAATACTTCTTTGCTCGAACGTATAAGCTTTCTTCACGCCGACGCAGTGGGAGCTTGGCTTCTTCGTAAAGCGACTCATGTGCAATTGGATCGTTGACAACCCAGTTGAAAATACGCTTGAACGGATCGATCCCTTGAGGCGGCAGGATGTCCAGCAGGTAGTCGATGATATAAACCCCAGAACCTCGACGCTCAGGGATAAGCACAGACTCCGGAAAAGCCACCATGACTTTGACCAACCACCGAGCAAAGCTCATGAGGTTACGTTCATTGAAACTTCCTGTGCAGAGCGTCTCACCAGTTTCGACATCGACCATGAAGAACGTGATGCTGTCTCTGCCGATTGCATCACTGGAGTCCATCCCGATGACTTGCTTTCCTCGGCGAGTGCGCAAAGCAATTTGATTGGCCGGAATGTACCAGCTCAGAATGAAGTCGTCCTCAGGCCAGCGATGATCGTACGCCACCGTTGCGATGTGATTTTGCAGTCTCTCGATCAGCTCGGTAGGGAGGGGGGACGATGCCGAGCCACTCGTCCAAATACCGAAGTAATCTCGATTGGCATCTTGCCTGGATTGTTTGGAGTCTTCCAGACGTTTCTTCAACCACTGATCATCTTTACCGGTTTGGATATGATTGAACCATCCGAAAACCTGGAAAACATTTCCAGGGGAGTTCTTACGGATCATTTGTTCCAAATGAGTGGGATCGTTGGCGTCTAGGAAATGATCCGACCAAGGAGCAGATTCTTGGATCATTTCGTAAACAAATTCACCAGAAGGGTCATCCTTCTTACCCGCCGTAGTGGTCACTCCGATGCCGTATGGTTCACCCTTCTTCATGGCCTTGTCGGCAGCGTCACCCATTGCGCCAATGGCTGAGCCAAAGGCCACGCGTGCATGAGGTTGGAAGGGAAGTTCGTCGACTCGAAACACCGCAGTAGACAAACCACGACCAAGCTTATACGCGCCTTTTTCGCTCGACTGAGGAACGTGAGCAAGATAGCTATTGCCGCGCTTTTTGATTGTGAAGTTTTCGGTGTTGTTGCTGTCGTTTTTTGTTCGATAATGAAGATAAGGCGGCAGGGTGTCGTAAATGAGCTTCAGTCGCTCAATGTTTCGTGCCCGAAGAATGTCGTCTTTTGTCAGCAAGTTGATTTGAATATTTCTTGCCTGGAAATTCATCGTGGTCAGGTCACAAACGTCAGAACCGAAACTCTTACCGGTTTGTCGACACTGGGTCAGGATGTAGAAAATGTGATTTAGAAACCCCCACCAGTAACTCACGATGGCACGATTGGCTCGGATGGGGTCCGTCTCAGTACCGGAGTCCGCTGGCGCCCTCCAAACATTGCGAGCACAGTACCAAAAATTCTGTTCGCACTCCACCTGGATCATCACCATCTGTTCAACAGTGAGATTCGGATCGTGTGGGTCCACCCCTCTTAGTCGCGGGTTATGTAGCGCTAGTAAGAAATTATGGTTCTTAATGCCTACCGATTTGTATTTATAAGCCAGCTCTATCCAGGAGCGATTTTTCGTCTCCAAATCAAGGACGGCTTCAGGGTACTTGTACCAATCGTTCAAAAAAAGAATAGTCATTGCATTCTCCTCATAAGGGACCCTATTAAGCTCAAACGGCTTAATAGGGTAGTCATATTAAGAAGAAAAACAAGCCTCTAAGTTATTCGAATTCTTCGAACGAATAATTGACAACTTCTGGCATTGATCTGTGTGGGAAGAAAGAAAAATAATCGGGCCATGAATCCGCTGCATCGGCGACACAAGTTAAGTTTTTCGAAAGCACGTATCCACCGCCATAGTGGCATCTTGCAATCGGTCGAAATCCTAAATGAACGTAAGCCCCTACAGCACGATCCGCTGCAGAAAAAATCGTTTTTATGTCCAGTTTCTTGCACACCCATCTGAGTAAGCCTTTACGTCGGTGTTCTGAATCGATGTAGACCATGTGCAAAGCTCCTTTATACAGAAGGAACATGCCGACGATTTCTCCATTTTTGATAACAGAGTAGTAGGTCGTTACCCAGGTCCGAACATAGGGAAAATCCGGCTCACTGCCATGGGTTGGTTTCAAAATTCCGATCCCTTTCAGCCCCTCCCAGTCTATCCGTGCTCCCGATGCGCTTTCTTTCTGATATGCAAATTCTCGGTAATAAAGAAAAACATCGTCCGATGGATTCAGATTCAAAACGTATCCTCGGAAAGATGAGATCTTGGATCCCAAGTCTAAGGGATCGCCTTCGCAGTTGTTTGGTTTCATTTTTTACTTTGCAAAAAGAAAGTAGTTCGAACAGAGGGTATCTGTTCGAACACTCAACGGATTCAGGTGAATTTACCTCACCGATCGACGGTAGCGGTAGGGTTTTGGATTCCTGGTATTAAGGGGAAGTCGCGGTTGCTCGAGCAACTTTCGATCTTGTTGTTCGGCCCTTTCTTTTTCTACCTGAAGTTTGGCAGCCATGAGCATGCCCAAACCAAGACCGACACCCAAGAGAATGCCGCCTAGAGATAGATGCACTTTTATTTTCTCATCGTCCATGGGAGCTCCTTGCTTGGACTGTTGTGGTTTGCGACCAGGACGCGAAGGAAGATCGAAGTATCAGGAAGTTCACACTTCAGTGTCGTTTCCCGACGAGTCCTCTCGGCCAGGGCAATGCCGGAGGTTACGAAATCGATCTGGATGTAATCGTAGTCCGGGGAAATCGCCACCCGAGCGCACGCGATCTGATAAAGCAGAGCCATCAGACCATCCCAGTAACAGCGATCCCAATCGTATTGTTCGACACTGAAGGGGTTTTCCGGAAGAGGTCTCAGCAAACCGAGTTCGATTAGATGCGTAGTCAGCTCCGTCCAGGACTTCTCCGGGGACCGTTTCATTTCAGAGAAGTCTTGATGGCGATCGCGAGCTGCTTGAATCGACTCTACCGCTTTGCATATCAGCCGGCAGAGCTTTACTCCGTTGCGCTGGCGCTCGATGGCCTTCTTCTTTCTTTGCTCCTTGCTGACATGTCCACGCTCCTGGAACTCCCATTCCTGATAGCTTTGAGCTTTCAGACAGTAGATCCCCGGATCCTTCTTCATCTCCAGCAGAAGCTTTTCGGCATCGGCTTGGTCGTAACACCATTCCAGTAAGCCGTAACTACAACTTCCTTCCCGGAAGACGTGACCATAAATCGCCCAGAGCTCCCCCGGCGGTTTGATGTTCATCGGCAGATCTCGAAACGCGTAAGGCGTCGTCTCGAGGTAAATGTTGCGATAGAATGGAACAGACATTCCAGCTCCTTAATAGGGTTCGTGGTTGGCCAAACCCCGGCCGATTGATCTCCGAGCATTTTCAAGTGCCTGTAATTGCAGCTTGGTCCTTTCCAGGACCTTGCCGATGTCATCTCCAAGCTGGATGTTCTGGATGGCTCGCTCACGGACGCGATTGGTCAGCAGTGGGAGTTTCAGAACTTTCGAGGCAAGCTGATTGCGATGATTCGCTGCGTCCTTCAGCGACATGCCGGCCGTACGAGCTTGCGTTTCGAAGGTCAGAACGTTTGCCCGGAGATAATTCACCCCTTTCAGGTGAAGATACGGATTAACTAATTGTTTCCCGTCTTCGTCCGGGACCTGACCTTCCGGCAAATTCCACCAGTAAGCAAGGTTTGTCCGGACTTCCAGCGTCTGACTGACTCCCAGAGCAAGCTGGCACAGAAGGCAATTCTGGCGATCAAAGCCCTCTTCACTGAAAGGTCCGGAGGTGCGATCACCGACCACATCGAAATACGCCATCGCTTCGGGGTGTTGCGGACTTTGAAGCTGATAGAGATTCATCTCCAGCTTGGCGCGTTCCTGAAGTTCTTCCTTCAGAAATCCGTCCGGATCCAGATTGAGGATCAGTGGGCGCTTGCGGCGCATCATTTTCCAACCTGCCTCTGGAAGGGTCCAGGAGACCGTTCCTTTACGGCAATGTTCGAGGGGGATGGAGGCTATCCAAATGGTCATGATTGTTCCTTCTTTGTTTCGCTGTTGATGTTTTTAATCCGACGTTCAGTCTCGACGATGACGTTTGAACATCTGGCTTTTTCGATTGATGTAGCGCTTGGCTTGCCGACGATCCTTGAATAGCATCATTCCGCAGTCGCTTTTCCAGCGCAGGCTGTCGCCGAGAGGCCAGCGACTAATGTTTTCTTGAACGATCCATGCTGGATGATCCTCACCCACGATGGGCCACAAGGGCAACAACAACGGGCGTTTGCCCAGCGTGAATCGACGAAAGCAACCCTTAGTTTGCTGGATGATGATTCGCTTCATTTCAATTTTCTCCGTCTTTCCATGGTTCCATGAAGAACTCATGGTCGTAGAAACCCTCACGATTCAGGACGTCTTTCACTTTGTCGTAATCGACCAGCGGCTCCGCATTCTTCGGAGGGACCAGGAGCTTCCACGGCTGTTCCTGATCGATCATCAAAGAACCACCACGGGCAGTGATGGTCATGACTTCATCAGGACTGAGGACGCTTAGAGCGCACAGAAGACTCTCCGAATACGGAAACATCCGACCAAACGAGATGATCTTTTCGTTGTCCGGGCTTCCGCGACCCAGATAGTTATCGATCACCAGGGTGTATTGGTTTGTACCCAGCTCGAAAATATCTGTTGCGAAACCAATCGCAACAGAGATGTCATCTCCCTTGTCTCCCGACAAAACGATGACGGGACACCCCAGGAAATGCTCATCCGTCCAGTGAAGCGGACGACGATCTTCGGTCTTGCTGGAGATGTCGCGGTCAGCCACGAATGCTGCAGCGTCTACCGCCGTAGGGTTGTTCGTTATCCAGCGACAAATCCTGTTCCACCACCCACTCAGAACGTCAGCCAGGGTGTCAACGCGGTCATTATCAATCATCGAAAAACCTCTATGGTTGGTTGAAAGCACTAAGGTAATGTATGTTCTTAATTCATTCCGAATAGGAAAAACTCCAACCTTTGGTGGTTCCGTGTTCAAAGAAATCTTTTCCATGCGGATCAAACGTAGGATAATTATCCATCAGCCAAGCCATGAGGGTTGCCTCGTTATAAGAGTCTTCGACTCGGTATTCCGTTCCATAACGAGTGTGTGTTCGTAACTCTCCGGTCTTGGAATCTTCAGCGACGACATGCATTCCTCGGAAAACAAGCCCGATGGGACTGACATAAACCCACGCCCTCACGTCGCGTATCCACTTAGGACCAATCCTGATTCCCGCCGCGCTGTAATACTTCGCGTTTTCTTGATTTTTTACCGAGTGCATCAGAAAAACTGAAGGAGGGGCAAATGCCGTAGAGCCTGAAACATCAGAATTACAGACGCAATACTCTCTCAAAAGAGCCCGCAAACCGAAAACTTGATTGACTGTCGCTTCCTGGTTTTTATCACGAGAATTTGCAATTTTTCTTATCTTTGAAATAACTTCCAATGCTCCTAAATGCAGCCCTCTATCTGTGGAATCCATTTGAATTATGAATAGATGATCTTTAGGATCGCCATAAACTCCGGTGAAGACAGCTTTGTTTCTCTTGATGACTATTGTTCCTGGATGATACGCCGACATGGAAACAACCCAGCCGTGATGCCGCTGTTCCTCGTCCTCAATCTTTCCAATCACCACAATAAAGTCTCGAAAGAACTCCACGTTAAGTAGTGCCTCCATTAGCACTTGTCCTTTGGGTGTATGCCCCATTCCGAGACTTTGGAGTTTCTCAGGGAGATCGCAGGCCATTACGTGGGCAATGTTCAGGGTGTAATTCATAAAGCACCTTTGTGGTTGAGGTTCTAAAGATTGAACAACAAAATAAAAAGATTCAGGCACTCCGGGGAATCCCCGGAGTGCCTGTTCATTCGTCGGCAGAACTCACGCGCCGTACTGGGTCAAGGCGTGATCCAGCGCCGCATCGATTTCGTAGTGCCAGAATCTCCGAATTTTCAAACTCTGCGGAAGATGCGTGACCTTGACGTAGACGACCTGTCCATTCTGCAAAATGGTGTTGATGGTTGCAATACCACCAACCACATCACCAACCCGCATTTCGTTGATCGTTTTCTTCAACTCGTCCTTGCGATCGGCGAGGTCGAAGACTGTCAATTTTACATCCGCTTTGCTTGTTTCGCGCAGCTTTCTGAGTTTTTCCAAAATGGTCATAGTTACTCCAAGTACCAGACGAGTTGCTCTATATATTTGCGGGATTGGTTTTTTTTTTACTGAACGAGAAGCATCCATTTCTTGCTTTGAAGCTCTTCAGAAAGCTGCCTCTTGGCCCGGTTCGCCCAGGTCTTCGAGAGTTGGTTGACGTGGCGCTTTGCTTTCCTATAGCTGCGGTTCCCTCTTCGGTCGTCGTGCGGAAAAACCCCCACCGCACATCCGTTCTGAAACCACTCAATCCGACCATCGTGATGTCGGCGGCCGGTCTCGCATTCCACTTCATATTGGATAAACTCCCGACCGGACGAATCGTGCCAAACAACACGGTAAATTCTCAGCCGCTTGACGCGGATACCTCGCGTTAAGATTTCGTGCATGTCGGTTCTGAACCAATCATCGAAACCATGCAGGTTCTTTGGACGATTCTGAACGAATTGGAGAATTTCTTTTTGGTTCACGACCTTACTTCCTCTCGATGTAGTCGATGACGGCTTCGCGCAGATGCTTTTCCGCCTTCTTGTCCAGTCGGGTCTGGATGTGTTTGAGGTTCTTGTTCTTTCTTTTCAGAGAGCCGTACGTTGCTGTCACTCGAAGCCAGTATTGGTGCCCAACTTCCACCATCTCGCGTGAGTGCCAATAGACATCGCCGCACTCGTAGCGATAGCCATGTAGGCGGTAGATAGATCCGGACTTGTCCGCGACGATCTTTGAAATCGGGATCCTTTTATCTGCCAAAATCTGGTGGACCGGAACACCAAGGAAGTTGTCCTGATAGGTGACGCTTTTTGGTTTATTTCGCAGCATCTTGAGAGCGATCTCTTTGGCCATCCGTGGCTGCTCCACGTTGATGAAATGAATCAACTCTTCTAAAGTTGTAAGGAGTCTGCTATCGTGGTGGAAAATGAATTCATATTTTTCCACGCTATCGACCACGCCGTCTTCCAGACCGGCGCGAGGAACAACGTGACGCCGACCTTGGGTTAATCGATGGGTGCTGGGACAAAAATACTCTGGCAGAAGCCAGAGAGTTTCCTCTCCCTTGTTTCTAACAGCCGAAAACAAATGATCGTTGCAGTAAAAATGAACGCCCCAGGTAGAGCTGCTTTGAGTGATGAGTTGCTGTTCAGTCTTCAGATATTCGTTGGCTTCCTTCAAGGTGAAGATCTTTCGTTTTACCCCACCGTAATAGGGACGCTCGAAGTCTTCAGCAGTAGCGGGGAAAATGCAATTACGGGTCATGAGGATTACCTCGGTGGTGGAAGAGACGTTTGATCAATTACTCACGTAAGTAATATAGGGTCATTATAACTTCCAATAAGGTTTCAGCATACGCCAACGCAGCCTGGGTTTCCCCATGGCTGCGTTGGCGTAATTTGATTGAGCTTATACGCCCAGAACCGCTCCGGTCGCATCCAACTGATAGACGATCATCCCAGCAATGCTGAGTTGAAGATCATCGGTAGGAGTGCGATGAATGAAGCGGATGAACACGCTTTGACTGTTTCTCATCTCTGCCGTCACAGTGAAGTTCGAATTCCACTGATCGATCGGATATTCCACCGACAAATCTCCAACCACCAGCACGAAATGAGTTGGTTCCGGAGCCGCATATTCCGTACCCGGATCGCTCAGTGGTTGAGTAGCCCTGTAGATTCTCTCGATCCATTCCGACTTCTTGGTGATTCCGGAAGTTATGTTCAGATTCCACCGACCTGCAGAGAGGTACTGCGTCGTTGCATGGATACCGATCCCGTACCGAGCTTCCTGCGTTGGGACAAACCCCACGCTCCAATTGGTGCCACTACGATCTGATCCCGGCGCTTCGAGCACCACGTCCATGACTTGCGTGTGAACGTAGCTGCGGTACATCGGGTTCACGTCTCTCAGATTGATCGACACCGACAGTCGCTGCAGAACACCGTAACTGAGAGGATTGAAAGCCGATAGCGTTGTGTTGATTCGAACCTGGTCCGTCACGTCGAAGAAAACGTTTCGTCTCAAGTTGTACATCCACCATTTCAGCGAGTAGCCAGAGACGGCATCCTTCCAAACCGGATATGCGTAAAGCTGCATACCGTAGACGCCATCGGCGTTGAGCGTTACCGCGTTGTACTTCACGGTGATGGAGGTGTTTCCCACGTTGTTGAGATCGTAGGAAATCTCATCTGCGCCGAGGTGGTACTTCAGAACCACTTCGAACTTTCTCCCCACTCGTGTAGAAACGTACTGACTGAAGCCAAACAGCTCAACCTTCGATTGATCAATCCCGAATCGCTTGACCTCCGTTTGCGTACCGTTCGAATATGTCACGACAGCCGTCAGATTCAAACCCTGAAGCGGAAGGTTGATCGGATAGCTGATCAATCTCGGATTACCACGATCGATGAAGGGAGATTCAAGTTCGACGCTGATGATGTATTTCTTACCAGCATCCAAACTACGAATGTAGCCCGTTTCGTGCACAACCAGATTTCTCCGGTCCATCGGCGTGCCGTTGTTGTCGTAGAAGACCGCCGTGAGTCTTTCGTTGTTGATGAGGTCCAAATTGGTGTGTGCCGCAACCGGTGTCTTGATCGCCAGATTGTTCATTGTTCCAGTCGCCACCAATTCCAAAGGAATGTTTTCACTGAGGAACTGACCACCCGGAGAATAGACTCGACTCACCACCACGCCAGAGTCATCCAGCGTAGCTCCGCGGAAAACCTTGCAGTAGGCGGCAGCGGAGCCTGGAACCACCAAACGAGTGTCGATGCACAGGCGATTCGGCTTCACTCGCTTATCGACATAGGCAAGGTAGTAATCGCTTCGAGCCCCCAACCCTACGCCCACCAACCAGTCGTATTGGGACATGTCTCCCAAATACAGCGTCTGATCCTCCGCTTCCAGCGTGGGCACCAACTCCACAGAAAGGCTGGTAACGATGTACTTCATGATCCGACGACCAATGGTCTCGACCACGTGGTCCCGCACGTTCGGGACGTACTTATTCTTTCCTTCTCGGCCCAGGTAGATCTGGGCTTTATCCCATTGTTGAAAACGGCCTTCCGGGTTATAGATGGGACTGAAACCATCCGTACCGACAATGGCCAACGGATTTCCGGTGGTGCTCATATTGCGTTCTCTCTAAAGTTAATTGATTCGGACGCTGGTGGCCAAGTTAACCACGTTGGCAGCCAAAAGTTTGACCACCTTGTTCAAGAACACGTAGTGACTCAGACTCACCGAGACGACACCCGCCCACGGATGTGGTTCGATAAGTACAAACCCAGTGTTCGGTCGAAGTTCAGGATTCAATGGATCCACGAGGTATAACGACTCATATCGTTTCAAGTCCAACAGAATGTCGTTGTCCCCGTAGTTTGGTTTTGTCAAGCACGCTGGCAGGAACGTGCCCATCTTCAGATCGTAGATGACCTTACTGAGCATCGGGGAATAAATTCTCCAGTAGCCGTTGACTGGATTGACATCCGTAGGATTTTGTTGGGGCAGTTTCAGACTAAGGTAACCTGAAATTTCCTTATCTACCGTTCTGGACTCGTCACGAAACTTGTACGTGTCTTTACCAGACTGACAACGCATCGGCACCACCCCTTCACGAACACAGTACGGTTTCCCGTTAAGAGGGCTGTTCTGATCGAAGGTTTCCGTGTCCTCATCAAACACCACATCTTCCGGTAATTTGATGGAGCCGGCGACGACAATGTGAATGGGTCGATCGTTTCGTGTGCTGAATTTTTGATCCACACTCAACCGCCCACGGTAGACGAACCCCGATTCTGATTGGTCGGACAGTTGCAGATTCGAATCACACAGTCCCTTGTGCAGAATCGTGATCTTTTGCTTCCCCGCAATCAGAAACTCTTTGTTCCAGAAGTGAATGTGCGGGAATTTGTAATGGTAGTCCACCCCGTCAATGCAGGGTCTTCCATTGACCCAGACATGAAGTTCCCCGAGAGGGACTTCCATCACTTTCTCTTCAAAGAAGCCGTCAGCTTTGAGTTGCCGATTACTCAAAGTCACCACCATCTGTCCATCGCTGACATCGAGTTCGATCTCTTTGATCAGGCAGTTCTTATTCGATCTGGAAATCGTTCTCCAGTCGGCGGTGGTCTTCCAGGTCAGTACGCCATTGACGATCTGGTAGAAGCTATTGTCACCTGTGACGTCTCGCCAATCTTCTTCTTGGTCGTTGGAGGTTTTTGGGCAGGCATAGAGACGGTAGTCGTACTCGGAATCTTCGACCGTGCAGGATTTCTTGTCGACGCATTCGTCAAGATCTGTACCCGCATGACCAAAAACAAACTCCACAATCCGAGCATCTGGACTCTTACAGTCGTAGGTGGTTGAGTTCGTCAATAAGCTCCACCCAATCAAATGTCCTTCGGCATCATGCTCCAGCACAGTGGATCTGGGACGATAAGCCTCAGGTACTTCCACTTTACGAACCCCAGGGGCCGCCTCTACCCGGTGATGGGTTTTACCAATCAGCTTGGCGCTGTAGTTATAGCCATACGCGCTGGCCACCAATGGCTTTGTTATCTCAGCGGAGGGGACCTTCATCAGTCTGGTGTAAGCCCCAGCTTCCAAAGACGCCGCTCTCCACGTCGAGATGGAGGCTTGAGCATTTGTTAAGCAGTTAACGATCTCGCTATCAGGCAGTCGGTAGAGTTCGTGAACTCGTGCATGGTCTTGAATTAATTCACGCACGACCCCAGTGGAGCGAACATGTAGCCGAATAACCGCATTCGCATTGGTGAGCCAACTTGAATGAGCCAGCACAAACTGCTCGACATGTTCGACCGGCGTCGAGTAGTCCCGATGAGTGACGTTTCTAAGAGCATCTTCTCGGTTCTTGTGATACCAAATGCCTTTTTTGGTATTGGCATCCATCAAAAACACATCGACATCATCCTGGAAATTGATCTGAGCCACTCCGGTCTTTGGTGGATGGAGAAGATATTTTCCTCGGCGGTCTAAAGTCGAGGTGAACATCTTCAGATCGGTTACCGGAAAATCCAAAACTTCCGTGATGGAAGAATCATAAACAAATTCCGCAACATCCCCACCTGTGACCGTCAAAAGTGAAATGTTCTTAACGAGATGTCCATTGCAGAAACTATAGACATGTCCCTGAGTAGCTTTGGCTTGAGCGACGGCGGCCTCGTATTTCATTTGAAGCGCGACTACTTCGTTCAGCGTTGGCAGCATCCCGCCTTCAATCTTTACCTCTAGTCCAAAATCAGCAACACTATCGGCCAGATCAACCAGGTAGTGATTTTGGTAGATTCTCAGGAACAGCGGCTCGATTCCCAGTCTTGCCGGGACGCGAGGATGCTCCTTGACCGCAATGATCAAGTTACGGTTTTCAGTAACCATGTACCAAGATTGGGTCCGCGCAAGCTGCAAACCGTTTTGCGTGTACAGATCGTAAATCGTGTTGAGTTTTTCGCAAACGCTAGAGAAAAGAATCCAGCGATTCTTAACAGCTTTCAAACTCAGCAGAGCCGGATGAACCAGGCCAATCTGAAACAGATGGAAGCGCCCGGTATCGGGCATTCTCAATTGGGTCATAGAGAAACTGAAAGCCAGGCTCACACCCGTCGATGGAGTGAGCCTGGCTGGTTTCAATATGACCTGGTTATCTTGTTCCGGGGAACACCACACGTTTTTGAGAGCGTGTTCGAGGAGATAATCGCAGGTCATTGTCTTGCTCCTTAGATCAGTTGAAACTTTTCTTTCGGATTGAGGAATTCTTCAAGCTCACCATCGGGATCCATTACCCGGTCGATTTGCTTGAGAAGCGTCTCACCCACGCCTTGTTTGGCGTACTTGTCTACAGTTTTGAAGATCGTGCTGCGCTTGAAAGACGCTTGACCGACGCAGCCGTAGATGATCATGATCCACGTCGGAGGGTGTTCCAGTCCTACGGCGATTGTTTCTGCCGAATTGTTACCGTACCAAATACGGCTGACGCATTCGATAAGAAGACCACGCTCAAACTTCTGCAGGCGGATATTGCCCGTGAGATTCTTCACGCCTTCACAGAACTCGTTCAGGTCCTTCCAAACCGGAGGTTCATCCCCAAGGATCTCGTAGACGGTGCCTGCTGGGATCTTGGTGATCTGAGCAACGCGGCCGATCATTTGGTTGCGTTGGAATTCGTCGTAGTCGTCAGCTTGCGAGAACAGACTCAGGTAGAACCAGCAAGCCGCGGCTCGAATCTTGAGCTGATCCCCAATCTCCAGTGCGAACCGGGTCGTCAGCACTTGAGAGATAACGGTTGAGTAGACCTGGGCGGGCAGTGGGGAGAGGTCACGAATCTTCTCCTGGCGGTTGATCAGCCAAGCAGCTCCGAGTGCAGCCTTCTTGACAGTCCAGATGTACTCGTCGACGTTACGCAGTCGGAAGAAATTCTGGGCCGGGACAAATGCACCATACGGGCGAACGTCAACGAACAACCCTTGCTTCACATCCAGTCCAGGAAGATCCACCATTATCGGATGGTGAAAAAACGGGATCACATCCTGAGCCACTTCACCGCCTCGAATCAGGAAGACGCTGAGTGCCTCTTCGCTGTAGATGCTGCTTGCCTTGAACGAAGGCAGAAAAGAGCGGCTGAGTGCTTCAGCACATTTGGCTCGGATGGTGTCCAGGACATATCCGGCACAGGTCGTGGTGTCGTAGGCGGTTTGAAAAACAGACATGTTCTCTGACTCCTTCAAGGAGGATAAAAGGTTGCTGGAAAACTGCAACAAAATTGAGGCTAACCCCGTCTAAAGGATGGAAGACAGCAGACGTAAAGACAAAAAATAAAGGGCCCCGAAGGGCTCCTCTTGCTCATCAATCACGAGCCTTGAAAGATCACAATGCAGAAGCTATTTCGATAGATCGCATACTCGACCTTTCCTTCTCGATGTGAACGAATGATGGTGAATCCTTTCTTCCGGACCTTCTCCATTTCGACTTCATTCGGGGTATGATCCGGGTTCAGCAGATACAACGTACAGAAAACTTCCAAGGCGAATCGATAATCGATGTAGTCTGGGGGAATTCCGGTGATGTCGAGCTCCTCCTTGTGTCGCTCCAGATACTCCGCACCGAGAACCAGCAGCGGGATCAGATGTTCGGTACGAAGGACCACACCCTTCGGGTTGATCTCGGCGATGCTTTCTTTGACTTTCTTCATGATTTCAACCTCGTTTGGATCAAAATACGCAATGGCGTAGGGGCAAGGCGGGGTGGTGCTGATCACCCGGTGCATTGTGGGTTCGTCTTCCAATATCAAAAAGGATTGCACCTTGAACCCGTCGAGCCGTAAGCTCTCCACCAGGGAAAGATCCCGTTCTTTCTCCGGGAGCTCTCGAATGATGCGGCTCAATGAGCATCCAAGTGCTTCTCGAAATTTATCGTACTTCTCCGGCCAGTACCAGCCTTTGATCCCGAGAAGCTTCGAAACCCCATGAAGGTACTCCAGGGCTTTCTTTAGATACGGCATCAGTTCCGTGATGGTCTCGATCTCTTGGAGTTCTTTTTCGTTGAAATCGATGTCGGGAATGGATTGCGGATTTAAGATTTCAAGCATGCCAGGGATCCTTTTCAGCGGTTGTGGTCTAATGCAGCTAGGTAATATAGCATCAAAATAAAGTACATTCAGTCCCTCTGGACTGAATTTTCTTATCTGGTGTGTTGTTTTCCGTCGAAACGGAGCCACCTTATAATCTGAGCGTGATAACTTTTTATGGATAGAAGTTATTATGTTTAAGGTTTCGAGCCTACCGGCGATCAAAAAGCGTCGGAATAGTTGATCATTTTCTTTTTTCTCCACGAGGATTCGACATGAGTTCCATTGTCAACGCCGCGCCAATGTCCTATGCGCTGGGTACGGAAGATAAGTCTTTCCGTGTCCCGGTCGTTGAGCCGGAAAATTACCCGCAACACCTTCCGAAGGTGTACATCTACGCCGAGAAGGGTCCGATGCACGAAGTGCTGGTCAACAGCAAGACGCGCGAAGCCATCTTCGGCAGCACGACCTTCGACGAGCGCAGTGCGTACGCTACCCACCAGACGGTTCTGTCGAACGTTCTGATGGAGGCAGCGAACTCGCACATGATCCAACGTGTGTTCCCCAAGCCCGAACACGGCCTGGGCCCGCGTGCCAACCTGGCGCTGTATCTGGAAGTGCTCGAAGAGCAGATCCCGGTCTACAAGCGTACCACTGCCGGCGAAATCCTGCGTGATGAGCTGAACGAGCCGCAACTGGCAACGCCGGCCGCATTCGTCCCCGGCTTCAAGGTTCGCTGGGTCATCAAGCGCAAAACCGCTTATGCCGACGAATCTTCGTTCGGCGCTCTGGCGGAACTGGCTGGCACGCTGACGAGCGCGGACGGCACCAAGCAGTCGCGACTGTATCCGATCGCTCAACTGTGGGCCTCCAGCTACGGCAAGGTCTACAACAACAGTGGCATTCGTCTGTGGGCTCCGACCGAAACCGGTACGTCCCCGATGAACAAGAAGGTGATGGAAGCCGTCCGCGCCTACCCGTTCCGTATGGCGGTCATCCGTCGTCCGAACGAGAAGACCACCGGCACCATCGTGCAAACGAAGTTTGCCGAGCCCTTCGTCGAATTCTCGTTCCGTGAAGGCGTGATCAACCCCAACACCGACGCGAACTTCTCGCTGTCGGACACCTTCATCGACCGCTACCAGCAAGTCGACGATCCGCGCTTCTCGAAGATCTATGGCGACTTCGGTGGCCTGAAGGTCTACTCGGAAGTGATCGAAGACCTGGTCGATCGCTTCTATGCCGCGGAGCGCGCTGCGATCGAAGCTGCTGGTGGTGCAGTCGGTACCGACCTGGTCGGCGACAGCGACGAGAAATGGTTCTTCAACTTCGTCAGCGGTCAAAACGCTGGTGGTGCTGAGTACCTGTCCTACCAAGTGGACACTTCGTCGGCTGAATCGGTCCTGATGTCGGATCAGACCACGCACTACGCCGCCGGCGGTGCTGATGGCGAGATGTCGCTGGCCAAGTTCGACGCGCTGGTGGGCGAACAACTGCGCCGCTACGCCGATCCGAACGATCCGGTTCAAGAGAACGCGGTCAATGTGGAAAGCCACTTCTACGATACCGGCTTCGGTATCAATGCGAAGAAGGACATGTGCCAAGTGCTGGCGATCCGCAAGGATCTCCTGCCGATCGTGGTCACGCACGTCGTTGGTGGCCCGGACCTGACGGCCGCTGAAGAGCGTTCGCTGGGTCTGATGCTGCGCAACCGCCTGCGCAACTTCCCGGAGTCGGAGTTCTACGGAACCCAGACTTCGCGTGGCCTGCTGATGCCGCGTTCGGGCCGTATGGTCTCCTCGCAGTATCGCCACAAGCTGCCGCTGTCGATCGAGCTGGCACGCATGAGCGCCGAGATGATGGGCGCTTCGGACGGCATCTGGAACGAAGGCAAGATCTTCGATCGCTCGCCGAACAACCAGATCAAGATGTTCACGGACATCAACGTGCTGTTCACCCCGGCTTCGGTTCGCAACCAAGACTGGGACAACGGCATGAACTGGGTGTCGGCGTTCTCGCGCTCGGTGAACTACTTCCCGGCCCTGCAGACGGTGTACGACAACGACACGTCGATCCTCAACAACTACTTCTCGGCTTGCCTGCAGACCACCCTGCAGAAGGTCGGCGACGCCATTCAGCGTTCGTTCACCGGTTCGATCCGCTACACCGAGCGCCAGCTCGAGGACGTGATCAACGCCGAAGTCGAGAAGCGGACCGTGGGTCGCTTCGCGGGTCTGTACCGCATCGAACCGGTCTGCCGCGTGACCTCGGCTGACTCGATGCGCGGCTACTCGTGGACGCTGTCGATCAACTTCTACGGCAACGTGGCCAAGACCGTTCAGACGCTGAACCTGGGTGCTTTCCGCATGTCGGATTACGTCGCCAGCTAAGCGCGCCAGGGGCGAGTAGACTTTGATTAGCTAATGATCAAACCTACTCGCTCCAACGTTTTTCTTTTCTTCTCTTTTTTCATAGGTGTTATATGGCACAAGCACGACTGGCTGATGCAGTCATGAAGACGCAAGCCTTTGCCCGAGGCCGCAACGTCAAGCCGCTGGATCTCCAGTTCGGTGGCACCCACGGCTACGCTCCGAATGCGAACGAATGGGTCAGCGCGACCAAATACGTTCGCAAGAACCTCGTCGTTCTGGCTTTCCAAGCCCCGACGGGATTCCATCGGATGCCCAATTCCGAGTTCATGATCTCGGCGTGGAAGTCCCTGATCGAAACCCAAGCCAAGCGCTGGGAAGGCTTCAACCGTGGCCTGACCATCGAGTGGGCCGAAACCGCCGTGGGTGGTGGTGGCGAGAAGTGGCACGACTGGACCAAGGTCACTCGCGCACAGACCGTGCCGAAGTGCTCGGTGACGGACCTGGCTGGTCGCCCGGTTCAGAACTTCCTGGACGACTACACGCGCTACCTGATCGCCGATCCGGATACCGGCATTCCGATGCTGTCGACGATCGCCGGCTACAAGCCCGACGACCAACTGGCCGACACCTACGCTGGCACGATCCTGGCCTACGAGCTGGATCCGACCCACACGAAGGTGGCCAAGAGCTGGCTCGTGGTGAACTTCGCTCCCAAGACGGGAACGGGCGACATCGAAGGCATCCGCGACATGACCGCTCCTGGCGAACTCAAGGAGTTCGACATCGAGTGGACCGGTTGGGCCGTCAGCGGTCTGGGTATCGACGCCATGGCTCAAACCGTGGTCGACGGTATGCAGCTCGCCAACGCCAACCCGTTCCTGCGTCGGGCACACATCGAAGCCGTTGACGCCTTCGTGGCTGACAACATGGCCGGCGGCTACAAGGCCACGATGGAAGACCTGGGCGCTGACACGGTCATGACCTCGGGCGCCTGAAGTCGCTGATTTGGTTCTTGGTCTACCAAAATAAAAAGACCTAACTACCAGGGAGCCGAAAGGCTCCCTGGTAGTATTATGTCGGTCATTCAAAAGTACAAACTGCAACCGTCGGATTGACGAACAACCCCGTATTTTGGATCGGTTACTAATAACCAACCGCATTTGCGCAGCAGGTGCCGACGCCGAAGTTCTGAGAGTTCGTCAGCAGCTTGAAAAAACTCTTCTTTGACGGATCGAAGCTCGTGAGCGTCAGACATGTCTGGATCGTCAAACACCCAACCGCGCTGGTCACACCACCAGCCTCTTCTCACGTAGTCGTTGAACAACGCATGAAGAGCATCGCTAGCGCATTGAAATCGAAGGCTCACCCCTAGAGGTTTTCTTGAACCATAGGCTTCAACACAATTACTGAATCGGTTAGTGATCATGGTGACTGTTCTTCACGATCAACTTCCACAGCTCGTACGGGTCGTACTGGTCGTGCTCGCCAAGCGACATGAAGAAGTTTCTCCAGTGCTGAACGTGAAGTGATCTTGGCTGCAAATCGACAAACAGCGACAGGTGCGACGAGCCCAGGTAAAGGCGAAGAAATTTCAACATCTTCACAACAGTCATGCGAGTCAATCTGAGCTGATCTTCAGACATGCCCGGCACCAAGCCGTTGAGGTATTTAAAATACTGAACCGAATAATTCAGACATTGATTCGGGGTAATGATTCCACGGTTGAGAAGCTGACCGAGATCTGCAATGGTCTTGATCTCTTGACCCCCGACGGTCAGCTTGCCTTCGGCAAAGCGACGCATGAAGTTGCCAGGAATGTTTCTTGCAGGGATGGACATATTCGTATTCCGGTTTTGTTTCAGGAAATGAGGAGGTACTCCAATTTGTAATGTATGTTTTTAATTTGAACGAATAAAAAAGAAAGGGACCAGATGGTCCCTTTCTCTGCCCTCGAAAGAGCAGAACTCGGTCAGCCCAGTTGCGAGGCGGCATTGGCCATGATGGCCTTGCGGACAGCCTTCAGCACACCTTCGGCTTCGCCGGCAGTGTTGGTGAAGCTCACAGTCGTGTAGCCCACGGTCGTGACTTCCGGGACGGCGCCGGTCGCGGGGCGATGACGGCTGCGTTCCATGATCCAGTCGACGGCCTGACCGTTGGCCATGTTCGCCTTCAGCACGACCATCTTGGCGTCGGGGTTGTCCTTCAGGAACTGCGCGCCCTTCACGCCGAACTCCTCACCGATGGCGGCGCCGAACAGCACGTTGGCTGCCTGCAGCTTGCCGGCAGCTTCGACCGTCAGGCCGACTGCTTCCAGTGCCTTGTCGTAAGTGCCCGGTGCCACTTCGAATCCGGTTTCCGGACTGTGCTTGACAGCGTCCTTGACGGCGGCGCGAAACGGGGCGATGAGGACTTCTTGATCTTTCTTCATGACTCTTCTTTCTTCAGGGTGGAGTGAATCAGCACCGACGGTGCATTTGGTGTCCAGCGAATCGAGGCTGGTTTTCGGTCGAAGCCACCGAGGGGTTGGAGGCTTCTTTGATGCTGATGGCTTTCTTCAACAGCATCCGGGAACACAGGTAGACAGGTTTACCTGTGAGATCTTCGAGAGTGGAATCTCGAGGGCAAGCAATCACCCAGTGAACGCCATCAAACGGCGTCACAATGACTTCATTGCTCACCAGTGGAGCTTCCACCATCTTCAGCTCTGGAGGCGGCTCCAGAGCGATTTTACTGCTTCGCACGCCCCCAAAGAGGATGGCGATGTCCACAAGCTTTGGATCGAATTTCATGAACTCTGGTTTCTCTGAAAAGGGGGGTTGTTCAACTTAATGATATATGCCTTTGTTTTTTTAGAAAGCCTTCACCTGACGAGCCAGCACGGTTTCCCGTGCCTGGAAATTCGAGGAGTAGTCGGTGTAGTTCTGGTGAAAAATCACCGCAGCTTCTTTGAGGGTCTTCATTTGCCGACCCAGGTACATGAGGTCGGCGTTTGCCAGCGTGAGTCCCTTGGGCACAAACATCTTGACCTGATCCGTCAAGCCCAGATCGTTCTTGCGAACCGAGATGACCACCGGTCGGAAATCCAAACCGCAGGCAGCCGCCGCGACGGGAAGGATCTTGGCAAAATAGCCAAGCATGAACAGATACGGCGGGGTTCCTCCGACCGTGTAGTGACTCGGATTCGGCGTCAGAGTCACAACCGAGTGGTCGTCTGATTCGGCAATCGCCATCAGAAAGGTGTCGACACCAAGAACAAAATCTGCAACCGAACGCAGACCACCATCTTTAACAAAATCTTGTCGCATTCTTTCCTCACATTGAAAGCTAACCCAGTTACGCAATATGGGTCATCGATATAAATACCTATCCTCCCCTGCCTTTTTTGGGCAAGAGAGGATAGGGGTTCTGGTCAGGAGAACCGACGAATCGGGGCTTGACGCACGTGTTCCTTGAGCATGGCGTAAACGCCCGAGGTGTCTTCAGCGGTCATCTTCGGATGCCAGAAGTAGCACAGCCATTCCCGGCCATTGCGCAGTAGTTTCATTTCGCTGAGCCTAGAAGCGCCAGGGGTTTCGTAGGTGTGCGGTCGCATGCCTGTGATGTCGATACAGATCGATTGCCAGGGCAGTTGAGTCTGATTCGACTGAGCGATGGCGCCAGGAACCGGATGGGTCCCAGCGCTGACGATCAGCAGAACTTCCGACTGGTTGGAGCTTGCCGCGGTGACGTAGTTACCAACAGCTCCTTTGAGCATGTCGTTGAGTCCGACGAACACAGGAGCCGTCGGTTCTGACACCATTTTGCCGTACTTGGTAACGACCTCGTAGGTGCTTCGGATCGCTGCGGGTTGGGGAACAGTTGCCACGGAAGGGCTCCTAGATACGAAATCGTGAGAATAATCGGGCGTTAGGGCAAAACCCTAACGCCCGATTGGTGGTTGATCGCCAGACGCGATCGTGAATCAGCGCATCGTCAGCGGCAGCGCGGCACGGATCTTCTTGGCTTCAGCCAGAGCGTCCACCTTCCGCGCCATGGTCAGCGACAGATTGATGCCACCTTCGCAGATCACGGTCAGGAGCGTGTCCTGAACGCTGACGGCACGAACCAGGTCCATGCGGAAGTTGATCTCGCCAGCGTCGCTGTTCACGCGCTTCCAGTCGGCGATCTCGACCACTTGGCCGTCGCTCAGGGCCATCGCGGTTCCGTGAACCGTCGCCGGCAGGCGAATCAGCATTTCCAGAACCGCTTGGCTGAGTTCCAGGTTGTTGGTTTCGGCGGCCAGGTAGACGCGATCTTCCGTCTCATAGATCCCTGCGGGGCTGTTTTCCGGGATCTTGCGCAGGCTGAGCAGGTGGTCGCCAGTCATGTCCTTCTTGGAGAAGGAGAACACGGTGGTCTTGGTGACGTCACCGGCACGCAGCACGGTCACTTCCATCGGGATGCCATTCGGCAGGGTCAGTTTCAGCGTGTTGCTCAGGCCGGTGACGACGGGGGTCAGCGCAGCCCAGGTGCCGATCATGCTCAGCATCGAGCGGGTTTTGTGGAGACTCAGAGACATGGAACGTCCTTTGACGGTTGATGTGGGGGTAACGCATAAGATGCGCTTGGGGGGATTAAAAATTATTTCGGGATCTCTGGTGACAGCGTTATTTCCAAAAACTTGTGTTGTTGTGTAGGGTCCATCATTTTCAGTTGCGTCGAGAGCATAGCGATCATATCGGCCATACTTCTAACACGACCTGCGTGATAGCATGCGTCTTGAGGATGACCTAGATTCCCCATCTGTTTTAGATTTCCGGCGGTTAACAGCAAGTCCTTTGCAAGACTTTCTACACGAGCCAGTTGCGCTACAAGTTCATCCTCACATGCTTTCGATGGATCCGGAGGCAAAACAACGACATGGGTTAATGCCATTATTTCTCCCGCAGGAATCGAGTGGGGAATACTCTATTAAACAATACCTCAGTGTTTTCGTTTTTTAAGCTGTTGGTTACATCGATAATGTATGTTTTTAGAGTTTTTGAATCAACAAAAAATAGAGGGCCGAAGCCCCCCGCCATCTCTGACTCAGAGATGAATTGCCACGCGGAAAGAAGGGAGTCCTGGAGTCTTCCGAATACTGAAATCTCTGCAGTGGCCATCGAAGGCATCTCGCACCTTAGTGCGCATGTACTCACTGCGCTGCACGTTCTTGACCGGTGAGAGGGTGAACTCAACGATTAAGATGCCTGTCAGTAAACTGCTCGAGCATATCTTAATTGTTTCCGGGAAGCCGATCACTCGAATGATTCTTTCCGCGCTTTCCTGCACGCGGGGGTCGTCCATCAAAAGGCGATTTCCCTGGGTAATGCCTCTGGCATAATCCAAACGTTTGAGTTGCTTGGAGAGGAACAGAGAAGCGTCTTCGAAATCAGTGTGGTGCCAAGACAAGCAAACCATCTCAGCGTCGCTAACAATTAAAAACGGGCATTTTGCCGACTGCTGCATATTGAGAACTAGCATCTCCAGGTACGGCTTGGAGTGTCCCGCAGCTTTGGAAATCGGGATTTCGATGGTACTCATCTTCACCCCTCCAATTTCGTGATTCCTCACCTCGACCACTCCAACGTACAGCTCATAGAGCTGACGGATTAGACTGATGGCTTGCGTTCCTTCACGGGGGTATTTAACCCCTCCCGAATAAACGGCTTCGTAGGTATTGACGAGCATCTTCGGGGTGATGAGGGGTTTCTTGAGATTGAGGCGGTCGGCCATGAGTGTTCTCCGTCGGTTAAATGGACTATTCTAAAAAGTAATATGTGTTTTTAAAAAAATGCAGTTAAATAAATTATCTAGTGTCTTAGGACACGTGGTCTTTCAAGAAAGCGATGCTCACTATGTCCATGACCCGATTCCTTTTCAACGCAATCCGAAAAACAGGCACTAAAGAAATACCGGTCAGTCAAGCCCTCCAAGATGGTATGCTTGACTCGATTCTCAAACCTGGCTCTCCTGAGTACGAAATCGTTCAAGAGTTCTGGAGCCATCATTGCCACTTTCGGATGAGTCTCCAAAGTTTCTCGATTCGTTTACCGAAGGACGGCAGTAGCTTTCCGTTAGAGATCAACTTTACTGTGCCGCTGAAAAACTTTTTCGTCGGTCATTACGCAAAGTTGATGAAGAAGCATCATCTCCAATGTGGGGTAGTCAACGAGGGTATTTGGTTTTATCAGATACCCAGCATCGACTGGGAATGGTCAGACTCCAAAGAACCTCCAAGTGCCGCCGTGGTGAAGTTCCCCATAGCGCCGAACAAAGAGGTAAGCGAAGTTATCGTCGACCCACAGTTTGTCGACATCCCCTTGACCTGGACCTCTGCTGGTCCAATACACACCACCACTGAGTGGAGAGAAGTCCAAGAAACTCCTGAGCCCACCACTCAGCCAGTATTCGGAGGCCAAGTTGGCTTCGAAGTCACGCCTGAAAGTTTTTCCACACTGACGGCATTTTTCAAAGAAACCCAAGACAAAGGTAAGGCCATGCCCATCATCCACGATAATCCCTCTTCCGACGCCGCACAAGCCCCTCTCGGAGACGCTACCCCTGAGACGCCAGCAGACGTGGCTATGGTCTATCCCCTCGGACGCCACGTGGGTTTTGTCATTCCCGCGGAGCGCGTCCGTGAAATCGAGGCTGTTGTCGAAGGTCTTGGATCCGTGACGGTTCATTTCGGCAATTCGGACAAGGTGCTGATCAATGTCTCGTCGTCGAATCAATACACCTTCAGCAAGGCAGTCAATGCATTGAACCGAGCGAAGAAGAAGTACAAATAAATAGGTACGCCCCCCACCATCCCGAGAAATCGGGATGGTGGGGGGCGTATGCTGTCTTCAGAAATCAGCGCTTGGCACTGAAGTCGATTCGCACTTGGATCGGCTGGAGATTTTGGTAGCGATCTTCAGCAACTGTCCAGCGATTCGAGTTGACCTCGAAATGATCGATGTAGCTACCCAGCACGCCCGTGGATTGATCGATCGTGATCTGGACCAGCAGGCTCAGACCGAATGTGTCTTCGTCCTTCTTGGGATAGGTCGGACGGGTTGCACCGTAAAGCTCCGAAGTGGGATCCACTTCTTGCGTTCCTTGATACACGGTAGGCGCGAGAACCCCCTCCACCAGTTCCAGCTCGAGGATCTCCAGGATGTTCGATTCATTGAAAACGTACTCCGACATCACGACCGACGGATTGGAGGCGTCCGTAAGGAACTTTTCCGGCAGTTCACGGTCCTTGTGAACCGAATTGATCAGACCCGTGTTCAGTCGGAAGCAGTGGAAGACAGGGTTTTCTTTGTCCTTGAGCACAACATCCACATAGGGCAGGCGCAGATTGACGTTCGTCAGGATCGTGCGGTTGTAGCGATCGTAGACCGGCTCCATGGGGTTGCTTTGATTCGTGGACGCAGCCTCGTCAGTCGTGACGGGAGTGGCTTGGTCTTGGGTGATTTGATCTTGGGTCATGGCTTAAGCCTCGTTGGGTTGGGTGGAAGAAGGGACAAGGTCCCAGGTAACAATGACGGGTTTGTTGTCCTCGTCACGGTAAGAGCGGATGCCAAAACTTACTTGGCCGGATGAAAATAAATCGCAGACTTTCTTGTTCAATGGTCGGAAATCTCCGATAAGTACGTCTCCTTCTAAATTGAAATTCTCCATCGTACCAGCAACATTGCGATCATCAATGGTGACCATACGGCAGATTCGATCATCGGTCGGTGGATGCATCTCGACAAATGCTTGCCCTCTTTCGATCATCCTACTTGCTTGCTCTGAGGTAATCTCCCCCAGAGAAGATTCTTTGGATTGATTGCGATAGTCCTTCATTGGTGGGAAGGATAGCTTACACCCAACAGATCTGTTTCCTTTGTCGTAGATAACTCCAGTGATGTTGACTAGAGGTGCTTCTTCAGGAGTAGAAGAAGGAGAAGTGACTCTGGCGAGTGGGATGTTGACAAACATAAAGTCAGGCACCTGGGGTAGGGGTTTAGCTACAAAATAGTCAGAACAAATAAAAAAGAACGGGGTTACCGTTCTTGGTGAGCCCCGTAGGGCTCATGGCTCAAGCCGACGGGACGTCGGTCGGAGCAGCAGTGGCAGGAGCGTCACCGCTCTTGCTTCCGAAGAACTTCCAGCAGGCGTAGGCGACGCCCACGGCCGAGGCAGCACCAGCAGCGAAGCTGCCGGCTGCGATCAGGAGGTTCTTGCGGATGCGTGCCGCCTCTTCAGCGGCAGCCTTCTCCTCGGCTTCGCGCGTCTTGCGCGTGGCTTCCTCATAGGCAGCGTTTGCTTGTTCTTCGTTGAAGGGAGGGGTGCCGTTGTTGGTTTCGTTGGTGGCTTGGGCGTTGGTTTCAGCTTGGGTCATGGTGTTGCTCCGGGAGTGTGGTAGGAAAAGAGAGAAGGGTGTTGAAGAGAGGAAGATGGGTGTCAGTTGTCTTCCATCAGCTCTCCGATCTCTTCAAGGGCGTCACGAGCGATGCCAGCGCCGACGGCGACGAGAAAGCATCCAATGAGAATACGAAACATCTTTGGCTCCTTACTTGTTGCCAGTGGTCAGGATCATCTGCACGCCTTTGGCGGCGATACTCAGGCCAATCACGACCCAAGCTGCTTGAACAGTGATGTCGAATGCTTTCATTTTTAAGCTCCTTGAGCGATGAGAACAGCGAAGAAGACGCCGACGGTCACTGCGCCGACCCATTTTTCCCACTGATCGACGAAGAGGTGGACGAGGAGAGACTTCATTTCAAATCCTTTTCTCAGGAGTGGTTTGGGAAATGTTGCTCGAATACACGATTTGTACTCGATTCACATTGGTTATATGTGACTGAAAATAATTGGAATGTGGATTTTAGTTAGTAAAAAGAAAAGGGGAGACGAGCCCCTTTTCTCTCTCACCAACGAGTCACTCGATTCACTTGGCACTCCAAGTGAGGTGGGTTCGAACAGCCTCCAGCATGAGGTCGTAAGACTTCACAAACGACTCCATATCCTCTCGTCCCGAATACAGCTTCGCAGCATCACGCAGAAGGTCCTCACGGATGCTGTCAAGTTCTTCGAGTTCCTTCTGGACGGACCAGCCGGGAAGGGCGTTGGCCTTGCGACCTACCCGCCGGTGGCAGATCAGATCGTGTAGACGGTCGACGCGATTGTGATAGTCGTTCACGATCGCGTCGTAGTCACTCAAGTACATCAGGGCCATCCAAATCAAATCCGACAGCGAATGAAGAGCGCGAAGGAGGAGGGAGAAGAAGTTCCAGGTCATGAGAGTTCCTTTACTCAGGAGTTTAGGTGGAGATTCACCAAAACAATATATGACCATAAAAAACTGCAGATTACTTACTCCTCCATCGCTTTTACGGCGATGGAGGAGTAAGGTTAGCTCCTTCAGTGTTTGAAGGCCAGAGAAACATCAAAGGCCGAGAACGGAGTTCCATTCTCCATTTTCTTCAGGATCCCTAATTCCTTGACGACTCTGCTGATTTCCGATAGACATCTTCCATCGAGCCCTGGAAAATCATCGTAAAGGCGAAACTCTTGCAGCAGAGCCCGAATCGTTTCCAGGCTTCTTTTCTTTTGACCTAACGCCGAAAGCCAATCAACGGCAGAAGGGTAGTCAGAAGACTTGGTGCTCTGATCCAAGATCGGGATCATTTTATTCACGAATTGGATCATCTTGTCGAAAGATAATGCCGCCCCAGTGTCCATTGCCATACTCCAGTAAAATAAAGACATTTAATACCGTATCGAATTAGTTCTTTATTTTCTCTACCTGGAGTCGACTGTGCAGCCATTGAACGAACTTGAGATTTATTTGGTTTTTCTTCTTCTGGTCTTAATTGGTGTGGCTTCGCTTGTCATCGGATTTTGCATTTGGTTCACCAACAAAAGCAGCTCTGGTCCATGGGAGCGCGTAAGCACCGGACGATCAAAGTAAGGTATCTGGCTCCCTTTGTGGGAGCCAGATACCTCTGGTTTATTTTTTGGCCATCACCACTTGGCGTAACTTGGAAGATCGCCCACGTCCATGTTCCAACCAAGCTGCTGGAACAGCTCCACGCCCATCAGACGGCAGGACTCCATGCCAGCCAACACAGGCTTGCGCATGGCTCGCTGAATGACCTCACGGGTCATTTCAGCAGACTCCAGATCGACCGCCAGTCGGCGACCCTCCAGAGACGGGCTGTTGTATTTGCCCGCAAACGAGATACCCGGCTCGATGACCCAGTCCCACGTGATGATCTGACGGATAATTCGGTTTCTAACACCTGCGACAAAACTGTCCTCAGTGAAAGACCGAATCGAAAACGCGGTGTTGATCTTGGGATTGAGCAAACTACTTTCAAGTGCCGGACCGAATTTCCCCTCACCTTTGACCTTGCCGATCATGGCCACAACCGGACGGCCTCTTTCATCCTTGATGGAGTCATAGTCCAATCGGATGCTGGCCCAATGTCCAGCCACCATAGATTCCTCAATGGTGAGGATGCGCTGGATATAGTCGTCTTCAGACTGACCGGGAAGGCGCTTCGGATGGCCCGCCTCTGCAAAGAGTCTGCCGTCTTCGATTCTTCGATTCAGGTGGGAGCTCTTAGCGAACAGCTCAGCAGTTTGATCGGCGGTGTACCAATGACCCGCAGAATTAAAGCAATTCAATCCCCCGATGGGAATCTCGAAATAACCGAACTCGTCCTTTTTGAGAATACCGGCTTTGTTTGCCGGTAGTGCCGTGCAAGAGAATAAGGTTTTCTGGGGCTTCGCAGCACCAAGTGGCCTTGTTATTACCATGTGATAAAGGTCCTTAAAAGAAAAGAGTCGAAGAGAGCGCAGTCTATAAAATAAAATCACAATACGCTACCTGCACGGGTTTACCGTGCAGGTAGCGTATGAACGGTGATTGGATTACTGTCTCAGAATCGTCTCAATGTCGCTAGAGCGCTCACTGGGCTTGACCAGGGCCGACACCACCCCTTGACGCATGTAGGCGCCTCCAAGCTTGCTGAAGGTGCCACTGGCCGAAGTCGAAACGTTACGAACCGGGACTGTCATCGCAGGCCGGCGGTAGACGTCATCAATGCTCTTGATCGCGTGACGATATTCGACTGATTGATCCTGGGCGTCTCGAGAGGTCAGAGAGACCAGAAACTCCGGAATTTCCCGGTTCAGACCAATCGCAGCACCGGCGTGCTTTTGAGCAGTGCTGAAGATTTCAGCCCGATCCAGATAGTTCATGAACCAAGGAGTTTTTCCTCGGGTAAAGAACGGAGTCTGAATGAAGTACACCAGGGTTGGCGTCTTCACGAGATCGGTCGACTCGTAAACCACAGAGCCAGGAGGGAAATCGAACTCGTAGTAATCTTCGTCATCCACCTTGATCTTCGTCGTGGTCGTTGGACGGATCCGCATCATGGCATCCACGATGCGTACAGCGTACTGATTCCCGACGATGATTGCATGGATACCAAGGATCAGGTTGGTCAAGCCGATTTGACCCAGCTTGTACTCCACATACCGGGTGGGTATGTGGATTTTGCAACCTTGCTTGGTGATCATCCGCGAGTCCTCCCCCAAAACCAGATCATCCAGAACTGCTTGCCGGTTTCTGACGTAGGAGGTGGATTGCATTTAGATGCTCACGAGTTCGACTTGATCCAGCAGGAAGTCCACGATGTAGGAAGCCTTGGAATACAGCGCCGCTTCCTTCACGTCCATGTTGGCACCTTGATTCTGACTCATGGCCTCGCTGATCCCGTCCAGAATCTGATCGCAGGCCGTATGTGGGAACAGGCAGTTGCAGATGATCACGTGTGCGACATCATTCACGTTCTCCACGGCCTTGAGCTTGAGGCTACCCGTGTAGGCACGCATGGCTTCGAGGAATGCCAGGTACGCAGGATTGTCCCGGTTGTTCACCGCATTCTCACCCAGGTGCTCATAGACCTTCTCGAAATTGTCCGTGACCAGCTTCAGGGATTGGCGTCGAGCCGAATCCACGAACAGGCGCAGACGATCATTCTCGAGTCGCAGCTTTTCACGCCCGACAAAAGAATCCCACATTGCCTGCAGTGCCGAGATGTTCTTCACGATGGCCGAAGCATAAACGTAGGGTCGCTCCTGCATTGCGTTGGCAATCAACACAGCGCGGGTGAGTCCTTGTTCTTCGAACTCGCGCAGAACAGCAGCATTGACCACGATGTCTTTGCCAGCTCGGCGAATGTGCACCGTCTTGGTTTCTTTTTGGACTTCGAACTCGTCGATGGCCAGCGCCAGCAGTCGTGCAGATTGTTGACGCAGAACGGTCAGATCCGACTTCCATTGACCCAGACTCACCGTGACGCCGTCAGGGATGTCGGCGGCCAGCGTGAACGACAGAGCGTACGTGAAGATGCACAGGTCGACTTGTTTCTTGCCGACTTCCGTGTTGTGGAAACCGATCCCACCTACGTCGGACTGGAACACGCCCTTCCAAGCACCTTCCAGGAACTCAGGAGTCAGACCATTCAGCCAGAGAGCGATCTCTTTGTTCCCGGCGCCGAACTGTCCGATTTGAGTCACGATCTCATAGATCGTGAGGTCCGGAGCCGACATCATCGGAAGAGCCTGTAGGCTGAACTTGTCCGATTGAACGCGCTTGATTTCCTCGAGCATGCCGGCGTCTTTGAGGAAATCCGGAATGTCGAACTCCACCACTTGAACATCCGAGTGCGGATTGACTTCGAGTTGACCCATGTCGGCCACGATCGCCGTGGCCAGTTCCATGATGAGTGGCTTGGCCACCGTTCGGGCGAACATGAAATGGTCCGACACTGCTTTGCCGATCTGGCTGGCCAGTGCTGCCATTTCCAGCTCAAACACCGGAGTTTCTCCGCGATCGCGTGCACCGAAGTTGTCCGTCATTCCCATCAGCAGGCCGTAGTCATAAATGACCGGCTCAGACTGAGGCAGCGCGGGACCAGGAATGGTGACGGCGTTCACCACGGCCGCCATCGGAGTAGACGGCTTCGCACGAGCGTAAAGACCAGAAGCCTCCAGATCGTCGGCGATCTCGACAGCGCATTTGGCAGCAGTTTCAAAAATCATGGCAGGTGCCTCTTAGGTTTTTGGTTTGTTTGGTGGGCTGAAGATCAGGACCGGCGCTTCTCGAGCAGCTTGCGATGCATCAGTGCGGCCACCAGTTGTGCGAGGTTCTTGCGATCAGCGTCACGACCGTTGATGGTCTCCGCCGTGGTGCCGTCTTGTGATTCTTCGAGGATTCGGGTTCCCAGAGTGATCAACGCACCAGAAACCAGCGCTGTTTGATTCGATTCGGTTTTGACCATGATCGTGGTAGGTAAAGAAATAAACTGAAAAAGAGAGGGATTAGGCTGATTTGGCCTAATCCCCTCCGAGGTGTTGGGTACCCTCATAAAGCCCGCTTGAGAGCTTTTCTGAGGATCAAGGACTCACTTCATGAGAAATACATCTCTGCGGCTCTCTTGGAGGTGAGTTGGCGCACCGTGGTGACCATACCGAGGATGTACGGCGAATTCACAATCCGAGCATCGAACGATTGAGCGCCGAAAATCAAATCAATTTCTTGACCGTCTTCGCTTCTGTAAACCCCATCCATTATCGCTCCGTGGACTGTCTTCATCTGGTTCGCAACCACACCCTTATCCCCGACACCGGCGGGGGTGTCGCTGGTGATGTAGAAGCGAATCGCCACGTTCTCAATCGGCATTGGCGTGCCTTGAATGCGGAAGCCTCCATCCACTTGTCCTGTGAATGCTGTGGTTTCCGATTGTTCGGCTTTTTTCTTGAGTCTCTCGTTGCTTTGCTTTGCCAGGATCTGAAGCGACTCATTCATATCCAACAGCTCGCCATGGTAGTAAACCTCGACGGCATCCACCACCCCATCTACCCGAGCCCTCGGGGTTCCAGTATCCAGGGCCTCAAGCGTTTCCAGTGTTTCGTCAGAGAACGCAGCCGAGTTTGCCGAGGCGTCGGACTGGATATAGCACAGCACCGTGTCAAAACTAACCGCTTGACCTTCTTCCAGAACGTTGGTGACTGTTTGATCGAACCGGACCACCTTGGTGATGGTGTGCGTCACCTTTGTCGACAACTTCTTTGCCAACTTAGGGGAGATGGTTGAGGAGTCTTCCAGCGTATCCGAAGACTCCATGATCACCGCACGACACACCAGGGAGTTCTTCATCACCACGCAATTCGGGCTGAAGATGTCTCGCTCGAAAAATCCTTCGTTGTAAGAGATGCAATCTCCGACTTGGAAAGTCGCACCTTCTTTTTGGAACGTGACGACATCGTGCGGAACCGTCATGCCAGAGGCCAGACCGAACCGTCTACCCAAGCGCAACCCAACGCGCTCACCGTCTTCGTACTCGATGATGATCCCCTTCGGATTTACCTTCAAGACCTTTCCAGGTTTTTTAGCCGTATAGGCAAAGGTATCCGTGGTACGATGAGCGATGACCGCTTCATAACCAGTTCTCATCACCGGTGCATGGTATCCAGCACAGGGAACGGTATGGCCTTGTTGGATTGAAATAAAATTTATTCGCTTTGGCTTTATGTTCATCTGGGACGCTAATCCAGACCGTCCAGCTTACGTTTAGCTGGACTGCTGCACCTTTCGATGCAGAACAGACTATATCTGCATCCAGAATCTCTTCTGGAGCCTCCTACTTCCCCACCGCTTGGTAGGTACGGGCTGACAAGGCCCTAGTCGTTGAACCTTCTTCCTTTACCGACTCATCGGTAAGTGGGAAGCTTGGATGCGCGATTTCCCAATCCTTGTGCTTTTTACCATACCCGTTTGGTTAGAACGGCCATGCGATCATTACGGACCGCACTTGGTACACAAGGCTCTAAGGGGGTCCCCGCAGTTCAAGAGGATTACCACGAGACGTTACCGTCAAGGGTGACCATATCGCACCTATTCAGTACGACTTAATCGTCACGGTCACACGCGGGTGCGAGTAGAGCCGACGTAGAAAGCATGGATCCCGGTGTCGATTTCTCAGTGCCTACTCGTTTCTCGGCATTTCCGCTGAGGTCTTCCAGCTTTGGATTCGCACTGGTATAGACATTGATAGCCACCATCGAGCTATCCACCGTCGCTTCAGAAATCAGATCCCGATCGTTCTTGTGGTAGCCTCGGGTCTTCTTCGTCATCGAGCGGATAGATCTACCACCCTCACCCGTGTAGGTAACAGCTTCGATTTCTTTCAGCGCTTGAATGGGATTCAGCTCGTCGCATTGCATCTTAGACGAATCTTCACTGATTCGCTTATCGATAGCAAACGGATGCATTTCTACGCGCTTGCCAGACTTCCCAATCTGAGCGTTGTGCGCACGAAGGCTGGCCACGATTTCGGTGTAGATGACACCAGCGAATCGTTCGTTCCCTCGAATGCGCATGAAGTCAGGATCGATTTCCTTCGGGTGGCTGTCGCTGAGGAGAAGTTCACATGCGCGCAGCAGGAGCCCTTCAAACTTCTGGGGCTCCTTCATCTTCTTCAGGATCTCAAGCGTGATGGGATCAACGAACATGTCGTTCATCAAACCCATCTCCCTCAGATAGCGAACGCCCAGCTTTGCCGATTCCAGCACATTCAGGTAGACTCCCCGCTGATCGAAAGAGTAGACCGAATAAAGCGTGAGGATCTTTTGGTAATCTCGGAACCCACCCAAAACCAGACAAGCAAACTTATCGTCTCTGGAGAAGACAAGGCGCTCATCTGCAAAGGTGAGGGCCCACTCGCCCAGATTCGCCGTCGTTCGTGTGCCCGTTTGCTCTCTTCGGTACTGAATGCCCAGAATGTTCAGCAGATTGCTCAGTCCCTTGTAATAAGACAGGATCAGACCCACCGGGATTTCTTTGCCGTAGATCTTCACCTCAGCAAAATCAATCGGAGCTTCATGTACCGGGATTCCGAGAAACTCCTCCAGACTCGTGAGTACCTTGACTGGTTGGTCCGGAAGGACTTCATGCACGGCACCATGCGAGTCAAGCATGAGGTACCCGCCATCTTCTCTGTAGGAGATGACCAAATTCCCCAAGGACCGTGCCGCGTTCGTCACAGCAGGATCCACTGCTTTGAGAACTTCTTCCTGGTCAAACATCAGCCTCCATTGAGGCGTGTCAATGAACCGATAATTCATGGACAGGCTGGTGTAGGCTCGAGGCGCCTTCAGCTCTGAATCAAAGCTGTCGCTCATCGACACACTGGTGATGAGCGGATTGCGTTTGGTCATCGCGTCATTCATGACACGATCAGCCAGCCATTCGCCAAAGTCGTGTTGTCGCTTGCGCGATCTGAGTACCTTGACTTTACCGAAATAGCTTGTCAGCAAAACTTCCTTCGGTGAAATTTTGCGAATCGGAAGATCGATACGCTGCTTTCTCAAGCGATACCGAGTTCCATTCGAAGTGAACGTGCCATCATCATTCAGAACAGGTCGTTTGAATTTCCAAGTGCTCGGGGCTCCTTCGATCGGAACGTACTTGACGCTGTGTACTTCGTAAGCGCCAAGGATGTTTTCGACCTTATCAACTTCGTAGGCGGTGATCGCACCACCTGCTCGTTGAGCGGCCATCACGCAGGCAACGGTGTGCTTGTTGAGCGTTTTCTTTTGATAATCCAGATCGAATGTCGTCAGACTGGATTTCAGCATCGACTCGTCGTGAACCGTGGGAGTCTTGATGATCTCCTGCACTTTGAGCTTAGTCAGCTCAGGATCCGACAAATCGATGCTTTGCTCAATGGTGCCGTCACCATAAGGGCTCGGTAAAGACTTGTATGACGTGGAGAGTTTCTTGAAGCGCGCCATCTCCTTGGCGGTCAGCAGACCATCTTCCGCCAGTCGTTGGCATCTGTCGATCGTGTTGGCTTCTATCTCCGACATTGGTGCCTGTAGGATCTCGGCAACACTCTCCGTTTGCTTGTTGTAATTTTTCGAGAGTATTTCGTTGAGCTGAGCCAAGTCGTGATCGATCTCTGCATCCTCAGCCTGGATCTTTGCAGCCACTTGTTCCGGCGTAAGACCAACGTCATCACCACCGTCAGCTTGCTGATCCTCTTTCTTGATTTCAGGTGCGCCTTTCTCGATTTGCCCGATGCGTGCATCATCGGCTTTATCGTCTTCGTCTTCGGTGTTGGCCGTGACCGTTCTCTCTTGCATGAGAGTCATCAGGAAACGAAGATAGCGCTTTTGAATCTGCTCCGGGGAAAGGCTGCTATCAGGCTTGGCAACTCCCGACTCCATCCCAGCCCATGGATCGTTTGCTTGAGGATTCCGGAAACTGTCCAGATAACCCAGGTTCAAGCAAACCCATTTACCCGTTTCTTGGTAGACGATGTTCACTTTCTTCAGGTGATTCTTGGGGATCTTCGCCAGAATGCTTGCCTGACGATTCGATGACAGCCACTTCCAGAATTCCAGCGACAAGAACGCATCTCGACCGATGAAGAACTTCAGATCGTTCTGCACGAAATTCTTCTCAGCACTTTCGTACTGAGAAACGCTGGGGATCAGCGTTGGCGTTCCAGCAAAGAGGAAATGCGCATGATGCGGCAACACCTCGCAGGCTTTAACGATTTCATCCACCGTGGTGGAGAAAGAGTTCAGCCACTTGTGATAAACGGTGAAAACATTCTTCACGTACCGATAGGTTTTCCCCAGCGGCGCGTAGTTAATCAGCAGCAGAGACTGGGTGTCGGATACCGCAGAAGCCAAAGTAGCCAAAGGTCTCACGCGTTTATTACTGGCGCGATAAGCCTTGATGATGTTGGTTTCCAACCCGGCACTGAATCTCGGATTACCTTCCAGACGACTGAGCTTCGTGACGTTCTGGAAGAGGATGGCGCGCTCAATCTTTCGGACGTAGATATCGTCAGGTCCTGGACCCATCTCGATTCCATCCGCAAGCTGATAGTGATAAACCGACGATTGCGGGAACTCCCAATCGTTGAGGGTTCTCAGCTTCGGGGTAACGACCTGAGAGAGTTCATGGGCTGCAAACTTGCGCAGCCAGATGTCAAAATTCATGCTCATTGGGAAACCTTTCGGGTCATGGCCATCAGGACATATTTCACAGTGTCGGTAGCGCAGTTGATCACAAACTGCCCATCAGCCCCGACGTAGAAACGTTTGTTATTCATTAAAGAATCCACATCCTCGATAGATTCTTCAGCCATTACGGAATTTGCCGAGGACATGTCCCCGTCAAAGTCCGCTTTCATTTTTGCCAGTCGTCCAGGGTGAGGAGCCAGCGAGCCGAACGTATCGCTGGTCGAAACTGGAAACTGGTATGCGGTGAATTCAGGAGGCTGTTCTTGCCACTGATCATCCAGCTCTTTTCTTACTTCCGTTTCAATGGTGGAGAAAAGATACGGCTTGGCTGGGAATGTAGAGCGATCCGAGTCAATCGGATACCGAGTCACGAAGAGCGGGTATTTCTCAGCTCTTCGGTACAAGGCGATGTAGAGAAGATCCGTGTAGGTGATGGGACTACAGTCTTCCGGATTTCTCCCTCGTGGCAGCTCGTCAATGCCACTGAGTAACTTGAAAGTCTTATCCGGACCCCGGTAGATCAAACCCAGGTAATAACTTCCCACCATGATGGGCTTGTTTCGAACCCCAGGGTTGGCGTAGTAGTTGATAACATCCGACAAACCAGGACGGGTCATCCAACGATCAAAATCCTTCGTCTCCACCATGGCTCTCTCAGAGCGCATCGTGTTGGGATTGCAAAGCAGCGCTGGACTCGTCTGCGACGTGAAGACCTTGGAGAGGAAGCCGTTCTTCAGATGGAAGATAGCAACTGGCTCAATTGCCTTTGCCAACTGGTAAATACCGATGCCGGCATGGTTGGCACGAACATTACCCTTGGCCCCCAACCTGGAGTTGTCCAACTTCAGCGATGTGATCACGTTTCGTGTGCCATAAGACAGAGCACGCGAAGCGTACTTGCCCATGAACATTCCGTTCTTACCGTCCAGAATGTTGAAAACGTATTCGTAAATCTCGTTCAGTGCCAATTGAAGCGAGAAGCGCTGAGTGTTGTAGGCGTTTGGCGTGTACTCCAGAGTCGTGGGGTCCACGGTATTCGAGATCGCCAGAACCTTCTTGTAGAGTTTGTTCACGTCATCCGAAGTAGCACGACCCGTGTCGTCAGTCTCCAGATCGCGGTAGCCGGCGGCGAAGACAAACAGACGATCCAACACCAATCGGTTTTTGTACTTCTCCAAGAAGTCAATCATTTCTGATCGCTGAACCGACTTGTTCCGCTCAAAGACGATGTCCTTCCAGTGGTCAATGAAGAACTGGTATCCGGTCTGACCCTCCAGCGCATTGCTTTTGAAAAAGTCCTTCTTCTCTTCGTCCCAAATGGCGTAATCGGACCCCCGGAGAATTCCGCCGTAGAGTCCTTTCAAAGCTACCAAACATGAATGAGCCTCAGGGTGAAGAACCCCAACCTTCATGTTGATCCAAGAATACTTCTTGAATCGCATGTCCGAGCCGACCAATCCAAAAATTTCTTGGGAGAACAAACCGTCTTTGTGAAAATTCTTTGTCATCCCATCGAAGTCATCCAAACTGGTGACAGGCTTGGTCACTTTGGCGATACGGTCTTCGATGATCAAAATCCCCAAGTTCAATGGGGTGAATTGTTTAAAACGCATGCGCTACTCCAGCAGAGATAAAAGACATTGACTGCGGCGCGGGCGCCACATGACATGACGGGCGATATCGCCCTTGGCTCACGAGCAGCCAATAAGAACCAAAAAGATTCTTTTACTGTGGACAGCCTAAGCCCACTACAGTAAAAGAATCTTCTCATCTTCAATTAATCAAATCAAAAATCATGAGTATTTTCACACGCTCCCCTAAGCATCAAGAAGCGACGCCGGACGATTTTGATTTCGATAAGGAGTTGGACAGCGATCCGTTTGAGTTTGATGCAGAGCCTCCTCCGGACGATCGAAGCCCTTCGATGAAGGTGCTCGACGGCATGATGACGGGCATTGAAAGCGGCCTGAAAGACTCGAACTTCTTGGAGAATCTCTTCAAGGATGTTCTGCCTTCTGGCTACGGTGAAACGTACGACATGGCTAAGAGCGTTTCCAGAAGCGCTCAAGTCCTCTACGGGGATGCCGTCAAGGAGGTCAAGCCCGCAATCAAAGAGTTCAAGAAGCTCACAACCCAGATCATCCCGGCCGAATCCAAGTACGTTCCCAAGTCCGTCAAAGACTTGATGAATAAATGGAAAAGCGAACCCAACGAAGAGGAATCGGTATATCGAGCCCCTTCCAAGGGGGAGATTCAAAACAATTTCATTGAATCTCAAATCGCTTCGGTGATGAAGGCCAACATTCAGCGAGATGAATGGGCCCGAGAAAGGGAAGAAGCCCAGAGCGATATCGAGAAAGGCATCCAGCAGAAGCGACACACGGACATGCTGACCCTGGTCAGCCAAATCCAGGTCGATACTTCCAAGATGGAGCAGTTGGGTAGAAACGTTTCTCTTGAGTTGCAAAAGAAGCAGCTTGAAGCAGCGTACCGTACTTTGTTTGCTGTTCAAGACTTGGTCAAGATTGGTGACTCTACGGGGAAGATGACACTGGACTCTTTCCCCAAGATCGTCAAGAACACGGGCCTTCCTGAATTCGTCAAACAAACCAACGTCGAATTCCTCAAAGAGTACAACAAACAAAAGATCGTCCAGACCATCGGGGACAATCTCTTCGGAGGAGCCAACGCTTTCATTGAGACCGCACTGAAAGATCTGAAAGAAAAGGCGACTCAAAAGGTTAATGGACTCGTCAGCGGATTCAAGGATGGTGTTCGTGACGCTGCCGACATGCACGAGCAGGCCAAGGACGCCGCCGCGATGGCTGAAGAAGCCGGCATGCCTTTGGATGGCAAGGTCGAAACGGCCAAAGCCGCAGGCAGCTTCGGCACCCAATGGCTGGGTAAGAAGGTTGGCAAAAGAATCAGAGAATACGCCGTCACTCGGGACCGTAAAGTCAATACCAAATCCGGCTGGCTCAATGACAAACTCAACGCCGGTTTGGACTACGGCTCCCAGAAAATCAACGCTGGTAGTGAATGGCTGATCAATAAACGCAACAACGCTGGTGCGGATCTGAGAAAGTTCAAAGAGGACGCTCAGAATGAATGGGACCCCACGATGATGGGGATGGTCAAGCAAGAGCTCGCTGATTTTATCCCAAGCTCTGGGGTAGACACCAGGGTCGCTGACCGCTCTACCGACAAGTTGGATATGCCTACTGCTGGCATGACCAAGAGAACTGAACGCTCGATCAATGAAATCATTCCAGGGTATCTGGCTCGAATTCTGAGAGAAGTCCAGATCTTTCGCACGGGCGATGAATCGATAGAGCTTACCGAAGTGGATCAGTCGACGGGGAAGCTCATTGACCGATCGGAAAAACTCAAGCGCCTTGCTGAAACCGTGGTGGGCGAGCGCGAGAAAAGAGGAAGCGATTACAAGTTCAAGGAGATGTTTGCCAAGATCGACCCTGAAGGCAAGCTTTCTGAGAAGGCCAAAGTGGCACTCAAAGAAAAATTGATGAATGGGTCGATCAACGATAAGCATTTCAATCGTGAAAACTACGCTGAGGAAGATCAGTATTGGGGAACCGATCACGAAACTCGCCAGGAAATCACCTCCCACATGTCGGGGCGTTTCGATGAGCTGGAGGGGGATCAAAAGAAACTTAATGAGGTTCAATCGGGATACTTCAAATTGCGGGAGGCCATCAAGGATCCCCGAAAAATCATGGAAGAGCTCAACAAGCTCGGACATGGTCGAGACCTGATTGATTTGGGACTTATGGATGAGCGGGGGCAGCTCGATCCTCAGAAAATCATCGACCTGACGATTCGTAAAACGGGAACGGCCGAACTGATGCAGTCCGCTCAGGAAAAGCAAAAGCCGACGCTCCCCAACGCTCGTCCTAGCACGAGTCATTTTGGCGATCAGCTTCGCCGAGATATTTCGGAGGTTGCTCCAATCGGAGATCTCAACGTTGGGCCGGGCTCCAGTGCGGATATCCCGACGGGTGCTGGTCCTGTACCGAATCAAGAACCGTCGGGAAATGCAGCAACCCTTCCCACCCAATGGAAGTTAGACTCGTTGCACGTTGGCAAACTCAGCATTGGTGAGCTAATCATTGACAAGATCAATGCGATTGCCGAGAAGGTTGGCTCAGCCGGATCTGATTTGCTGAGTCGCATCTCTTCGATCAGAATGCCTGGAAGTAGCGCGGATCAAAATGGCGACACGCGGACTCCCGGTCTTCGTGAAAACATTGCCACAGCGACGCAGTCGGTGACCTCGACGGTCGGCTCCCACATCGATAACTTGACTCAAAAGGTCAATGATGGATTCGACGCCTGGAGAACGGACGGTTTATTGGACAAGCAAAAGATCGTCGCGCTGATCAAAGACAAGGCAATGGAAGGACTGAAGACCGAAGAAGTCTTCAAGCTGATCCAAGCGTATATCAAAGAGAACAAATGGCACGATCCCCGAGCCTTTTACGAGTTGACGCAATTAGCCTCCAAGGGAGCAAAGGCGCGAGGCAAAGCAGGAGATCGAGCGGACCTGCCGAGTATCGATGGTGCGACTCGTCGTCAGTCTTGGGTGGAGGAGCAAAAAGCCAAACTCAGAAGGCAGCCGAAAGAAACCTCTGAGCATTCTGACCCAACCCCTCAAGAGACCCAAGAAATTCCCCAAGGACTTCAAGACCTACAGGCAAATAACGAGCCGAAGTCTCCACCTTCCGCACCCAAGGATTCTGAGCCGGATAAATTTGCCCCGTACAAGACCGATGGTCGATTTGATCTCCAGAAGATCCGCGATGCGGCAAGAGCTGCAAAAGAAAACGGCATCAATAAAGATGCTGGGGTCATCATGCAGGCTTATCGTCGGCATTTCCAGCAGGAGTTGATGGGTCCGAAACGCCCGGATAACCTCCCGACATCGACCGATTCGGTGAGTTCGATCACGGACGTACCAAATAACGTTCCGGAGACTGTTTCGGAACGAGTGGATTCAGCCCGTAATTTGGTCGAGAGTAAAGCCGAACAAGCCAAAGAGATCTCTAGCAAGATTGCTACATCGGTACAGGAAAGTCTGCAGACATTTGCGGCCGAAGTGGTTCGTGGTTTGAGTGATCCGGCAAGTGCGGCTGTCGCAGCTTCGGTTGTTTCAGCCCCCGCTCCGCTGCCCGCTTCGACTCCTTTGCCTAACCCACCGGCTTCAATTGTTTCAAGAGCTTCTCAGGTCGTTGATCAGGTTCAGCACGCGGCCGCCCAGAGCTACCAAGACGCAGTAAGTGGGGCAAGTAAGATTAAAGACCAAGCGATGCAAAGCTTGGCACCCACCCCAAGCCCTGCGGCTGAAGGTATGGTTCAGACTCAAACGGATGTCGCCGCTCCTCAGTCTTCAGTTACGGATGAGGGCACAGTCCGTCAGACCGAGGTCCCGAAATCGAAAACTCAAAAGGCAGCGGATTCTGCTGGTCAAGCTGTGCGGGCTGGCGTTGAGGCTGCTCAACGTTCTGGGAAAGCGGTTTCTAAAACCCTGACATCCCAGAAGACCCAAGATCAAGTGGAGAAAACCAAGAAGGAAATATCCTCCCTGGCTGGATCTTTGTTCAAGACTTTGTCCTCTGCTGCTAAGACGGCTACCGAGGCTGGTATTAAGGCTGCTCAAAAAGCATCGGAAGAACTCAGCAATCCGAAATCCGGCACTCGAGTGCTGATGGACTCTGTCAGCTCTTCAGTTTCGGAAGTTTCTTCGGATGTTCGTCGTTATGTCGAGTCTGACGAAACCAAGCAAAAGCTCAAGGACTTCCAAAGCACGACGAGAGAGGTCAGAGACAATGCGTTGGCTACGCTCGGAATGAGTTCTTCTGAATCCAATCGAACGTTTGCGGATCCGGTAGCCTCTCCGAGAGTGTCGAGCGTGGCGCAGCCTTCACAAACTGGGCCCGCTGGTCAAGCCGCGACAACTCGAACTGAACCCAAACAGCCTGCACGGTCAGGGAAATCCGAATCTATCGGTAGCCCTGGTGTTTTTTCGGAAGATGCGTCAAGCGCTGATCCGGCCCTGGTTGGTATTCAGAAGAAAGCGCTGGAGAAACTCACAGCTATCGAGAAGCTGCTGCAAAGTGGCAACAAGGGCGCTTCAAAGAAATCCTCTTGGATTGGAAATCTCCTTCGTCGCAAGAAGCCAGGAGCTGCACAAGAAGAGGAACAAGGTCCGGAATTCGAACCGACTCCTGGATCTCCCAAGAAGGGTTTGATTCGCCGTGGTTTAGGCATGGCTGGATCTACGGTCCTTGGCATCAATAAGGCTGCATGGTGGGCAACAAAGAAACAATTCCAAGGCATCGGCTGGTTGGGCAAGAAGGCTTTGGGATTGGGACCACGAGACGTTTATCTCCACGGGGAAGATGACGAACCTAAACTCACGTCTGACGGATTCAAGAAGAAACTCTACTACGATGCACAATCTGGAAAACCCCTGAGTTCCCACAAGGATATCAAGGGCGAGGTCAAAGATTTCAAGGGCAATGTCTTGCTCAAAGAGGACGAAATCCCCAGGCTGTACTATCAAGAGGGTGTGGTCAAAAAGCTTCTGAATGGCGCAACCGCCACCCTTGGGGCTCTGACCAAAGGAGTGGGTAAAGTCGTAGGGGCGATTGCAAAAGCCACCCCTGGAATGCTCATGTGGCAAACCAAGATGGTTGGTAAAGCCGTTAAACTGCCCTGGACGATTGCCAAAGGGGCCTACGGACTCTTGGATAAACCCAAAGACATTTACGTCAAGGGCTTACCCAATCCAGTATTGATCGCAGCCGTCATGAAGGCCGGAGGCTACATCAGCAAGGTAAGTCAGAAGCCAATTCTCAAACCGAGTCAAATCGACGGCGCGGTCATGGATTTGGAAGGCAATGAAATCTTAACGCACGACATGCTCCAGCAAGGTCTGGTGGATGAAAACGGAAAGAAGATCAAGACGCCTCTGCAGAAGCTGATGTCGCCACTCACGGCCGTGGGTAAAGCTTTGTGGAAAACCCACGTTGCAGCTTGGGGCGTGACCAAAAAGCTCACTGGGGCCATGTGGCGTGGAGGCAAGAAGGTTCTCTCCGCGATTGGTGGGGCTGCTGGACGTGTCGCTAAGGGTGGATGGGAAAAGATTTTTGGGGAAGGGCCTCTGCTGGGTCTGGGTATGTCCAGCCAGAAGACCAATGACATTCTGACTGACATCTACAACCTGATCGACACGAGGCTTCCTGGTGGTGCTCCGAAATCCAAGAACGACAAGGATGGTGACGGAGACCGTGATGGTTCCTGGCAAGACCAGCGCGCCAATGCGGCTGCTGAGGGAAAGAAATCTCTCAAAGACCGGATCAAGGGCGGTATTCAAAAGGTCAAAGACAAAGTCGACGACAAGAAGAAAAGCTTGTTTGAAGGCATTGGTGACATGCTTGCCGGGATCCGTGGAATCATGGACATGGGCAAGGGGGTGTTGGGTGCAATTAAAGGACTCAGTAAACTCACTGGGTTTACGAAGCTTCTTGGAATGGCTGCAAGGCTCGCAGGGTTTGGCGGTGTTGCCAGTGGCTTAATGGGAACCGGAGCGGCCGCTGCTGCTACTGGGGCTGTCGGAGCGGCGGGTACTGCAGCCGCTGGCGCTGCTGCCGCAGGTGCCGCCACGGCGGGTGCGGCAGCAGCCGGAGGAGCAGCTACCGTAGCTGGTGGTGCCGCAGCAGCAGGGGGTGGAAGCGCTCTGCTGGCGCTGCTGACGAACCCCGTCACGATTGCCGCAGTGGGTGTGGGTTTGGCCGCTTACGGTGGCTACAAACTCTACCAGCACTTCAAGTACCAACTCACGGTTCAAGACAAGATTCGTCTGGTTCAATACGGTCTCAACAAGGACGACAAGGATGGATACAAAGCCATCTTGTCGATGGAGAGATACCTTGAGCCTTTGGTTGGTTCTTCCGGTGACGGAGTGAAGATCGACGAATCGAAATTCCCATCGAAGGAAATCATGGGGTTGTTCGGTCTGGATCACACTGATCCCCAACAAGCTCAACATTTCTTCGACTGGTATCAGAGACGCTTCAAACCAGTGTACTTGATGACTGCCGGAGCGATGAAGCAAATCGCTGGTAGTTATTCGACGGATAAGATCTCTTCCCTGGACAAGGAGAAAATCCTTCAGTACATTGATCTGGCGAAGTTCCCAGATGGTCCGTACCATTTGGCGCTGAGTCCGTATCTGGATTACAAGTTCGGCATTTCTTCCGGTGGTCACGTCCAAGCGATCATCCGACAAGTCATGCAAGAGTTGGGTTTGGATAAGGTGAAGCGTAAGTCCGCGACACCACTAGAGCCTGTTAAGATCAACGCCGAAAGACCCGTAGATCCCAACCTGGCGCCTGACGGAAAACCCTCGAAGGAGTCTGCCGGAGAAACCGTTAAGACTGACGTGGCTTTTGCTGGATCCAAAATCACCGTAGAGGCGGCTGTTGCGAGTTACTCGGCCATCAAGCAAGAGGGGCACCTCGGAGCGCTTGACGCAGTTAAGTTCAAGGCGTATGGCTTGACAGAGCTGACGGCTGAAAAGGTACGAATTCTCAAGGAGTTGGAAGCGGCGATTTCGGAAGGTACTATTTCCAAAGCCGGAAGTTCCTCTTGGAATGGAAATCCTGAAGTGTTGGTGGAGAAGTTTGCCGGCTTGTTCGGCATCGTCGACACCTACTACACTGAGGGAGACGATTGGAAGAAGTGGTTCCAGAAGAGATTCCTTCCCATCTGGCTGAAGTTCCACAGCTTGTATGTCCAACACACTGGGAAGAATAATTACTCGGGGAACGTGTCGGATCTGAAACCAGATCAGCAGTACGACACCGCAAAGCAGTTGGCAGCCATGTCTGATTGCTGGGAAGTCACGGCTTCTCCGTTCCCGAATTATCGACTGAACACGGATCCGACCAGTACGAAAAACAACCTGACCTTCTTGGAAGAAATTGTCAAGAAAGTTAAGTTGATGGAGGATGCCAGAAAAGCAACGCCTCCTGCAGGGCCTAAGGATACCGCAGAAGCTTCCAGGGCAATCAAAGACAAGCTGGCAGGAACTACCGGAGCGAAGCAAAGAACGTTTGCTGAGATCAGTGCGGAGAGAACGCAAACCGCAGCCGCAGCATCTGACGGCGAGGCAAAGCCAACCTCTACGGGAGGTGGAGGTGGATCTGGACCCTCGACTCCTGGGGTATCCGGGGCTTCCGTTGGTACTCTGAATATGGCCGGTGGGGCGTTGTCTGATGGACGCAATGGCTTCTCCTCGATGGTGATGGGACCAAAGGTCATCATGGAGGGTATGAATCCCACGTTCGTGAAACTACTCAGCGGGGCAGCGGAAGAGTACAAGCAACTCACTGGGAAGAAGCTCAGAGTGAATGAAGCGACGCGCACACACGCTGAGCAAGTTCGCCTGAGACAACTCTACGGTAAGGGTGCGGCGGTACCGGGAGAAAGCTTACACGGCTTTGGGTTTGCTGTGGATGCTCACGGCCCTGACTTAACCGAAATGGATAAGCTGGGACTTCTCAAGAAGTACGGTTTGACCAGACCGGTGGGTGGGGAAGACTGGCATCTGGAGCCTGTTGGTATCCAGCTTGGGATCAGTAAGTACAAAGACCGGCCTGATCTGGCGGATGCAGCAATCGCGTCCGGCGTCGGAAGAGGTGGGGGTGGTTGGGGCTCTGTCCGTGGCACTCCTTTGGGGTCCAGAAACTTGGAAATGGCAACCAAGATTCTTCAGGCACCTGCTACACCCAACGTCACCACTAAGCCGGTCGATCCGTCAGCGGCATCGCCAAGCACAGCGGCAGCGGCTACTCCTGCGGCCCAAGCGGCCGGAGCTCCTGGACCCTCGAAGCCATCGAGCTTGATCTCTTCTCCTGGGGGATCTAGCGTTCCTGGCAGCGTGGGGGAAAAGGGAGCAGCCAAACCGATGGCTGCGCTGGCGCAAGTTGCTAAAACAGCTCCAGGCACTCCTTCGGCTCCGGCGAGTAAATCCAGGTTTGAAACGATTAACCTGGATGGCGCGGCTCCGGCTAGCAAAGCTGAAGGTGAGAAAAAGCCAGAGGCGATGTCCGGAGGATCTACTCCGTTGAAGTCCAAGGTCGAAACTGCTGGAAACGGTGGTGCAGCGCCTGGAGTTAAGCCGATCATGGCGATGTCTCCACCAGACACCAATCCAAACCCTGGAACACTTCCCCCTCTTAAGACCGGAAGTAAGCAAGAAGTGGCTTCCATGGTAGCTTCGGCTGCTAAGATGGTGGGTGCTCCTGTAGATTTGGCTGTTGCTACGGTGGCTGTCGAATCCGGCTTTGATCCAAAAGCAGGTGTCCAAGGTGTGACAGGGTTGGGACTGAACCAGTTCATGCCCGGTACTTGGGCCGAAACGGTGGAGAAGTACGGTAGCAAATACAAGGGAATGTCATTCAACGATCCCAAGGACGGTCCGGCTAACGCCTTGATGGGTGCCCACTACGTTAAGGATGCGGAAGCCAGAATCAAACAGATCGTCCCGAACCCGACGCCAACCGATATTCACCTGGGTCACTTCTTCGGACCGTACGGAGCTGAAAAGTTCCTGAAGAATCTGAAGACGAACGACACCCTCTCTGGGGCTCGGATTTTCCCTGGACCTTCCCAGAAGCCTGGTAACTCCAGTGTGTTCTTCAAGAAGAACGGGGAAACAAAAACGTTGAGAGAAATCTACAACGAATTTGGAGAGAAGCTCAAAACCAAGGCAGCAGCACACGGGGTAAACGTCGCGGCGGTGACTTCAAGCATTCCGTCGGCTCCTAAATCTGAGGGTAAGTCTTCAGGTTCTGAATCGGCGGGACCCGCGACAAGTAAGGAGTCGACGACTCCGACAAACGCCGCGCCGAGCGCGACTTCGGTACCGGCGATCGTTCCCAGAAAAGAGCCCTCAAAAGCGGCAGAGAAGGCTTCTAGCAGGCCGTGGAGAGATGCTGGAGCATCGTCGGTGGCGACCCTAGCTCCGACGGTCCCTGAGACGGCACAGACGGCATATACTCCTGCGGAGATTCCGCAACCCCCTAGGACTTCTAGCTCATCCGGGCCAGTAGAATCTAGTAAAGAGAGGGCTGACGGGTATCCGACCATGTCGTTCGGGGACGCGCCTCCCAGGGAAGATAGAAGGAAAAGGATTCCGGCACCCAACTCGTTCCCGGAATTTGGTTTCGGAAATGCTTCCTTTGAAGGTGGTAAAAACGCGCAAAGACCGGAGAATCCTCAGATTGCTTTGGCACAAGCTAGTCTTGAGCCGATCTCCAATCTGCTCAGAGACTCGGTAGAGACGGAAAAGAAAATCTTGCAAAAGGTTACCGAGTATATGAAGTATGTTCAAGACCGAGATAGTCGTGCTGAAAAACAAGCCCCGGCTACAGCAGCACAGCCTATCTCGGTTCCGGATGAGTCGGAGCAAAGAAAGCAAACGCCCCAAAGGGCGGCACCGCAGTTTGAAAATGGAGGACTGCCAAGTCAAACGGTCTATCGCGCTGCTGCACCCGTCAGCATGCGTCGGAATTACTGATTGACAACATAAGTGCAAGGGGCTCGCGCCCCTTGCACTTATTACGTTTTGTTGGTTCCTTGCATCAGTACACTGGCCATCGTTCCAGTTAGACCACCACCCAACCAAGAAGCCAAGTGCGAGGCTGAGAAGAAGCTGGAGAATTCAGCGCGCTTGAGCGAGAGCTGGCGAGTGAAGATCGGCCAACGATCCGTGACTTCCCGAAGAGCCAAACCGCCCAAGGTCATCATGTAATCTCCCTGGGAGTTTTCCCCGTCGAAAATACCAGACAACGGCATTGAACCAGCACCCTGTTGAATCGGCAAGGTCATGACCGAAGAAAGATCTTTGACGTCAATCGTGACTCGAATACCCATGGCTTGTTCTTGATCGTTGAAGCTGAGATTGTGAATCCCGCGCTCCACGGTTACGTTTTCAATCAGACAGAATCTGGAAATCACCCGACCACGATCAAACAAAGAACAATAGAACGGACTCTGATACGACTGCTTGCCGGTGGCAATCGGAAGCGTGCCGCAAAGAATCATTGCCAAAGGGACATAGATATCCATGAACCTAGAAATCGGATTGCCGTAGGGAGTCACCAAATCAATCGTGTACGATCCCTTGGGAAGATTGGCCTGGGAAGACATCCAGTTTTCCGGGATATCAACAAAGGCATTTCCCCCGAAGGCCATGATGCCTCCCAATTTGAGCATGTCCAGCCCACCAGAGATCACCGTGCCGACAGCCTGGAAAATCTCAGAGATGATGGGGACATCCATCACTTTGCCGTCAGCAAAAGACATTCTCTTTTCTCTGGCGGAGGAGCTGGCTGCGTTGAGTTGCTGGGCCAGACCATTCGGTGCAGACTGATTGGAGAACGATTCTTGTACCGACTTGTTGTAATTTACTCGGAAAGAAGCGTATTCACTACCATCCGAGGCATTGGCCATGAAGTATTCGATTACCTTCTCCATAGCGGATTGCTCTACCTCTGGAGCGTAATCCCCCTTGAGGACTTCTTCGGCCTGCTTCTGATCCATCCCAGAAACGTCTTTGATTCTCCGAATGTCTTTCTCCACCAAAGAGGAATCGCTCTTAGATAGCGTATCGGCGTCTTTGTATTTATCCCAATACTTCTCCAAGGAAAACGGAGAAGTTTCGGCCTTACCCGGCATCTGCAGACCGGTACTCGAATAAACCGTCTGACGTATAGCGTCGTAGAAACTTTGCTCTGTTCCAGTCCCCTCGATTCGTTTGACGAGCTCCCGACGATGCCTCGCTTCCAGTCGGGCATACCGATTGGCTACGGCGTAAACGTCTAGAACACCGTCTTTAGAAAACTCCGGAAAGATTGAAGAAAAGATCGAGGTTTGCTCAGATATCGGCGGCAGTGTCGTGTTCAGGAACTTATTGGCCATCGTCGAAGACATGTAGCTGATGATGCCCATGTTCACCCCGATCTGGTTCACCATGCTCGACACCGCGTTCCAGTACAGCGGCATCGCTGGCTTCAGATAGCAGAACTTCGAGGACGGCATCTTCAGGAAGAACCGAATCGCATTGCCGGCCTGCATGAAAATGATCGGAAGGATTGTCAGGGGGATGATCGCAACACGAATGATGTCCAAACCAAAGTTCAGGAACTTCGTAATGAATGAGTCATCGAAGCGTGCCGTTCGTGCCAAGCCCGCCAGAGAGTCGTTGTAGAACCCCGTGAAGAACTGAGTCAGGGAGTTAAATTGAGGCACTCCAAACTGGAAATGGACGATTTGATTATTGTCGTCAAACACTTCCGAATACATCTCTCCCATTCCCGTGGGTGCTCTTTGAAACTCCAGCGTGATGTCGGTGGCGCCGGGTAAAATCCCAGGGTTTGGAATGTCAGCATATGGCGTAAATTGAGGAGGGGGATTGATGCAAGCATTTCCCCCTAATGACGAATCTGAATACTTAAAGATCGCCGTGTTAAACGACCTGTTCTTGATGTCGACATCCGCCAAAGGACTAGGGGCATTGACCGTATTGGAGTTCGGCAATACTGCAAAGGAGTGACGAAGCCACTGGTTATCTCTCATGGCGACCGCGTCTTGATATCGGTCTACTTTATCGCGGAACATCTTCTCCGCTTCCATGAAGATTTGACCGTTAATATAGTCAGGCATTTGTGATCTCTGGGGTAAGGGGTTATTTGTCGAACCAAACCCAGTTAGTTAGAACGGGTAGTTCCATCTTCATTAATGACTAAGTTTCCAGCTTGCCACCCACCCGTAACGGGAGCGGCTACTGCTATTTGCATCAGTCTTTCCTGCTCAAGCCGCTCTACTTCTTTGAGCACTGCGGCTTGGCGCCAATCCCCGGCGCTGAGTGACGCTGCGTCTGTTTGCATCTGCTCAATCGGGGTGGGAACAACAACCGGATTTGCCGTTTGCAGAACCTCAGCGGTGCTTGGTGGCGGAATTTCCGACCGTTGTACCGATCCCGGATTGCTTATAGCTGCCTGGACTTGGGCGTCTATTGGATCGGTAGGAACCTGGTCGCCTGGGCTTAAGGCGTTTCGCACGCTCATTGCCCAAGACGGGGCCTTTTTGGGTCCGTTCTGGATAATCATCTTTGTCGTGAGATTAAAAAAAGAATCCAGATTGACCGCTTCAGATACCAGCTTCCCCGTCGTGATGGCTGATGCCAGATTTGGAACGTTTACCCCGCGAGACAGCGCCATAGCTTGTCGCGCCTGAGGAGATGCCGTGGCAGCAATTCTTGTTTTTATTGCTCCGGACTTCAAAGATTTGGCAAACTTGGGATCGAGCCCCGCTCGCATGGAATCTTGAAAAGAACCCCATTCATTTTTCAGTGCGTTCTTCTGGGCGACAAGCTGAGAAGGTAGAGACTTGATCTCTTTCTTGAGGGCTACTGCGTCTTTCTTGAAATTCTTAGCCATTTGAAGAGCTAAGTTGGGGTTGTACATCTTCACGTATGGGGCCGCCGAAGATCCCGCAATTTCCTTTAGAAGAGGAATATTGGTTTTTGCTACCAGAGAAGGGACCAAAGAGAGCGCAATCCCATTAACCAAAGGAGAACCAAAATTCGGAGAGTTAGCGATCGCGGTGAATACCCCACCCAAACCCTGAGCTGCTGCTTCTTTGACTAGCCCGACTCCCACCTTTCCTAAACCTGTAACATCCTTCAGTGCAATCGGAAGAGCTGAGCCAGTCAGCCCCTTTACCATGTCGGTAATGCCGGAGATCGTTCCAAGGTTGGCGTTTTGGATGACGGAGCTGACATTTCCTACGGTTGCCAGAACCGTGGATTTGAGGTCCATCCCTTTATTGAGCGCAGCCTTCAGTGGGGAAGTTGGCCCAAGCTTAGCAACCCCGGCGGAGAGAAATGGATTAGTGGCAACAAAAGTTGGGAGTCCGGGCGTTACGGCGGCGGTGGACGTCAGGGAGTAAATAGAGCTCCCTACAATTGGAATCTTGGTCTTGAGCGGAATAACCTTGAATGGATTGAGGTTACCGAAGGCCGATGCATTCAGGGCCTTGACGCCATTGATAACCTCAGTGCCTTGCTGTGTATAAACGTCCACCGCCGCCAACGTTTCATTGGCGCCGACGGAAAAAGTTGTTGGGCTTAATTCGTTTGACATGCTGGTTTGACTTGCCGGTAAGAGAATAGAATCAAAAAATAAGCACGTAAGCCACTGCGGTGTTACCCGCAGTGGCTTACTGTGTTGGTTCAGATCACAAAATCATCAGTCACGACGACGCGATCGTTGGTCGGCCCGCAGACCTTCGAAGTTCGGGATGATGTCGATTCGACCAGTCTTCACTCGTTCTTGCAGCGTGCTGCGAATCATGGCCCACATCTCGACAGGCCACTGGTACTGTGTTTCCACCGGCACCAGAGGACCGCCGTTTTCCACCGCGCGCATCTCATACGAGAAGATAGGCAGGTCGCCCTCGTACTGGTCCGTCAACCCCACCAGCTCACTGGCCCGCTTGGAGTTGGCGCAGATTTTCTGGAAGGATGCATCCCCCAGGATCTGGATGTAGCCGTCGACCTTGGTCGCCACCATTCCACGGAAGATGCGAACGGCGTTCTCGCCATGGATGTATCGCAGAGAGTCGCGACTGGGGCCGCTTCCCATCATCCAGGCACGCATGGCTGTGATGGACGCAAACTGCGTGCGGAAGCCAGCGTGCTCGAACGGCGAGTAGGCTTGCTGCCAGAGGAACTGACCGAGTTCGGTGCGGGCCGACGGGCCGATGTTCAGGTGGTTCTTGCCGTCGGTCTCGGGGGTGTAGACCTCTTCTTGGCGAGCAGCCAGGAAGCGCGCAATATAACGCTGACCTTGACCTTCCTGATAGGCCAGCAGGGCGTTCATCTGCACCCCTTCCTCCTGGACGCCAGCGTCTTGATCCAGGGCTTGTACCTCTGCCGGGGTTGGTTGGATGTAGACCTCCGTGATGTCCAGGGGGATGACTTCTTCGTTGGGGGTGTTCAGTTCTTCGCTCATGGAGTTTCTCCGTCTTTCGATTCTTGGGGGATGATTCCAATCTGACCTATTTTGATCAGATACCACAACGTCAGGTAACGATTGTTCTTCAAGATCACTCGGATCGTGCGATACACATCGTCGTCGCCTTCTTTCTCACGCTTCAGCAGCTTCGACCACCACGGATCTTTGATTTGACCTTCCAGACTCATTTCGTACTGCGCAGTCTGAACGATTTGTGCATTGCACTCAGTCACTGATCCGCTGAGGTATCGGCCAGCCCCCGGCTCGAAAGCCGTGAAGCACAGGGCTTTGGAAATTTTGTCGATCAAATGATCTTCATTGAACTCATCTGAGCCATGCATCCTGGCCCACATAAGGCTGAAGTATTCGATCTTCTTTGAGTCGTTGGTCATTGCGTTCATGACCGCTGTCCAGTTGTGGATCAGCAGCACTCCAGCAAAGTCCACCTCGTGCAACTCCAAGTAGTACCCCATTTCCTCCGCGTTACGGGGGGAGGGGTACAAGGAGCGCAATCGCTCAATTGCTTGGTCAATGGAAAGCATGGTCTAAGCCCAATGTTGTTGCCTATTATGGACTCAAACTCTATTTTTTCTTACTCTTCAAAGAAGGTATCCTCCTTGTCGGCGATGACGACTTCCCATTTCGCCTCATGCTTTTTATCCCCAGCCCACCAAAGCGTAATTTGGATGTCTACTTTAATGGGATTGAGAATACGGATACCTCGCCAGAAGGTACCCCATGACATTCGTGGGGCAAAGATCATCCCTGGAAGATTTCCTGCATTGAGTGTCTTGCCACCGCCCCGGCTGGCCACGTCGGCGTTGTAACGCCGAACGTAGACCATCAGCAGTGCGTGCCAACGATGCGGTTTGATGTTCAATCCCGCGTAAATGGACCTGAGCAAAGAAGCCAGAATCCCGCCTACTCCGAGTGTGTCGTTGACCCCACCGTCTGGGGATTCGAGCACGATATTCACGATCTCTCGTTTTGCCATTGTGTTACTCCGATACGTCGAATGACTGTGGTCTCCGCTAGACACACAGCTTAGCTCAATCTACAGAAGTTTTTGGTTGAACTTTCTCCAAGTTTTAGGTTAGTGGGACAATACCAAGAACATAATGTCTGACCTAAAAAACATGTATTAGGTATGAGAATGTCTTTTCTATCACGGAGTAGGTTGAAATGTCTAATGAAGAGCAAGCACAAGATCTTGACTTTACGCAAAACTTGCGTAAAAAGATAATCGCAAAGAAACTAGGGACTGAAGGGATTCCCACGAACGACGACGATATCGTTTTGGTGAGTAACCTTCTCAATGACATGGACCGAGCAACTCTCGGGCGCATGAAGATCAAGGTTGATGAAGGGGCCGGTAAGAACGCTGAACAAGCTCTGGCGATCATGAGTTCTCTTTTCGATCAAAAGGACATCAACTTTAAGAAGATGGGAATGAATACGAACGCTGTTCGAGAAGAGCTCCCTGTTTTGGAGATTGATGGCTCTGGAATTGTTATCGTTCCTGGAGAAATGGACAACGTGGCCAAACCCGAGACGTATGACGATTTCACCCAGCGCATGGGGATGAAGACGAAATAAATGATACATCTCCACCACGACGATTGTGCGTGGTGGAGATGTACTTATGCCGAAGGCACGGAATTCGGATGGATCATGCAGACCACATCCACTTCAATCCACTCCAGAAAAAAGTGAGGCATGAAGGCTTTTCGAATCTTCAGGTAAGGATCCTGCTTCTCGTCGGAAAACATCTTGACCTCCTGCGCCGTCATTGACCGACCCATGTTCATCTTTGGGATGTAGAGCTGAAGTTCGGTCAGCATGGGTTTTTGTCTGAACATGTACGAGTGCGCCTCCCACCATTTCAGTGGGTTGTAGCAAAGCCAGGTACCAAAGTTCGACCGGATCAACGAAGGCGTCAGGTCCTGAATCGACCAATTCACCAAACGAATCGAATAAAGTCCCCCGGTTACTGCCACGATTCGTTTGATGTACTCCTCTTCCATTTCTGGAGGGAGATGAAACCTTCCCATATTGACGATGATCTCAATCGATTCATGCAGGCGCTTTGTTGCCCCAGCCACAAGTCGCTCCGCGCACCAACTCCTCAAAAACAAAAAGGCTTTAGTCGCAGGAGAGTTCAGAAAAACCTTGATCGGATCAGCCTCAATTACCTTATCGATGAACGCCAGATCGATCCGGTCAGAGCCCACTTGAAAGGAGTCGTAATCTCGGGTGTAGTAGTCTGGCCGATTGGTGACTTCAAAGGCAAACTCTGGGCTCAGCGTGATCATCACTCCGGCGCGCAGATCCGCCAGGCATTCGATGTCGATGAGTATGGCACTCTCTTTGTATCGTTCACTCATTTTGGATTACCAACTAGAGTTAGAAGTACGTGGATTTTCTGACGCAGACAAATGTCCAGCATGTGCTTTGTTCCTCGGCTCTTCCCGTCCCAAAACACAAAGGCATGAGTCGAGTGATCAGCCATCTCTTGATTTCTCAAGTAGCCGGCTTTCTTACCGTGCTTGTCCCAGTCGGCTGGAAATTCCACCCAGTCTTTACCACTGGCTTTGGCCCACTCGACCAGCATTTTATCTGGACCTCTTGCAAGGCCGCTGATATAGACTACCCGGTCTTTCCACCTTTGATGGTAAAGATCCATTCTGGAACAAAAATGATCAAACTCTTCCCAATCCCTGGATCCCGAGATGACGCATCTTCTCGGGGCCTGTAAGAACAAAGGGTCTGACTTCTCTAATTTCATCGGCCTTGTTCGTTGAAGTTGTTTTGCAGGTGAGCGGCATTGAGCAACATGTACAGTGTTTGGGCTACCTTCACCCCGGAGCTGAACTTCTCGATGCTGTCCATGCTGACAGTACCCGTACGATCAATCGACGTATTGAACGCATTGAATCCACGCTCGTCACCACCTCGGTATTTCGTCTGCTCCACCAGAGATGCCTTCAGACCCATGGCGCGCAGAGTGGTCAGCTCCGGATAAGACAGCCGTGAGGATTTCGAATCGCCAGTCACTTGGTTGGTGTAGAGGTCAACCGAATCGGTGTCGTCTGATGCACTCATCTTCTTGGTCAAATGCTGAGACTGACGCCGCGTGATGGTGTGCATCACCATGTACTTCTGAGGCGTGAGATAGCCCCGCTTACCTTTGCTGGGAGGCATCCAAATGCGTTGGAAGAACTCATAGCCCAGACGACGCGCCTGTTCAATCCAGCGCTTCATGTCCAGATCTTGCCCGGTAAGGTTAGGACAAACGATCGGCAGGATATAACCGTCCTTGCATTTTTGCATCAGTTCTCGGAATTCGTCGTCGCTGAGTTTCTTGAAAAACTCCTCGTACATTTGACGATTTTTACTACCCGGAAGACACATTTCGGTTTCGTCCAGGATGAATTTCTCTACTTCTTTACGACTAGCCATGATTGATTCTCTATAAAGGAGCATAGGGGCCAGGAAGCCGAATGGCCTCCTGGCTTACCGGGATGGTTTACACCGCCTCAAGTTTCACCAAGGCAGGAATGACTTGATCCTTGAGATTGAACAACCACGTCGGGGCCGGATCTTTGTCGTTGAGATTCAGCCGCAGCTCGAAGAAGCTGTCGGGGTTGTTCAGAATTTGAGCAGCATGGATCAGACGCCCGCGGAAATCGCGATTGATACACATACGCTGGAATTCCGGCTGATAGATATCCACACCGTAGATATCGACAGCCTGACCCCACAGGCCGGCGTCTCCCCCGGCTTCCTGGATCTGCTGGCCGACCTGATCCACGTAGTTGGGTTCGTGAGCCTCACGCAGAGGCACTTGTCCGAGGTCGCGCTGCACCGCATTGGCCGAAGCCATGACGCTGTTCCACTGAGCGGGATCGATAGGGGTGATAGCTGGTTGCATGTTTTTGAAACTCGATTGGGTTTATCGCTTGCTCTTTTTAGCAATGATGGTTTTTTTGTCTGCGGCCAACCAGTACGGGTGGTAGCCGCGGCGAATGTTCAGCAGGTCTCTGGACGAGAGGAACGGAAGTTCTTGGTCCTCATATTCTTGGAAGGTCCACCATCCTCGTGTGTTGAGGAGGACGTCCCAGTCATATCCGCGAGTACGGATCTCGTCATAGAGCTGAGCCATTGGGACGAAGAGATCTTCCTCCCCGGCTTCGGAGTAGGTTTGCTGACAGATCTCGCTCGTCAAATTCATCGCGCGTGCAAGCTTGGGATCGGTGTCCAGCTTACCACGCACAGTGGTGCGCATCAGTTTGGTTTCAGGCAACAAATCCAGGAAGTAGGTCGTGTTGTTACCACCCATCCCGTAACGGTCGTTGGATTTGATGTATTCGAATTCGGTGAGTCCGCTCAGCACGCCTTCGCGCTGGGAAACCACCACCTTCACCATCTTACCAGACGGACCATTCTTGTTGCGTACCGACTGCAGGGTGACCAAATTCAGGTCAGAATTTCCCGGCTCATTGTCGATACTCTCCTTGGGGTATTCTGCTCCTTTGGTGCCGTCATGCTTCATCACCATGGAGTTCAGACACATCCAGAAGATCGTCGTCATGTACAACCAGTCGTTGGTGACGCCCTTGATCTTGTCTTGCTGAGAGAGAAACTGCATCTGCTTGGACGGATGCATGGCCCCATCCATGGGGATGTTCTGTCCGACGTGCGCCGACATGAAGAGATTGCAACCCGACTCTGCCAGACGTTTTGGTACGTCCGTCAAAAAGTGAGCCTTGGTCAGGCCCTGTTGCATGTACATGGTCAGCACTTTTTTGCTGCCCAGGCTCTCGTCGAGTTTTTCGGTAGTGGCGTCGGCCTCAAACTTGGTGAAAGAGTCGATCAACACGGATGTCGGAACAATCGTCCGGATCGGCTCGTTCGTTGTCGGATGCAGGAACGGCGACGTCAGCATCAGTTTTGAGCGATCCTTGACCTTGCTATCCATGAAGGTCTTGAACCAGTCGTACCACTCATTGGCCGAGTAGTTGGTTCGATCGGAAACGATCAGAGACTCTTCATCAAACAAATCCCGACCCCTCAAACCAGGGAATCGGTTAGCCAACTGATGCAGTCGATCAGCCTGCTTGTTGAGTTCGGTATCGTAAATGATACCTTGGGTTCGATATCGTTCCATCGAACTGAGTAGCATGAACTCCATTAGCAAGGACTTATAGGTGTTGGGTTTACCAGCCACCCCACCCATCAGGCCGATACCGCCGTTGAGATAGGACTCACCATGTAGTCCAGTCTTGAACTTACCGCTAGGAACATCCAGGCACGCGCCGACGTTGTAGCTGATCTTGGTTCGAGGTATCGTCTTAACGCCGCCCATATTCACTCGCATAACGGTCATTTCAAATCCTTTTCTCGCATGATCATGGTTGACACTAGACAGCCTTTGTAGATTGTCTTACAGAGTATCAGTCTTGCAGGTTAATAAAAATCCCCATCTTTTCAGAGCAAAACTCCATGACTTGAGGGTGTTTAGTACACATTCATTTGTTTTTATTCTGGGAAACCCCATGACTCAAACCGTACAAGTCAGTTTGGAATCGATTCAAGCTGAAGCTCAAGCACTTCAGCTCCAACTCAGCCAGGAGGCAATCAACTTTGCCGCGATTCCGGCACAATTCAAAGCGCTGGTACTCAAGATCCGAGACTACTTCAGTGTGTCCAAAGATCTCTCGGCGATCGTGGGAATCCATGCAATCTCCAAAGATCAGTCGAAGTTCATGAAGGTCGCCAACAGCGTTCCCTTCACGACCCTGGCTGACATGCCTGCTTTCTGCCCTGAAGGTTTGGGAGTTTCCTATCTGAAGTACCTGGAAATTCTGCTGCCGGTGACCGAGCACTGCAAGAAGATTCAATCGGAAACGCTCGATCCTTACGCCTCTTACCTGGGGAGATTCCTGTCCGACAAAGCGTTCTCGACGGACATCCATACGGACAAGAAAAAGATCGACGCAATCAACAAGGTTCGCGAAGACGCCTACGGTCGAATGGGTAAGTGCTTTGTCCGAAACTCCATTGTCTCGAAGACCAAGATTTCCAAAGTGATCGACCGAAACTCGGATTGGCCTGCCGTTCTGAGCAAGCTCAATCTGTGCATCGGGAACATCGAAACGGTCAAGGTTGACCAGATCAAATCCAGCGTGAAAACATGCACCGATCTGATCGATGCGATCATCGAATCTTTCGGCAAGGGAGCGGATCGAAAGGCCAGTGTCGAAGCTTCCGAGCGTCTGTCGAACTACGCTTATGCAGTGGCGAAAGAACTCGAGCTTTATTCAACCACGTATTTCCGAGTGCTCGCCATGAAGGGCACGATTGAGCACACGCTGAAATCTGTGGAAGAAAGTCTGGGCTAACAGACCTACACTGAGTCGCAATGGGAGATGCCCATTGCGACTCAGTGTTTGATGTGTGTGGCGTATTACAGTCCTTCTTTTTCGATTCCAAGGGCTTCGAAAAACTCCCGGCAAACCTCGGCAGGCTCTGCATACAGGATCGATTTTGGAATTCCGTTGACGATTCGCTCCACGTCTTGACGGATTTCCTCCGGGTCGGTAGAGTGGAAAGAAGTATCAGGTTGGGTAGGGGTGGCCTCTTGGTGCTTCCACACCACGGGGCTTGCAGCGACTGCGGCCTTAAGCGACTTCAATCCATTGGGGTCTTGAGTTGCCAGCTTCAAAACTGAATTCAGTCGACTCAAAACTTCATCGTCCAAGCTCTTCTCACCCGGCTTGACGCTGGCCAAAAAAGAAGTAAGCAACGCACGCCGACGAGCGGGCTGGGGTTGTATTCTCAGAAGGAACAGCGCGAGCGGATTGCTGGTGAATGTGAGGATGCTCATATGTTTAAACGCCTTAGGAAACAAAATAAAAGCTACTGAACGAAATAATCCATCAAGCCGCCCACAAGGGGAGGCTGGATGGAAGTGTCAGTTCAAGTAACCATTGTAGACGGGTCCTGACAAATATTCCGTCTCAATGGATGGGATTACAGTGCTTCGGATTTTGTCTTCAGATACTTCGTGTTGGCGTAATAGGTGCACTGGATCAAATTACCACTGTCGGCCATGACAATCACAGCAAAGCGAAAACACAGATCAGACTCCAACCAAGTGACGATGTGGATCTTCGGATTTTGTTCTCCTAATTTCTTCAAGCTCCCGCGATCAGGAATGTCCAAATCGATGTAGAGTTTTATTTCCTCCGGCTCGTTTAAACCCGCTACGTTCGCTTTAAATAACGCTTCCGTAGGTCCGGATGCAAATGATCCATTCAGGCTCCTTATGCCCTGTTTTGGTTCGTTATAGATGCGATCCGTGATGTCTGTGAAGGCCAGTTTGAGACCAGCTCCCGCATCTGGGTACGACCCAGGAAGCAATACCCTCAATGATTGCCTGAGTATGGCGCAGAGATGTGTTGAGACATCGAACATTCTCATCGAAAGCTTCACTGGCTGAATTTCTTGAGTCAGTGGGGTCTTGTCGATGAAACAAATGTCGCTCAACCAGTCTCGAGCAACGGCCATGCAATCCGATCCGAACTTTGAAACATACTGCCGGATCGAGGCTTTCCCTGTTTTCCGGTACAACACTCGGGTATCAACTCGCATGACGCTGAATTTCCCAGTGCTGACTTGCTTCTGATAATTCAGGATCGTCTCAAAGAGTTCGTCCGGTTCTTTCAACTCCACGTAGGCATAGGCACAGTCCACCTCTCTCTTGCCATACGCCGGGTCTTTCTTCTTGGCATTTTCCTTGTCCTTGTCTTTCTTGGCAGACGGGGGAGGCGTGACCAGGAGGTGGTGACCAGGAGCAAAGTAATGCTCCGTGGGCATGAAGACGATCTCGTTGAGGGTGAACAGTGCGGGCTTATCTCCCGCGACCTTCCAGTAGCCTTGAGCAGGACTCAAGTCGAACTGTTGCTTACTCTGACCCTTCTGGTTCGTGAAGACACCCAACGTAGCCAGTGTGTCTGCAGCCTCATTACCGAGGTGTCCGTCGTGAGAGCGAATCCACGTCAGACTAACTGGGATCTCGTTGTCCTTGTATTTCTGAAGGTAGCCATCCAACACTTCCCAGCTTTGCCGATTGGCAACAGGATTCCCGTCGGCCCGCTTCCAATCGCGACTCCTCCACTTGCTGATCCAACCATTGGCAGCTTCGACCAGTTGTTTGGAATCAGAGTAGATCTTGATGGATTTGAGATTCTTGTCTTGGGAATACTGCAGGGCCGAGATTGCCGCTTGTATTTCTGCAACGTTGTTGGTGCTCAGCCCGTCAATGGTTCCCCAGCCGTCAACGTAGTTGACAATCTCCAAAGGCTCCAGAGTCTTGGGTTTGTTTTCAGCCGTCTTGTCGTAGTACCCGTCTGCATTGAACCCCCATTTCGGAAGTCCCGTTCCTTTTGGATTGGTCGTCTTCCGGTAATGGTATCCATGCACACCCCACCCAGCAAAACCGGGATTACTCGGGCGACAACCACCGTCTGTGTAATAGACCGCCTCTAAGGGGGAAGCTTCTACTTCTTTAGAGGCACTCTTTTTCTTTGCCATTTTGGCTCCATTCAACATAAGACTACGTTAGACCAGATCATGGTCTAACGTAGTAAATTTAGGCATGACTTCAACGACACCCGGCCCGTACGAGCTTTTGTTGTTCGGCCAGGGCTTCGTTGAGTTGTCGTGTGTAATCGACGAGTATTCGAATGACCTGAGCGTCTTGCTCTCTCTGCCCTCTAATGGACCTCAGTCTCTCCGTTGGAGGAAGGGGTACTTCCACCAAGTTTACCTCAGAAAGACAATCAGTCACTTTGCCTTTCTCGGCTGCGTTCATAGGCGGAGCCTGAATCGTAGTCGTGTTGTGGATGTTGTAAACCCGATTATCCGGAACGAAGTCGTTGGTCGAGCAACCGTACAAGAGCGCGCTCAGGGCGATCAGTTTGAGTAGCTTCTTCATGATGTATGTTTGAGCAAATCTGCTTTAGTTCTTGGATGGACGGTATTGATCGAGGGTTTTGATGACCTCGTCCACAATTTTTGGATCCGGCTCCGGAGCGGGTTCGGTTTTTGGTTGTTTTCTCTTTGGTCTAACATCCCTGCGAGTATCAGGGATCGCGACCGGTTTCGGAGGACCATCCGGAACTGGAGGAGTGCAGACCTCCGGGGCTGAAGAAGCAGAGGCCACAGCCGGAGGCGTTGGAGTAGCACGGGCTTTGGCTGAAAGCTCTTCGATTTTCTTTTGCTGCTCTTTACTTAGGCTATGATATTTCTCAGCCAAATAAATTCCCCCGCCAGAAATCAGCAATCCAAGAACGATGACGACGCTTCGCAAGAAATGGACCTCCGGTTTTTTCTGTTTGGTTTTCTTACCGCGATTGATGTCACGGAAGATTTCTTTGAGATAGGGATAAAGACCCTTGCCGATTGTGATGAGTGTACCTATTGAAATCATGGGGTGTAAAACTCCTAAGTTAGATTGAGGTTTTTAGTGCTTTGTAATTCAAGTATAACAAAAATCAAAGATGATTTTCACTGGTGTCTAGTCTTTATTGGTCAACTGGTGAAAATCCTATAGCTAAGGCATGATCCTGAAGATTCGGATCGGCTTTATACCTGATCATTTCACATCACTTCGGAAACAAGACTATGTACCAGTTCAAAGGATTTTGCTCTATCCCCAGCTTGCGCGACAACGCCGACGGGAAAATTGCAGTGATTGGGGAGCTGAGCACTCAGGCAAAGACCTATGCTCGAGACTGCAAAACGCATCCCGGAACCGCGGTGACGCTGGTGGAGTTCTCCAGCAAGATCAATGATGTCTCGGTGACTCCCCCGAGTCCACAGGTGACCAGAGCTGTCAGCATTCTGGATTGGATCCAAGAAAGACAAGCCACTTCGACGCAGCCTGAAACCCGACAGGTTTTCAAATCGCTTCTGGCGGCACAATTCGGCGACAAGATCACCAGCATCGAGATTGGAGACATGGTCAACCTCCCGACTGGTGCGTCTTACCCGACTTGGGTGACCTGGAAGGATCTGAGCTATACTCAGGATGACAACTCGTTCCTGATCTGGTTCAGTGATGACTCTTTTCGTCAACTCTACGATGAGTACGAGATTGTGGTGGTTCCTCCACTGACGCCGATCGATAGTTTCTTTTCCGGATTCAGTGCCGTCAAAGCGGCGATCGAGGCAAAGAACCCCCAAGACTATTTGATGGGTCTCCAGGACGCAAAGGGTATCTACCCAGAAACTTCGATCGCCGCTGAAAACTACCCATACATCAATCCGACGAATACCGCTCAGACGATCAACACAACGTGGGGGTTCTTGATTTACGGTATCAAGGGCAATGATCTGGATCTGATCAAGAAAGCGATCATTGCTTACCTGGTTAAGAATTCGGCGAAACCAATTGATCAATGGAAGCAAATTTTCCCGGATCTGTTTCGGGAGACTGAGTTTGTTTTTTTCCCGAAGTGGGCCAACATTGCCCTTCCTGAGATCAGTGGGATCCAATCTGGGATCAATTCCCCTATTCTGAGTCTGCGTAAAGAAATCGCATACGCCAAGAAAGTGTGGGGTGTTGAATACGGAGACACGCACATCGAACAAAATCTTCAGGCGTTCTCCCACCCGTATCGCTCTTTGCAGATTCTGAGCTTGGGTAGCCCGAACAACAAACTGGCCAAGTGTTTGATCAGCGACTGGTTCCCAGACATGATCAGCGTGAGTTCGTTGAGTTTGGATCACAACCGCATGCAAGACAAGACGAAGGCGTTCATGACGCATTTGGCCAATATGCTCTACATCGCCAGCACGATGACCAACTACAACGACCTGGGGACGACTTACAAAAGAACGGTTCGCTCAGGCATCACCTTTGTCACCGTCAGCTACCAGGGTATTCGATTCCTGGTGAGTTCCCTGGCCACGACTCCGGAGGCTTAAAACGTGGAAGCAAACTTCTACCCACGAGTGGGGATGTCGGGGAGCTTCAAGGTAAACTCCCCCTTTGACACCGTTGTGTCTAACCAGGTCGTCTATCAGGTACTGGCCATCGAAAACATCCAAGGCATGGTTAGCCGAGGATACGATGTGTACGAAGAGATCTACGAGCCTCTGGGTGTCGATAAAGCACTCTACGAGCAAGATCTCGAAGAAGACACAGTTATACTCACGCTAAAGGATTCTCTGGGAAACAATGTGCTGTGCCCAAACAGCTACATCCTAGAGCTTCCAGATGCAGACGGGATCATCTATGGTTTGTTCGCTTTAGCCATTAGTTTGGAGGCCATCCCTCTCAGCATGGATCTCACGCCACTCAAAGAGGAAATCACCGAAATAGTGAAATCCAAAATGGGTGTACATTCGACTGTGACTGAAATGGAGTATGCAGAGAACGTGCTTCTCACGCACGAGCAACACACTCTGATTGAAGCGAAGAGACGAGCAAATCTATCTAAGAGTTCGAGTCTGCTTCAGACCAATCGGGACTTAACGACGGAAAACGAAAGGCTCAGAACTCAGATGAAAGCGCTGGAGGACTACATCTTGAAAAAGCTACCTCCAGCTCTGCCGCCCGCATAATTCCTCTATATCTGACTAAAGCTGTCCGATGGGGCTAGCTTTAGTCAGATATGCTTTTATCTCAGATGGTTTGAGGCGACAGCCGAGCATTAATAATCATTTTTGGAGTCCCAAATGGAAGAAGTTTCTATCTATTTACCCTTTGATCCGACAGGTACGGCGTCGAGCAATTTGATCGAAAAAGAAGAAGTTCAAATCTATTCGATGGGTCAACGCCTGGGCATGCTGAAGTGGGGTACCTTCTTTGTCAAGTCCTTGAAGTTGTGGACGGAAACCGCTGAAGGAGTAAGGACGTATCTCCTGCCTAGCCAGTTCACCATCGGGGGAATGGATGTTGATCTGACCGATTACCTCGAACAAGAAGTCTGCAATGTTTTTCTGGTGTCGGACTCTGGCTTGCCGTACAAGTTGTTTGCGCGCTACCAAGCGGTAGGTGGGCCAGAAAGACCGAACGTCGAAAAGACCCTGGAGGAATACGCTCGGGCAACAGCCAGTGCGGGTCAGGTAGATTACGCAACGCTGAATCACCCGGTGGAGTATGTCCCTAAAGCACATACTCATCACGTCTCGACAGTCCTCATCGATTCGACGCTGCTTGACTGCTTGAAAAGAATTGCCGATGCGATTGGCATCGACAAATCAAACGAACACCTGGAAATTTTCAACTCGATCAATTTCAAAGAATCGAGTTTTCACACCTTGATGAGCAGTCGGAGTTCTTTCCGAGAAGCGCAGATCACGGCAATCACGGATGAAGTAAATCGGAGACTGGCGTTCATCAATGCTGGGATCTCAAAGACAAAAGAGCTGACCGCTCAAGTTCTCAAAAGAACCAGAGAACAGGTAGCGTACTTGAATCAGCGAGAAATCAACTACGCCAATGCACTGTACTGCTGCACCGGCATTGAACTCGCGCGGTATCGAAAAACAATTTCACCGACCCCGGTTGTGACTCCTTTCTTTTTGACTGACCTCGAACTTTTTCTGGACTTTACCAACGAAAAGACATGCATTCCAGTAGGGACCGGCCTATCGGTTCGAGATCAAAGTCCAAAGGGTCGAGAGTTTTTCTCCCCTGTTGCCAAATACGAGATCAACCCGTATGTTCGAGCCAACTCCGTTGAACTCACCGGAGGGTATTTGGGTCTGAGTAAAGGGGAGGATGTTATTCTGGGTGAGGAATACACTCTGATCTGCGTCTGCAGTCGTGACGAAAGATACAACCCGGAAAAACTCACTGTCCTGAGAGGCCCTGAATCCCGGGTGGATCTGGATGTGGATCACCGGATTGGAATGGAGTTGAAAGAAACCAAGACTGGGTGGGTTGACTGGGTCAACTACACCAATAACGCCGACAACTTGCCAGTCCATGTGAACGTGGTGGCAGTTAACAGCGCATTGGGTGGTTATGCTCGATGCAACTACGGTGAGAATCTGAATCAAGCTGAAAACGGGTTGGTTCACACGGCTAAATTGGAAGCTAAGAGTCACCGCTTTAATTCAATAGGTGATCCTCAGACCACCCAGTCCGGGAGGTTGCTGATGATCCTGGCGTATTCTCGTCGTCTGTCTCTGTACGAGATGGATTTGGTGATGCAGTACGTTCAGCAAAAATGCGGTGTCCGTGTCTATGAGAACGCCAATCCAGACTTTGATGCCAGACTGAGCCAGTTTGAAACCGAATACGAGCTAGATCCAAGAGGTGTGAAGGATAACAGCATCGCTTCTCTCAGAAAAGAAACTCTGAAGTATCTAACGGATCCAAAACAAAAAGGCTGGATCACTCCAAACGTTCAAGTGATCAATTCTTACGTGAGTAAGAACGGAAATCTGCTGGTAGTCAATGCCGCCGCTAATCCGGACAAGAATTTCTGGAAGGCCACGCTCAAGCTGGTTCCTGGGACCAGTTATTTATTGGAGTCGGCTCTGTATTTTAAAGCAGATGCTGCACCCGATTTGGTTGTCTTGATGAATGGGAAAAGAATCAGCCCGGAATACTCCATCAAGGCAGGAGAAACAAACAAAGTGCTGATGTACGCCTTCAAAGCGAATAGCAGTACGGTAGTGTTGGAATTGAGATGCTTAAATTCCAGCTCATTCGGCTGCGACTATATCCGCGTCATGCGTGAAGCCGACGCTGAAATCTTCCACTACCCGAAATCTTGAAATAAACCACTGGAGAAATCATGAATCCGTTAAAGCCTTATCGCTACTTGCTCGACACTTCCGGTAAAAATCAAAACAACCGTGTCGAAGGAGAATTCCACGACCTGGAATCCCGCAAATATCGATCGGTTACACCTAAGTACGGTTTGTTCTTTTCAAAATCTGTATCTATGATGGATGCGGTGACTCAGAAAGAACTCACCAAGGACGTTGACTACGTTTGTATCGACACGGTTGCCATTCCTTCGATGCTTTGCGAGCAAGACGTTTGCTCCACGATCGTGGTGATCAATCCTCGGGTTAATTCTCGGGTGATTTTGAGTTACCAGTGTTTGGGAGATGGCTACGAGCACAACTATGCCTTCATTCAGACGCTGCTGAATGAACTGCTGCAGGACGATCGGCCGATCAGTTGGGAGAACATCGCCAATCCCCCAAGCGAGGTGGATCCGGTCACGCATTACCAGACCCAAGACAACACCATCGGTTACGAATTTCTTTGCGCCTCCTTGGAGATGCTTCGAAAGTCAATTCTGATGGGCGATCAAGTCAGCCACAACGCTCTGTATCGGTACATCGATCAACGCTTCTCTGAATTGACGGCGATGGTCGATACCGAACAAAGCGATCTGTCTCAGGTGGCTCTTGTTCGTGCAACCAACGCACTAAGAGCCACCGAGCAGGCCATGCTGAAGTTGGTCCAGGCGCATCAGTCTTCAGGTGACGGTATTGAAGAGCTGCAGAAACTTCAGTACATGCTTGAAGCGATCTCGGCACGCGACACCAATGCGGAGAAAGATGCCAAGCAACTGCTGAGCGGCTACACGACTGTCTTGGCTCAGTCTTCAGCATTCATCACGACCCCAGCCCAAGGCTCTCCCTATCAAACGCTTCAGTTTGGGAAAGACCAAGTTGTCAGCGTCGACAACTATGACGCGTACGTTGTCACAAACAACGGGCAGTCGATGTTCTTGACGCGGACCCAGTTTGAAACAGCAGGGATTCACGACTTCGCCTTCGTCGCACGTCTTCAACTCATCAAATCTCCGGTGGGTGGGTATGCTGGAGTCAGGCTGGGATTCATGCTGGTGGATTCCCGAGTAGACGGGCAAGGAAGCTACTGCTCTGATGCGTTCGTAACGGTATCGCCTTTGGTCCTGGGAGTTGCCAGTCGGGCCCCTCAAGAGGTTTACGCTACCTCTACTGAGTTGGAGGTGCTCAACTACACGACCACTCCGGCTGGTACTTATTACCAAGTGTTGGGAGAGGATCAAGATCCGGTACTGATTGGTAAAACCACGACCGAAAAGAAAGCAACTTCCGAGAGAATTTGTTCTTTCTTGTTTGACATGAGAGCGGACTTCAACGTGACTGGAATTGCGTCGGTGAATTCCCGAAAGGGTGTTCGTTTTCAGATGCCACGAGGAACGGAGCTGAATCTGATCTTCGGCTTGAATGGAAAAACAGTGGAGCAAATCAAGAAAGACTTCATTGTTTCATTCTCTCATTCGTTTGACATTCGTCGAGTGGATGCGGGATCCGATCAGATTCAAGTGGAGCGTCCGGGGGCTGAAAAAGTAAGAAGCCTGACTGCAAAGTTCTGACAACAAAACAAGACTAGGATGCCCCTTGCGGGGCATCCTAGTCTATCATGCATCAGCTCTGGCGATCACCCAACCAGTCTTGAGGGCCGAACATGCTCACCACCTTGGGGTAGTTTTTACAAATCAGCGGGTGTGCTCCACTGAGTCGGAGTTGTTCAGCAAACAGCTCCACAGACATTCGCTTGGTTACTTTCGTCAGCACTTCTCGGTACTGACATAGTGCATCGTGAAGAACAGAGGCATTGCTCGTGATCGGTCGTCCAGTTTCATCCAGACTACCGTCAGGCGTGCCGATCCACCAGTCGATCCCAAGTCGACTGAATCGAATCCGATACGAAGGATTACAACCGTTCCAGGCATAGCCTTTGGGGATGAAAACCTTTCGACCGTTGATTTTCAACCAATCCTGATTGACTTCCATTTCCGGGAAGTCCTTCGAGTATTCGTGATGAAAATCCTCCTGAAGTTTGTATCTCCAGGTCTCCGCGATGCTCAGACTCATTTTTCGCTCTCCGTCTGGATCATTTGCTTAATCCACGAATCGAACTCTTGAGGACTCCGAGGAAGAATTCTCTTCTCAGTCACCATGGAATCCACCAGGATTTTGTCCACGTAATCGAACAACTTGTCTCGATCTTCGTAGAATTTCTTGGCGAGTGCTGCACGATCCGGATTGCTGGATCGCGAGAAACTGATGACTTCGATGAAATCCGCGTAGTCCTCTTCTCGGGCCTTTTCATCCAAGACACGAAGAACTCGACTGCGAAGGATCCGCTTAAGCCGGTGAGCTTCGTACTCCGTTGGAAGTTTGGCTTCCTGCCGAAGTTCCGGATATCGATTCATCCAGATTCGACCAACGAATTCAGTATCGGTCAAACGCTGAATTTTCCACCGTACGACCACAACGTCTTCCTCAACGATGAAGATCGGGGAGCAGCGCTCGTCAATCTCAAGAGTGGGAACTTCGTCGATTTGACAAAGCTTGAACCACTCCATGGGGAGTACCTGGGTTTGAATGTGCTCTTTTGAAATGGGGAAGTCACGGACTTCCCCATCGAGCACTCGTGCGTAAACATGAGTGTCCATGATTTCTCTTTACCGATTAAGTCTTGACCACACGGATCATGCCAAATTGCCCACCAGTTCCTTGATTGGGGGATCCGACAGCCACGTAATTTCCATCGCCGCTCAGATTGCAAGAGTATCCAGCATCCAAGGAACTTGTCGGATACTTTATCGTTCGGTCAAGAGACCAAACTGTTCCGGCTCTCTTGAAAACGTACCCAGCGCCAACCGTTGGGGCTGCCCCTGCAGTGGAGTTACCTACGGCGAGAACGTTACCGTCATTCGACAAGCTCAGCGAATTTCCAAAATGCCCATCGTTGGCGCCACTGACGAGTCGGGCTTGTTGAGTCCACGTAGATCCGCTGACGGTGTAAACGTATGCCGATCCCGTGGTTGCTTGATAGAAAGCCCCGATGGCAATGGTGGTTCCGTTCCCGGAAATGGTTACGTCGCATCCCGTGTAGTTTGATCCCGTCACCGTAGCTGGGAGGATTTTGGCCTCTTCAACCCAAGATCCGGAAGTCTTTCGGAAAACGTACGCAGCACCGCTGCCCCAACCATTTGCGGTGTTGGCCAAATGTGCGCCAACAACTAAAACTGATCCGTCGTCAGACAAATCGACCGAGATCCCGAATTCAGCATTGCTGGACCAGTCACTAGCCATCAACAACGCCGTTTGTGCCCAAGAAGTCCCGGTTCTTTGGAAGATATAGACCGCCCCGACGTTGTCCGAAGTGTGGTTGTACGCACGACATCCAACCGCGATCACGGAACCATCCGCTGAGATCGAAACATCGTTGCCGAAGTATTCGTAACCCATGGGTGTCGAAGCTTTGAGAGTGGCTTCTTTAGTCCAGGCCGTTCCCGACCTCACCCAAACCTCAACAAATCCCTCAGCCCCATAAACCACCAACCCAAGCGGGCAACCAATTACGGCACGCGTAGCTGTGGAATCGAGGTCAACTGAACTTCCGTACAAACCACCATTGGCTGAAGCCCCGGGATTGGTAAAATCCTTCTGGAAGGAAAATCCAGTGGTCCCTAAGGTGGCGCGATATGTGATTTTCGCAGCGCCTTCGTTTGCAGTGACTCCGTCCTGATGGGGTGCACCCATGAGCAGGTATTGCCCGAGATCATCCAAAGCGGTGGAAAACCCATGGGAGGCATCGGCAATAGCGCCAGACCATTGCGTCGTTGCTCCTGCAGCAATCAGTGAAGTTGTGACAATCACTTCACCCCACGCACTCCACCCCATCGAAGTCATGTAGACTCTCGAGCGAATGTAGTATTGCGTGCCATCCACCATGACACCGGCAGGAACCGTGATCGAAGTCTTGTTGACCGCATCGTTCGGGGAAGTCCAGATTGGCGATCCGGCTCCAGATGCTTGGGTTCGGATTTCCCAATCCGTCTTCGTGTGTGTGGATCCCGGATAGCTCGATACACCTGCGGGAATGGACAGCGTCGGAGTTGCCGTGCTGATTGTTCCAGCCGTGGGAGTGCTGAACACAGGCAGTGTGATGCTGGCCATGGTCACTTGCCGAGAGATCCAGTTCGTGTACCCGTACTGAGCGTATTTTGCTCGGTACCGAATTTCATACATGCGCGATTGTTGGATTGCTCCTTCAGCCGGCGTGTAGTTTGGCAGCAAACTGGTATCCGTGACGGTGATCGATGGGGTGCCACCACGCGGAGGCAGAATTCCGTAGGTGACCTCGTAAAGGTCTACCGTGTCCGCTGTCCCGTTAGGTGCCTGAGGTTGAACCTGAGACGGACCCATCGTTGGGAAGTTTGTCATCAAATCAGTCGCAGGATTCACCCACGTCAGATCCGAAGGAGTGCCCGTCGTGAAAGCGATGTTTGTCCAGGCGCTTTTACCGAACACCGCACCCGTCATGGCCACACTGAGCCAATAGGTGGTCCCGTTGGCCAGATTGCCAATCACCCCACCGATGTCAAAGTTCGACAGCGTCGTTCCAAGAAGTGCCGTCGGGCTGGTAAATTCCTTCACCAGGGAACCACCTTGATTGGCCGCCGTGTGAATGGCGTAGGTGGTTGACGCGTGGGTGTCCACGCCCTGTGCCGAGAACGGAGCCAGTGAGATCGTCAGCGTCTTGGGCAGCAAACCCGTGGCACCCGAGGTCGGGGCTTGAATCGTCGGAGCGGCAATATACCCAGTCGTGAACTTGATTTCAGTCCAGTTCGAATATCCGAACATTTGGGTCTGGATTCGAACCCGCATGTAGAATACCGTATTGACCGAGGTCAAGTTTGGCGTCGTCCACGACTTGAGCGAGGTTGCCGTGGTCGTTCCCGAGGTCACCAACGTACCAGCTCCTGCGGCTGCAGTGCGAACTTCCCACTCCGTCTTCAGGTGGGTATCGCCACTGACCAGAGCTACCAGATCAGCGATCGTGAACGTCGGAGTCAGGATCACCTTGGTGGCGTTGTTGGCCGGGGTGGAGATCACTGGCGCTTCAGCGGTACCCGTAACAAAGGTCGATTCACCCCACGCCGAATCCCCCGAAAGGCTTCCGGTGTACTTCACTCGCAGGTAATACTGAATGCTCGGGCTCAGACCAACCGAGATCGTCCACTGAGTCAGAGAAGTTGCCGAATCGGCCAGGGAGGCCACCAGAACACCGCCACCGTTAGCGGCTGTGCGCAACTCCCACGAGGACTTCGCGTGTGTGTTGCCACCACTCGAGCTGAACGTGCTCGAGTACGCCACCACGTTCAAGATCACCCCCACTTGACCGTTCGTCGGGGAAACGATCGAAGGAGCACCCGCTGGAGCCGTCGTGAAGACGACCTGTCCCCAAGCCGAAGAGCCAGAGGTATCCGAGTTGTATTTGACCTGGAGAATGTACGTCGTGTTCGGAGCCAGGAAACCAGGAGGAACTGAATAGGTCTTCAGCTTCGTTCCGGTTTGACCCAACTCTTCGATCGTGGTGACGTTGTCGGACTGTTTGACAATCTTCCAATCAGTGCTTGCGTGAACAGCACCGCCACCAGAAATCGAGAAGTCCGAGGCCGTCGCGGTGAACGTCAGTCCCAGGCCCGTCTGTGACGCACTCGGGTAAATGAAGCTCGGGGTCGCAATCGCGGCCGAAGCAATTCCCACGGACTTCGAAGCTGGGTTGGAGACTGCACCCGTGTTGTCCTTCAGCGTGACACTGAAAACAGCCGTCTGACCAGCAACCTTGTTGGTCATGGCCGAGACGGGCCAGACGTAGGTACCGGTATAAACCCCTGCACTGAGTGTTGCCGGGATCGTGGTGGGCGCGCCGCCGTCAACAACTACATCGAAAGAGACGATGGATGTGGCCGGAGAGGTCGCCGAGGCCGTGACCGTCAGACTGTAGGGCTGACCCAGGTAGTGGGTGTTGGCTCCAGACAGCGTGGCCGATGCGGGCTTTGCCGCGGTCGTGACGGGAATTTCCATCCAGTCGGAAGCGCCAAAGTCCTGAGACTTCTGACGATTACGCAGGTAGTACGTCGTGCCGTTGGCCATCGAGGCAGCCGTCGGAGTCCAGGCTGTCTTTGCCGTGGTGGAGTCGTAGACGCTTGCCGCCAACGTTCCGGCCCCGGATGGTGCCGTTCTCAGCTCCCAATCCGAAGACAAGTGCGTCGAGGCAAGACCAGCCATCGTCATAGCTGAGACAGCAAAGCTCGGGCTGATGGATAGTCCCGTCGTGGCTCCAGAGTACGTCGGTACGTTGGGCTTCGAAGACGTGAGGGTCTTCGTGCCGGCAGCCGAAACGAGGCTGGCGTTATCCAGCGCCGTCACGCTGATCGTCACGGTCTGCCCAGGAGCAATCGAAGAGTTCGAAGTCCCCAGGTAAGTCCAGTTGGCCGAATTGCTCACCGCCGGAACAACCACTGGGGCAGCCGCACCAACCACCACCGAGAACGAAGTGATTGCAGTGGCTGGCGACACCGGGTTCGCCGACATCGTCAGCGTGTAGTTGTCGCCAGGGCGGAAACCAGCAGCACCAGACAGCGCCGGAGCACCTGGCGCACCCATCGTCGTGACCGAGATTTCAGCCCAGTCAGATACGCCGTACACAGCACCGCGATGGCGCACTCGGAAGTAAACCAGCGCGTTCGAGCCGAGCTTGCCGACCGGGATCGTGATCGTGGTTTTGTTGACCGCGTCCGCCGGAGAGGACCACAGCAGAGTACCTCCGCCACCAGATGCCGTGCGCGCTTCCCAGTCTGCGTTGGCGAACGTATCCGCACCACCCGTGGTGGCCATGTTCGAAGCCGTCAGCGTGGGGCTAACAGACACCCCGGTGGCGCCATTGGCCGGAGAAATGAACGTCGGCGTATTGATGCTGACCGTCGTGAGGGAAACGGTCTTGGTCGAAGGATCCGAGTAGAGTCCGTTGGAGTCCTTGACGCGAACAGCCAGGGAAGCCGTGGTTCCAGCGACACCGCTGCTCGTCCAGGTGTAGGTTCCCGAGTTCGAAGTGGCCGTGATCTGCACTTCGGCCCCACCATTGACGCTGATCAGGAATTGAGATGCCGTGGCTCCCGTTTCCAGACTGGACGAAGACATCGCCAGGGTGTAGGTCTGCCCGGAGATAACCGATCCAGCTCCAGAGAGCGTCGGAGCTCCAGGGCGAGCGATGTAGGTGAAGCCCACTTCCGTCCAGCCGGAGTCCCCATAGTTCTGCGTCTTCTGGCGAACTCGCAGGTAATATTTGGTCCCAGGGGTGACCACCGATGCCAAACTGTAAGCGATCGAAGTCTTGTTGACCGCATCGTTCAGTGACGACCAGACTGAGGTACCGCCACCGTTAGCAGCCGTACGCAGATCCCAATCGGTGTTCAGATGAGCCGACGTTCCCCCCGAGAAGGAGATTGCGTTGACGACGAACGTTCCGACCAGCGGGCGGGCCAACTGATCTGCAGTCGGAGAAACCACCACCACCGGATTGACCGTGATCGTGGACAACGTGACAACTTTGCTGGCTTCTGCGGACACCTTGTTGTTGGAGTCCTTGGCCTTGACACGGAACGTCACCGTCTGACCGACTGTTCCAGAACTCGTCCAGGTGTAGGTGGCAGATCCGGCAGTAGCCGGAAGTGTTTGTACCGCGCCGTTGTTCAGGGTGAGGTCAAACGACGTGACTGTTGCCCCACCAGTGGTTGGTTGGGACGTCAGGGTCAGCGTGTAGCTCAGACCCACCACCACCGTGGAAGAACCAGTCAGTGCCGGTGTGGTCGGTGCCGTGAGGCCACCAACAAACTGGGAAAGCGCTTGGTCAATGGCGAAGCGCATTCCCTTCGGGTTGACCGCCACGTCCTCCAGCAGCCCAGTAAAAGACTCATCCGAACTCGCAAACCGAACGATGGAGCGCTCAGTCGTGGTGGCGGCTGGGAGATTGTCAAACCAGTAGCGCAACGTGGCAGGCGTGACGGCCGCCGTGTCGTTGAGCATCGCCAGGACTTCGGGATTGGTACACAGCCGAACGATGCCGGAGATGGTCTGGGTCGAAGCTTTCAGGTTGTTCGTGAGTGCTTGCGTGATGGCTGCCCAAACGAATGCCGTCGTTGCCAGCGTCGCGTCGTTCGAGGTCAGCGGCTGGGTCGGGGCCTTCGGAGAATCGGTGAAAACCGGAGACTGCGTAGGGGCCAGCGTCGCGATCTTAGCCAGGATGGTGTCGATCGCATGGGGGTCGTTCTTCAGTGCCGCTGCGATTTCCGCAAAGCTATTCAGAACGTCCGGAGCCGTTCCCAGAACCTGGGCCAGTGTTGCCTTCAGCGAAGCCGGAGTCACAACCGTGCTGGTGGACAGACCTGCCGTGGTGACGTCGTTGGACGCCCAAGGCAGATTCGAAGCACCTGCAGGATTCATCAGCACCCATTTCTGGAGCGAAGAATCCCGGCGCAGCATCATGGGGTAGTTAGCCCCAGGAATGTCGCCAGGCAAAAGAGGTTGGTTGTTGCTCTTGACGATAACATCAGCCGAGATCACCCCGAGGTTCGGAGTGAAGGTCGGATCCGGGACCGTGTTTGCGCCGAGCGATCGAACATAGATGACCGGCTCACCCACCAGCGTTTTGATGGCAGGAATGAACGCACCAGAGATGGCGTTCGGACCACCACCGGCCACGCAGGAGTTAGCCGTCGTGTACCGCAGATCCTCAATACTCACCTTGGTGGCCAAGGCTTCATTGATTTTCGTGAGGAATTGGGGGTCGTTCCCCATGGCGGTGGCGAATTCGGCCAGGCTGTCCAACCCAACCGGAAGGTTGGTGCCGCCGGCAATCTTCAGCAGCATCTCTGCCGCCAGCAATTGCACGAACTTCGTGTTGGCGGCCTTGTCGCTGCTGTCCGTCAGTGGCTGATCGGCGACCTTACCACCACCAGCGTCAGACAGCGTCTTCAGGGAGAGCATGGTTGCTCGAACCCAATCGAAGAGACTGGTCGGAACGGGATCCGTCTCCTGAATCTTCATGGCGACGACTTTGGCACCCTCCGAGCCATCCAGCAAAATACCCCGGACGGCCAGGCCGTCTTCGAAGTTGTTCGGTTCCCCGTTACGGGTACGAAGATTGTTCATGAACGTTTCCTGCTATAAAAACAAAATTAGGCCACAATCGTGCTGCCAACGGCAAACAAAATTGATCTCATTTGCTGTTTACCCATTTCGGGGATGTTGTCCAGAGACTCCACTTCAATGATGTCTCCGAGCTCGAGCGGGTAGACAATGCTCATCACCCCGGAAGTGTTGATGGTGTAGTCCTGATCGGGATCCAGGACGTACCAGTCATTGACAGTGACCCGAAGGTCATCCACCGTGAGGTAATAAAAGTCGCTGAGTTGGAAGTCTTTGACCCCACTGGCGACTTTGAACACTTTGTAATAATTTCGATCATCAGCCGTTTTTGATGCCGTCGATTTGACGGACAAACGAATCCGATCGCCGGACCTCAGAGGATATTCGACGCTGAGCTTGCGATTGTCGATGAAGAAGTCGATGCCATACACCAGCTCTTCGGTGTCGTTGAGAATCGCTCGGGCGCGTACTCGGTGAGTGAAGTCTTGAGGGATATCCAAAACCACCTGATTCAACACATTCCGCGCTGGAGATTCTCCGATTTTGAAGGTCGGAAAGTTGATCCAGTGAGCAGGAGAATTGGAATTGATCGCGACAAACTTCTTCGCATCGAACAAACCGTTGGTAACGAAAGGGACTTGTGATTGACGTGCAGCGTAAACCACATCGTCGTAGACGACTGTCTTTTTCGTGTCGTTGAAGGTGATTCCGGCCGCAAACTTGACAGGTAGTTGATAACCCATTTCAGCCAAGGTCGTGCGCACTCGGTCCACCACCAATGCGTTTGCCCCTTTGGGATTCAGGTAGAGCTTTTCCGAATTACCCAAAACCGATTCAGCGACTGTGGCCATGGGGTAATTTTCAACCAACCCCAAACCCAATTCATCGGCGGAAGGAATGAATTTTGCTTGCTCCGGGGTCGGGAGAAACTCAGGTCTCAGATGAACCACCAGACCCGCTTTTTCCAGCTCTTCCTTAGCGCGACGAACAACATCGACATTCACGCTTGACCACGGATGATCCACCACAAGTGACCATTCCATGGTCAACCCAAGTGCCTTAACCGCAGACTCCCAGGTCATGTAACTCGGATCGGTTTTGATCGTGCTGTAAGCCTGAGTTCTCTGCGCGGAGGTGAGCGAGTAGTCGGACCCGAATGCTTGATAGTTCACCAGGACTTCACCGTCGAGGGTGACATCCACAAACTTCACACCTGCGTAGATGGGCAAATTGCAGGACTGACTTGCCTTCAGGAACTGGAAGCAGAAGTCGAAGTCAAGACCATACTGAAGAATTCGGGATGGTCCGGTCTTCGGCGTGTACTTCATAGAGAACTCCCACTCGTGGAAGGGGGAGTTCTCTAAAATGATCCAAAGCGTATCGTCCGGATTCGTCTTAGGGGTGAGGGTGTGTTTCTCCCCGATGACTTTATTCTGGAGCGTCTTGCCCAATACATCCAAAGAGTAGGACATAGTTCTTTAACCTCGTTGATTGAAATGTATGCAGATAACCCGCTACAAAATAAAAGAGCGGGTGCGTGGTGTTTTGACTGATCACAAAATAAACAACGACTACCACCGCCAGGCGATCCCGGCGGTGGTAGTCATGCTTTCTATTCAGATAATCCGACAGGCCGTCTTCCAGTATTTATCGATAAATTCGTTTTCTTCCGACGTTCGTTCTGAGCGTTGACGGTAGACAACGCGGTCAAAACCCTCTACCAGCTTTGGCGCAGATGGGAGCTTGTCTGGTATTTCCAGATCGATTTTGAAGAAGCCTACGGGATCTCCTTCCTTATTGATCATCAGGTCGTACTCGTAGGATCTTCCCGGAAACTCCGACGGTAGGGTGTAGCGAATCTTGCACATCCCCATCGTGGCGATTTCTTGAATCACCAGGAACGCATCGTGACAAGATTGCGTGGGGATTTCTTTCGACTTGACACCGCCATGATCAGAAGGAAGAGGAACCTTGATGGCCTGCTCATAGGTCGCCTCCTTTTGATTCTTGAGTTTTTTCGTATCGGGGAAACCACTCGCCGGGATCGTCTTTCGAATCCTCAGCGTGGTTTTTCTCCACGCATCCTGGGTTTTTGATTTCTCAGGGGTTTGAATCTCGATACCGTACTGCTCCTGGTACTCAATCAGAGTGGCCGTTTTTGACAACTCACTCACTACAGACTGCAAATCCGAAGCATAGGCAAAGAAGACGTATTCGTTTTCTACCTGGGCTTGGCCTAAAATGGCAGCGTCTTCACGAGCAAGGCTAAGGAGGCTGATCATGCCGTTTCTCATTTTCAATTTCCTGGCGGCGTGACTGCCGCAACCAATAGTTGAACAAGACTGGAGAACAAACCACCAATGTCTTGCAGAGTGGGTGCCTGACCGTTTCGATAGGTCAGAAAAACATAGAGAGCAAAAACAACCGAGAAACAACCGAACAACAACCACACACCCAAACGAATGACGGCCATGATTAACAGATGTCGATCAACTTGTTGCATTTCTTCCACGGTCTTGGCTTGATTGATCATTTTCGATCTGAGCTTTGGATCTGGGAACAAAATTTACCCCTTACCTTTCTTTCTCTTCTTCAGTAGTGCTTCGACTCGAATCTGACTTTCTGCAAGAGCTTGCTGTTGCTCGGCCATCTGTTCTACCGCCTGAGTTAGTTTGTTCAGAGAACCGATCAGAATTTCATCACGCTTTCCCTGGGATTGCACATAAGCCGCCAAGGCTACGTTCTCCGGTGGTGGGGGCGGAGCAACGACGCTGGTTTGTTTCTCGTGCTGCATCTGACTGATTTGGGTCATCAGCACTTGGTTCGACTCTTCGAACTGCACGATCTTGAATTGGTAGAAGCTGCAAAACAGCGCCGTCACCAACGCGCCGTAGAGGAGGGGGGCGCTGTTTTTGTTCATGAGTGAAACCTCTTGAGCGAACGATTTGGGAAGGCCAAAGAGCCACTGGAAGAAAAAGAAAATGGAGGAGATCATGAGAAGGATGAGGTTAGGCCAGTCGAAACTATAACTGGACAGAAGTTTGGAGAAATGAAAAGACCGACCACGAAGAATAACTCGCCTGAGGAGTTTGTCTTGGGTGTCTCCATTGCAGTAATTGAGAACGTGTTCGTAGTCCTGATGGAACACTTTCAGGCCACGACGTGAGCTGCTGTGATACTCATCATCCCAGACGAAATACTGCAAAGCCAGATCCGGAACCGGGGCAGCTACTTCGATCTGAGTCTGCCTTATCTTTTTGCGCAATTCGCTGAACATGATGAATAGGCTTTCAAATGGGTTTTGTTTGGGTGGATTAAATGGAAGGGTTGCGAAGCATCTGGAGTCGGTAATAGGCAATCGCCATCGAGTCCAAAGAGTGTTCGTCTAGATCCTTCAGGGTCGTCTCGCAATTTTCTACCAGCTCTGGTATCTTTTCCATTGCTCTCAACACGTCTTCTTTCTTGGCATTTCCTTTAGCCCCTATCGCTTTCTTTGCAGTCGGAGGATCTACCAGATCCAAAGGGGTAGAAGTCAACGCCTTTTCGACCGCGATAAACAGGTTCGCCAAGAAATAACTCAAAGACCGAAATGCCGAGGGCGTGGCACGATTGAAAAACGGAGATTCACAACAAATAAAGCTCGGTTTGTCAATCTTGAATAAATTCACAAAATTCTCGCGATGAGAAAACATCGTGGCTTGACTGATACCGAACCTCAAAACGTCATACTGCGGAACGTAGAGATCCTTCTCGGTAATCGTGCGCGGAATGATCCCGACGATGTCCAAAGTCTCAGCGTCGTAATACAGCTTACAGTACCCCGTATTGGCTCTTCCTGGATCTATTCCGACGATCAGGAGTGCCCGGTCTTCTTGCTCTGGAGTCATCTCCATATCCTCACTTAAAACTCGAGAGCCGCCCTTTTAAGGGGCGGCTCTCTTTCATCAGACGAGCTGATACTGCGGATTGTCCGAACCACCGTAGAGTTCGAAGTTGAAACCGCCCGAAGTGAAAGATTGCATGTCCAGCGTCGATCCGCTGATGTGGGTCATGATTTGGCAACCGATGACTTCGTTGTAGTTGATGTTGCCGCTGGGGGTTGCAGCCGTTACAACCTTCTCGATCCCTGAGCACAGACCCATTTCTGAGATGATGGCATACCCAGGATCTTTGTAGAGAATGTTCGAGACGTTGATCAACTCTTGAACGTCTGCCGCCGTGAAAGAGATGGTGATCCGAATCCCGCAATAGTGCATCACGTTGGCAAGCTCATTCACACCCGTGTTGCTGAGCACTGTCGGCGTCGGGGAGAGATTCTTCGCCTGCGGCACCAGTGGGGTCTTGTCGATCACCTTCCCATCTGGGCTGACGGTTCGTTTTTCGAGAACGATGTTGGAGTTTGCCAGATCCAGTCGGCGACCATAGTAGGCCACGTAGGATTTGGTATCGATTTCGACGGTCTTTCTCAGTCGGAAGCGTTGGCGCTCTTCCGGGGTCAGATCATCCGCCGGATCACGCAAAACGTAGGGGATCTGATTGAACAGTGCGTAATTCTCAGTCTCGTGCTGATAATTAGAATTCTTGCTGAGGCCGTTCGTACCGGTAACGGCGCGATGTCCACCGTTACCGATGATCAGATATCCGATCTCCGGGTACGTGTTCGGAGGAAGTGCTGCGGTCGACTGGATGCCGAGCTTTTCATTGATCGTGGTGAAGGCAGGTGCGACGAAAGGCCGACGGTACAGCGTCATCGCAATGAGGACACTCAGCAGGTCGGTAGGGACGGTATTTTCCATGTCGGTCTCAACAAAAAGAAATGAAGGGGTGGGCCTAATCAAAAGATAAAGCCCACCTGAGATTAAATATTATTCCCAGTGAATTCGATTTGCGGTATTCTCGATCGGATAACAATTGTCTTTGGCGATTTAGATGGATTGGTTTGAATTACCTTACCACTAACCCTACGGTGAAGCGTCCCATAATCCACCGAGATCGTTGCGCGAGTTACGCAGTCGGGTTTATGCTGGGTGTAGTTATTCCAGACAGCCTTTGCATCAATGGTTGCGGTGGTTGCGATCTCCACCACATCCAAACTCAGTGGAACCCCACACCTGAGCTGTGCGTCCAACTTGCCTGTGCCGTAACGATGCGGTCTTTGATCTAAGACCAAGTTGTCCGTCGTCCCCTCGTCTGAGATGAACTGAACCGAGTAACTCAGAAGTCGCTGCATAATGGCGATCATCGCCTTCTGCACTTTCTTCATCTCGTTAGCTTCATCGTTGCTGTAACCCCCGAAAATAGTCACCAAAGACGCAGCTAAGTTTGTAAGGGTTTCTACCGAGCAGTTCTCTAGGTTGACGCCGCTGTCTTCCCTCCAGCTATGAAACCCTGGGAGGGAGATCATTTCATCCCTCCACGATTTGGTACACGCCAGAGTAAACATCCCGTATCTTGTCGGGGTGTAGAACTGAGCCCCGAGCAGTCTTTGCTTGCAGGCAAAGTTGTGCACCTTCTTCGACCAATCAATGAGTTCTTGGGTTGTTCTGGCCGAAGTGAATATCGGGTACCCGGAAATGCTCAAGGCAAGTTCCGAATCACTCAGCACCTTCTCTTGCACTTGCGTCTTCAAATATCCCAGAGTGGGGATTTCTTTCTTGAGCACTCTGGAAACAAGGAATGCCGGGTCGCACAGAGTCCCATCCTCATTCACGTCAAAGTAGTTACTCCACGGGTATATCTTTCCGTCTGGATCTAACTGGAATCCTTGGTGGAGTTTAATCAGGCAGTAACCAAAAAGAAACGCTGCTTCTCTAGACGTGAGTGATACCTCATTTTTCATGTTGGGTATCGCAATCGTGGTCTTGACGCTGTACTCCCCAGAAATTGAAAGTCTCAACCACTCATTGATCGCCACTTCTTCCAGTCCATACGGCGTGGTTGTTTGAACGTCGTCGGACCGAGACTCCAAGACCTTCGTCTGCAGGGTATTGGCTGTCGATTCATAGAGAGCGCGGTCGAGCTTTTCGAACTCATTGACGTGCAATCCGGGATTACCAGGAGCTCTCTGGTTCATCTTCTCCAGAATCGCCTGATGGGTGTAGCCCACATTCACAAAGACTTCGTCGGGGGTTCCGATTGTTTTCTTCTGAAGGAATGGCGTCGGCGTCAGGCTGACGTGATCCTTCAGTGTTTCATCGTAACGGAAATCAGTCAGCAGATGCTTGATGACGTACTGAGAAACCGGTAAGCCTCTGGCGGTCATGATGTTTTCAATCAGCCAAAGCATCACATCGCGCTTTCCTGCGTGCGTGCGAATGTAATCCAGGTTCCGATACAGGAAAAGAGACTGCTTCTTATCCAACACGTCCAAATAGATTTCAGGGATACCCTTCGATCCAAGGTACTGTTTGATGTGGAAGCTGTGAACTTCGTTTGTCTTGCATCTTCTCAGTCGAGCATTGATGATGTATGGAACCAGCAAAATTGCCAGCTTCGCAACAACGTCGGCCACGTACAAATCATCAACTACGGCGTACGGCCAGACAGCCCAACGATGGAGATAATCGTAAATCCAATTCTGCATCTCGAAAATCAAGTGGTATTCATTTTCTTCGACGTAGTTTGAGTCAAAATACAGAATCGTCCCGTTGGGTTTTTTGACGATCTCCAGCGGATAGCTTAAATAGTCGGTGGTGTCGACGATCTCACCATCGGGGGTCGTAAAGAAACTCCATTTTGGATCCGGCGCATAAATCACCCCATGAATGTACTCAATCATTTCGGGGTGAGCTCCGATGAGCTCGTAATACGGAATGGTCCCTCGCCGGTAGGCTGCCTTAGTTACAGGATCATCTCGAAAAGATTTCTTTGAGAATTCAATTGACTCCCCGGTCTGGAGTGAGGGTATTGTGATCAGCGGGTCTGTCTCATGACGTAGGCCGGCCATATTCTGATAATACTTCCAGCTAGCCCGGTCGTCTAAGGACGAGTCCGGGATACTGTAGCTGGGGTCTTGAATTTGTATGCCCTTATTCACTGCAAGTGCGCAGTGATCAAAACAGATCCCCATGGTGCCTACCAGGTGAAACGTGTCTCGAACATAGATCTGATAGCGAGTATTCATTTAAAAGGCTCCATCTTCCACATCTGCGGCAAGTGAGAAACAAATGCAATTAAAACCAGCAAACAAGGTAACTTTCCAGGTGTTTGACCTGGTTAAGGCCGATCCCCTGACGGCTAGTTTGGTCTCTAAGGCTACGGCGTCGACGAAACGCCCCCCGACGAGGGACCAGCACGGGAATCGCAAGAATGGGGTGTTCGATGCGAATTTGCTGAAAGCCGCACCCGAACGTCGTGCCAGCCGCAACGCCAACACCAAGATGGCGATGGAGTTGCTGCCCGACTTGGAAATGGCGGCGGCCACTACAATCGCTTCTATTTTGTCTCCAGTGGACATGGGTACCACGGAGCTGACTTATTCGGGACCTAAAACTGTCTTCTCTTCCGAGCTGACGGCTTCTTTGATTAACCGAATCACAGAGTATTTCGAAACCGACTACAAGATAAAGCCGATGTTGCCGGAGATCCTTCGCAAGGCTCTGATCGACAAAGGTTGCGATGCATTGGCGATTATCCCTGAGAACGCAGTGGATGATTTGATCAATGGAGATCGGTATATCTCGAACGAATCGCTGTCTTTTATTGTGGACGATAAAGGACTCATGCGCAACGTTGGGGTTCTTGGCAGTCCGACGGATTCGAAGAAGGAAAAAGTCAGGGGTTTGTCGATCGAAGCTTTTCACGCGGTGAGCGATCCTGAGCGTGTGGAGAAAAGACTTTATCTGGGGGAGGAGACTGCTTCCAGTAAGTCCTGGTACATGGACTGCATCGTCATGACGGACAACATCTCGGTGTTGAAAATCCCGAAGGTGCACGATAAGATCCGTCAGCAATCTGTTCGAAAAGCCACCATGAGACAAATGCGCTCTCAGGGTTTGGAGGCTTTCTCAGATCTGGCTGATGAACTGGTGGAAAAACATCTTCGTACTGGGACGGCTCGTGGTAATGAGCCAGTTGTCAGCATCAAGAAGCAGTCGGAGATGCGCAGATCCTTCATCGGTAAGCCGATGACGCTTGATCTACCCTCTGAATCGATCACGGTGGTTCATAGTCCTGGGGACTATCAAAAGCGCGTGGGTGCTTTTGTTCTGTTGGATGCTGAAGGTTATCCGATCCGCATCGAGAACAACGACATCCTGAATCAAAACACGCTGGGAACGTACCAGAGCGGTGGAAATCAAACCAACGTGATGGCTCGCATCCATGCAAACTTAGGGATGGGCGGCACGTATAATCCGGGTAATCGGATGCAGGTGGAGACCATCACTCGGATTTGGGGAGATCTGATTGAAAAGGATTGGATCAATCGAATCAAGAACGGCGTGCACGGTGGAAGTGTCGAGATCTCGAGCAATTCGCACTTTTATCAGGTGATGATGGCGCGGGCCAACGAGAACAAGTTCACACAAGTTCTTTATATTCCCGCGGAGTATCTGAGCTACATCGCCTTCCGATACGACGATGACGGCAATGGCAAAAGCTTGGTGGACAACATCTCCACCCTGAACATGATGCGTTCGGTCGTTCTGTTCAATGATCTCCTGACCGGGATTAAGAACTCTACGCCTCGGACGCGAGTCAGCATGAACGTGCCTGAGCACGATCCGAATCCGGAGCAAACCATCGAAGAATCCATCGATGAGATTTTCCGTACTCGAAACTTCACACTGCCAAGATCCATCGCTCATCCTCAAGATGCTGTGGACATGATCCAGCGACTGGGTTATGAGTGGGAGATCAGTGGCAACACGGCCATTCCGGACATCAAGTACACCTTTGAGCAGACAAACTCTTCTTACACGAAACCAGACTCCTCGTTGTCGGAGAATCTGGAGAAGATGTCGGCTTACAACTTCGGGATGAGTCCGGAGCAGATCAAGGAGGGTTTTTCCGGTGAGGTTGCTACTTCGGTAGCGGCGCGCTCGATCATGTACGGCAAGCGCATCATGGGTTACCAAGATGTGTTTTGTCCTCAGTTGTCTGATCGAATGCGCAAAGTCATGGCCTACGATCAGTCGTTCGTGGATTCTTTAAAGGATTTGGTCCTGGAGAAAATCGATCAGGTCAAGCTTCAGATCGACGAATCCAGCTTCCCGCAATATTCCCAACTCCCGGAAGAGTCGAAAAAAATCCTGCTGGTCAATCGGTCACTGAATGAATTCCTGTGGAATTTGGAGGTGGCACTTCCCCGGCCGCCGTCGGTCACTCTGGAAAATCAGTTGCAGCTACTGCGCAATTACTCGGATCTTCTGGACGCTGGTATTGATCATCACATCAGTGATCAGTTGGCGACGAGCGAGAACGCCGGAACCATCTCCGGCCAAGTCGGTACCATTCGAGCAATGGTCAAAGCGTACTACATGCGCCGGTACATGGCCAAGAAGGGCATCCTTCCTGAACTGTCGGATCTGACGAGTAAGGATGATGATGGCCAACCAATGATCAACGTGATCGATGAAACCTCTGAACATCTGGAGGCGGTGATTCGTTCTTGTGTGAAGATCATTTCGAAGACCAAGGACATGGCCAACGCCGCTGACAAGGATCTGGAAAAGCTGGGGGCTGATGGAGGCACCTCTGATTCTGGAACTGATTTCTCATCCACTACCGACGACACCGGTGACGGTGGTGGCGAAGATTTTGGGATGGACGCGGGTGGTGGCGATGACCTCACCGGTACCGACCCGCTCGATGCTGGGGGTGAGAATCCCGAGTCTGCTGCGGGTGGTGAGAATCCTGATAATCCCGATGGGGAGCCGGAACTGGAGCCCGAGCCCGTTCCTGACAAATAAAAAAAAAAAGAAGAAGCAGGAAGGATCCCCATCGGGGATCCTTCCTCTTTGTTATGTTGATTAAAGAAACTGGATTATTGCAGGAGGAGGATCAGACCTGACCCGTCACGCACCACATCGAATACCAGCGCGGATTTCCTTCTTCGTCATCCTTGTCAGAAATGAGTTTGTAGTATTGCTGATCGATGGTCTTGAGCAGCATGCCGGGACGGCCGTCCACGTCATGGACGTAGTTGCCGTAAACGCGAGCCAGGGCACGCAGGCCAGCGCTGGCGAGTTTGGCGTTAACGTCCAGAGTGCGTCCAACGGCGTGGCCACCGCCGCTCTTTTCGGCCCAGTCTTGAATGCCCAGGTCTTCAGAGGTTGCGTTCACCGAAACGCACACTTGGCGTTCGCGCAGCAGGATCACCTGCGTGGGGTTTTCAGGATCGTCATGTGCGCGGTCAGGCACGACGCTGGAGATGTATGCTGCAGCACGCTCATCCGTACGGGTGTTGATGTGATCGAGACCACGCTCGATGGTTTCTTGGCTAAGTCCTTCCATCAGGTCGAGAATCTCTTGTCCATGATCTCGACGAACAGCGGCCGTGAGGTCCAGCATGTCGAGCATGAAATCGGAGATGGTGATCGGGCTGTTGATTCGCTTGAGCAGATCGTTGACTGCCTTGGTCATGGCCTGATTGGCCGTCGTGATGAGTTGGATCAGGGTGTGACTGAAGTGTGCTTTGTCCTTCATTCGCAGGCGGCTGACCATGAGATGCTGAGCGAGCTGATTCAGGTCCTTGGCCAGAGCCCACGTGCCCAGGAGGTCCGATTCCGTACGCGAGCGAAGCAGGACCGGCTTGATTTTGTCGAACACTTCGCCGACGGCTCCGATGAATCCGGCTTCCTTAGTTCCGGAACGACTGAGCTTGTGATCAAGCCGAGCAAACACGTCGTCGATGGAAGAGCCGATGGTGGTCTGGGACAGCACAGCGCCCGAAGTGTCTCGCGAAACATCCTTCTCCTCAGCCAGGCGCTGGTTCTCCGCTTCTTCTTCCCCAGGACCGGAGTAGTCTGGTGTATCTTCCGAAACCCCTTCACCATCCACAACCTTGTCGGGAAGTCCGACGATGCCAGACTTGCGAAGAGAATCTGCGATCGCGTCACCAGCCCCACGACGATGCCACGGGTGTTCGATCTGCCAGTCAGCCTGCTCATCTGCATCCAACGGATAGGCCATGATCTTCTTGGCCACGCCTGCTTTGACCTTGATGCCCAGACGAAAACGCGACTTGTCCAGAACCGGATGGTAGAGTGCGCTTTCATTGACGTAGAAAGCTTGACGATCCAGATCCAGATCGGCCATCACGTCGATCTCTTTTGCAGGCTGGGCAGCCGGCTTGGGTGCCGGCTGGGGCGCTGGAGCAGGAGTCGCGGCCGGCAGTGCCGTCGTCGGGTGACGTGCTACCAGACTGCTCACGAGTGAGGCCGTATTGGGCAACGGTCGGTGTTGCTGAGTTGCTTGAGGGGCTGCCGCCGGAGTGGCTTCCTGTGTTTGAGCGGCACGTGCTGCAGCAGCTCGGCGACCCATGGTGAGTGCAAAGCTTGCGGGGTTCGAAGGATCCAGCCTGCGACTGCCAAGACCGTCACCTTCCTGCGCGACTTGGAAAGTGTGGTTGGGAATCGCGGCCGAAACTGTGCTGCGATTGAACGCAGTGGCGGTGCCAAACGAGGAACTCGCCGCCGTACCAAACCCCACAGTCGAAGCGGCATTCGGGCGTCCGAAGCCGACGGTGCTTTGCACCCGTGCGACTGGTTGGGCCATCACGACCTGACCTTGAGCATTGTATCCAAAAGACACAGGCTCGTTGTTCTCGTGATAGAACTGCGCTTGGCCATTCGAGGTACGCCACACGTGGGCAGCCTCAGCAATCGAGATGGGTTGACGATTTCCGGAAACGTCGTAACCGTAAATCATCGCAGCGGCAGGTTGTTGCTGCTGTTGAATTTGTTGCGAACCTACTCCAAAGCCATTGCCTTGGATCAGAGGTTGATGGGTGGGGCGTTGAACGAGCCCAAAACCAGAGCCGTTGCTGCCGTTGTGGAATGGCGTGAGTCCATGCATGCTGTTTTCCTCAGGAATGTAGTTTGGAAGATGTGGTTTTTCGCAGGTCTGTCCATCGTTGGGGTGTCCTCCCCCGATGATGATGGGCAAAAACTTATTTTGTCCATTCAGGAGTCGTGCCAGATAGTGCTCTGGTGCGATCCGATGGAACTCTAATTCATTTCCGTGTCTGTCAAAAATCCTTCCGTTGCTCGAGACGATGCTATAGCAATTAGCCGGGTTGTAGGCGTTAGCCAGACGATCGTAAAAGTAAGTTCCTTTGTAAGGTAGCCAATGACCAAAGAAGTTTCCAGGCGCGGTAGTGGGTTCCGGATATCCTGGGATGAGATTGTTCTGTTCGGTTTGAATGAATCGAAGAGCTGGGTCTACATCTCCTTTAGGTTCGATGTTTTTGCAAACGAAAGATTCCTGTACTGCGCTGCTTTCTTGTTCGTCTAGTTTTCTTTTCCAGTACAAATAGTCCAGAGGAATTGGATAGCGGTATCGCTGATCCAAGGCTTGCTGTAAGACGGTAACGAGTTGTGCTTGAGAGTTCTTTGGGGTCCAATCATCGCTGGAGATGTATTTCTCAACGGTGCCTTCTTTGACCATCTCCAGCATGTTGTAAATATGCGGATCGTAGTCTTTCGGGCAAAGATGCGGTCTGACCTTTATTTCAATTGGGTTTGTTAAAGCTTGGTTAGCCTCCGGGATTATTTTGCTGAGGTGGGTGAGAATTGTTCCTAGTTCGTTAACTGAATCCTGAAAGTTGCGGATGTAGTACACCAAATCTTTACGAAGAATTATTTCGCAGACTTGGGGGCTTTGTTGAAGGAATATCTTTTCGAACAGCTTGTAGGTCCACAGCGCAGCATCGTCGCAATGGGCGAGGAAATCTCCTTTTCCGTTTTTCGTGCAGTAATAAATACTACACCAGTAGGCCACTTGGTTGAACAGCAAGAAGTTCTCAGGGATTTGCATCCACCGGGATACTGCCGAGCGCGTCACTGCCGTGGCAAAATTAGCGGTCCATCGCTTTGCAATGTTGTCCGCCAGAACGATTTTGTCGTAATCTACCTGTTGTGTGTATTGGCTGCAGTAGTGGGCAGCAAGCTGAATCAGCGGGTGCTGGGTCAGGTCCGTTTGTATGAACTGCGGTAAGTGATCTCGAATGTTGATGTTTTCATCTTCCAGCACCGCATTGCACTGGAAAGACATGTCCAGATAGGATCCCGGAACAATGGAGTCGGGGTCCAAGAAGTCTTTGGTGTTGATGTGATTTATTCTGGGGAAGTAGTGTCCTGTAGCTTGACTGATTGGGTTGAGTTCGTATTGTCGCAGACCGGGTGTGCGCATGCCGTTGTCTCCGACGACGTCGTATCGGTTTTCCAGACGCTGCAGGAAATCGCGGTTAACCGGACGATTTTTATCCTGCTGGAAGAAGGGCTTGTGTTGCTGCACTTCTTCCTTGCTACCAAACCGATACTCTCCTTCTCCGAATACGGCCGATAATTCAGTCGGCTCAAAAACGACGGGAGGACTCGGGATGGAAATGGGTGTCATGTCATCTTTTTCGTCAGCGTGTCTTGGGTTCGTTTGAGAAGATCCGCAATCTCAGGATTCTCAATGATCTTCCCAGTAGGGGTAAGTCGAAGAAAGGGCGATACTCGGTGTCGTCCATTGGGGCCAGATTTGGGGCCAGCTAACTGACCAACTACTGGCAGGGTGGCGTGCCGAAGTGAAGACGGATCCTGATCTGCTCCACGGTCTCCTCCCCTGGAGGGTGACTTCGTGGACTTTTGCTGAGGGACCATCATGGCCGTGACTTTGAACGGCATCACAGCACTCGAGCAACTGTGTGTGGCAACTTCTCCGTGGGTTCGGTGAAGTCGGAAAGCGGCACCAGTCCTAACGGTGCTTGCAATCGCAGCCTCTGCTTCCCGGTACGTGATCTCTGCACCTTTTGCTTTGAGCTTGAAGTACAATTTGAAGAACCCCGCCGTGATGTCGTAGAGGACGTAATTGATCACGTCCAACACTTTCCCATAGCAAGATGCTGCAGCGTCATCAGAATCAAGGGTTCGGGTATCGAACTCCACGATGATGATGGCAAATAGATCGTACAGGTTTGAGCAAATGAATCCAGACTCATGCAGTTTGATCTGCGTGTCCGGGTCCACGTACTCGTCTAGTGATGCAAGGTGTTCCCTCACATCACTGATCAGTCGGCCTGCTGCTACTTCTGGTGACCAGATGATCTCCCCCAGGAATCTCTTCCACATGTTGGTGTCGTCGACGTAGGCAACATCAATCTTCGTCGCAAACTTCTCAACGATGTAAAACAGACCACCTATGAAGTATCGAAGAGCCGGGGTGTACTCAGCTCTTCGAATTGCTACGCGCACCACCGGGACTGGCATTCCGGGTCTTCGGTTTTTGTTTCCTGCTCCTTCAGCGATCACCCACTCTTCTATTGGATAGTTGGTGTCGTTAATTTCTGATCCGCCGATGATCGGGACAACGCCCGCATACTGCTTGAACGTCTGGGTGTAGCCAAACTTACAGAGCAAGTAGTGCATCAAGGTACATTGCGCCTTGATGGTTTCTCCTGTGGTTGGAGTTTTCTTGTTGTAGATGCTGGAGTGGACGATCTGTACCGATTCAGTCTTTCTGATTTTTACTGGGTCGTTGATGAAGTATGCAAACGGCATTCTCTCGAAGGTGAGTTTGGCCTTGAGGAGCCTCACAAACACCAGGTCTTCCGAGATCGAGACGATCGGATCAGAAAGAACCGGAGAGACGGTGTAGTAACTGCCGTTGATGTTGGTAAGCCCGCCGTCTTCGACGAAGGGTACTTGAATGAATCGCTCAGGCAGGGGCTGACCATGCAGACTCATCTGCACAGAAAGCACTCGCATGTTCTTACGAGCCACGTCGTGTATCCGACGACCTGGCTTTTTCACCACGACTGCGTTGAGCTCACGCTCCGGAGAGACGATCTCCAGTTTGTCGTAGGTGAATCCCGGCGGGAAATCTCGTGCCGCTATTCGGATTATCCGGTCCAGATGAGCAAATGCCCCTTTCATCTGAACTACCGCCAACCCTCGACCGATGTCAGGGTTAATCTTTGGCGTGTTGGCCTCAATCTTCGCAACAAGGAATGGATCAATCATGGTGTTGGGGATCTACCGTTAGTCCGAGAAGGGTTTATACAGCAGAACATGTTGCACAGACTTATATTTATTATGGCTTTCCCCCAGAAGGCACCAGTTTGACGATGGCCGTAACCAGTGTGATACCAGCTACCACCAAGGTGGCGAAGAACTTAATTGAGTCAGACTTGTCTTTTCTTCTCATCTCTTCCATTTTGGCTAGGTGTTCGTAATGTTCGCGCTGTTGCTTTAATCGCATTGCTTCTAGTTCGGCTTGCCTCTTTTCTTCGTCCAGTTGTTTCTTTCTCTGATCCTCTCTCTCGGACTCAAGACGTCTAATTCTAGCGAGGTGTTCTTCCCGCTCAGCATCTCTGTCTCGATAGATTTGATCCTGAACTGCATTCTGGGTCTTAAGTATTTCAGTGTCTCGTTTAAGTTCTCTCACGAGATCATCGTGAGCTTTTTGTTTTTCGGCTTCTTTTCGAGCAGCTAATTCAATCTCAGTACCGCCTTGCATTGCATCGTGGATGCTCTCGTAGATGTGGAATTTCTCCCGAGCTTCTTCGAGAGTGTAGTACATCCACGCCACATTGTCGTCAGGGATTGGATCACCTACTGCGTTTCTCTTTGGGTAGTAAATGTACATCCCACCGTCTGAGTTTTTCTCCCTTCTATCCTCAGGTGCTTCGACCTGAGGATTAGGGATAAGCTGTAGTGTTCTTCCGAAGAGGTTGATGTAGCGGACTTTCTTTGATCGGCTGTGGTAGCGAACAAACACTGCCTGATCTGGGGTCGCCATGATCTGGTTAGAGTTTGTTAGAGAAGAAGCGTCCACGTACCGAGAGCAGTAGGGGTGTGCTGGACTCTTACCGCAAGACGCTCTGGTCAGCAAGAGGTCGGTCGTGCTATGATAACACGGAGCTGACAAATCCTTGACTTCAATCACGTACGTGATATCTACCGAGATTGCTTTCTGTTGTCCTTTAGGTAAATCCTGGAGTTCTTTCTTGATCTGCTTCATCTCCAGGCTTGAGTCGTGGTCTACATGAGCGATTTGCTCCATGAGTGATTTGCTGCAGTCGCCGTAAAACGTGTAGCGAAGGATGATTACAAAGTCACTACGACCCGCGCATAACTGAGTTGGAATCCTAGTTGTCAAGCCGCGACGGTCAGCAACGGTTACAGGCTGACCCGTGTAGTTCTGATACAGAATCTCCATCCGTGTGTAGGCCGCCGAATTCTCAACGGCAGCAGGGCGGTGGGCCTTCGCATTAGGGCTTGATCTTTGAATGTGATATAACGACGGAGCAGGCTGATAGAAGACGTGAATCTGAGACGCTGCGGTTTGTGAAGAGTTCATTTTTATTGCATCATCGGTATTGCGCCGCAA